TAACGCACTCACACCCATCCGCTTCATTATTAATAATGATTATTACCTACTAATAATGAATTATAATAAGCGTTTCTAGAAGCGTACTAGCCGTTTCAACTTAGGCGGGGGCAACGCTTCGCTGGGACTGTTTAGGAGTCTCTACCAAGGTGATAAGCGTTGTGAGCACGTTAATCAAGCCGAACCAAGGTTGGGGTTTGCGTCAGCGGTCTTTAAAGATCATACCGACGATAATAACGAGGATGCCAATCACTAACCAGACTGCATCCTTCATTATCTGCTTACGCATTAACCGCACTATCCTTTACTACAAAGATATCTTCTTCACGGTAACCTAATTCTTTTGCTCTTCTAAGTAGAGTATCGATTGGATTTGATTTCTTAGTCCAGTCAACGATAGCTCCATTAACTTCGAATACATGATAGTCCATCCCTGGATGTTTACGTATTCTCAGCCTACTTTCGAAGATAGCCTGTTCTCTCTTAGCTCTTTCACGATGAGTTAGTCTACGTCTACTCATAACTTGGTAACCTCCTATAAGAAGTACACAGTGACTGAAATGAGACCATTATCTCTTTCCATACACTTGACTTCAATTAGTTCTCTAAAACGATGAGTTGTGTTGTTAATCTCGTTCTCGACGTCTTCAAGTTCATTAATAAACCTACGCTCAAGTTGATGTGGTTTATAACTTGTATCGAACCAAGCTACCCAAACATCTAACTTCATTTTCTCGTAGGATTCGCACGATCCGATCGCTCCAGTGACAAACTTCATGATTTTAGCTTGAAGATCATGTTGCTTAGTTTGCATTCTTAGATGATCAAATTCAACCATAGACCTTTCCTCCAGTTTGTTTACAGAATATAAGCCTTAAAAATGAAAATAGTGGGCTAGGTAAGTTACCTAGCCCATGTTTTATCAAGCAGTAACCTCTTTGAAAGGAGTAAATTGCTTGATATCCAGTCCGAATGGCTTATTACACTTCAGAATTGACTTCTCTAGGTTTCTAAATAGAGTTTCAATTCGGGGATGCTTTGCTATTGCCTTATAGATCGGACCACGACGAGTTGTCCATCGAAGTACTACCCGTACTGCATCCCTACCCTTTCTACGAACGTGACGAGTACTTAAATCCACTGAAGAGAATATGATAATATCGACCGCACGATTCTTTGTAGTAACTTTATAGATCCTTTCATGAGTCGGACCTTCAGTTGCTTGCCATTCATCAGTGATGTCGGATAATATTCCAGCATTATTTCGTAAAAGGATTCCTCGTACTTCGTATTCAAATTGATTGCGACAGAATTTCTTGAACGTTGAAGCCATTAAGAATTACCTCCTTGTATTTTAGCTCTAACTTGAGCACCAACTTACCACTATAAACGGATAGGAAACTTTAATCAAGCGTAAATAGCAAAAAAAAAGCTAGGGAATAATCCCTAGCTTAGTTCTCTACTATAGCAGTAGCTTCATTTCGATAAGCGTAACCTAAATCTTCCATGATTTCCCACTCGATTTCATCCTGACGTTTCTTAAGAGCTTTACTAATAAAGAATACGTCAATTAAGTTACAGATGAATAAAGTACAGATACCAAAGATTAGCATGCATACAGCATATCCTGTGTTCTTTAAGTAGAATCTATGAACAGCTAGTGTTCCTAGGAACCACCATAGCAGATAAGCTACTACTTTGCTAGGAGATTTCTTCTCAACTTCGGATTGAAGAATCATTAACTCCTTTGAAGATAAATTAGACTTGGCTAGTGCGTTTTTCATATTGCGTCCCCCTAAAATGTATGAATTATGATTGCGGTAAAACAGTCACCGTCAATATAAACGTTCGAAGAACGGCTATTCAGCCAACTTCTTCTTAGCATCTAATTCTTCTTCAGTAGTTTCAGTACAGTACTCCTTCTCGATCCATATGTTCACGAAATTCAAATAGCAATCACAGAAGTTACCAATCCAGAACTTATCAGTCTCTTCACGACCTACAAACTCCGCATCACCGTGAGTTCTGAGGAGTCCAAGCTGATGGAATGCCAATACGTCACCATTAACCTCGAATAACTTAGGTTTACTCATCTTACGAGGAGTGCCTTCTAGTTTGACAAGTAATTCCTTCACATAGCCACGTAATTCTTTATTACTTTCATGAGACTCATCGACTAACTCGATAGCATCCTTAGCTACATCCTCCGCTGACATATTCCATTGACCTTGTGCTACTAATTCTAAACCATGTCTAGTTAATCCCATTGTTGTTCCTCCTAAATTCCTGCAGTTGATTTTGCCTTAGATTCTAACTCACGTAAATGTTCCCAGATTGCCAGACTAATAGCTTTCTCAGGAGTTTCATCAATAGCTTTCCAAAATTCCTCCGGATTATCCGGATTCTTAAGATATGCTACTACTCTATCACCTCTGAACATGAGGTCGACTACTAGTCCTGAAAGTTCTTCTAATTTCTTCATCGCCGCTCTAGTATCTGAAAAGTTAGTAGTCGGTCGGAATGACCACACTTCCCCAGGATCATTTAGTGCTACGCGACTACCGTTATCCAAACATGCAGGACATCTGAACATAGTACTACTTGCGTCAGCTTCGTGACCGCAATCGGGACAAATTGATACTAGCTTGACGTTCCAATAGAAATTGAATCGATGGGCTATGAACCCATCGATCTTACGATTAGTTAATTCTTTAGACATCGGAATCACCTTTACGAATGATCTTCCAATAATCAACTCCAGGAATTAGAGCTAACGTGGAGCTATTATCCCATTTAACGTGAATCTGTCCGATATCGTCAACGAACTGGACAACTCCTCGAGTACCAGGAGGTACAGGTTTAGGGTCTTCATTCATCTGAACGCACTCAACCGTTGCACCAATTAAATCCTGACTAGACCGCATGGCAGTCACCCTCCCAACTAGCATGATAGAATCCTACCAAGTCCTCATGAACTTGAGGAATAGTACCTAGTTGCTTGAATTCCTCAGGAATATAAATCCACTCAACTTGCTCTATATCTTTCATAGCTTTCTTTAATTCCGGATGAGTAACACCTAATTTATTCATAAGATCAATACGCTTTTTGTCATAGAAACTTGAAATAGACTCTCCAGAATAAGGTCCCATTAATCCTGCATAATAATGGGACTCCATTTCTTCATTAGCCCACTCACGACCAAGCTTACGCATAATACGAATTTTAGCATTTAAAGTTAATTCCATTTTACCAACCTCCAAGTTTTACTAGCAAATTCAATTGCACCAACCTTACAAAGATATAGACGTCTATGGAACCCTACTCAAGCGAATTCGCAAATAAAAAGAGCTGATTATTCAACATAATCAGCTCTTTACCTTAATTTGTTTTAATATAATAATTATCTTCGTTCACTAACTGGATTGTATGTTTAGCTACCATACTACGTAGAAGTCTCTGCATTTTATTATTAGTTTCCTCGTCGAATTTCTTCGATTTATAAACTTCCTCATAATGCTTGACTTCGGATTCTTTCCTATGTAAAATTCCTAAAATCTCTTCCATAGTGAATTCGCCACGTTTAATATCCATCATGAATTCCCGCTCCGTACCTTCGTACCAGTTAGCTCGACGATAATCTTTAAATCCCTGCTCCATGAACTTCTCTAGGAAATTCAAGAAATGGTATCCCATCATGGCTTTCTTAGGATTGTATCCGTATTCCTGAACCATCTTATTAGTACGATCTGAAGTAGGCTTGGTCAGTTCCTTAAATTGACCATTATACATACCCATACAGCTACTGAATAATTGAGGAAGATTCATCGTTACGATTTTATCCTTCATTTGGAGAATCTCGTAGAATTCATCGATAAACACTTCTATGTTGTATGAATAGAGAACGTCCAGGTAAGCTAAATTTGAATTGTACCATAATTTCTCGAGTTTACGGATATCATGGATTTCCTGATCAGGATCACCTAATACTCTATCCTTAAATACTTTACTTTCATATAATTCGAAAAATGTAGGCATAACGAATATTTTCTCATCTACATCTGAATCCTTATCATTCAGGTTTCGTAAGAAACTGCCTACTTGAGCTTTGAATACTACATTATGACCTTTAAATCTCATTGTCAATACCTCCGCTGTATCACTATAAAATAATGAAGGGATCAGGATTACCCGATCCCTTCTAGTTACTTAGATTACATTTACGTATGCCATGATTATTTGAAGTGCTTCATCGTAACTTTTAGCAGAAGTACGAATGCGATCAACCATTTCATCATACTTCTCAGCCTGACCTGCATTTCTCATAGGACGACGACATAGTCCCATCAGGTTAAATATGTTTCCATCTTGTCCTATCAATTGAACTTCAATTTTCTCATCTTCAGGAATACCAAATTGTTGTGTCATTAAGAGATGACCTCCTCTAAATTATTAAAGTGAGGTACCAAGGAAGGCACCTCACAATTATAAACGTTTGATCAGCCGTTCTCAAGCTGATTATTTAATTCGATTACTAAAGTTTATTTAACCATGTTTTAACTTTACTAGGAAGATGTTTAAGTCCATTCATAGACTTTAGTTCTTCGTAGCTGGACTTAAGAACTCTAGCACGTGTTGGATTAGGTTTACGTCCGATATACTCTTGATGAGCCTGAATTAATGCAACAGCTATATCCTCAGCATTTCTAGAAGAACTTTCTGATAGGTTTCCTGATCTTGTGAATTGAATCATTTTACCATAACCTTCTTTCTATTATTTAGAGTATATGAAGCTGGAACACACTCCACATAGGATAAGCTTTTAAAATAAATCTACTCTCTAGGCAAGAAGCTAGTAGTACTAGCTCCAGCCTGGTTGGTTGTTATGACAGAATTACTTGGCAGGTTGGAAGAAGATAACTTCTTCCCTAGAAAGTAGTGATTGATGTAGGAGTCCCAAAGAACTAAGCACTTACGAGGTCTAAATACGCTATCATACATATATAAGTCGGGAGGACTTACAAACACCGTAACTTAGTTCTTCATTAAACCTACATCAATCAGGGAGCGGAAGGAAGAACCCTTCCAACATTATAAACGTTTACTCAACTTTATTTGAGCCAATCAGGAGCGGGAAATTTAAAAGGTTTATTCATTTCCTCGTTATTAATGATATACGATGAACCTCGACTAATATACGGTGATGCCAAAATTTCTAACAGTCCGTACTTAGTAGGTACATGTTTTACCTTAGTTACATCGATGTTACGAGCTTTGAGGTCATCAGGATTAAGAAGTAAAGCTAAATCCTGGATCCGAGCTCCAGCCTTGATCATCTTATCTAGTCCTTCAAAAGTCAGATCTGATTTAGTCAATGCTTCAACCTCCTCAATAACCTTCTGAAGATTCTCTAAAGTAAATCCACTCATTCAGTATTCCTCCTTGGATTATGCTACTACAGCTTGAGTATATCCGTAGCTAACTATCTTGCCATTGGTATCGACTTCTGCAACCTCGATATAATCCCCATCCATAGCGGGAACACTACCTCGATCTGGAAGTGCAGACCAACTTACCGTACTACCAATAATTGGTCGAGTAGGAACAGTAGCTCCAGCTGAATTCCATACGAATTTGTTAGATGCATCTAACAAGTCCTCTTCAACAGTAATCAGAGTATTAGTGGTGTTTTCCTGATCATCCTTAGCGGAGACAGTTAATCCACTAGCAGGTTCTGGTCCAGCTTCACCTGCATATTCTTTAGAACATCCTACAGGTACTGCTACATATACTCCAATAACTCGAGTAACTTCAGGCATAAGTTCTAAGAATTCATCCCTAGCTTCTTGTTGACTGAATGCCCAGACATTCTCATGGGTACTTTCATTAGTTTCTGGATCTTCAAATACGACCATCCATTCGACTATACGATTAGCCATTCAGATCTCCTCCTTTCAACAGTTACAGCCACCAGTACGAATTTCGTATATACCAATGACTCTAGTAACTTCGGGATAGAGTTCTAGGAATACTTTCTTAGCACTATCATAATCATCTGCCCAAATATCTCCTTGTATCTTACTTCTATTTTCTGAATCATTCCAATAAACTACATTCCATTTCTTCATTTGAGTCACCCTTGTACCGATCAGAATGTTTGAGTATCTCCATTTTATCTATACTAGCGACTCCGTCAAGCGTAGCTGAAGATTCACTGACCTCAGTTATCTCTACGATTTCACCTTTTCTCCAGTTATTTGCAAAATCAGCCAATGCTATTATTTTACGTCCTGGAATGAAGAAGTCCATCTGATCTAATGCTAGAGAAATACCTTTCTCAATATGTAAACGATAATCCTCAATAGACTGTTTCATAGCTGAGATTCTACCTTCAACTGCTGAAGTTATAAGTATACGTTTGGCTAGTTCTTCTGGAGTTTGATTAGATAAAGTCTGTACTATTTTCATAGAATCCATATCGATTCCTCCTTAGAATTAAATGAAGGATTTCCCATTATAGGAAATCCTTCTGATTGAGACCATGATATTTCAATGGATCTCTGTGATAAAGTTGTACGTCTTTAGCTATCTCTTCGATCTCTTCATAAGCCGTATCATACGTCTTATTTTCGATCAAATCATAGACTGCGTCGTACAAGGTATCATACTCATACTCGGACAACTTGACATCAAGGTACTCGATATGCTTATTGAAGGCTTCTTCGAATATGCACTGTTCGTCTATCTTTATGTCACCATCCTCGTCAATGTATGATTCCCAGTCATTGCGAGCAATATCAATGATCTTGTCGCTGACTACTTCCGCTACTTGGCTACTAGTCAATCCAATCTTCTTTTCGACTAATAGCAGTCTTCTTGTCATACACTAAGCACCTCATCTTACGCTAATTTATAGTCAGTCACTTTTGTGACGAACTACCTAGCTTTTCTCCTAGTTTGATTAGGAACTTAGATAATCTAGCTCTAATTCCTAACTTAGCTTCAATTTGAGGTTGTTCGGAATCGGATTGTTCCTGTAATTGCTTAGTATCTTGTTTAGTCTGATCATTGGATCTTGATAAGTCTTCTAGAACATATGATTGTATCAAAGCGTCAAAAGTAGCCCTAGGAATCTCTCTACCGTTTATTATGATTTGAGGATCTTTTATTGCTTGAATAGCATCAATGTAGAGCATTTTCGGAATTCCATTTAGCCGACAGTCTACACGAAAATCAGAGGTTCTGCTAACTACTGCTATTTCTAAATTTACTAGATCCAATACACCACTAGCCTCCGAATAATCGTTTACGTCAGTGTGTATAATGCTATTCACAACACGTAGAGCAGTTTTAAAGTCAAGAGTATCAGGTGCTATGACGTCATTGGATAGTGTAGTGTAATTATCGGTTATTATTTCAACTTGTATTATGGAATCAGTCTCATTACCTTTAATGTCCATAATGCACTTCATACTCACCAACCTCCCTACACACTTATAAACGTTCCGAAAGGTGGTTAACAGCTCAAATACAAAGATAAGGAGTCCGTAGAGGACTCCTTATCTCATAGAAGGTCATCAGAATACATTGATAGTCCTTTACGTTCGCTACGTTTGAATTCAATGTGAGTGAACCAAGGTTGACCAGTAAACCTTTCAATTGTGTATTCTAATCCATTATTCTTTTCGTCGAGTCCTCTAGTATCCACCTGAAGTGAAGATCCACAGATACCTACCAAAGTATCTTCTCCTGCTCGACCACACATCGACTTAGCCAGTTTAGGTTTGAAGTTCTGGAATTCGTCGATAATCCATACAGCCTTTCTCATTACATTTCGACCACGAGCATAAGCTACGTGTATAAACTCAATCATGTTTTCGTATTCATGAGAGTCAAATTTATTCTCATTGTTGGTTATCTCTCTGATGTTCTGGAATAAAGGCATATAATGTTCCTTAGTTTTGTCCTCTATTTCTCCAGGTAGTGCTCCTGGATCTTTACCCATCGTTTCGATTTCCTTAGAATACGCTACTCCTGCATAATGCTTTCTACTCATCTTCAACTTATGAAGACCAGCCAGTGCTAAGGCGAATGTTTTACCTGTACCAGCTTTACCAGTTACTGCTATACATAACATTTCAGGTACGTTGACTGCGTAGTGATAAGCGATCGATTGCTCAGGATTCAACTTGACTCCCATAACAGTAGTTTCATGATTAATGAAGTCGAATGATTTATTGCTAGCATCGTATCTAGCAATACCTAATACTTTTTCGTCGCTATAGAACTCAGTCTCTCCAGAGTAATTGTAAGTCGATTCGTCGATTACAATAAAGTTCTGATTGTGCATCAGTTTAGCACCATCTTGAGTTTCTCGATAAGCTAATTCCTCAAGTAACTCTGGAGAATAGTCAGTAGCTGGACATGGGATACGGAAATTATACATTCAAGTACCTCCTTCAGAGATGTCGGTTATAATGTAGTTGTATGGATTTCTATGCGGAAATGTTCCCCGACTTTGAAGGATAAGCCTTAATCCGAACTTTATGTATTCAAAAAGAGGTATGCCTTAACGACATACCTCTCATTTCGTTATTCTGAAATAGTTGAGACTGGTTTGAGAACTGACGGCTGACGATGGTACTCTGTGAGATTTAAGTCCTTATGAGTGACCGTATTGGACTTCAAGTACCACTCAAGGTACTCGTTAGAGTCGAATACCTTGACCTTAGGGACTTGGGACTCATCGAACTGAATCAGACAGTTTATCGCCTTATTCTTAGCATTGGTGACTAACTCATAGCGGAACACAATCTCTGATTCGTTAGGATTAAATACTTCCTCACGTCGTTTAGAGACGATACTGAAGTAGGAGTCAATAATATAAGTATCTCCTCTGGAACCTAGAGCTCTACGACTAGCACGTTCAGGTTCAGCATACTTCATCTCGATATCGACTTTAAAGGATTGTCTCTGATTCAAGTAGTTGATCAAATTCTCTTTACCTACGAAATTGACAACTACAGGATCACCTCCAGCTACTTCAAGTAGACTGAATTGAGACATTTGTACTTCGTCGAATCCATTAGGAGTGGGCTTCATCAATACTACAGTATCTGCTACGAATGCTAGGTACCCATACGGATTACTATATCTAAATACGTCCCCTACTTTTACGTCACTGATTGTTTCCCTATAGAAATCACTTACTAGCTGATTAGAGATTGCCATCAATAAATTCCCCCTCGGTATTATTAGACTATTCTCTCTGACGACCTATCTTTTCACGACGTCTTAAGTATAGAGAGCTTGTCATTCTGCTGAACATATCATCAAAAACTAACTCTAGCAGCTCAACACGATCTTCTAGGTTATTCATATTTTCTATAAACTCGAGTGGGATCTCTGCTTCAGTCTTTACAGGGACTTCAGGTTCAGGCTCAACTGCCTCAATCTGCTTGACTGTGAATATTTGATCTGCGTATTCTTCTGTAAATTCTAGGACTTTACACTTATCTAGACTAATCTGAAGTGGTCTAGTTAACTCACGACCCAACATATCCTGAGTAATCGAAACACATGTATCATTCTTGTACGCAACTTCGTAAATAGCGGGATAATACTCTGAAGTATCGTACGTAAGAAGTTGATCCTGGATTTCCACGTACTGTCCTGCTTTTGGTATCTTATCTACTGTGTAGTATGGTCTTAATTTTAACGGTAGATTACTTACTGAAAGTATAACTTTATAATTACCGTCATCTATGAACTTCGTAAAATCATCAGATCGACCTACGACCCCGCTATCTGTTACTCTTTGTACATTAAGAATCATGTATTTACCGCTAGCTAGCTGAGCGATTATTCGATCACCTTGACGTGCTGGTTGACTAACCTCTTTATGACGTACTTTCTTAAACCATAAGAATTGAGTTTGATTCAAGACTAAATAATCTTCTTGTGTCAGTGAATAACCTTTCTGACCTCCTACGATGACTTGTCCGTTAACTCCTACGAAATCTACTCTAACAATGTCACCCTGCTCGATACCATCGTGAGCAGGGTTACTTACTATTTTAATTAGTTGACCTGGTACTGCAGGTTCTAAAGACTGGCGATACTCACGTATCGCCCCGTATTCATCTCTGACTCTAAGATACATCTGTAATAAGCTCCTTCTATCTAATTATACTGGAACCTGTTCAGTCCACGTGATTCGTTGTAGTACTACATTTTCTCCTTGACTGTTAGTAACAGTAGCTTCTTTGAAGGTTTTCTTATCACTACGAGGTAGCGGTTTCTCCTCTGACCATTCATAAGAACCTTGTTTCTTACTCAATTCAATCGCTAGAATTACTGCACGATAGATAAATCGAAGATATGCTCTGTACTTCTTATCGAAGCTTAACTGTTTACTAACAGATTCGTAATTCGGGAACTGCTCACGTAATTGTGCCTCATCGAATTTAGGTTTCTTAGCTTTGATTCGATACTCAACACAGTTAGCTTCATAATAACCATCAGCTTCCTCTTTACTGTACTTAGTCGATTCAATGTAGACCTTGTCGTCACTAGAAACAGTTTCTGGTGCAAGTTTAGCTTTGTATTCCTTCTCTAGCTTATTAAGTTCTTTGTTACGCTGAGTTAGGAATACGTCTAGTTCTAATAAATCATACAACTTGATATGGTTAGGTTTTGCCCATTGATTTGATACTAAAGGTAGTCCAGTCAAATCAATTGTGTAAATATAATCAGGTATTCTGTCGTATTCAGTTTCGACCTTACGACCGACTTGGTCGAATACAACTCCTGCAGCAGTTAGCAATTCAAAAGCGGATTGACTTAACTGAGCTTCTACTTTCTTGATGAATAACTCTCCATCACGAATGATGTTGTAAGTTCTGAATACTTGACGTGGTTCTAATTGACCACTTTCGTTCTCTACATGAACATCTTTCAGTCCACGTACTGAAAAGTTGAATCGGTCGATACTGCTCACAAAATCATCAACTTTCATTGCTACTGGAGCATATCGGTGACCATGGTGAACTTTCTCATCGACTCTCTTACGAGAACCTCTCTCATAGTCAGCTGGAATGAATAGTACTGACTCCTCGTCTTCAATGAAAACTCGTAGAATGTTGATCACATTCAAATTTGGACCAGTAGATTTCAATCCCTCTCCGATATAAGTGTTAATCTCACGAAATCCTACAGGCTCCCCATAAGTAGTAGAAAAATCTCTTGTTGTAATTTGCTCTGCGTGATTCATTTGCTCTCCGTCTCCTTAAAAGTAAACTCATGATGTGCATACGGAGAGACCATTATTCTTCTAGTAAGGTCTCAGGTGTGTATTAAGTTGTATTCTGGATGCAATCATGGTGTCGAATTCTTAGATGTGTAGTTTAACCTCACTATCCTCCTTTCAGGCTGACTTCACAGGTATAAACGTTTACGAAGGTCGATACGAGCTTAAATAAAAATAAAGGTAGCTGAAATCAGCTACCTTCTTTATGATTAAATTCTAAAACCTTTAGGACTTCCACCATCGCTAGAGTTTAACTTGATTAGTTGGACTGCCTGTTTATATAACTCAGGATCAAGTCTCTCAAGATGTTTATACACATAATTACTTACCGTAGTATGACTTATGCGATATCTAGAAGCAGTGTAGCGTACGGTGGATCGATGCTCTACTAAATACTGACATACCATTAATACTTTTTGCTCAAATTCTGACAACTCTGGAGTTGGAGAATCTACCAATCTCATCCGACCTCTCTTTTGATTATAGAGAGTCATCAGTAGGAATCTTCTACTTCAGATTATGAATCGATCACCTCTACGACTTTTTGGATTATCACGACCTAAATGCACCTCCTAGTTAAAAGTGAGTAAATACTTCGGATGTCTACTTCAATCTAGCAATAGTGACACTGTTGTAGTGAAAATTCGTGACTGCAACGGTATTCGTTCTAGCCCACTTAGAAGCTTTTGAGGATGGCTCGATTATTTTACATAATCCATGTTCTTTCTCCATCTCTTTAGTTGTTCGGAAGCCATGAGACTTAGCATGACTGTTCAGAATTTCGTATGATGCAGTATAATCGCATCCAGGATAGCTACATTTCTTCATTTTATATTCCACCTATCTCGATGATATGTGGAAGAGTCTGTATATTCTAAGGTGTATGTAGTATCCGAGTAGGCTATAATCCTCCCACTCGAGGATCAAGCCTAAGTTCTCGGATTATTAGTCTATGATGCTAGGACTCGACCACGTAATTCTTGTCTGTGTATTTGAATTACTAATATAGTCTGTATAGCTTATAATCTTAGGTTCATCACTCGTCAACTCCTTGATTTGATCAAGAATAATTGACGTATCTGTGATTCTTGGTAGTTTCACTAAATCTTTGACTGAGTAGTTGCGGTCTTTTGTGATCAATTCAGCTACACTTCTGCAGTCTTTAGATAGATTTAAAGTTCTGATCTGGTAGTCAAGTGATTTTAAGTAGTTCATAACAAGGTATTTAGAATGTAGTCCTAATGAATCATTTCTTTGGATGGTCACAATCTTATGACCACGTGAAGCTAATTTATGAATAACAGCCATCTGTACAATACTTGGAATGGCATTGTTAAGCGAAATTACTCCTCCGTAACCTAAGTTATCGGAAATTGCAATCCTATCAAAAATGTTCTCTACTAAAAAGATTGTATCATAATTCGTAGCATCATACCAATTATCGATCAAAGCCATTGGACATGAACTTGACCATTTCATGAATCTACGACTATTTCCAGTGTTTCTGATATGAGTTCCATAGACTTTACCGTGAGCTTTTACTGGGAATATGATTCCATCCAAATATAGTTCGTCATTTAAATATTCCCTTATTTGAGGATGGACTCTAGCTCCGATAGCATCAAGATGATTTTCAAGCAGAGTCTGAGTCGATCCTATGCTATTTCTCTTTATAGCATTCTCAGTGATTCCTCTGGATTTCAGATACTCTAATTTAGATTTGTCCCTATTCAAAAGATACCAAGTAGCAAACTCGAATATACCTTCATCTGAAATAGACTCTATCTCAGATACTTTAGTCACCTTCTCCGTCTCGTTCTTATACTTGTCGGAGAAAATTGAATGACTTAAACCGACTACTGAATTAATCGAAGGCAACTTACTTTCAATTAGTTCAACTCTGGGATGAACGTTATCCAAAATAAACTCTAAATCAATACCTGCCCAATAACGAGTTAAGTTATTGTCGTTTAGTTGAGACTCCCAAGTAGCCTCTACGTCTCGATTGTGATACGCTATATCTCTTAGTCTATTGTTGTCAATATTCATGGTGTAGTATTCTCCTAACTAAAATTCAAAGAAATTGGGGAGTCCACGACTCCCCACACTTACGACTTACTTGATAGATTTTACTCTAACGACCTTACCATCACGGTAGCGGTAGATTGGTAAGTGAGGGAGTAATTTGCGACCTTCTCTAGCAGCAGCATTGAATTTGTACCATAGCTTCTTCTGCTCACCAATCTGAGCCTGAGTACCTTCAGCAGTATTAATGTGTACAGTTTCCCACTTTAATCTGTCAGTCTTTTTATTACCAGCATCCAAGTAAGCTTGAACATCACCACCGTATTCTCTTTCAGCGTGATCGTACTCACGGATAAGGATGTATTCTTCAGGAAGTGATCTTGTGGATTCACTAACAGCTTGACTGTAAACTTTACTTAAGTCGAACGGAGTTGACGAGTGATCAGTTACTACGTGAACTTTTGGATCTTCAACTTTAGGAAGTGAATCCTGATCCGTAATCAAAGCTTCATCAATCTTCTCTCCATCGACTTCGACTCCAGCTTCAGCTACTGCCTTAGCAATGTCTTCTTTAGTAGCACTTTCTGGAGCATCAACGATAACTTTATCATCAACGATTTTGACCTCGATCGACTCCTCAGAAGTTTCAGTTACTTGAGTTTCAGCTACTCGGGACAAGTTCTCAAGATAAAGAACTTTATCAGTATTTTTGAATTCAGAATTGAAAGTATCCTTAGCACCTTTATCTAAGAATCTTTTCTTATCATCCTGAAGAATAAACGGACGAGGAGTTACGCCTTCTCGTGTATTAGCAGAAACTAACACGTCGAACTCCTGACCACCCAAGTTAACCTTACCGACCTTAATATTATCACCAACTAGTGTTGCAGACATCGCAACTACCTCCTTATATTTGAATTCAGTTTATGACTGAAATGCAAGACTTTTGAACCAACTTCACAAGTATAAACGTCTAGCAAACCGTTCGACAGCGAACTTTAATTAATTATTTGCCATTGATTTCTAAGTAAGTTACATAGTCAAGGTGTGACGCTAGTAAAATCAGACTAACGATCACTATTCCAAAAATTGAAATCATAATACGGTTGAATGTCTTTTGGGAGATTGAGTCTGCCCACGTATCCAATCGATTCATAATACGTGACTTGATCGATTTACGTTGACGTACTGGAGTGGTATTCGTTTGGGATTGAACTAATCTAAGGTGAGTACCTTTTCTAGTAGAAGTTTTATAGCTATGTAATTTCTCAGTTGAGCGAGCTTGTAACATTTTAACGACCTCCAAGTTTTAGTGTGTGGAGCAAACCAACCTCCACCACTATAGACGTTTAGGAGCTCGTTCTAGAGCTGATTATTTTAATTGCTACCGAATGGATAAATAAAAACTCCTTAGTCAAGGACTAAGGAGTCTTTCTAACTGTTAATTTAGAGGATTTGATACTTTGACCTTGTAGTCTTACTCCGATAGAAGAATCCATCGAATTTCTATTAGCTGATCTGCCAGTAACCTTAGAAGTTACCTCTGAGAAGCTAGATTGACGGAATACAGCTTTACTTCTTAAATCAGCAATAGCTGGAGTCAAGTGAGCTTCTTCATCAAATACATTACTCACATCACCGATAATATCTGGAATTGCTGTACCTCCAGTCGGTGCTATAGTTTTAGTATTATCTCCTTTAGCAGTATGTTCGAATACTAACACTGTACGAGGTTCATCATCATGAATTCCTCCTACCTTAGCTTCAACTGGAGCTCCCGTCATTGCTATTTGCTGATTAATTTGGTTGATTAGAGTACTGGTGAATCTGTCATGGCTAGTTATATAAGTACCAGGATCCAGTTCCAAATTGTAGTCAGTACCGTCCACTGTTAAGACTAGCAAGTCGTTGACTCCTGCTTCAACTACAAATTCTTGAGGTAAACTGAAGTCACACCATGCTCGTACACCAGTTGTATTAGCTCCTGCCATAATAATCCCTCCTTTATGAATTAACTAGAGCGGAATACGTAGCCTTTAAGATATTCATGGCTTCATTAACGGGAGCATTCTCGTTAAAATGAAGTTTTATGACCGATTCTCCTTTTGAGGAGGTACGTACTGTAAATTCATCAACTGAAACCCTACTAACATCAGATTCAAGGATTCCTTCAGTGTCAACTGGCTTAGGACTGAAGAATTCGAGGTGAGTTTCGGTTATTTTGACATTCTTGAGTAAATTTTCAAAGTCACTCATGTCTACTTTATCGAAAGTCGCACCATGTAGCTTTAAGAAGTCCATATAATGTTGGAAATCCTTATAGTTGACTAAATCAGTTGCGTATTTATCGTCTAAAGAGTCTAGCGTACTCACAAAATCCATAGCTACCTTAATAGCAAACTCAACCAGTTGATCATCATCTGTTAATTCAGGTACTGGTCGTTCAAATAAGACATCTATAGTCTCAGGCTTTAGTATAGGGATCAAGTCGACTTCATCAGAGACTGCATACGGTAAATACTTAGCAATTTGATGTTTACTGTCGATAACACAGTGACCGTTGTACATAATAGCGATGAATTTGTCTTGTAAGTCGAGAACAACTTCTGGAGTCATCATGTACGTATCCTTTAACACGTATATTAGTACCCACTTAGCTATTTCACCAGTCGTCATTCCAGTATCGCCTTGGAATTGATGAACGTCACCAGATCCATCTGTATCAGCTAGTATAGTGTTAGCGACCTTAACTGCTAAGTCCCTATAATTTCCTGGATATTTATCAGATATTTCAGCCGTTATTTTTGATAGGTAGTCTAAGTTCTCGATTCCATGCTTACTTCGGAATTCCTCGTCGGATTCTTCACTACCTGCAACTTCGAATGTTCCTAAGATACCTGGACTCTCTAGTATGAAGGAACTCTTCAATGGAGTCGCTGATTCAGTAAAATCAGAATTGATTAGTTTGTACCCTTCCAAAGCTGATTCGACCTCGTATGCTCGATGGGTATTTGCATCTAGAGCCAACCATGATCTGGATTTACCTTCAATGTCCTCGTGAAGTAGGAGTACTACGTACCCTTTATCTTGAACGTAATTAACTACCTCGCATTTAAGAGTCGTTAGTTCTTTCGTACCCATATCTTACCTCCGTTAACATTATTAAGAGCTACTGGAGTCAGTAGCTCTAATTTAGTTCACCTGAAAAGTCTAGTTGCTTGATCTTAGTGATAACTTCGCTCAAGTCCGAATGCTCAGGATTCCATACCTCAATGTCACCATTATCTTTAACTCTCAATTCGTAAAGATAAATTATAAGTGCATCTGGATGTTCCTCTAGTACGGATTCGACTTCTTTATTAATTTCAGCATTATCGGCAGGAACTATGGGAGTGCATATAGCGTACCATTTGTTATTAACTTCTATGACGTCACTGACATAGACTGTTCCTCCACCATTAGGTACTATGATAATCTCACCTTTAAGCTTATGCATAATCCATACCTCCTTACTAATCAACTTAGAAGTTTAGTTTATCACGTTCAGACAACTCCTCCGCTAAATCTTTCTCAGTTTTCTGCTGATAGATAGTTGGATCTTTAAGTCCTTGGACTAGTCCGTTAGCGAGAGTTCTGATTTTATCACGACTTGACTCATCTTTAAGTAGAAGTGCGACTTTCGAGTCATTGACTTCAACGTTATTCTGAGTATTGTGGATTGTAGCATTAATAATGAACTGATTCAATTGGTTATCTTCCGTAACCTTATTAATCAGTCCCATAGCTTTATCAAGACTGGACTGCAACGTACGCATTATGTATGCGATTTGTCCTGCATCCATATCCTTAGAGTCATCGGCTACAATTTGCATCAATCTTTCCTCAAGTTTATTCATTGAGTCGATTAGACGTACCACTCGAGTGAGCTCATTTCTAGCTAAAACTACTAGAAATGCTTTCATATTATCCACGTTGTTAGGTGAAAGTAACATGGAGATTTCACTTGGACTGATACCTTCATTAGTTGATGCACGTGATGCCATATCCATCATATGATGCATTGACGGATCGACATTAGCTTTGGATTCTTCCAATTTCTTTAATCGAGTGACCTCAGCTGCTTCTGATGCAGTCTGAAGTAGTGTTGCTAATTCATTGTTGGGTAATTGCTCGGTCATAGGTTTGCCCTCCTATTGATTGGATGGCATCACCAGAGTAATTCTATAACTACTTAAAACTTCATCAAGACCAATGATCTACTCGTTATCACTAGTGAAAGGAGAAGATAACTCTTCAGTCTCCTCATTTTCAAATTCTTTGATTTGGAACTGAGATATCACGACAAAATAGGAAGTTTGATCAGCAATCCAGCGAACTTCTCTTCCTACTCTAATCTGAGCAGCGACTTCATTCTCGTGAGCACTTAAGATACCCACAAGTTGATTAAAGAAGGAGGTACTAGCATTTTCATCATTAAAGAATATCTCGACTTCATCTTTTCGATGAGCTCCATGCTGTTCAAACTCCAATTTAGCCTCATATCGTCCGTTATGGAATTTCAATTCCTTCTCAAGACTGACTTGATCTCCAACTGAAGATTGAATCAATAATTCGGATACTTTAGTAAAGATATCATCTTGTGATTCTCTAGTTTCTAACCTGATACAGACCTCTGACTTACAACTGTTCTCACTAACAGGCATGTCATTTCTATCAGTATTAAATCCTTCATCGATTTTGCCTAATTCCTTAGACTCACGCATCAATCCTAAATAGGTGTCACGTGCTTTGGATTCTAGATCACGCTGACTGGAGAATGACCTAGTAGCTCGGATCATTAGCATAATGCCTTCTTCATCAGCATCATCTTCTTCGAAGCTGAACTTGAACTTATTCTCGTCTTGACCAGCATCTTTAGCCAATTCCTTGAATCGAGTCACGAATTTATTGGCAGTCTTCTTGTCTACGAAGAAGAATAACATACCTCGACTCAAATTACCAGTATAAGTAGCTTCATCTAGACTATTTCGAGCTTCAGCCTCTTCAATAGATTCGTTCCATAATTGATCAAAGATATCCTTTAGGAAATTACGGGATTCGTTGAGATTAGGAGCGTCTAGTAAGTTAGTAAAACTCATACTCTCTTCGAGTCCAGCTTTATTAATGATAACTCTGCGTGGATTCATCGTTGTCCTCCTTAAGAAATACTAGTAGGTGCTGACTGAGCACCTACTAGTTACTTGAATTAATCTCCGTAGAATTCATCGACTAAATCATCGATTTTCTTAGCAGTTTCCTCATTTGAAGGAGTAACCAATGCTACGAAAACCTTATCACGATGATCTTCGATAGAAGGTACTCGTGGCTGATAAGGTCCATAGAGTTCAACATGAGGTAACTTTTTACCTGCTAGTTCAATGAAAGCTTGAGCTTCTTTGCCAGTAGGGAACCACCATGCATAATCATTAACACGGTCGTCATATTGAACCGCTCCACTAGACATTCCCATGGATGTTTCAGTATGACCTCCTACATCACTGGATTGTGTAGTCTCGTCAACTTTACGAATCATCTTTATCACCTCGCAATTCTTTGGTCAAGATAGTCTCCTTATGGAAAACTCGACTCTAAGAGAATAAGCCTTGCTAGGAAATTGAGTAACTAAGTTAGTTACTATTCAATGCCCTTTCTAACATGATAGTCCGCATCTCCAAATAGTATCCATCCCGCTCTAATACCATCTCGTAGAGTATCACTTACAGAACTCTCATTATTATCTTCAGGTTTACTGGATTTGTACATTTGACATGCGACTTGACCTCTTACGTCCTCCAGATGCCTACCACTGAGAGAATTAGCACATTCACCAGTAGTGAGTAAATAGGAGCAATTATCACACATCTTAGGCTTAGGCTTATGTATAAACTTGTGCTCATAAACAGCCATGATACCTCTGAAGGTTTCCGATAAATTCCTATAGTGGAATTTTAGCTCGTACATGACTAGTTCTTTCATAGTGGGAGTGGTTTTAAAGTAAACTTTATTATCCCTACGACCTCTACCACGATACTCATAAGCACGTATGTCATAACTACCGAGGATGGAGATTAGTAAATCTGTATGATATTGGTCTTTGCATACTTTCTTGAATTCCTTCTCTTCTTCCTCTACATTGAAATCTATATCGATATCGTACTTTGCAGTCAGATGATCGATAAATTGTCGAGCGGTAGCTTTCTCCGCTTCAGTAGCACCTGAGTCATTTACGACTGCTTGTAAATTCTTCAGTCTCTGAATGATTTTCTCCCTCACAAGAATGCCTCCTAGTCAAGTTCCGAATTCAAAGGTATAAACGTTTGAGAAGTTCTAATCCATCCTAATTAGACACAAAAAGGGCTAGCCCAATAGAGAGCTAGCCCCGTATGTAGTAGAGAGCTCTTTCGAGCTCCACTAATTATTCCTGGTTGTAAGATTTGTACGATTCCGCATTTTCTACAACTTCTTCTAGAGAACTTTTGATTAGTTCCAATCCTTCTATAAGAGTTTTTACTCTTTCAATAGCGATTGGTGTTTCTTTCTTGATTTGCTCTAGCTCCTCGTCGTCTGAATTCTCTAAGTCATGCCCAATTCCAATATCTAACACTCGAGCTAGCTGTCCGTGGACTTCCTCGTTACCGAACATTAAGTTTCCTAAATTTTTCTTAATGTACAACTCCACGAACTCTTCCATAGTTTGTCTTCCTTGATTTTCCATAATGCAATTCCTCCTTAGAATTTTTAGCTCAAATTTGAGCACTCATGAGAACGAATTCGCCCCCACAAGACTATTATCCCCCAAATTCGAAGAAAAAGCACCCCGAATATTCGGTCGTTTAGGGTGGTCTAGGGTGGAATTCCCTTGTTTACCCCCTCGATCACCCCCAATCGCCCTTTTTCGAATTTGAGGAAAAATTTTCATATTACAAGTCAGAGATAGGTATTAGTGAAGGATTTACTACAAGACACCCAGGATTAGTTATCAAGTAGCCATCGGTTTTCAGTTTAATAGCATCGTACCCTTTAAGTAAAGCATAACGTCCAGGGTCTGCTAGAATAAGTTCTAGAACTTGGTGTTCTCTAATGGCATTTAGGTCTCCAACTTTAGAAGGTAAATCACCTAGTTTCTTACGTTCAGCTTCCATGTCGGATTTCAGATTTTCTATATTAACTATTCGAGCCTCAGGTTTAATGTAAGCTTCGATAGCAGCACCGTCAGAACTAGCCCTACGTCTAACCATAGATTTCGCATGAGTTCCTGTAGCTACATAGAATCCTGTTCCATCTGGACCTTGTTCATAATAGAACACACCGCTGGTCGCATCAGTTGCATGTTCCATATCTGAATATCCTTTAAGTACATAAATAGCTTTCTTAGTTCCAGACATTTTACTATAGCTATAAGCGGAGGTATCTAACTTGCCTTTTCCTGATTCTTTAGCTACATCCCTCATAAAGAGGTCACCAATTAATGGATCACGTTTAAGTAAATTAGAAGGATCTTTAGTAGCTTCGATGTAAGTCTTAGAATCCTCAAACTTTCTAGGAGTGAATTTCTCTTCATCGTCGTCTTCTTTAACAGATTTTATGTAACCATCAAGATCTAGATTTATAGGTTCCCAAGGGATTCCCAGTTCGTCTAGTTTTGCAACGATTTGAGGTACTGGAGTCATATCGATAGATTTCCATCCGCTCTTACCTATGATATAAACTTTCTTAATAATTTTTATAGATACATCACCATAGATTTGAATCTCTGGATACTCGTAAATGTCGTCAACAGACTTCCAGTCGAATGATTCTCCAATGTCACGACCATGAATTGATAACGCACTAGGATTACGCATTGGAGAAGGAGCCATAGACTTGAATGATGCACCACCAGTTTTATTCAAACTATCACCTACGGTCATAGTCGATCTAAATCTAACAGCTGGATCTAACTCACACATAATCAGTCCGTACTGAGATACGTTCTGACCTGCTCTAGTAGTAAAGTCCAAAGCATCCTCAGCCATGTAGCCGTAGACTGGATGATCACTAGCTGTTGACTTCTTAGCTACACCCATCATGGTTTGTTCGATTCTCTTACGTCTTCCAGGATCGAACATTCCACGACTAGATCCAGTTTCCATCTGATTCATGAATTTCCCACTCTTGAGAATCTTTAACATCGCTTTCTCAGGAACCCTCATGTACGGATTAGCTCTAGCTACCATATCACGTAGTTTCTTAGTCGCGTATTCATGCCACTTTTCAGTTGTCATCCCACGACTCTTAAGCTCGTGACCCATTGAAAATTGCTTATGATATGCTTTAACTCCATCGATCCAATCCTGAGGAGCTACTGGAGTTTTGAAGTCCGTAAATGGAGGATTAGTATACCCTGTACGAGTTATACTTAGACCTTCACGACTGAATGGATCCTTACCAGTTTCTAATCGAGGCTTGCCATCAACTAGAGTAGGATCAGCAGATGGTTCAGTAGGCTTAGCTTCATCCTTAACTACTGATGGAGCGGAGGAGTCCTTCTTAATCTTCTTCTTAGTTACATCTTCCGTAGAAGGTAAATCAGTTACTTTAGATGCGACCTTAGCAGTAGCTTTAGGTACACTTGTATCTACAGGAGTACTAGTAGCGGAGTCCCCTATGACAATTTTATCACTAGTAGCATGTGCAGAAGGTACTCCTGCACTATGAAGCTTCGTGAATGTCTCAAGAATCTCGGACTTAGTGCTATCTTCCCCTGGATTGGTAATTATAAGGATTTTAGCTTCTAACAATCCTCTGTACTGAGCAATCCCGTATTTAGGAGAGTTACGTACGTTCTTACGTTGTTCCTCAGTCAATTCAATAACAGCTACTCTGACTGGAGAGTTTAATGCTATTGAATAGAATGAGGATAGAGCTTTAGCCTTCTTAAAGTTGTTAGTAATCAAAAGATAACCTTTCTTCAATAGACTAATAGCATGGTCGAATGTACCTTCTCCTAATTTAGGCTCCCATGACTTCCTAGTGGATTCTAGCTTACGAGCGAATGCCTTAGCATCAAATGTACCTTTGATTTCTGCTACTTTCATCATGTCTACGCATAAAGGTAGCCAGAATCTGTTATCAGTACGTTTAAATTCTGGACGTCTGTAAATACCTAGACTAGTTTTAAAATATGTTCTAAGCTCACCTATTTTGTAAGCTTCATCAAGATTCTGCGTCATCTTTAGGACCACTCCTTAAATCCTCTACAGTCAAATCACGAACTGTAGGTAGAACTTCTTCAAGGTTAATATCTCCTTGATAATCCTCCCAATAACCCTTAGAGATGATAGCATCAATGTTCATTGCAGGGAATAGAAGTTTATCATGAAGATCGAGAATTCTACCCTCAGTTTCACTGATTTGGACTAAGAATGTATTTTCATCACGTTGACCGATAATTTCCATAATTGTGACCTCCTTAGAATATAAATCCTTCGCTAAGTAGATTTTTAATGTCTAGGGACTCAATACCTTCACTGAAAATGCCTGTTACGTATCTAACAGCCTCTTCATCAGTCATTTCCTTAGACATCAAAGTATTTTCAGTTACAATAAACAGTAATCCAGTTGTAGGCAAGTACATAAAGTCAGTTTCTGACTCATTGATCGTAGTATCAGTAGAAACTACCCATTCAGGCTTCTCCACTAGCTCGTACTTCTCGATATCTTCTTCAGTACCTGCACGATGAACGATAGACTCCTGCATTTCTATATCTAAAGACTCATTTAAGTCCTCAGCCTTCACACATTCAGCTATCATGTCGTAAGCTTCAGCACGAGTCCAAGTTTCACCCATAGATGATGCGAACTCAACTGCTAAATCGCCGATCATGATCCACTCAGCTAATGATAACTTCTTACCTGAGAATAACTTCTTAACTGCTGCTTTTTGACGATTAGAATATAGAGCTTGAGCTAGATTCTTAGCTAAATCTTTAGCTTCATCCATTGATTCAAGCTTCATTTTATCCATTTCGACATCTTTCTTGAATCTTGTACCTCCGTAGAAGTGAATAGCGTTCTTTTTGAGCCAAGCTAGTGCTTTGCCTTGACTAAATCCAGCCATTTTAGTGAATTTACGATGTAACTCACTTGTAGTGATTTTATCTGAGACGTATCGGTACTCAGCACCATTAATTTTAATGGATAGAGCTTTACCTCCACCTACAGGTACTACTTTGATGTCAGTAATCTTCAGAGCCTCATCTAGTCGGTTTAGTTCATATAACTTAGTGATCATTCTTCCAATGCCTCCTCGTCGATAGAGCCATTAACTTCTGGGTGCTCGTTCAAGAATGTATCTAAGTCAGTGAATTCACCTTTATCAACAGATTCAAGAATCTGAGCAGCACCTTCCGTTAATTGATCAGGCTCATTTTCCTTAGTAGCTCTTAGAACCTCTAAGAAATTTTCATTAGGTGGTAGTGACAAGTCAACTCGATTATTAGCCATTTAATGTTCCTCCTCATCTTCATCATAATCTTTGGTAGTTATTACTTCCTTTATTTTAATAACTAGAGCGGGAGCATGACTCCTTCTAGCACTACTCGGATTGTAATAACGGTAGTGGATTGCATATTCCGTATTAGTCTCTTGATCCTCACTGAACTCAGGTATCGGATCGACGTAGAGAATGAACTCTTCAGTAATCTCACCAGTTTCTGGACTACTTATGTAGCTAATCTCTCGACTTACGACTTGATAGAACATTCCATTGATCTCTACATCGTCATACTCTGTAGGAACAGTAGGTCTACCATCGATTCTGAAGATAGGTTCTGAGTTTTTACGGTCTTGATCGACAAGATAGTACAATACTGACTGCTTCACTAGGTTTCCCATTAGAGTACCTCCTTGATGTATAAGGAACAAGAATCCCTCACAAATGTAAACGTCTACGAGAGCTAATTACAGCTAACCTGACAAACCACTCGAGGTATAAGCCTACATTAGACACTTACAATACGGATATAGAAATAGCTAGCTGATAACAGCTAGCCATTAGTTCAATCTGAAATTTTATCATAAGAATCAGCAAATATATCAGGTTTACAAGGGTACTTCTCACCAACTATGCCAGTAATCAAGTAATCACCTTCAGTTATAGCGATTCCACCCTCTTTAGTCATGACCCATCCCCATCCAGGATGTTGGACATGTCGATGTTTATGCTCGTCATCATAGTACAGAGGTAGTTCACTAGGAACGTTCCATAACTGTACGATTTCTCCTTTATCCCTCTCAACATAAACACTGCCAGTAGCTTCTTCCTCACTATCGATCCGAGTCATACAGACTACTCCGTCGAGTTGTATACCACGAAACCACTGGTCAGCGTCTATCACTACTGGTTTCTTTCGATATTTAGCCATCTATCCTCACCTCCTATTTCTTGAGGGAAAAGATCATAATCGGCTTACGATTAGAATCATAATCATGTTTAATATTTAGCTTAATACCTTCCTTTTGAGCTAATTTTCGAAGTCTATCGGCATCAGTAACGTAGTAAATAGTAACGGACTCACCAGACTTAATTTTAGCTAATTGTCGACCTTCTATTGTATCAGAAGGTGGATTCTTAGCTTCATAATCTTTTTGTGCCTTTATACGAGCATCTAGTCGAAGTTTATGGTCATCAAGGGAACCTTCACCTAAATTTAACTCTTGACCTTCTCTTACAAATTTGATTGACATTTGATTTCCTCCTTCATTATAACACTTCTAGACTTTGCGGATCGACTTACGTCCGCATTTAGTGCATATAACTCCTTCGTAAACATCTGCCATCCATCCTCCACCAGTCGAGTACTGAACGAACTCCATCTCATGCTTACAAAATAGGGACTTAAAGAACTTACGATGTATCTCAGCCTTACCATCAGATCTATATAGTATCGAACCAGAACTCTTCATCCTAGTTATGGTATCTTCAAATGGGACTTCCCTAGTAGTTCCTATCTTAAAGGACTCGGACTTATAAGGCTCATCACCTTTAACTTTCTCGAACAATTCTCCGAATGTTTTAGTATCATTGGACATATAACCACTCCCTTACTTACCATACTTCTTGATCATCGACTCTATATTAGCAGTGAATTCCTCAGAAGGATTATCAGGGTCACTATCATGATCTCTATCCATGAACCAATTAGACACTAGTCTCGCATCTTCATTGCTCAACTCAATAAAATCCGCCAACTCAAATCCATTGTTGAGTGCTCTACCTAACTCCTCAGCATAATACAAGTCTCCACGTGCAGCAATACCTTTATTTCGGAGTAACATAAATCTGTAGTACTCCTTGTTTTCAGTTTCATTAGCCATTATCGGCACCACCCTTCACCATTATAAACGTCCACCGAACCCTACTTGAGCTTACGTTTACGTTTAGGTTGAGTAGCTAACTGAATCAGTCGTTCAGGTGTACCGCACTTACCACATAACATTATATGGTTAGAACTGGATGTTATCTCTAGTTCTTTACCACAATCGTTGCACTTAGCCTTCTCCATGACAATCCCTCCTATCTTATAACAAGTTTGATCGAGTGAGAACTACAGTACTTTCGGATATCTGATAACTTCATGTCCCACATAGCTTTCTCGAGTGGACCCATATGCTCAGTAGGATCACCTTCGTACTGTTGTGGCTCATCAGCATGTGCAGCTCTCATGTCTTCTTCCATCTCAAGATAGTCCCAATCCTCACGAGGGATACGTAACTCCACCATATAGCGACCTACGTTTTTGATTACTGACTTAACAACCTCTTCGGCTTCATCAAATCCACTAGCCTGATTCCTATAAGGCTGAACCTTATACCGTTGAATAAGTTTAGATTTATCTACAACTACAGTCATTGAGTGTCTACTGAACTTGTGCCTAGGGTCACGAGTAAAAGATACTCGATTAGGTTCGACATCAGCACTGATATCACTACGGATCGATGACATTGCACCAAGACTCATGTCTCCATCCCATCCATTGTGCATCATATCTAACTTCATCTTCTTAAGTTCTTTGACCTCACTAGGTAGAACTCCCAGTCGGTCATTCTTGATTATATTAGCCAATGATAAAAGTGAGGTGAAATGGTACAGTCTAGTATCATCCACTGCTTCACGTAAAAATTGAATAGCCATGACAATTCCTCCTTTGATACAAGTAAAGCCTCACTCAATAAGTTGAGTGAGGCATTGTGGAGTATGAGATTAATTAGCTTGGGAATTAAGGTCAGCTATCAATTGCTCCGCTATTGCTAAAGCTTTATCTTTAGTGTAGGCATGACCTACTACAACATTGTAACGATATCTGCCCTGACGAACTATCTTGATGTCATAAGGGTAACGAGGTTTCTCAGGAACTGGATTACTCGGAACAGTAGGTTCCGTAGGTTCACTGGGAGTAGGTTGAGGTTGTTCAACTTGAACTGCTAAGTCAACCATTCCGTAACCTTCAGCATTCTCGTTCAACTTGATATCAGTTGTATGCTTGACTAGCAACTCATAGATTTCGGATTCACTTAGGCGATTACCATCTTTCTCATAGATTGAGATTAGAGTAGCAACTGCTCCTGCTACGTGAGGAGTTGCCATAGATGTACCTGATAGCTTAGCGTAGCGTCCACCTGGTACTGTGGATAAGATATCTACACCTGGAGCTACTACGTCAACAGCGTTGTTCGTATTGGAGAATGAAGCTAGCTTCTCGTTAAAGTCGATAGCTCCGACTTCAATAACTTCTTGATAGCATCCTGGATAACTGAGCTCTGCAGTATTAGGATTACCATCACCTTCGTTACCAGCAGCGACTACGACTGAGATACCTTTACCCACTGCATACTTGATAGCATCGTGTAGTTCAGGAACATCTTCAGGTCCACCTAGTGACATCGAGATAACTCGAACAGTTTCACCATTAGCACCTTTCCAGTCAGCTGCCCATCGGATACCATTGATAATAGCTTCATAACTTCCGGAGCCATCAGAATCAAGAACTTTACCGATTAGGAGTGAAACTTTAGGACTGACTCCGACTACTCCTGCATTGTTCATGGATGCATCAATAGTACCTGCACAGTGAGTACCGTGATAATGGTTGTCCATGAAGTTGTTAGGATTGCCGTTGTAGTCAGTCGTAAAGTTACGACCTCCGAGGATTCGATCCTTTAGCTCAGGATGGGTGTAGTCACAACCAGTATCGAGTACAGCTACGACTACGTTCTCACCTTGACCTTGATTCCAAACTTGAGGAGCATGAATCATGTTGACTCCCTGAGGGATTTCACTCACCTCATTAAAAGTCTGAGCTACTGAAATCTTTGGTAATCTTACTCCCACATGCATCATCCTCCGCCTACTGAATTAGAACTTATGCCAAGGCACGGGTTCCAATAAAATAAGCCCTACTCGAAAAATGAGTAGGACTTATTTATCATTTTATCTCGATAGTAGGATTAGCGCCACTGAACTGAAGTAATACCGAATACTTTCTCAGCTACTTGCTCTACAGACTTCTGAGATTTAAGTTTACGAGCACGAGCATCCTCACCTTCACCACGAGAAGCTACACTGTATAATGTAGAAGAAGGAGTACCTCCATCGAACCACATATCAACCTCTACGTAATTCTTAGTCTTCCTAGGGTCACGAAGTCTAGAACCCTTAGATACCTTACCATAAGTCGTAAGAGTACGGAATGATACATAGAGCTTCTTATCTAGCTCAGGATGATCAAGAACATACTTACCTCGATTAGCAAATCCACTAACAGGCTTCCACATACCAGCTAGAAACGGTTTTTTCTTCTTGAAGAAGTCAGCTTTAAAGCTATCTAACCATTTGTAATCTAGTGGAGCACTGATCATCGTACGCTCAGCTTCACTCAAGCTATCTTTAGCTCCGGAAGTAGCTGGTGATTCTTGTTTAGCTTTGGCAGGAGTTGGATCCTTAGGCTTAACATCCTTAGGAGCAGATCCTGACATAGCTGGACCTTTCTTAACTCGGACTGCAATCGATAGCCATCCTTTTTCTTCACCCTCGATAGAGTACTCAATCACATCGAGAAGGTCTTTAAATACCTTTTGGAATTGATTGTTTACTTGATCGTATCCCATGAATTCTGGCCAGTCGTCATCCTCTTCACCTGGACGTGATCTGAATAAATTAGGTGCTTTATAAGATGCATACATCCATCCGTTAGAGTCAGCTTTTTCAATCTGAGGTGATTTCGCACCATAACCGTACCCACCGTCAGTCATATCCATGACTCCGTGAAGTCTCTCAAGTACTTCAGCTTCAATCTCTTTGACTGATTTACCGCTACTCTTACCAAGTAGTACAGTACGAGTGGATTTAGCTACCTTATCTGCAGTCTTAGTTACCTTAGTCGCAATCTTAGGATCTACTGGAGGATCAACTGGTTGAGCAGACTTGACAGTTACTACCTCAGTAGTCTTAGGAGTAATACCTACACGATGTAGCCACTTAGATAACTTATCGTGAGCTTTCTCTTGACTGTTAACAACTGAAATAATTTTACCTACTTCGCCATTCTTGATTGCTTCTCCTGCTTTAGCAGTCAATTTAGACGTATTTGCAGCTTTCCATCTCTTAGTACCTAAGAACTCAGACATTTCCTTCTCAGTAGCGTTAGCTATATAGAAGAAGTCACGTGCATCGATATAGATCATGAAAGCTGTACGAGGATCTTGCATCTTAGAATAGATTAAGTCAGAACCTCTACCTGCCTTACTAGCAGATACGTCGATACCAAAAGTAGAGACTATAAAGTCTACCATCAATTTAGTATCGTCATTGTTGTAATTCATTGTAGCTGCTTCAAATAAATGGTTATCTGAAGATTCTCTTAGAAATTGTATCATTCAAATTCTTCCTTCCTGAATATTAGGTTTAGAAAAAGGCTTCCATAATGAAAGCCTTAAATAAACATGTACTATTTACTTGTCATCTATAGTTCGAGGTCGTGTAGCCGACTTACCAGTGATCAGAGACTCTTTAATAAGAGAATGTTCCTTGTAAGTCACAGGATTATCTTGTTCACTGAAAGCAAATAGTCTGTACGTATCAGTACCACCTAATAGCACGACTTCAGCTTCATCAGTACATCCATAACCTGTTCTGAACGTAGATAATACTCTCTCACGAGGTACCTTAATAAATACAACTGCAGAATAACGTGGAGGTTCCTCATCACCCATACCTTCTATATCAGATGCGAACTTCATGGACTCCTCAAAACTATAGCTGAATGAGGACATAGGCTGAGTCATAAACTCTACTTCGTGCAATGATCGATCCCAGGTTACCTTATCGAGTCCGCTAGGCTCGTAGTTCCATGCCATACCTCTAAATAGGTATAACTCTTCAATACCTTCGGACTTTAGTTGCTCCTGAGTAGCTTCATACATAGCTCGGATGAATTTACGTTGACCAGCACGTACGTCGGCTAACTGCTCCGCTCTACCTACAACATAGCTATCCATATGGTAAGTTAACTGTTCAGGCATTCCGAACTCCTCAGCAGCAGCTAACTGCATAGATACTGATAGTTGACTTGAATCAGCACTAGTATTTGCCCATTGAGATATTAACAAACTGACTGAGCGATTCATATCATAAGGATCCAAATGCTCCCTAGCAAAATCATTGAAATCAGGATCATCCTTAAGTCTTTCCTCAAGCTTATTAGCTACTTGAGCTTTGAATACAGGAGCAATATCATCTGCAGTCTCTCTAGCATAAGCTTCTAAGTCCTTCTGAAGTAGAGTTTGATGAAGCATCTCTCCATTCGACTTCACTTCCTCGATATCAGCTGGAGCTACGTTATTAGTGGTAATCTTGGACTTGACTACCTGTACCTCTTGGTCATCCGTATTCTCGTACTTATACTCCACACCGAGGATTGCTTGTATTCTAGATTTATCAAGACGTGAAGTTAGGATCAAGTCCTTAGGATGACGCTTTTGGACTTGGATAAATTTGGTAGTCTTATCCTCCTCATTCAACTCGAGAACGAATAATAGTGGTTTGGACTTAGTGGCGAATGCTAGCTCAATAGCTGCCTCCTGAGCAAGTTCATAGTCTTTAGTCAAGTAGAGACCTCTACGTTGCTTAGCAGACTGAAAAGTGTAGCTCGAACTACCGTCATCTGCGTAGTTCTTGACTATCTTCATAGCTAAGGACATAGTACTTAGATTGGCACGATCGATCAGTCGAGCTATTTGGACTGTCATCGGCATGAAGTACAAGTTCTGATATGTCCTAGCAAATAGATTTCTTCTGTACTTAGCACTGCCTCCAGGAGTAGGTCTGGATACAGTGCGGATTGTACGCTCAAACAGTAACACTGAAAATCATCCTTCCCATTCATCGTTTACTATGAGTCCTTTACGGACTGCATGTTTATACTTAGGTAGCTTTCTAAAACTATCAAGAGAAGTCTTAGTAGCTTTCAGTTGATCCATGAACTCCTTGGATTTATATGGAGGTAAGTCCCAAGTAACCTTACTCCAATCAGCATTGCGTAAATCAGAATCCATATTAGGTATTTGCTTTCGTATCATAAATGATTCCTCCCGAAATTAGAATAAAGAGAGTAACTAAAAGTCACTCTCTGATGTGTTGATCTATAATCCTCCTTGAGTCGAATTGATTCCTTGAGCTGAGTTAGTAGCTTTAACTGCTTCAGCAAGTGAACTACGGTATCTCTCACCAGACTTAGGTAAGACCAATTCATCCTCAACCTGAGAAGTAGGCGGAGTAATAGGTACACTCTCTAATTGGAACGTAGCTGGAGCGGAAGGGTGAGCCACTCGTGGAGCTGCTACGCTAGGGTAGCCTAACTCCTCTTTTATTAATTCTAGAGCTTCAATAACAGTATCGATTTTAGCACACATTGATCTAGCATGAGCATCGCTCTCACTCTCAATTGTACCTACGATAGCTGATTCGTTAAGAGGCTTAGTCATAAGAACTTCTAAGTTATTCTTAACAAACTCTACAATGTTATCTTTAATTTCATGCTTCTTGATGAATTTCAATGGTAGCCCTCCTATTTTGTATTATTAACTATTCGTTATACTTATTGTAAGTCTTAATAATTCCACGGACAATTTTAGCAGCATCTGTGAAAGTAGTGTCAAATAAGTTGACAAGCTCGTCATATTGCTTCATAAGACTGCCTCGACCTTGAGTCTTACTAGTCTTAAGAAGTCTATGTAGTACTTCCAAGTCCTCTTTAATATTCTTCTCAAGATTGAGTAAGTTACGTCCAGCTTGACCTGCCTTACCATCAAAGGTAGCTTTAACTAGGAATAACTCCACTAGCTTATCGTATTCTAGAAAGTCAACTGCTTCACTTTCATCAAATAACTGAGTACCCCACTCTTCTAGGGACTCGATAGCCTTATCCAAGTGGATAATTACCTTAGAAGATACTAAGTTACGAGCCTGAGACGTTAGTTCAGGTAAAACCTTGCTATTCAAGTCACGTTTAAGGTTACGTAACTGATCTAGTACATTACTGAGCAATCCATGCTCCGTATTGTTGTTTAATTTAGTAACTTCATTGAAACTGATCTTAGTGATACTTTCATTAGCAGCTTCCCACTTAGCCAGTTGATTTACAGCATCCTCCAGAGTGTTCATTACTCTTTTCTCAAATTCCTTACGAACATCACTGGATAATTTACCTGCGACTGATACGTTGAAGTTACGGATTAATTTACGAAAACTGTCCATGATATCACTTAATAATTTCTGATCACGGTCTTGTGCATTGTTGTTCTTAGCAATCATTCAAGTATACCCCCTAAAGTACTCACTTAGTATGAATTTGATTGTTGCATCACCTAAGATGCTCTCACTACACACTGATTCTCGGTGCCGACGGAATGCTGTATGTATTAAGTAGCCTGACCCTACCGAAGTAGGACTCCATCACAAAATTATCTCTCTATCTAATTTAGTTACTGGTGTAAGTAGTTCCTAGGATCGCACTAAGGTCAGGCGACTAGTATGATAAACTCTTTCGCAATGCTCAAGAGTATAAACGTCTCAAAAGCCTAATTAGAGCTTTAGTAGTCGTATCCCCAAGAATTCAGATTCTTAACCCACTGCTCAACTATTGAGAATCTAACTCTTAACCCATGGTCATCCATAAGGTCAATAGATTTCTCAATAATCTTGTCGAGGTCTTGAGTCGAATACACATCGGATCCAGCTATCTCTCTGAAGGATTTATAATCAGATTTAATGATAGCCGTAGCTAGTTTCACAAGTTGATCTTCACTGAATCCTGGACTGTATTCCATTGCAAGACTACCTCCCTGCTGAGCTCATCTCAATGCTCATGAGGAGTCCTACTTACCGTTCCCTACTTACAAAGTTATAAGCCTGTTAACTTAGCTTACGGGAGAGAGTTAGTTCCTCCTTTAAGGTACAAGAGAAGCATAAGTTTCTACTACTGTCACTCTCCATGGTTTTATTGCATCTACCGCATGTACTCTTCTTATTTAGTAGCATTTTAGCGGGACTAGGGACTCTGTGGATAGACCGTTGACTTGACTCGATGTGCATTGACAAAACCTCCATCATAATAAGGTAGGAACTGCTTTGCTACTATCTTTCAAATATACACGTAAAGCTATCTTAGTATCGACTATGTCTATTTCATCTCTGAATCCTAAAAAGTTATGATCCTTATCGAAGGCTGAAAATCCTAGAGTATGGTGTAGTGGTTTATTGTATACTTCCTTCTGATCAAGCAAATCGTACTCTACGGAGCAGTTCTCAGGTAAAATAGATACATGGAAATTCTCCTTGACTGAATCGATCGCATTGTTAATTACTCTCTGCTCTACTTCCTTGTTACCTCTATCTGAAAAGCTAACGTACTCTTTGTATCCAAATGCCATATTAATTCACCTCCAATATTAGTATAAGCTGAGATACGGTAGCCAGTACCTCAGCTATGTGCCTCAATTCTTCGTACTAGATTTTAGATTCTCTATTAATCCTTGTTGACTCTTCAACTTTATCGATCTCTATAACTATCTTGTCACTCGGACCTATGTTTCTACCTAAGAATTCGGCTATCTTACCGATCATTCTCTTAGTAGCTGGTAACCCATTGCCATCCTTTGACCATCTTTTCAGATGAGTATACATATTACGAACATGATCCCTCTCTAGGTAAGAGTCCCCGCTATTTAGGACTCCATAGTACACTGATACGTGAATATCTCCTTCAGTAAGCATATTCCTACGAGTAATCTTAAGAACTCGACTGGAGTAATCTTCCACCTCGTCAATCATGTATGCTTCTTGTTCCATTTCATCCACTAGGATACTGATATCCTCTGACTCGTCATCTATATTCTGGTACTCAAGATGTTCTGAAATAAGCTCACATACTGATTTGAATTTATGTAGTTCATATGAATTCTCGAATACTAGTACCTCTGAAGACAGATGACCTATCATAGCAGTTAGTCTCTCTAACTGAAGAGGTTCACCTATTTCTAACTTGTGAATTTCCATTCTCATACCTCCTTGGATTAACATATGATGTCCACATGTACCTACCACAATTTGTACAATTCCACCCTATACTACAGTCGGATGCCATATCGAATGACTTCCAACGACCTCCACATGAGCAGTAACCTTTATTGTACTCTTTGTGTTCAGAGATACAGACTACGATTCCTCCTACAAACATGAAAAGTAAGAGTGCTATTACCAAAACTGTTGCAACGATATCGAATATGTCCACTTTAATCCTCCATTAAATGTTGTAGTAAAGCTAAGAAGAATGAGGCTACTACGATAGTAAGTAGCCATGACCAACTTAATCCCATGGTAATTCCTCAGGAGGAATTCCTCCTTTAACAAATGATCCTGCAACCTCTCCATCAGAAGATATTCCTACAAGTCGACCATTCATCTCTATTCCTACGGTATTGAATTTCTCTACCATCTTCTCTAGAGTTATTTCACTACCGTCAGCCATAAATGCGTATCCGTGAAGGTGGATACCATTAAGTGGTAAATTAGTTTTATGTTTATGCTCCTCAAGGAATTCATCATCACTAGTCTGCATCGTATTTTTCACGATATCCTGATAGACTTCAGACTCCTCAACTAACTTAAGGACTTGATCGAGCATTTGAGTATTGACTGCAGAAACTGGATAATAATCCTTAGCAGATACCCATAGCCACTCCTCACCATCATAAATTAATAGTTGAGTATCTCCTACTCTGGACTTTCTAGTCCCAAATACTGTATAGGCTACATTACCTTCACCTTTACGAGCTACTGAAAATTGATTCATCTAGTATTCCTCCCTGATGTATTAAATAGAACTATCGAATAGGTGATCCAATAGTTTGAATCCAAAAGTATGTCTCTTATCTCTTGCATCAAATATAGTTACGTAACTGAAGACTGATACTGCCTCCATCACATCTTCAATTACGTCGTCGGAACTTTCTATCTTAACTCCATGTTCCTTAGCTATTTCCTTTAGAAGCTTTACTAACTCCCTATCGTTATTGAGGTAGTGGACTCTGTCATCCTTCTTAGATAACTTCTCAGTGGGATGATGGATAACAATCCATTTGTAACCTGAAGTATTCATAGGTATTACCTCTATTTCTTTATTTTTAGGTATGCTATAAGTAACAGTACAGTCAAAATTGCTAAAGGAATAGTCGCTATGAGGTAGTCGGAAATAGACCCTCTACCGAGACCAGCTCTAGTAAAGGAGTCTATTAGTTGATCAATCATCTTCATTTCTCACTCCAGGTACCTCTTGTATAACGTTATTAGAATCAAACATGACTAGTCCCGCTCCACATAGATAACTTAACGTATCTAATTTTACGTCACTGAGCAATACGTTAGTATCATCTTCGGTAAAGAATTCATCACAATCTGATTGTTGACAGTGCATCATGATGAATCCTCCTGAAGTACCTCTAAAGTCGATTGATTGGGTAGTACGACAATGTGGACAAGTTACTTTAGCTTCAGTATTCAGTATCATATTGATACCTCCTCACACTACAGGCTCAAACTGTTTAGCTTCACCACAATTATCACAATGTGCAGTCGCCGAATCGATCTCTACTGGTAAACATTCATCACCACAATCTGGACATATGTGAGTGCAGGAACCATTCTCCTCAAACTCCTCCATTAGTTCCTCGATATCCTTATCCTTGTACTTCTTAGGAGTATAAGTAGTCCATTGATCAAGTTCAAGCTGAGTGTGACATGATATCCTACGTAATTTCATCTCTGAAGTACTGTATTCCTTGTTATTCAACGGCTCAATAGGATAGTCCAGTGTGATTAGTTTACGAGTAGGTTCTGTAGTCATAGTCCCAGTCGTACCTTTAGTAATTAAGAAGTCCTGAATAACTGCTTCTCCTCTAACAATACTTGTAATTGAATAAGTAAAGTCCCCAATAGCTTTTACCTTTACTGTCTTAGTATCTTCAAGCTTAATAGCTCCCATGTTATTCCTCCGCTCTATGATTTAGTTTACCTACTTGTACCTGTAGCTCATGCAGACACTTGTTACATAGTGAAATGTTAGTGGCACTATTGTCGGAGCCTATACTAAGTCGATAAGCTCCTCCGTATCTATTGTTGCATGAATTACAGATCAAGTCAGGATTAATTATAGGATTGATTTTAATCACACTAGCACCTACTCTAAGTATTTAATTTCACAACCAGTAATATCTATCTGGTTAGTCTTACTTCTGTAGTAAACTTTACCATCCTCCTTAACTATGTAAGCTTCACGAGTGGTCATTATGTTACCATTCTGTAGAACAACTTCTACTTTACGTCCTAAATCTACTGGAGCATCAGCCTTACTAGTCTTACTGAATGCTACATAGTTCACTCCGTAAAATAGTATGACAATGAGAGTAGCCAATAAAAATAACTTACCGAATATTCCCTTACGTTGATGTCTAGATGTACGAGTATTTGTCATAAAAAGATCCCTCTTATTAAATTAGTAGTGAAGCGGGAGAGTAGCTCCCTAGTGTTATTAACGTAAACTGAACAACGCTTACACCATTATAAACGTCTGGACAACTCGAATCAAGCTGACTAGCCGAGTAGTTTTAATTAAATTTAGCTGAAAGTATCTCTTCGTACATAGCCTTAACCTTGAGCAAGTTCTTACCTAACTTAATCCTATTCTTTATAGCTAGCTTAATAGCTAGGTATAGGTAGTGGTAACTCTGGAGTATACTATTTGACGGTAAAGTAACTAAGTTCTCAGGAGTCATCTTCAGAAGCTTCTTCCGTATAATCCTCAAGTTAGTATCTCCTCTGACGTCGACTTCAATTAATAGTTTATTCAGGTTACGGATATCATAAGGTACTCGCTCTTCCGCTAGATCACGTCCTGCAATACCATGCCTATAAACTGGAGCTACCTTATGATTGTTAGCAAGCTTAGCTTGATCAACTACGAATACAAACTTATAGTACCACTCGTTCTTATTCCTAGTGAAAGAAACTCCATGAGTCTCAGTCTCATTGGATGTATTAGCTTTGAGCATATTAGTCTGAAGTATCAAGTAAGCTGAATGGTAATCTGTACCATGGTAGAGCGGAGCTGACTTATATTCTCGTAAAAAGTGAATCGGCATTGGTATCTACCTCCTTAAGATGGACTCACGTCATGTTTAAATGCCTGACTAGCATACTCGTGGATAAATTCTAACATGCTATTAATTCCTCCTAAAGTTTGATCGATACGCAAGTACCTAAAGGATAAGCCTAGCGAGCAGGTCTAACGAAATAGACTTACTAGTTCTGCTTTCTTTCTAGGTCATTATTAACCTATTTAACAAGGGTTTATCAAGCCTACGGGCAATCGGGCGTAAGCTTAACTATCGTGATTAGCAGAGCCAATTGGCTCTATCTAGAAGGTTATTCGCATGGAGTAAGGAGTCCAATTAGGCGGGTTATTGAGGCGAATGAATCGTACTAGCTAGTTAAAGGGAAATAGCTCACCCAAGTTGAGTGAGCTTATCCTTTACTTCTGAATAAGGTATTTCGTACTTCTTGTCAGTCCTAGAGATAGATACAACATAGGTATCAGTGTCTTCTTTATAGTCAATCAATCTCATACCAACTATTTTCTCAGCTTCAGGGAACTTCTCCTTGAATAGCTTAGCGACAGTTGAAGTATGTTTATCGTCTAGGTGATTGACTTCTTCATTAGTCGTATCCTTCTCAGATACCCATCCTCGACGACTTTCATCAATAACTACAGTGTCCATATTGTCTACAGCTTTCATCAATGCTGGAGCTAGACCTTTAGGCATATTAGACTTGACGATTGCATAGACAGTAAGCTCTAAGTCGTACTTCTTAGCATACAACTCTAACTTACGAATAGCTTCTTCCTCTGAGTCAACTATCATACGTCTACGACCATGTCTTCCTTTACCATAAACTAGCATGTACTCGTGGTAAACTTTACCCTTGTACTCGTAACCTTCGTGAGTTGGTAGGTCAATCCGCTCCACATTATCGTCAAGTTTAACTCGGACTACGGATGAATTGTCCTCTTCACGCTCACCTGGATTAAACCTAGTAGCTATGATGTACTTAACGATATCAATATTGTCAACAGTAAGTGTGTAGTCTTCGACTAACTTATCCAGTTCTTCAGTAGGCATTTCATCAGCTAGAACTATTTGTTGACGTATACCCATCATCTTAGCGATGTATTTATCGACCTTTCGGATCCACTGACGTAGAGTGAATCCTCGATTTAGAGTGAGCATAGAGTCTACATAGTTCATAAGATCTTTATCCTCAAGTTTCTTAGTGATATTGTCTACGTTCTTTGCTAACCTACGAGCTAGTTCTGTATCTGACATTACGATTGAATTATCACGTGACATATTAGATGTCCTCCTTTGTAATTAAACTACGAGCATAATCGATTACACTGTCCAGTCGAGCTACGCTGATTTCTACTCCAATTGAAATATAATCCATGAGTATATCGTTTTGCTCAGGATAGTTCTTTAGTCTGTAGTGGGGATCGAATATAGCTTTGAGTGGCTCATTCTCCCGCTCCACTATGTACCTAATAGCTTGAGCTACTTCAGGTGGCAGTCCATAGTTATTCATCTGCTCCTCCATAAGAGTATGAGACATTAACTTCTCGTTACTAAGATATATATCGAGCGGGACTGATTTTATCTCATATAAGTTCAACCATCTACGTAGCTTACTGAAGTCGAACCTTTCATCTGGAGTAAAGTGTTCAACTGCAATATTACCTTCATGACGGATGTACCCTACAGTCCTCAGTATCTGCTTGTCATTCTTATCGAACTGGAACATAACTGTAACTGCTGTACGACCTTTCTTGAACTCGAAGTAGATATCTCCATACTCAGGATTGTCTCTACGGTCTTTAGATACAACTGAAATGTTACCCATACCTTGCATACGCATAATTATATCTAACCACTGTCTCTGAGCCTTAATTGGCATGTATCTTAGTATATTCATGGATAAATCCTCCTTAGTAATAACCTTTACCTACAAGATAGCCGAGTGTGAATATTATGACTACCAATGCGACTACACATAGAACTTTAGTTAGTCTGTCCATTTCTATCCTCCGCTGACCATGTCCATTGAAGTTCATCGACCCATGAAGATACTAGTTGCAGATACTTCTTATAGTTCTCTGGATTAGGATAGGTGAATCGAGTTATAACCCTATAGAGTTCAGGATACTTCGTAGTCAAATAGTTCCAGTTAGTCAAAGCATAAACTGGAAATTGATAACTCAACTTCTTCTCCTCATCCATGATAGCTCTCACTACACGCTCCACATCTCTATAAGTTACTTCTTCATGTTCTTCAGGTATCATAATAGTTGCCACTGTAACTCCTCCTTAGTATCCCATTAGAAAAGATATGTAAGAGAATAGGATACCAAGTCCTATACCTCCTATAATCATACCTATCCACCATAAAGTTTTACCAATTAGTCTCATTCAGACAAACTCCCCAGTAAGCTTAGTCCTACAACAGCAAGTGTAAGGACTATGCCGTAAGCTAAAGCATACTTTATATTTTTAGTTATAAATAAACCTAACACTGTTAAAACAATAAATACAAAGATGACTCCCCAAATTGTTACCCACATACTACTAACGACCTTTCTTACTTATCTTTTTCTCTATATATATTTGTATATCCAATAGGCTATGAACACTCCCACTGGAAAGAATATAAGCCAGTGGGTATGTTCTATGAACCATATCATTGATGTCATAGCATCACTGTGATGGTTGATCCATCTGTAAGTTCTACTTCATAGCGGTTAGGATACTCAATAACGTGATCTCCTACGAACGCTCCTATTTCATCAGCTTGGAACTCTGCAGCATCGATTAGTTCTCTGAAGAATCCCATACCACGTAGGGTTGGTATTTCATGAATTGAACGACGTACTCCGACTTGACGAGGTACTTGGATGTCTTTGATTTTGTAGTTAAATTCTTGAAGTGTTCTACCTACTTTGAGGGTTACTGAAATTGAATCTCTATGCTGTGTGACCGACTTACATTCCTTATAACGATCACCTGCTTCAGACTTAGCTTTCTCAAATGCACGACGTACGATGTATCGAGGATTATCAGAAAGTGGCTCAGCGAACTGAGTGATAGGAATAAAAGTATCAGTTTGAACAAGAAGTGCTTGATTCATTATTAAATTCTCTCCTTTTAGTGAGCTTCATCTTACTCAGAGCTGATCGAATCAAGTTGAAAGTCGATCAGTTCTGAGCAAGATGACTGCTCGGTAATTCAAATCAATGTATGCGTCGATCGTTATAGTGAATTGGAAACTCCTCTATAACTCTATCGAACAGTTGAACAATTGTATCAATTGTAGTTCCCATTACGAAGTCACCTTTAACTCGGACTAGTGTACGTTCAGCTTGACTTACCACGTCTGTGATACGTACTCGCCATCCTTTGTTAAGGTTATAGGTCTTACCTCCAGCCATTACTGTGAAGTCGTCCTTCACAACTAGCTTCAATCCCTCACGTACTTGGTTATGGTACAAAGTGTCAACTTTCATTGCCATGCCGATTCCTCCTATGCGGTGATTATCTCAGAGTGAAGTCGATTCAGCAATCCATATCTTGAAGTAATTCTATGTAGCTTAGATTGTCAGATGTGTGTTCTATGTAAGAAAGGTAGCTCAATGAAGAGCTACCTAATCAGGTGTCGGACTGAAAGTGAGGCAGCCGAGCACCCTTCACCACTATAGACGTTTGAGACAGTGTGAGACAGCCAACTTATTACTTTACTTAGTTGTTATTCTGGGTGTTATTATTAACAGTTTCATTCAAAAATTCTTGCCTAGCTTGCTCTTCACAATGAGCTTCAAGTGCTTCGAAATCGAAATCTTCATCATAGATTTCAATTACTTCCCCTGTGTAGTCCTTGTCCTCATTGAAAGGAGTAGCCCATTGATTGTGCATCAATTCAGATTCAGGGACGACTCGTTCGAATAGATCAACCACATGATTAATAGGTAGTTGTATTTCGAGGTCACTCGACTTTAGAAGGACGACCAACTTATTAAAGGAATTGAAGAATACCTTTGCTACATCAAATACTGTACCTCGTCGTGCTGTGACTTCTTGAGTACTGTCACCAGTAACTACCTCAAAGTCCGAACTCTTTCGTAATACAATGACGGTGCCTTCCCTTACCTGATTGTGGAACAGAATGTCTCGATACATAAATTTCTTCCCTCCGCTAGTAGTTTGCGATGATGAACTATCTAGCTGCCGATTCTAAGATGCAATGTTCACGTGATGCTTAAAATAAAACTAGGTGACCTTCGTAGCCACCTTCACAACTATAGACGTTTATCAGATTGGAATCCAGCGTAGTTCGTCTCAATTCGTCTTAATCCGCGTAGCTGAATCCTTAACTGATAGTGTTGACCTTATTGTCCCACTCGGAAGTATAGACGTCTAGGACTATCTTAATGAGCGGATTCTTTTAGTTTAGCATTAGTCCTCTCTGCTACTTTATCTGCAAAGTATTCTGAGAAGTCTTTCTTTATTTCTTCAGTGAGTTCTACCTTACCTACTAATCCTCTATCTTTCTTGAAGTCCTCGAATACTCCTGCAATACTACCCTTCTCTGTTAGTATGCCTTTAAGCTCCCCTATATACGTACCTAAGTATGCCATGAAAATTCCTCCCCTAATTCCTACCTTATTGATAATTATTATTACTAATAGTACTAATAATGGACGGCTAGCTGACTAGCCATCCTATTACATGAATTGTAGAATACCTGAGAATAAAGTTGATCGATTACCCTTAGGGTCGGTTAGTATTGCACGATGGAAGTATTGACCAGTAAGGGATTCAGTTTCACGTGAATTGATATTGAACTCGAATTGATTATAGCTCTCAGTACCTATCTTAATGCTCCCGCTCCTTGATGATTTATAGAGTAATTCATCGACTGCATGCATAAACTCAGTACGTCCTGCTCTACGAATTGTCCACTCTATAGTAGCATACTCGAGATGGGCAGGTTTACCTAGTTCATCCTCGACTGTAACTACTACACGTCGACTGTCTCCTGAGAATACTTCCATATTTTGATTAGTGAGCATTAGGTCGTCAGTTCTCATATCTAACTTACCCTTAAGATAGACTACTGGTAATACATCAGCTACTAGTTCACCTTCAGCTTCAATCGTAATAGCTAATTCAGTAGTCGACTCCCCAGTAGCTAATACTGCACTAGCTGATTCAGTAGTGGAGCGGGACTCTATATCGGATTCCTCCATTATAATAATGCCTCCGCTCACACCTACTTTACTAGTCGATTTACTAGTAGATTCACCTGAATAGAGAATCATTCCCGACGCTTCGACTAAGCTATTAACTAGGACTACGTTATCCTTCATCGAGTCGACGTTACCAGTAGCTTCGACTACACTAGTCAATTCAATAGCCTCTGCACGTGAGCCTAATAAGATAGCTGATTGACTAGTTGATTCACTAGTTGATTCGACTTCTCCGCTACCATATTTGACTAGTCCAATACTTTCACTAGTAGATTCACTGTCGGATTCGACTAGTCCACTTGACTGCCTAACTACACTAGTCGATTCACTAGTTAATTGACTGCCTGATTCAGCTATTCCATCCCCATTCCTTACTAGTACACTTGGTGAGTTACCAAATGAAATAGCTGTCATCGTACCACCTGAGTTGAGTAATACACTACCTTGAGCGGGGGATTCACTACCTGACTCTAATGTTGCTTCTACTTCAACTATCAATACTAATCACCTACCTAATTAAAATAGGGTAGGGATTATAAGTCCCTACCCTAATGAGTTAAAGTAATTTAATTGCGAGCTTACCTGCTCCTACTTTGAACTGGTCATCTACACCTACAGCTTTAGCAGTACTAAAGTCTCCAGCTATTTTGAAGTCTCCACCAGTAGGTACATCAAATATATAGAATGATTTGATTGCACCCCAGTCCTCTGTAGCTAGAGGGAATAAGACATCAGCTGATAGTTTAGCTTCACCATTTGATGCTACATCAAATGTGATTTCTTGACGTGCATAGCTAGGAGTAGCTAGCTCGACTTTACCTCCCGCTCCATCATCAACTAGTAATGCCAAGTACAGTGTTGATCCTTGTAGAGCGTGATCCAATAACTCATTTCTGAGTGTTACTGATAACATGAGCACTCCTCCTAATTATTCTATTTCTTAGGTAAATTATCGGACTCAGTGAATCCTTTCTCGACAAGTAGCTCATTCACATAGGTGCCATCACTAAGATAGATATCACCTAGCCATCGTCCGTACTTCTCAGTCTTTACAGACCTAATGATTACAGGACTAATGCTAGATAACATCATTTCTTCCATGAACCGTTTAGCTGAATAAGCTAGCTCCTTCTTGATAGGGTCTGAGTCACGTAGTTCGTAAGTGTCGATGTAATTTAATCGGAATCGTTCTTTAGACACTAGGCTGAATCCCATGTCGAGACTAGCATCCAACGTATCTCCGTCAACTACTTTAGTGACCTCAATCACAGGGTACCTCCATAGTCGATCATCGTTCTTGTCGAACTCCTCGATACTTACTACTTGATTACCTATAACTCCTACAGTAGCTTCTTCTGGGTTAGTCGTCATCAAGGTAGCTAGTATACTAGAATTGACCATAGTCAGTACAGTGCTTAGAGTTGTATGAAACCCTAAGTCAACTATACCAGCTATGGTCCTAGTGTCTACTACCCTAATGCTTGACATACGGTAGTAGCGGATATTCATTTAAGTCACCTATTACGGAGTTTGAGTTCCACCATCAGTGCCACCATTACTTGGAGGAGTTACTGGTGGTGCTTCAGGATAGACTCCACCTAAGCTACGTACTACAGCCTTAAGGATCTTAGTCACAAATTCCTGATCGAACTCAACAGTACCTTGCTCGATACGGAATCGGATATGTGGATCTAATTGAGTGAAGTCATAACGTACGTCACGAGTGAATGGTGCCATAGCGTCATGGATTTTCATACCGTCAAATCCACCCATTCCGTAGGTAGTCATCCCTTGTGAGAATCCACCTTTCTTGAAGATACGGAATTGTGCATTATGTTGTGGTCCATAAGTATCTGCAGTGTCAGCTACGAACTCAGCTGCTACAGTGATACCTTCTACAGATGCTTCTTCTGCTGCTAACTTAATTTGATCTAAAGTAATCATGCATGTTACCTCCCATGGGATAGTTGTACTCGACGTATGTGGTTACTCCCTAAGGCTAATTAAAGAATAGACTAGTCTATGCCCTACCACCCTAAGGGCAATTAGACTATCACTCAGTGCAATGCCTCCATTAACCTAATACCTAGCTTATGCCCTATCAGCCTAAGGCTAACTAAGCATATAAGTAACTAGGAGCGGAGAATGGGTCATATGCGAGTGATAGGTAGTCTATGTCCTATCAGCCTAAGGTAGACTAAGCTATGAGTAGTTTATGCCGTACCACCCTAAGGGTGATTAGATAAATGTAGGATGGATGGGGCATGAACGGTGAGAATCAGTGATGATCCTCGAATTCATAGCTTATTACCTCGAATTGGAAGAACCTCACGAGTCCAGCTGGAGTCTAAGCCTTAGGCAACCTATCTACAGCGATTATAGCACGTTCATTAGCACCGTTATAGCTTTAAAAGTTGGTTAATTATCCCTTATTACCCTAATTCTACTCCCAATTAGGTCACTACCACTATGCTCCTACGTTATTATACTAGCAATTAGGTTACTAGTACCACGCTAGTATCTCATCATATTAGCGATTAGGTGACTAGTATTAGGCTCCTAGCTCATTATTATTAGGATTATTAGTGTAGTAGACCTTACTCTATTCAGGATTGATCTGAAGTGTACAAGTGTAGTAGGCATTAGGGAGATAGGCATTATTAGGATAGTTATTAGCATTAGGTGGATTAGGATTAGGTTACTTAGGATTGTTAGTGGGATTATTCCTAAACGGGAGAGTGGGCATTGATTGATTATTATCGTAGTAGGTAGGATTATTTCTAGAGTTGGGAGGGAGGATTAAATTAAAATAAGCTACCTACATATTTCAGTAGGTAGCATCGATTGGTTAGTTTATTTAGATAGTTCATCCAGACGTTCACGGATTGATAATCGACTAGCTTCTTTCTGCTCAGGTGTTCTATAATCATCTTCATAAACTGAACCGAAGAATGGTAGTCCATCCTTCTTAGCTTCTCTTCTACGTAATTCTTGTTCTAAGTCATGTTTCTCTAACCGAGCAGTCTTCTCTGACTTAGATTCAAATAATCCGAATAACATTTATAAATCACTCCTATTTGAATTTCATGTATCTTCCATACGTCCAGTGGAATATTGAGATAGCAATTAATCCTACTATCATACATATTAAGAATGTTAGTTTTATAGCATTCTCGTTGAATGTACCTACCATTCCTGCAATGGATGAGGAGATACCTATGTTTGCTACAGTAAATACTGTCATAAGGAATGCATATTTCGCATCGCTATTTCTCATTCTTATCCTTCCTTTCTATCTCTAGTCTGAGAGTAAATACATCTCCAGCATTTAGGTCAGCACTAGGGTAGTATTCATCGCCTTGACTCAATTCATCGATTGCATTATTTAATGCCTGTAGAAACTGGTTAGCTTGGAGTCTTGTAGAATTCTTAGTTATCCTACCTTTCTCGTCAGCTATTCTAAGGTAATAGGTTTGAGAATCTGGATTGATCGTTACCATTGCTTTTACTTCTATAACTTCTTTAGTCATTGAGGAGTTCTCCCTTCATCTAGCCACTGTTTCAACATCATCATTTGGTCGTAAGGCATACGTCTGTAGTAGACACTGAATGGAACTGGAGTCTCGTTACTTCTCTCACAACTCTTGCAGTACCAATTTGTGTAGACATAGTCGTAATCCTGAGCTCTCTGACTTGCTGGACGATAATCAGGATCAGCTTCCATCCTTTCACGTTCAACTTTGCATGCAGGACACTCCTCACCTTCTAAAAACATACCTACGTAACTGTCAGCTGGACTTGAGCATAACTCTCCATTACAAACTGGCATTTTCATTGCTCCCATTCTTTTTGGATTCTAATTCATTGATACGGTTATGTAATTTATTTATATAATCCTCAATTACTTGACGACTTGTAGGACTCACACAGTCTCTTTCTAGCAATCGAAGTACCTCTCTTTTACGCATAATTAGATAGTCCTCCCTACTCATTTCAGTCTCCTTTACCTTTACAGAGGAGTTATACCTACTGGAGATTGCATCTAACATTTCAGCATTACGTCTAGCTCTAGCTTCATGGTCCTATGTTGTATAGTCACATTTCTGACAAGTTTTGATGACTCCTTTAGTTACCCACTCGTGATCACAATTAGCTAAGAATTCATTTATTGCAGACTCGTTCCTCACTTCATATTTGCACTTAGAACAACGTAGAAGTCTAGTTGGAACTGCATTACCGTAGCTTACATATTTATAATCGTGATCACAATCAGGTTCACGAATTAATACCTCTCTTAACTGTTGACCTATCGTCAATTCTGTATTATTCTCTGAAGATTTAAATAATCTTGACCAAAAACTCATACAAAACCCTCCTCCACGACTATAAACGTCCCACGAACTCCTTACAAGCTTAATTTTAGCCATAAAAAGAGCTACTTCACTTGGAAGTAGCTTCTTTAGGGATTACTACGAGTTCTAGGTCAGTTTTATCCAGAACTTCGAGCAGAGTATCGATACTATAGTTTCCATTCGTGAGAACTGTGAGAACTTTAGGATTATCTTTGTCCTTTACCTTGGATTTATCGTTAGTAAGGGACAACTGGACAGCTTTAGATATCCTAAACTTAGTATTCTTCTTTATATCCTCCATCATAGCTTGCTCTATTTCTTCATTAGTGGCTAGCCTACAATTGTTAATGGAGTACATGATATCTCCATCATATACAGCAGCATTAGTTACAAGTCCTGCTTGAAAAACATAATTATTCTCGATATTCATTACCCAATCGCTTCTAACTATTATCTCCTTGGTAATTTCTAATTCCAGAGGTACGACTATAGGGTCAGGAGGTATGTCAGTATAATCCCAGTAAGTAGAGCCTATAGCTCGATTTAAGGTCTCTACCATCGAATCTAGCTTTATACTGAAATTTAGTAAAGTCCCAGCTTTGATAAGACGGATTCACGAAATAATTATCACTTTTACTATCTTTTATTATGTATAATTCTTCTTGAACATCTAAATCATTCATCAGAGTCCTCCTCTAAACTTTTTATGCCCATTATGTTCATAAGACTGACTCCTTGCAACAATTCATCACTAGCAAACTTGTAACTAGTTAGCGATTTGTACACTGGAGTTAGACTATAGAATACGGACTTTCTAGATATGTTAGAATTGACCTGAAAGTGTGATACTCGGTCAAATTCAGGTAAATCAAGAATTGCTGCTCCAAATGCAATAGCTTCAGAGGCATTTGCGAATACTAATTCTGTGGATTCGCTCATGAATTGCTTTATCGTGAGCTGTACCTCTTCTTTAGTCATTATTTCCTCTTGACTTTTACCTATTGCACTCAAGAATTGATCAAGAACCTGACTACGATAAAATTCTAATGACTCCTGATCTTGTTTCTCCTTACTTTTCTTGATAGCTTCGAACTCCACTACATTATTCATTGAAGTACCCCTCTATTCGTTGATGATATATTCTATGTGTTTAAAAGCTTTAATTATTTTCCCATTAGGAGTTATTATCCAAATAAATTGACCATCTAAGTCTAATACTTTGGATTCACCTGAGGATTTAGCTAAATCATAAAGATACAGAACTCTCTCAGATATTCCTGAAGTAATAGGTAGATTTATGTTGATTCCATAGGCATCCCTAGCTATATCCTCGACTAAATGGGATAGAGGGATATTCCTATCCTGTCTTTCTTTATTAGTTACAAAATTTATCTTAACACTGGAAATAGTTGATGTAGGTATGTCTAGCTCGTCACGACTAACATTCATGACAAATCCCTTAGTTTCACCTTCATTCACAACTATTCGGCATCGATTATTTCCTAGGAACTCTAGAATAGTCACAGAGTCCCCTGCTTTATAATTACTAACGAATTCACCACGATGCTCAGCAGTGCCGTTGTGTTTAAAACTAGCTTTATTCAATTTCGATCACTCTCCGAAATAGCATTTAGTGCATGTGAACTTGTTAGGTTCATTTTCATCATATGATCTTTCAGTCGACTTCATATAATCTGTAGGAGCCAACCCTTCAGCATTTATGTATTCAGTTAACTCATTAGGAGTTTTACCGCATTCACTACAAGTAGGCTCTTTGTCGTACTCTTCGAGAAGTTGGTAAGCTTTAAATGCCTCACTAGTAAGATGCTCAGGTTTTATTAACAAATTAACTCCTCGATATTCGTTGTACGCATAAAAGCTATCTTTATGGAGAACTAGCTCCACGTAGGTTCCTTTATCGGTAGGAATATCCAGACTGTTTCTGTATTTAATTACAACCAACTCCCCATTAGGAGCTTCAATAGCTACATTTCTAGCTACCAAGAATGGGGATCGGCTATTTCTAAGTCCTGTACGGATAGTTTGAATTAAATGTTCACGAATTTTCATAAATATTACCTCCAGTTTTATCAGCGAACCATGTCGCACTTACTTCACAGGTATAAACGTCTGGAGAACGTGAATCAAGTCGATTATTTATTAAATTTTACTCGTGCACTATAACTAAGGGCATCTATACTATCGATTACTATAGGTTCCCTTGTTTTCAATTTAGATACCTCCCTAGCAACTTCTTCTAAAGTATAGGCAGTCTTGAATTCAATACTTCCTTCACAGAATGGGCACTTATCATTATTCTTATGCAATTTATCATGATAAGTTCTGAAGGAACATTCAGTATTTTCAGGCATAGGTAGCAATTCAATATTGCCACTAGTGCCGATGACTCCTATTTTCATATTTGATTTACTCATAATTTCTCATCCCTAACAATAGTAAGTACTACGCTAGCGATATAATTACTGTCACGGTACTCCGTATGGTCGTAGGTAACGAAATTAGCTCCATTCAGAAGAGTTATAGGTTGTCCCTTCATTATTAATTCACTCTTAGGCTTCTCTAACAACATTTTAAGTACAGATTTAGGGTCTAAGTGATCCCAATTAGGAGTAAGAATCCACCTAGCGTACAGATTCTCAGTCTCAATTTCTGTCCATACCCATTCAAGACCTCCTTGTTCAATCTCAGGATAATGTTGTCTAGCTACTCGAAGAGCTGACTCCTTAAATCCCTCCTCCATTACATAATATAACGGAATTAGGATTATCTTAGGTTCAGGTGGAGCTTCGTGAACTTCCCAGTCATTGAAATCTCCTACAACCCATTTAGCAATAGATAAATAGCATTCAAAGCTACATACGTCTCCATAATTCGTACCGAGATACGTATCTCCGACTGCTATTTCTTTACGACAGTCAGAGTTGCAACAGCTAATCGAATTTTTATGCATTCTCAATTTCCTCCGTGTATTTAGTTAATTTAATCCCTTCATGGAAGTTATTCTCATAACGATGCTTATAATCATGTTTAAAAACTACTTCTTTGATACCTGCTTGATTTATATGTTTCATACAATCTGGACAAGGATAATGTGTTACATATAATACAGTTCCTGCAGTTGGGATTCCATATTTAGCACACATCATTAATGCGTTCATTTCAGCATGAATCGTACGCTTACAACCGTTCTCATACATTAAGTCACCAACTTCGTTGCAATGTGGATGACCTGCTATGCTACCGTTGTACCCTTGAGCTACGGTACGGTTGTCCCTAACTATAACTGCACCTACCGATAATCTTGTACAAGTCGAACGACTTGACCATAGCTCCGCTTCATCCATAAATACTTTACTAAAAGGTGGTCTTTTATTCATGATGTTCACTCTCCTTACGAATTCAACAGTATAAACGTTTACAAAGGCTTATATCAGTTTATTGATTGGACTTTAACTGTTCCAGTCCCCAATATATCGATGAAATACCTCTTTCATAGCCATTATTCTTGGGTCTGTAGTATAATCGACCTCTTAATTTATCTGGAAGGTATTGCTGGTTACACCATCCGCCATAATCCTGTAGTTCGTAGTTGTGAGGGTACAAGTACCCTACTCCGTGACCTCGATCAGCTGCACTTTTATAATGTGCATCTTTCAAGTGGTCAGGTGGCGAATAAGCTTGTCCATTCCTAATATCCGCTAATGCATTATCGATAGCTTGGTAGGCAGTATTTGATTTAGGAGATAGACATAGTTCAATAACAGCTTTAGATAAAGTAATTCTAGCTTCAGGTAGTCCTATCCTTTCAGTTATCTGAACTGCTGTTAGTACATGTGTAGCTACTTCAGGTCGAGCTAGACCTATGTCCTCGTCCGCTATAACTAGAAGTCTTCTACAAATACTAGGTAAGTCTCCGCTCTCGATAAGTAATGCTAGGTAGTATAATGCTGCATTAACATCGGAACCTCGAATGGATTTCTGAAATGCTGACATTAAATCGTATAATGTATCCTTGCCGTTATAACCTAGATTCTTGGTACCGCTAACTGAATCCACCATTTCTAGTGTTAGGTTAACAGTCTGCTTAGTTTCTGTATCCGCATTTGTTACAACTAGGACTTCTAGTATATTTAAAGCGGATCTCATATCTCCACCTGATAGTTGTGCAATACGTTCTAGTAAACTATCATCCCAAGTTATCATATATTCAACTAAACCATCTTTATCCTGCAGAGCTCGACTAAGTCCTAAGACTATTTCTTCTGAAGTTAATGGCTTGAGTTCAAATACCGTACATCGACTTAAGATTGCACTAGGAAGTGCGTGGTAAACTGATTCAGTCGTTGAACCTACAAGAATAATCTTACCCGATTCTACGTACGGTAAAAGGTATTCAACTTGGTTCTTAGTGAACCTATGGATTTCATCCACATAAAGTACTACCGAAGTATCTTCTTCCTTGTACTCCTTGGTTACTTTCTCCAAATCTTTCTTACCAGCACTTACAGCATTCAGTTGTTCGAACGGAAGTCCACAACTACCAGCAATAGCACTAGCGATAGTAGTTTTACCGATTCCTGGAGGTCCATGGAGTATTAATGAAGATAGTTGGTTGTTCTTGATCATTTTGTATAGAGGTTTGTCCTCACCTAATAGGTGCGATTGACCTATAACTTCTTCAATAGTCGTAGGTCTGATACGATTAGCTAGAGGTTCATGAAGCATAAAATCATCCTTTGTTCATTATTTCTATACCAAACTTCCTTCACAACTATAAACGTTTAGCAACCCTTATAGGAGCAAGCTCGTAGAAGGCTTCTAGAATTGACAGCGACAGGCGGTTCGCTGAAACCTTTAGGGACTGGCTACAAGGCTTTTGAGCGTTATTACGAGGTAAATTACCCTTTGGCAAGGTTCGCAAGGTGGTATATTATAATAAGGTAGGGATTCGCTCCTACGTCTATGAAAGTTGCTTCAAGCTCGTTATCGAAAATTTTTCCTCAAATTCGAAAAAGGGCGATTGGGGGTGATTAAGGGCGATAATGTGCGGAAACCCAGGGAATTTCACCTCATACGGGGTTATATCGGGGGTGCTTTTTAAGCGAATTTGGGGCATACTTGTCTTGTGGGGGTCGAATTCGGTTCCCCCACTCCTAAAAAAAAACACAGCACCGTGGTTGGTTGCTAAATTAAAACTTGGAGGTTTTTGATAATGGAAAATTTAAAAGAGGTTTTTGGCGAAAAGGTTACTCAAATTGTTAAAGGTGTTTCTCGTAAGTACGGTCGTGAATTTGGAATTGAAACTTCGGACTTGGAACAAGAACTTTGGTTAAAACTTCTTGAAATTTCGGATGGCGAGAAAGTTCCAAATGAAAAAATTGTTGCTCGTACTTCTTACAATAAAGCGGTTGACGTTTACCGTTATGAAAGACGTCGTTGGGATTCAAAGACAGACATGGTTTCAGACGAAACGGTATCTGCTTGGGCAAGAGAAATTGGAAATTCAAGAAATCCTTTGATGGCTGAACGTCCTTTCCGTCAACCTGAGAAATTCTTCGAAATCAAGGAAATGGTTGAACAATTCGAAATTGGTTCTAAGGAACGTAAGTTCGTTGTTATGAAAGGTTACATCGAAGGTGTGTTTGAATTGAATGAAGCAGTTGAACTTGAGCCAACAATCGATGCAGAGCGTTTGGTACATATGGAAGACAGTGAACACAGAATGGCGAGAGAGCTCGGATGGTCGAGTTCTGGTAGCGGAAGTTACCGTTCTATGAAAAAGAAAGCTCGTAAGATTGTTCGTTCATATTTCGGAGAGTAAGGTAGGGGATTAACCCTACCTCTTTTTTACTTCTTATTCTTAGCTAGTTTAGTAATTACTCCCAGTCTCACTAACTTGAACTTGCCTTCTAACTCCTTATACTTCTCAGGGAATCGATTATACTGTACCATTCGATTCAGAGTAGTTGCAGGAACTTCGTACCCATCTTCTCGTAATGCCTTCCTCAAATCCGCCAGTCCTGCGTACTCGATACCTTTATATTCAACAATGTTGGATCTAGTACGTTTATTCTTTTCAATAGCTTCAGGACTATGAGCAGCTAATCTCCCACCATGCCTAGCTTTATCCGTAGCTACTCGTCTACGTTGGACTTCAGGTTTACTAGCCATTTCGATTGACTTCTTCCTAGCTTCAGGTGTATGGAATCCTAAGGAACCATAACGTTCTACTTGAGTAGCTACTCTCTTAGCTTTAGCTTCATCTGTTTGGGATGCTTCATTAGATTTAGCTCGAGCTTCAGGTGTATGGAAAGCTAAGCTACCGTATTTGTCGATTTGGGATTGAATAGCCTTTTCTCTATATTTAGGGTCGTTTATAGGGAGTATTCCATATCTTCTCCTCATAGTCTCCATACGTTTTGCGACTACATCCGGATCATGAGACCTATCTCTCCAGTAATCAACATGAGTTGCTACGTTGTAAACTTGATCACGACCTAACACTTCAATATGTTCTCGAATAAGCTCGTACTCCAATTCTCGTAGGTCATTCTCGTCCTCCACCTTACAGATAATACTTAGTTGGAAGTTACGTTTACCGTATTTATCTATCTCAGAGTAGAATGGTCCAGCTGCATCCCCTATTTTAGCCATATGGTAGTCCATTCTAACTTGTCCACTTTGAGTAGAACTACCTATATAAACTTTACCATTAACGAGATTTGTGATCTTATAGACTTCTCCCATTTAATCACCTCTCTCCTTGTTGAAATAAATTGTACCCTCCATCGAATTGATTAACTCCTTTTCAGTTAGCTTGTTCATTTCGTATTGAAATACTTTAAATAGTAATCGACTGAACCATCCGCTAGCTATTTCATAATCAATCCTCTCGATATGTACGAATTCAAACTCCTTCTCCAGTAGCTTTATCAAATCATGACCTAATATTTTACTAGCGAATATCTTGACTCCTACTGACCCATCGTCTCTCAAATTAGTAGTTAGTCCTACGCCATGTAGTCTACCTATTCTTTCGATATGATCCATTTCTTCCTGAATGCTCATAGCTGTCATTAATCCTATCATTTAACTAAGGCTAGTAATGCTTCAGCTTTACTTTTCAGGAGTCTGCAATAGGATTCATCGACTGCCATTAATTTGATATCGTTACCTAGAGAATCTGAAGTATCTACTAATCTAGTATCAAGTTTAGTTAACGTATCTAGAACTAGACTAGAATTATTTACAACGACTGAATACTCAATTAATACTTTATTAGCAGTAGCTCGTGCGTCCAATAATGTAGAATAGCATAAAGGTCTACCTAATTCTTTGTCCTCGTGCATCCCAATAATTTCATCCAAATGTTCTACCAATTCTTCTGTATGAGTCTTAGCTGTAATTGCCATATCGTATGTTCTCCTCCTAGATGTCTATTTATCTACAGGATACACCTGCTTCACCAATATAAACGTTCAAAAGGACTGAATCCAGCGGATCCAGTCCTCGGTACTCCTAGTCGTGGAGCATACACCTCATCCACTTAGGTTTGTATATTTTAATTTCGAATCTACCTAGGTAGATATTTACATATTTACACCAGAACTGTACAGTCCATTGTGGTGTACAATAACTTTTAGTTCGTAGCCATTTGAATGAGATAGGGCTATTCCATTTAGTCCTAAAGAATCTAATGTAGTGATCTTCTTTCAAGTATAACCAGTTCATATAAGAATCCTCCTTGGTATTTTTATTTGAGTAATCGAATATACACTTCTGGCTGAATATGAGTGAATCTCTCAGCTTCAATACTTATAGTTTGACCTTCCATGCCTATTAAAGTAATTACTGCAGGATTTATGTGATAAATTAGATACGTACCTGATACGTTCTCTACTTTATTATCATCCTCATCCTCGGTATATTTAGGATAGTGAACTATCTCTACAGCTTTGCCAACTTTGAATACTTCAGTATTGAATCCTAAAAAGTTAGTAAACAACTTTGGTTCCTCAGGAGTTGAGACTACCTGAGTATTATCTATGTAATCCGTTCCCCTAGTTAATTGACCATCTTTACCTATTTGGTTGAAAATACCTAAATCCCCCATTTGTATCCCCCTATCTAACAAACTGACCCAATAATGGGTCAGTACCCCATCATCCGTTCAAAGGTTTTGATTCATCCGAATCCTCATTTACAGCTTTGGTACGATCCAGTTTATCTTTCATAGGATTCGGTGCCTGTATTTTGATTGCTGCATATAGCAAAATCAAAATTATAAGTCCTAAGAGAATAACGATGGACGAACCAATTATTGCTACTACGTTACCGACTTCCTTAGTCATTTCCATTGATAACTGTGTATTTAATTGCGTAGCTTGTGGAGCGGATTCTGTAATATAGTCATCTTGGGATTTATAGATTTTGTTAATCTTATCGACTCCATGTTTATCGATATCACCCAATTTAGTTCCTACTATAGCTAAAATAATTATTGCAGCGATCACCATTATAGTATCAGTAATTCTAAATCTAGATTTCATTTTAAACTCCCCCATTTACTTATTTAATGATAACTTAGACTTTACATTAGCAATCCAGGAGTGAGCTGCTATGACTGGATCTTGCTTCATTGCAGTTGACTTCTTAAATTGCTCATAAGTGTACTCACCTTGCCCAAATTTATCGACGATAAGTACCAATTTAGCTAGTTCCTCGTCTGTACCCCACCATTTGACTTCATTTACAACATACGGATTGTATTTCAATATCCTCTCACCTGGAGCATTAGTCCCAGTTAACCTGAAAACTTGTATGTCGTACGGCTCCCATTCATCACTATATAGGTAGAATTCCTCAACAATTAGTGACGATTCTCTGTCATTGTTAACGATGTCGAACAACTTAGTAGCTAATTTATTCACAACTTACCCTCCTGCAACTGATAGAACAAATGGTATTTAGTGCAGTCGTCTTCCTCGTTATCCAAATTGATTTCATCCGCTGAACTATAACCTGATCCATTAATACTTCTTACAGGTTTACCATCTCTCCATACCTCTAACCAAACAGCTATTTCTTCGTCACCCTCATACTTTTTACTGATTCTAACTAGCTCTTTCTTAGCTAATTCAGAGTCAGTACCTACGTGAACTATGTCGGACGAACCACCTCCTCCAAATTCAGGGCATTCCCATGCTGAAATAACGTAAATTTCCATATAATTACCTCCTGATGTAATTCTAAGTTGTTGTGTAATTAAGTCAAAACTAATACATAGTATTAAATCTCTCAAGCTCAGACTCCAAATTCATAAGTTTGAGTTCAAGTTGTAATTCTATAGTAGTTAAATTCTTTAATTCTTTGTCTCGACGTTGGCGAGAATCCTTATCCATAGAGATATTCCCTAGCATGTACTTTCTCTTCGATTTAATATTACCTAACTGAGACTGCGTATCTAGGATTTCGGACTTTAGTAGCTCAATAATTGACTCCCTAGACGCCATGTCTTTGATTCTCAACTTTCTCGATCTCCGACAATTGACGGAATAATACTTCTCTACGATTCCGTACTCTTTCCAGAGACTCCTCAGTGCTTTTAGGTGATTCATTAATATAAATCATCAAGTTGGACTCTTGAATATCTAATTCGGATAATTCTTCATCAATTAATTCCTTTTGCATCTCTATTAAAGTCATTTATTTCCACTCCTTGAAGTTACTATCCCAAAAAGGACTTACACCAATATAGACGTTCGAAGGACTCGTATCAAGCTTAGAATGGATAATCTAAGTCATCAATATTCGTCCATCCAACTACCACTAACCTCGAATCGTCCCTTACTTCTGTTTGAGGTATCCATTTATCTTTCAGATTACTAGGCATAAGCTGTAGGTATCCTATTGATACCAAATGAACCACTTTATTTAAAGTAGTAGGATTGATTCCATGCAAATTAAACATAGAATCAATCATTCTATTCAATTTGTAGCTAATCTCACTCAATCGTTGCTCCTCCTTCAAGGTATTTCCTCCTTGACCTTGGACCTCGAATGTGATGTAAGGCTACTTGCTGTATAACTGATAACTCCCCAGTAACTTCCCCTAAAGTCTTATCCGTAGCTAATCTAGGAGCTTCAGGACTGCCTTCTGAATAGAATGAACCTACGGTATCCATTATCTCCTCAAATCCTTCTAGCATACCATTGATTCTACCAATTAGTTGGTCAACTATGTGAGTTTTAAGGGTATAATCATAGGTAGCACTGCTCGGTTCGATTTTACAATTCTTGAGAGTATTTTGAGAGGCATGGATTAGTGCTTTATTGCTCAATTTAGGGTACAGAGCCTCAAATCCTGCTGAATTAGCTCTAACTGTCAAATATTCCTCAAGCGATAGCGACTGGTCAGGTATCGAATCCACTTCAACTTCCCTACCATTTATCGTAACGTGAGGTTTCTCTTTATTAGTGAGTTTACTGAAATCCACCATTAGGATTCCCTCCTTAAACATTAAAATAGCTCGACTGAAAGTCAGTCGAGCAACGTTTCACAAGTATAAACGTTTCAGAAGCCTTAATAAAGCTTAATTAACATTGATGTATCTCTAAGATGCTTATCAAATTTATAAAATACGCCTAAATTCTTCGTCAGGAGGTATTACTACTTCAAAAGCTACGTCCTCCCTTAATTTATCCGTAACTGTAATAGGGATGTCCTTGTAAGTCCTAGGTAGCACTAGCTCCTCATTTTGATCCTCATAGTTAAGGACTGCAGTCAACATAGCGTAGCTACTAGGAGTCAGAAGGATTCGATCAGGCGTGATTCCTGCATCCTTATGATTCTCTAATATATTATCTAGAGATATGACAATTACTTTGCATAAAGAGTTATAAGTTATCTTACGTTCAGTTCCACTTATGTCCCACTGAGTTATCATAAGCTACCTCCTGGATTTACTTTCAAGTATTGGTAGACTCTGTAGTCCAGTGGCTCATTTTTATCCGTAGTAACTGCCAGCCTTCTTGCAAATTCATACATATACGGTATATAGCTGTTAGCCAGAACCTTATTGGAGGTGTATGATTCGTATTTATTATAGTAATTATCGAACTCTTTTCTAACTGCACTAAATATGGATGATAGGATATCTAATCTCCCTAAATCAGTGACTTTACCTTTATCTATGACGAACGAGTGGGATTTCTTCACCTCTAATGCGTACATAGGAATATCTTCCTTATGAGCCCCACCTCTCAGGAAGGACTGAACCTGATCACTATGCCAAGAGTTCCATCTTAAAAATGCCATACGTTTCTCAGGCACTGAATTAACTGTATTGCCTTTTAATCCGATAACTGCATGTTTATATATATCACCTAGATAGACTTCTTGGTTCCCACCTCTAGTCTCATATAAGTGACCTATTTTGAGTTCGGACTTAGGTATTGGTTTCATTTCGTGCTTAGGTTTCTCTTTTTGTGCCTTAATATAATACTCTGAACCTACTCTGATAAGGTGCACTTGCGAGGACTTCCTTATAAAAGTATAAGTCCCTTCCAACTTACCACGATTAATACTCGAATTAAGTAGAATATCCATTAAGGAATCTTCACGTAAGTCTACTCTGAAGGACTTATCTTCTACTTTGATAACTACTTGATAAGCTCTTCCACCTTGACCACGTTTGTCCAGATCAATTAATACTACATCCTCAAATTCATTACTGAACTCGAAGATGACTGGTTCAGTTCTTTGGAGGTCACTAGCCCAGATACGAGCAGTATAGTCAGATTTAGCTCCTACTTCGAGCGGGAATGCGTGATAAGCATTAGGGTTATCTTTCTCTTTAGGTTCAGGTTTGCAGTAGAATAGGACTTTGTCGAATGTTTTCATGATGTTCCCCTCCTAAGCCATTTCTAATATTTAATGAGAGCTATCCCTCGAAATACCGTTCATAGAGAATCCTACAGTATGCCCAGACTTATTGAATTTGGAAGATAAGGATCTAGGTATCTTAACGATGACCTCTATCTCTTCAGGACTAACGTCTTCAACCTTAGTCACAATTGTCCCATCGGATTGGGACTTGCCTACCGAATCCACCCATCGTTGACGTAGTACACTAAATGGTACAATATGACCTGGACCTACGATTAAGTCACCTTGAACTTTAATTTTATGAACGACAAAGTCTTTAGAGATATTGTCAATCCACTCACTAATGTCACGAGCGAGTTTCTTGTTAGTAGTATAGTCCCTATAAGTTTTTAGTGCACGAAGTGCTGCAGGGTCTTGAGCAGGACTTAATACAAAAGTTGGTCTATCTACTGTTTGTCCATTTGAATTATCGATTACTGTATATTTGTTATATAATCCTCTATCTTGATCTCTCATAAGATGTATCCTCCTTGAAGTTATATTAATTTGATATTTGGTGGCAACTTATTACCCATCCCCAGTAACTCCAACCCTCACCATTTTGACCTTTTCTTAGGTATTGAGGGTCGTCGAATTTAGGATTAATTCTCAACCATTCCTCAATTGCTGAGTCTTTATCTGAAGAATAGATTGTAGCGTGGTATTCGTCATGGAATCCTGGATCTTCCATAAGTCCTCCCATAGTTATGTATACAGAGAACCTCTTATCTCCAGGTTCTGGAGATGTTTTAGGTCTACGTTTAGTTATAACTTGTCTCAAATCAAAATCCATTATTATACCTCCTACCAATTAGGTAACTTAGTTTTCTCATGCAAAATGAATCTATGCACTGCTCTTAAGTATTTCAATTCCTTCTCGATTTCTTTCGAGAAGACTCCATGCTGACGCTTGAATTCTAGTTTCTGCTCACGTAACTTCTTGATACGATTCTCAGTCTGAATAATTAAATCCACGACTAGTCCCTCACATTAATTGCTACATATAAGTGATGGTTGATTACATCCATACATTTTACTAGATTATCAGCGACCTTGTCCTGCTTATTGAAGTTACCATTCTTAGCAGTGATACATTCCCTTAAGGCATCTGTTAGATGAACTAAAATCTGAATCATAGTTCTATCATTTAGAAACTTGAATAAAGTATGTAGATTGTACAGATAAATAGCTTTCTGCCTACTCATACCACCTGACATTATCGTAGCCTCTAAATCGATGTCATTTGATCTGAACCATTCCTTTATCTTGTCTTCATCCTGAACATTAATCATACGAGCTAACTCAGGAATAGGTGTACTCATAAGTTTCTTCTGTATGATCGGATCTACGTCTTGTGCCATTATGTTCTCCCTCCTCGAAGTTAACAACTTACTCAAGAGTATAAACGTCTGATAACCCTTAAAACAGCGAAAGTCGGAGTATCTACTCCGACTTACGTTCACCATATGCTTTCTCTAGAGCTTCGATAATCTTATCTCCAGATTCAGGATTTACTTGGATATAAAAGTTCTTGATTTCCTCAGTCTTTCTGAGTCTTTGCTGAATTGTTATAAAATAATAGAATGCAAGTGCTAAAGCTAAAGAGTTTGACCATATTAACACGTCTAATAGCTGTTTAGCTAGAAATACGTATTGAAATTGGACTATAAGTGTTGCTAGAAATATACACACTACCATTTTTACGAATGACCGAGTGTATGGACTACGATAGAATCTAGTTAGAAGTTTCTTCATGATGATCTCCTTTGTTTTTGTTCGATTAAGACGTACGATAGCATTAGAAGATTGGTAATACCAAAAGCTGAAGTCATGATAAGTAGAAGAATATCTCCTTCTTGGAAACAGTGAACCTTACAGTGATCTAGTCTTACAATTATGTAACCGATAGGGTACGTAGTCATCAACGCTAGTACCACTATCAATGTTACTTTAAAGAACAGTTTCATGCCAAGAGATTATCGACCGAGAACTCTTTCTGCATTCTATCAGTATAATCTTTTACTCGACTAACCACGTTCCTAAGTTTCATTTCCTGATTCACAATAATTTCGATCATTTCATCTTCCGTATACTTTATGAACTTACCTTTTGAGTAGACGTGTGCACGTCCATACATAAATGCAGCTACGCTTATTTCGATGTCTTCATCGTCTGGATCTTGCTTACCAATATTCTTGATATATTCATCTAAATCAGGTACAATTTTAGCCAATTTCTCCCTATTTTCTGGAGTATCTTTGACTAAAACGTACTCAAGTTCTCCTCCAGATGCAGAGCTCTCAGTAATCTCCATGGAGTTGATTAATTCTATTATTTCATCCTCAGTCAATGTTGTATTACTTGGCATCGTTATCCCTCCTGATATAATAGAAATTCTGTAGATGTTAGATTGGTATTAGGTGGGAAAATCCTGATAACACTGGAGTTCGTAATTCCTTCCTTTACCAAATATTTGACTTGACTCTCAACTGAAGCTTTATCATTGAGCCATTCTGACTTACTCTCACCTTGTCGATCCATATAAACTAATAGCCACTGATCCTTCTTGTTGTCCAAAATAAATCCTCCTCTCCGAGCAGTTTACACAAGTATAAACGTTCAGAGAGGAGTAATCCAGCCTTATTTGGAATATTGATTGAAGTAACGATCAATCGTATTTGAAAGAATCTCGTATAGTTGACTATCGATCTTGAATCTACCACGATTAGTCTCTAGACTTTTCTTGATGTCTCCATCATTATGTCTTAGAGTTGCAGCTTTCCAGTCACATATCATTTCGACGAGGTCGAGTAGATCCATACCGTTGATTCCATTCTCGTAGTGTTCAGGATGATGAGAATTCATCTGGTAATGGTGGTTCAATGCGACTTTCATACCTTCTAAGGACTTAAAGTACTCCTCAGAGCCATAAGTCGTGTTAGCTAATTTAGGAGTATATTCAGTGAATGTCTCCAATTCAGGTGACTCTAGCTTGGATGCATCATGAACAAGTCCTCTGATTATAATCTTATTAGCCATTTGTGACATATACTCCTGAACATGTTGAATATGTTCTCGAGTATCTCTTACACAATCTTCTTCAGTATAACGTCTTGATTTATTAGTTTTTACGAGATTATCGATATTGGATTGAGTGTAAGCTATTGCTTCCCTCTTCATAGGTACACATGTGTTTTGACTACCACACATATGACAGAAATTAGAGTTATCGTCTTCACCATAACTTATACCTACTCCAAAACATCTGGTACAAAATGGTAGAAGCTCTTCTGGATCTAGTCCTTGATTCTCCTTAAACATTAGTAGTATCCTCCTGTCTATTCGTGATCAATTTTGATTGTATTTCTTTGAATTTAGTGTCGAGTCCAAAGTGACGTAAATTCCTTAGTAACTCAACTGCTTGTTTATCAGTCATTCTGTGCCAATTGTTCTCTAGCCACTGGACTTGCTCCTTAGTTGGACTGTACTTCTCGTCCAAGTTAAGAAATACGTGGCATCCATGGTCACCTATCTTATTATTAATCCAAGGACTTATCCCAAATTTAATGAAGTCGCCTAACCGATTTGAGTTTATGTTACGGACATCTAGTTTATATTTCTCAACTAGTTTCTGAGCTACAGTGTCATGTTCTTGATGACGACATTCATAGAATTGACCATCTGGAGCTAGGTAACCTGATAGTCCGTAATCCAGGTATTTATCAATGCCTACATACCTACGGATATTTACAACATAGTCAGAGATATAGCTACCTTCTCGGACTAAGTCCCTTTTACGAGATAGGTAATTCTCGACTAACATATCATGACTAGTTTCATCCTCACAGAACTCATTGAATCCCCTAAGAGCAAGGCTTACCGCCTGAACTAGTTCTTTTGCTCTTTTATCATCCTTTAACTCTAGGGATCGATCCAGGAGTGTGAATAGGTATTCAATTTGAGATGAATCCCTATTATAGTCGTGGGTATTACATCCTAATGACCTGAACTTATCATAATAGTACTTATTCGTGCTGTCGAAAATAGCCTTAAGAGCTACACTAATATTCAATTGCGTTACATCCTCTTCAATGAAGCCATGAGTAACTAGAGAATGAATCATGAATTCATCCCAAGTATATAGTCCTTGAATAAGAGCGATATACTGACCAGGAGTTACAACTCGAGGACTATTAGTATGAATTTCTATAGATGAATCACCCGATCTCTCAATAACTATGTACCCTTTTCGAGTTAGGAATTCTAAGCTATCAATAAATCTATCATCTGACCTGGACATACTAGCTTTCTCAACTCGTAATTCCCTACTATTATAGATGCGATATCGAGATAGTTGCTCAGCAGTGAACCCTTCACGGGATGTTACTGTACCTTTAGGTGATATAATCGTAGTTATCATAATTTCACTCCTTCTTGCAATTATCTACAATAATCGACGGTATTGTTACCTTAGAAGTATCTACTTCCACATATTTGCCATTATACGTAGTAAATATATTTACTACAGGATTAGTACTGTGGAATCCAAATGATTCTACTAAAGTCTCCACTAGACTATTGATGTTTATAAATTGTTCTCGGGATTTCATCAGACTTAAAGCTTTATTATAGATCTCGGCAAACTCTACAGCAGTGAATTCCTTTTCATGACCTAGAGTCACTTGATCGTAGTCTTCAAATTCTCCCTCATTTATCATATAATAGAAGGTGTTAGGCATTTAGGTATCCTCCAAGTTCTTCCAGATTTGTAGTTCTTAAGGACTAACGGTTGATCAGCAGCAGTATCTGTAACAAATGCATCTAAATCTTTAGTTCCTATATAAGAATATAGATCCATTAGGTCTATTGCGGTAATGTTTGGTAAATCAACCACAATTATGTCGTACTTAGAACCACGTGACACTATAGTAATCTCCTCGACTAAAGAACAAGGTTTATCAGCTGCTAAAGTATGAATAGCTTCGAACTTATCCTTCAACTTCTTCTTTAGTATGTCACAATGAAGATTGGATTGAGTTACGACAAGAATTTTAGAAGTACTTACTGCCCTTTCACTAAGAACATTGACTAGGAACGTAGTCTTACCAGAACCTAGTCCTCCCTGAATAATGTTAAAATTCACGATGTCTCCTCCTAGAAGTTTTATTTTATCTTAAAACACTTGAGTAGTGATACTCCATATTTATCGATACCTAGATTTACTTGCCACTGTTCCACTCCGTGATTCGTAGCATCTTCGATACGTTCTCGTATTTCAGTTACACGCTCTCCGTCATGTTCAGGTGGCTGAAACATGTCAGCATCGTATGTAAAACAAGTAATGACAATAGCTCGACTTCCATCAACTGTTAATTCTCCTAGCTGAGCATAATGTTTGAGGAGTCGATCCACACTAAGGCTATGCTTGACTCCTCCCTTAGCTTTAGGATGACCACTACAGTCAATCATAGCTAGCATAGTTTTGACTTCAACGTAATCCTTATCGTTAACTTTGAAATCAAGACGAGACTTACCTACCTTGACCTCAGGCTTTACCTTATCTACATGGGAGAACATAGATAGTTCATTGTTAGATAGGAAGTGCTTGATATATCGATTGGATTTGGATTGATTGATACCAATCCAAGACTTGTCTTCTTTATCGATAGGGTCAAGAGAAAATGCTTCTACAGTATATGGAGTCTTACGTCCACTAGCTGCTTTAGATAATAGACAAGGTATGTCCTCGAATTTAATGTTACCAATACGTCCAGTCGAAGGGCAGTGGCACCTAAGGACTTCACCATCGATCAATACCTCCATTATGAATCGGTTAGGTCTTGATTTGATTATACCTTCGACTAGTGGTTCTTTAAATAGGTATTTCATTGTAAAATCTCCTCTATAAGCTATCTACGTATTCATTGACAGCTTTATTCAAATTGAAATCCTCATCTGGATTGTTAGTTATCGTAAACTCCTTGGTCTCATATGTACTAACTATCTTCATAGCAACTACGTGCTTAGAGCCTATGTGGATAGTTGGAGACACATAGCGGACTTTAAGTAGTCCTAGTTTCTTGCACTTCTTCATAAAATCATTGAATTCTTGTACATTCATACCTACACGTGGCATCGAATCACTCCTATCCTTGAATCAAGATTACCTGCTCGTTACTAGTCTTGTCCTGTTGATATACTTCGACGGAATAAGGAGTATGATCAAATGCATCCTTAAAGTGCTTAGTTTCCTTCTTGATACTAACCAATCGGCAGTTAGCATCAACTAGACTATAACCCATTTCCATTGTATTACTTGTAGGTGCTACAATTTTAGTACCTCTAGGCAAGTCCTTGGTCATCTCAATGAATTCCCCTAGTGTTAATTCCTTACGCATTACTAACTACCTCCCTAGATTTAATAGATCCAAACTCTAGTTCTTCCTCGTCTAGTGCACCTACAGCTTTCATTGTAGTAAACAATTCAGCTATCATAATACGACATTGACGTTGCAGTACTTCATTAGTAACTTGAGCCTCAACATCATTGTCCTCCTTAGCTTCCTTATACTCGTTAATCAGCTTAGTCTGCCTATCAGTATATCTGTACATTAATTCACGTAGTTCATTCTGCTCGTTAGTAAACGTACGTTTAATCATTATTATCACCTCGATTTTTATATTGGGGATAGACTCTATAGAACATATCAACTACATTCACGTAGTAACGTCCATCCTCCTTGATAAGTATACCTGATAGAAAATCAAGTAGTCCATTAATATCCTTAACCTCAATACCTTTAGTGTCCAGTGCCTGTTCAAGTTCATCAGAAGTAAATCCATCTTGGAGCTCCCATATAGTATCAATCAATGCTTTATATAGATCCTTGCCCATAAGTTAGTCCTCCTAATCTAAAATGAATTATCTAATGAACTATCCTTAGTAGACTCTGAAGTACTCTGTTCCTTTATAGGTGAAGTCCCATCGAGGTAATCCTCTACTGGAGTACCATCAGGTATATCCTTACACCCAACAACTTGTCCTCGACTATCATATACTGGAGTAGAGAATGAATCCTTGGATCTAACATGTATGTATAGACAACCTGTCCGTTCATCAACTATGTACTCCGATGTCGTAGTCCAGTTGACATTCTCTAATTTAGTTACTCGATAGTCCTTAGTTGATTCAGCTTCACTCCTAATTTCAGAAGCACTACATGCTACAAGGAATAGAGCAAGTAGTGCTAGTACAGTAAGTTTCTTCATTAATGATTACACTCCCTTTGATGTAACGATAAATGGTGTACCATCCCAAAGTTGATCAACTATTTGACGTACAGTTGTAAGAGTAGAGTCACTCTCACTAATACGGACTTGATAGTCAAATGGGACAGTTTCTATCTCATCATAGGGATAGAGCTCATCGTCGGTGAGACCAGTAAGGTTCTTGTACCAATCAATAGCTTCATCGAGAGTATATGCAGCGACGGAGTCGCAATCGCATAATTGAAATACAAGTACATCTTGGAGACCATGGGATTCGGCGATTTGTAATTCGGGCATTAAGTGAATACCTCCTTAGTATGATAGTAAGTTGGCTCGGTTAGCCATTTCAGGTCGGCAGTTAGTTAGTATAGTCGGTCGTTGTTATTAGGAGCATTATTGTCGAGAATACGGCGATAGCCGAAATTATAATTAATTGACAAAGTAACGACCGAATATGCTTCTTTGATGTCGACTTGATGTTAATCTTACGGAACGAGCGTAGCCACCAAATACATAACATTGCGATAGCAAACCAATAATAAGGAAGGCTAGGCAAGGAGTAGATGGAATATTGCATGTCGACGATCACCTCCTATAGAGCCGACGAATAGGTAGGCGTTACTAAGATGACCACATAGCTAGTGAGTCGGGGTGCGGGCTAGGTGGGCATCAACTTAGTGTATTGGCAATCAATGTAGGTCAAGGGCAGGTCAACTACGTGATGGGCAGTTGATGGGCGATGACCTAGGTGATTGAGCGATCAAGTAGGTGATGGGCGATTGGGCGAATCAACTACTAGTACTGGGTAGTGAGCTTCTTGTTATTCTCCTCCGCTTGACGAGATACGGATGGGTCGTCGAGTGCTCGATTGGTACAACTCGAACACATACCATCAAATAGGTGACGATCAACCGTAGGGTCGGGTTTATTACAATAGGAACAACGTTGCATAGGTGAGTACCTCCTTGACTATGTGAGAAATGGGGAAAGATCACGCTCGAATTCGAGCGGATAAGGTGACGAGGTCACCAAAAATATCGCTTCCCCATTTAAAACCGTTGTTTTCGCTCGTGGCGGGCGGTTTCACCATTTCGGTATTTTACAAGTACCAAAGTTGACTTTAGGAGTACCTACGAATACATCAACGTACTCAGCAGGATAAGGGAAATCCCCATCTAGATGTCTATTGATGTAATCTACCGCATCTCTAGCCCACTTCTCGACTTGAGCTTTAGGAATACTTGTATCTTCAGGAATTCTTTTCCATTGAATCCTACCCAATAAAGTCTTCTCAGGTTTCCTGATAATCTCTGTTACGATTTTATTAGGTCTAGGTGACGTTGGAAATGAAATAGCCATCAACCATATAGGTTTGTTAGGATTGCTACCTTCACAAATATCTACATAAGGAATTTTGGTATACCTATCTTCAGGATACGCTCTGAATATGTGTTTTCGCATGTATTATCATCCCCTTAATCGTTGAATGGAGTATCTTGGACTCGAACTGAACCAGATGGGCATCCTTCAAATGCGTCAAGTACATCGTCCACTAGTTCTTCTGGGACTGGTATCTGACCTTTATTTTCATCAAGGGTTGAGTAGGCTAAACCTTCATCGTCATAGTCGTATACATCTGGAGCACTCATTCCACATGCACCACAAGCAATGCACGTGTCACAATTGATCCTAGTGAACTTAGGCATTATATCACCTCCTTAAATCACTCCTTCCACAAGTCCGTATATATTTTCTTGCCATTTATGATATCCAATCTGGATTGGTAGAGGACTTTCAGCCTCTTAGCTTTATGACCAGTACCTCTACCAAACTGTCTGACTAGAGCTTTACGTAATCCAGACATATTATCCATTTCAAGAGACTTCAATACGAGTCCCCTATTATCGATAAGTTCCAGTTCTTCATTTAATTCTTTATCAAGTTCTTCTAAAGTAACCTCTCTATAAAGATTCATAAATCAGTCCCACTCTTCCCTAGGAAGAACTTCGTACCTAGTAGCTGAAGTATTAGCGAACTGTTCATCAGCCATTTTAATCGACGATAACGGCACTGAAACTTGGAAGTTGAGTCCTGGAATATGTTGACTTGAAAGGTAAGATGACTCACCTCGTGATAAATTTGACATCTCTCGACTATTTCCCCACAAAGTTATATAAGGTACTTGTTGAGTATTTGACGATACAAGTTCATCAAGTTTCAAACTTATCTTACCTAACCTTGTGACAATAGACTCATTAGATACTGAACTTTCATTTATATCAGCCATGCAGTCTACTATTTCGTGTGACAATTGTTTCAGGGTTTTCTTCATTCCCATTAGGAACACCTCCGTATTATTATCGGATATTAACTGCAGGAGTTGTTACGACGGATTTAGCTCCATATAACTTCGGATTGTCTAGTATCGTATTATCTATTTCAACTTTCAGAGCAGTCCATATATCAGAAGATTGACCATTTACTACTTGATCATAAGCTTCATCGATACATCTGGATAAATCTTTCAATTTTCTCTGACTTTTACGGTACTTTATTTCTTTCCTAATTAAGTGAACTGTAGGAATACTGACTGACGCAATAAACACTGTTGTCGTTAACATACTGATTCCTCCTTTGGTTATCCACCTCTCCAAACATATAAACGTTTCAGGGACTCCAAAAGAGCCAGTGATACTGACTCTTAGTGGTTATGTTCAGGATTAGTACAAGAACCATCCCTGCAGTCCTTAATCTTTCTATTAATCCAAATCATTAAGCAAGATGTAATAGCTTCAGTTATATCGAATCCTCGACCTGAGTAAGCTGTACCTCCGCCTACCCATAACATTACTGTTGTGAGTCTTCCACCTTTCTTAATAATCTGATACCTTGATACTTTCTCTAATATCTTTTCTGCATCGACAATGTTGGAAGAATAACGAGGTACGATAGATTCTTTGCCATTTGGTTCTACTCCATATAACTCTCCATCGACCGTAGAAAAATTAGTCCATCCGAATAAATATTGAGCGATGTCTTGATCCTTTTCTCTAGACATCATTACTACCTCCTATACAATGAATTCTAAAGTTAAGTATTCTATAGGATTAACTGGAAACATCAAGAATTGATTTGACTTTAAGTCGTATGAAGTTTCAACTACTTTGATTTCCTGATAGTTATAGAAGTGAAATCTATTAGCCTCAGGTATTTTCTTAGCTAACCCTAGAGTTAACATACTAATTAACTCAAAATCTGTATGACGTAAGTCTACTCTGAAATGACCTTCTGTATCCTCAATAGCATTTACTTTAATATCTCCATCTTCTATCAATTTATCGGTAGACTCAACTGCTAATTTGATAGTCAAGTCTACAGCTATCTCTTCAGAACTAGGTTTCTTACCTTCAAGTTCAGTAACATTCTCTGTCACACTATCTATTATATGATTAACCAATCTTGTAGTTGTAATATTGTTATACATTTTAAGTACCCTCCAGAATTATCTATATGTATTAATTAAGTATTATTATTAATTAATGTACCGATATCAAACTTTAGATACACATAAGTTTGATATCAATCCATCAATTAGTTCAGTCTTCATTGACTCAGGTAGAATTTCATCCATGAGTAATTGTTCTTGACGAAAGGTACTTTCAGATATGATTAATGATTGAATATACTCTGATAATTCGCATTCTTCTATGATACTCCAGCACGTTGGAGATTCTTTTAGAAACTCAATTGCACTATGTACGGATTCTATGAACGAGTCGCCTTTTCTAGTTGCGGATTCTATGTAGTCTACAGCAATTCTGATAACGAAGAGAGCTTTACTGTAGTCCATAATTTCCTCCTTGGAATTAGAGGTGGGTTAGTGCCCACCTCCCTATTATTTATTAAGCTTGATTTTCTGAAGGTGTATATGCTACGAAGAAGTTACCCCAATCATCACGGTGAGCTTCTGTAGTACCAAATCCCTTCTCAGGATTAGCAGGTTCAACAGTTAAGGACACTCCACATTCACGGCACTCAACTTCACTAGTACCTAATGGGATATAGTAACGTCCTTTGTGACCTTCAGGACACTTATAGTGTATTTTGTATAAAGGTGTGTCGTCCTTGTGCTTAATACCAGTTTTGTAGTAATCAGGCTCTTCACTCGTATCAGAAGTAACTGGAGCTTGAGTTAAAGCTACTTTCTTTAACGCTTCTACCTTATCAGAGGATAATCTCTCTTCAAGTCCGATTGTACCTCCATTTCCGATTAGCGGTAATGTTCTAGGTCTAGATACTGACTTAGATTCGCTAATTGTAGGTGGTGCAGCAGGAATATCTACAGGTACGTCGTATTCCTTACCAGTATTAAAAGGTGCTTGTTCACGAATTAATTGCTTAGCTGTTTTAGAATCATTGCCTACTTCAACAGATGTTTTAGTAGAAGTTGATTGTAGTACTTCAGCAGGTACCCCTAATGCTGAGAATGTACCTTTGATCAATAGTTCGAGATGGTTGTCATTAAAACCTTGACCTTCGAAATCTACTGTAGGTACCTTTTCTCCATAAATACTAAGTTTGACTTGTGTTTGATTTGCCATGATGTCACTCTCCCTAGAATTATGTAAGTTTATTAGTTTTGTGTGATTCTAACTGAATCTAGGTATTGTCCAACTTCTTCCCCTTCAAGTTCGACTTGACCTCCAGCATATATTTCAGTTCTTTTGACAATATACTGGTGTCCACTAACTATGATGAGCGAGTTAGGTCGAATTTCTACAGTTTTGTACCTTAGTAAAATACGACTAGCCAACTTCGTTAGCAACTTCTGAAACCAGTTAAGCTCCAATCTGCTCACCTCCTAAACATACAGGTAAAAAGTTGATACACTGAAAATCATCAAGGAGATAAGAGAACTCCCTAAACATATAATTGATGACCACGCTAACAACTTCACGACTCCATCACCTTTCCAGACGTTTTATCATCGAAGGCATACTCCAGATCTTCTGGACTAGTAGCTTTTGAGTGAATATCGTTTCCGTATCTCACAAAAACATACCTAGTACCAACTGTAGTAATAACTCCTTCTTCTTTTAAATGATCAGGACACCCGATGTATGGTGTATAGACTACCTTACGACGAGGTTCTGCTTCATTTAATTTCATAAAATCACCTACCTTACAATCTCTTAACCTTCGACGCTTGGCAACCGCAAGTTGAGTCTTTAACGGCTTTCTAGAATTGTAGAAGGCTTCTACAAGGCTCTAACAAGTCCCAGCGAAGGGCGGTTCGCCCCGATTGTTTGAGCCTTCTAGAAGCTTTCTAGCCCTTATAAGTACTTAATTAATTAAGTACTTATAAGGTAGAAATTTATCTCAAGCTTAGGCATGTGAGAACTACAGCAATCAATCTTAACATGTTACCACCTCCTAGAATTACTCTACTTCAACTAGGATAACTTCTGAGCCATCCCGCTTTAATTTAAATATACCGATTAACCCATCATACAGTGTTGAAATAATTCTAGCTGATTTAATATTATCGGTAGCTACGTCAAGATTCTCGACCGAGAATTGCACTACGTGAGTGTAACCTTCCTGCAATAATTGCTCAGGTGGCTTGTCCATCAAAGTTCTGTATTGACGATGACCTTTTCTGTATACTAGTGCTGTCGCCATAAATACTACCTCCTATGTAAGCTTGAAGTTTCAACCAACTTCACAACTATAGACGTCTAGGAAGCTCGGATCGAGCTAACCTAATAGACTCCTACCTAGAGTTTCAATAGCTAACTTGATCCGTTGATCCTTTTCATCTGGATTCTTAACTGCATAAGCTTTAACTAACTCTGCTACTGCTAGGTCAATCCTAGTGTTCAGAGCTTCAACAGTAATAGTACTTTCAGTTTCTTCAACTGGAGAGTTACTAGCTAGGTTATTAATAGCTTCAACTACTTGTTTGTTGTTCTCTATCATTACCTCAGCAACAATTCCTAAAGCTTTAACATTAGGATCATTTGAATACATCAATTTCTGCAATCTTGATTCTACAGCACTACTCATATCTTTCACCCCTAAATTATAATAAGGACTCCCGAAGGAGTCCTACTGAAATTAGATTCTAGCTTTGAGATACCTATCTATGACTTCTTCGAATAAGGCATAAGGTATCTTATTCTTTATTTTAGGCTCGAACTTTATATCATTCTCCAAGAAAGCATAAGCCAGTATCTTTTGAAATTGCTCTGTATGAACCTTCGACTCGAAAGTCGGTAACAACCAACTAAGAAATATAGGAGTTGTAATTTCATCCCATAGGACATTATACCCTTGAGTATGGATGGCAGGTAACCTCTCACTGATGGAGTAAGCTATGTAGCTATGACCTACACCTACCTTCAGCGATTGGACTACACCTCCCCAGAATGATATGATTACATCTTTATGTGAACCTGTTGGTATAACTATACATTTTAAGTCTGAAGCTACCGAAGGATCTACCTTCACATAAGCTTTACTAAGATCTAGAACAAGGTCTGGACCATTTAGCAACCTTTTGTGCTCACTGACTAGCTCCGAAGGTATCGACCCACTATACTCGATATCAGATCCAAGAAACCACCTTAACTGATCACTCGAGACAGGATGGATTTTATCTGGATCCAAGTGTTCAGAACTTATCTTAAGAATTTTAGTACCTCGGTACTGAGCTTGACTAGGTTTCGAGGAAAGCTTCATATGATGAAAATCAAATGTTTCAGGGATTTCAGTATCCCATGCGAAATAGAACGTAGGATGTTCAAAAACTTTACCTAGGTTCGTTTCCCAAGTTTCAACTACTCGTGTCATAAAGAGATCAACCTCCACAGTTTTGTAGCCAACAACTGGCTCAAGACTGTAGACGTTTAGCTTACTCGTTTTGAGCTAACTTTTCTTGATTATTTTCTGACTCATACTTCCTTTTGATATCTTCTTGGAAGATATTACGTAGCAGTTCGGATTCTTCTCTAGGAGTAGTCTTAGAGAATTTCATTGCAGTGTACTGATTATCCACCCAAACTATAGTTCCAGTTCTAATGAATGCTTTATCCATAATTCTGAAAGTTATAGTTATTGGACTCCCTACATCACCTATCTTGCCAGCTAGTCTAGCACCAGTTGCACTGATGTCTACTAGGTTAGTAATTCCTTCAGCACAGTTGCCGTACTTACAAGAAATCTGTAAGTTCTCCAGTCTAAATGCATCTCTTCTATTCTTCTCCATAATCGAATCCTCCTTAAGCAGTTTTTGATTTTAGCTTGGAAAGGTAGTACTCTTTAGCACTTACCTTTTTGAATCTAGGTGTTTGCACTGCAAGCAGATCATTCAGAGAAACTCCAGTAGCTGAAGATTGAGCTACTGCTTCATTAAGATCATGTTCCACTGTAGAGAAGAACATATCGTAAGGTCTAGTCCACCTAACTCCATACTGATCAACATAGTTAACCATAATGGCTGGATGACCTTGAGAGTCTACTTCCTCAGTATGAAATGATAGACTTTTGATTTTGTAATAACCTTTAGTTTTATAATGCTGGTAGTACTTGTGGATTTTGTTAGCTTTGATAAACTTGACTAATTGGATGTCTAATGGTGCTGGCATCTGGATGTCTTCCTCTCCTATTTATTTCTGTACCTAGTTTCAAGCTTATGCTCGAGTTGATCCCTTAGTTTAACTAACTCATTCCGATAAGTTTCTAACAATTGGTAGCTCGTTCGACTCGAATTAGCCATATCCTTTTCAACATCGTGGATCTGACTATTGAACATCTTTATCTTGTCAACGTAGGACTGTTCCATTAATAGGAATCCTGCACTAGGGACGTAGCTACGAATATCGTAGGACTCTTTTGAGTACTCGTCGTCGTATATCTCTTCAGCTTCAGGTAATTCTTTTCTGAATAGTCGGTAACGTACGTCCACAAGCTCCCATCCGTTATCACATAAGATATTAAGGAAGTCTGCAGGTAGTCTTTCACTCCTATGAGTTTCGTACTTAAATCCTTCTAGCTTCAAGATTACTGGACCATCATAGTACTTCATTTCTTCCTCTACGTATTTATAATCATACCTAGGCATTAGTCATTACCTCCATCGGTTGACATTTAGAACAGTAATAAGTTGAACGACCACCTTGTCGTATCTTATCAACTCGACCCCCACAAGTTCCACACTTCTTCTTACGATAGACTTTAGTGATATTGAACGCTTCACCTAGTGATCCGTCAACGTGCAAATAGTCTTTCATACTAAGTCCTCCGAGTTTGTAGGACTCTTCAAGCATTACTTTAATTTCTGTACCTAACTTATCTAATTCAGTAGGACTTACATCTTTTAATAATCTCTGAGGATGAATACCTGCATCGTGCAGTGCTTCCTGAGCATACACATTTCCAAGACCTATTATAATACCTTGATCCATTAATATGGCTTTCATTGATCTATCCTTATCCTTGACTTCAAGTAGTCGCTTGGCGAGTTCTTCATCGCTAGCTTTAAGAGCATCAACTGCTGAAGTCTTAAATTTCTTCTCCCATTGTTCTGATGTCCTCAACGTCATCCTACCCCATTTGCGACCATCCACATAGTAGATTACTTGACCGTTATCCAGGGTAAACTTAACTCGGGAGTTCTTATGTTCTTTATCTATCATTAATGCTCCAGCCATGGATAAGAATATATCTACAACTCGACTTTCGCCTAACATATCAGGATTATCTTGATTCTCACCTCCTTTATTTAATACAAGACAAGGTCTCTTACCTACTCGGAACACTACAGTAATAGTACTGCCTTCTACGAATTCTTTGAATTCGTCCTCATTATTGATTATGTTATTAGTATCCAACTTTTCTACCTTAGTAATAGTTCTACCGACTACTTGCTGTAGTCCGTCTACTAACATTTGAGCTTCGATAATTTCTGGCATTTCTTGATGACCTCCTAGTATGTCCACTTCTCCATTCATCCTTGCAGGATGGGCAAGTATTACCTCGACCATCCTGTGCTGATTTACGTATGGAGAATACTTCCAATGGAAATTCCTTATCGCATGATTTGCATTTCTTAGATGTCAAGTTTTTCATAATAAAATTAGTCTTTAGCTAGAAGTTCTAGTAGTCTCTCACAATGAAAACCTATTAAGGATTCAGCAGTGACTTCACTGCCTCCAAAGCTTCTTATGGCGACTCCTTCCAAATACATTTTGTACTCGAGGTCGGACTGTTCCATTGCTTTGTTGATTATCTCTCCAATGATTTCATCAGGTAAATTGGACTGAACCAATATCTTAGCAGCATGTGATAGAAATTCATTAAGATAATCGTGTCTATCGGTAATCCTGTACATTACTAAGTTGTGAGCGATTCTACCGTAGATCCCGACTATCAAGTTACGGACTTCGGGACTACTCATCTAACTCCTCTCCCCATATTCTTTATTTAGCTAATCTTACGTACAATCCTGGAAGATCTTTAGCAGGTTCGAATCCAAATTTTAGATAGAATTCTCTGAGTTTCTTCTCACTAACATCTCCGTATGCATTGATTTCTAGGAGTAAATTAGTTTCACTGACTTCTATCAATTTCTGGATAAGCTTAGTCGCTATTCCTCGGTTACCTATCTTCTTAGGAACTATAATCCGATTGATGTACAATCCCTTAATGCTATAAACTTCTTCTGAACACCAAGTAGTATCTATTTGAGCCAGAGAATTTTCTACATGAGTATAGACTGAGATACCTTCACTGGTTTGAAATACTTGAATACGGATCTCTTCTTCCTCGAACAATTTAGTACTGTAAAATTTAATCTTCTTTTTGTCGAGTCCTTTAGGACTGTAACCTTCAACATAAGTTTCGTATTGATGAGGGATTACTGCAGTCCCTCCTTCAAAGTACATAGTCCCATCATTCCCGACTCCTAATAATTTCTTGTTTACCAAACCCTTTAGCTCACTAGCTAGTGTCATAAGATCAACTCCACCTATTATAATCTTCTATATACTGATTAGCGGAGAACTCCTACTCTTCAAGAAGTTTACCTCTCCAAGAGTATAGACGTATAGCAACCTGAATTCCAACAACTTTACGTACCTCCAAAATATAATTCAAATGGAGGAATATCTTTCTAGCATCCAATAGTTTAGGTGCCCACCACTTCAGATTGGTATGGATATAGACGATTGAAGGTTGCTGTTCAATTCGAACAGTATCCACTCCTGGAGTAGACTTAACTATTGCTTCCACTTCTTGTTCTGTTAAATGCATCGAGAATCACTCCTCATATCTGTAAATTGTTCTAGTGAATATAGGGATCAATTCTTCTACAGACAAATTAGTAGAACTAATTTCTCTGAATCGGATCTCTGGAGTTTCTACGAATACATCAACGAAGTCGTGCTCACTACCTAGCTCTTCGTCAAATTCTGAGAATTCATCAGGTGCGTCATCATCTTCTAAGTCCTCTGGATTATCCCATGATACTTCCCTACGGACTATTACTTGAGTTCCGTTAGAGAAGGTGATAGTAGTCATATCCCCATCTTGACCATCTTCTAGTCTTAGTTGTTGGATTATGGACTTATACACATCTTCTAAGGTGTCTCCTGCTACAATCTTAAAACCTGCTTCGGATTCAGGCAATCTAGGTTGCTTATGTATACCAATTATCATATAAATAGGCTAGAGCAGAACTCTAGCCTACTCACCTCCAAATTACACTAGTTTAGATACATCCTCTTGAAGTACGAACAATGCGTAATCTTCATCGGAATTACTTAATTTGATGTGATCAACATTGAGAGTACGAAGTATACGACTGAGTTTCTCCGTCTCTACAGGATTGGATATAGTAACCTCTCCTTCGTTCAGAAGAAGTCGCATACCTTCTTGAGCAGTATCTACTGACTCAATAGCTTCTGTATCGTAGATTTCTACAGCACTGGATGCTTGTTCAGACTGAGATAAATTAGGGAATAGGATTCCGATACCTTCATTGCCAAATTCCTGCTTTAGCTCATTGAACATTTTATCTACGATTGCATCTTTATCAATTGTTTGGACTATTGTTTTCATGGATAACCACACTCTCCTCAAATTATCATTCTGATTCAAGATCGTGGATTTTCCTCCCCAAAGTATTTCTATGCAAGTAGGTAAGCTTCTACGATTTTCCATATTATTTCTTACCTAACGTCTTTCTGAGTTGAGTGGACTTCAAGAGAAGATCATCACGATGTTTCTGTAGATTCTCATATTTCTCTTTGACCTCTAACCCTGACTTGGATAACTGTGACTTAATCCGACTATTGGTTTCACTAATATACTTGGAATGTAACTCGTATAATTCTCTACCTAAATCGTTCATCTCTTCATTGTATTTGAATGCTTGAGCTTCTAACTTCTCGATTTCCTTAACGGTATCGATGTAGTTACTACGCTCCGACTTAGAAGACTCAGGATTAGGTAGTGATTTTCGCTGAACTTTATTAGCTGTTAAATCTTGATGTGACTCAGCTGAGCCAGATATACCCAAGAGTGATGCACTATTAAGGTATTCAGTATCACTTTCAGGATTAGGAGTGACATTTACGACATCTCTATCGTAGTCACGTTCGCTAGGATCAAGGATGACCACTTCGCCATTCCTTTTTCTGAACCTTTTATTGATTAAGATACCAAGTTGTTCCTCCAATACCTTTTCCTCAATATAAGGAATTTGTACCTCTCTCAATCCATCGAGCTGAAATAAAGCTCGACCTTTCTTGAGTGGTAACTTAAATGCCCTAGTTGAATCAAGTAGGATTTGGGAGTTTGATTTAGTTTTAGTCTTTAGACAAACAACTCCTGCTAAGTTAGCTTTGACTTTAGGAGGTAGCGTCTGAGCATCAGGTCTTTGAGTTGACAGTATGACATGAATACCCATCGCTCTTCCTTTACGTCCTAACTCATCAACAGGTTTCCAAAAGTCACTTACTCCTTGGAAATCACCAAATTCATCAACAATGAGTACGATGAAAGGTAACTTCTCGGATTCATCGCTATCGCGATTATAATCAAGGATGTTACTATATCCCGATGTCATTAAGAGTTTCTGACGTTCTCTCAATTCACGTTGAATATTAGTTACAGACTTTACACCATCACTGATGTCTATCGAGCAGGAACGTACATGATCTAAATTCTTGAACTTAAAGAACTCCACCATCTTAGTATCAATCAAGTGGATGTGAACATGGTCTTTCGAATAGGCTTTGATTAGGGTAGTAATAATCAAATTCAGAATATTACTTTTACCCATACCAGTCTGACCACCTACTAATAGATGTGGTGCAGAGCCTTCAGATAGGTCATGAACGATAAATCCTACTTTACTATGACCTATAGGTATTCCTAAGGGATATTTCTGGACTTGCTCTACTAACGATTTACTATACATAGCTGCCTCACTACCAGGTTCTGGAATTGGATGAGTATAGAAGTTAATTGTGATCAATTGTCCTTCATAATCTAGATCCAACTCTGCGTTGATTGCTCCTTCAAGAACTGCCTTAGCTTCGACAATATCATCAGGAACCATCCCTACTGGTAATCGGAACTGTGTTTTCCATCCATATTCACTCGGCTCTATAGATAGTAGCACTGGTCTCTCAATTACTTCATGACCAGATTTATTTTTGAATTTAAATCGTAATCCTGCACGATTCATAGCATCGTTGAGCTTACGTTTAAATTGAGTGGACGGATTAGTTTCGTATTTGTAGAGACCCCAAATACTAAGTCCAGCAGCTAGTAATCCACCTTCCAGTAACATACTCCTCTAACCTCCCGATTGATTGAACTTAGGTGATCAAGGACGTACGTCGTACACTGGTACAGTTAAATTGCGATCACTGGTATAAGTGTCCTTGGTATGATTTTAGACTAAACCATGGATGAATCTAAGAACTTCTTTGACGTAAGGTAAAGACAATCCAGTCATATCAGATACTAAGTTTAGAAAACTTAGACCTACATAACCACATACTCCAATTACACCTAATTTGAGTATTCGATTAACTACTGGCACATATGCCTCACGTCCATTGCGGATAAGTACCCGATCTATGAAACTAGATACTATAACCGCACCACCTATGATCCCAAGGATTACATAGCCTGTAGTAATATCCCAGTTGAACATCTTTAGTCTCCTCCCTTGGAGCTACTTGAGTATCATTACGTGCACAAAGCACCATTAACATTCTATGGGCATATCACCTCCTTAAAGATATAGACGTTCTTTGAACTTGAATCGAGCCAAGAAGGGAGGTAAATTTATCCTAACCTACCTTGTCTTTTTGCATCTTGGTATGCATAGAATTGAGCCACCATATTGATGTCTTGGGTACGATATACCTCAGGTAAGCTCCTGATGAATTTAGCTCCATAGTTCTTGATAATCAATCGATTATCCATTATAGCAACTACTCCAGAGTCGTCCATAGACCTAATCAGTCGACCGAATCCTTGGACTAGAGATATAATTCCATGAGGAACGTAGAAGTCATTGAACCAGTCCTTACCTTGACGTTTCAAGTAATCCACTTTAGCCTCTACAACTGGATCACCAACTTGAGGGAAAGGTATCTTGTCGATAATTACACAACTCAATTCCTCACCTCTAATATCTACACCTTCCCAGAATGAGGAAGTTGCGAATAGAACTGAATGCTTATCTTGTCTGAATCTCTCGACTAATTGACCCTTAGGCATATCACCTTGAACTAGTACTGTGTATGGAATATAATTTCTCACCATTTCAAGTACCCTCTTAAGTTCATAGTAAGAAGTGAACAGGACAAATGCTCTACCTTGAGATGCCTGAAGGACTTGTAATACATTACCCGCCATCACTTCTGAGAATTGTTTAGACGTACCTTCTACAGCATTAGGTGGAACGTAGATCAGAGATTGCTCCTTGTAGTTAAATACGTCTGAACAAATAAGTTCTAGTGCGTGATCGATTCCCATTCTCTGCTTCATGAACGAGAAGGATCGATTAGTTGCCATCGTAGCGGATGTCATAATTACAGTTTTCAAGTATGTCTCATTGTCCATTTTCTCCATAGCTTGGATTTCTTCTAGTGGAGGTCTATCGAATAACCACTTCTTCAGGTAAGGTGATACATCAATAGGAGCACAATGGATTGATACGTTCTTGTCAATCTCTAACCAAAATACAAACGTATCGTAATATTCACTTAATCTTATAACTGTATCTAGTCTTTGTTTCAAGTGCATTATTCTTTGAGTTGCACCGTCTAGTGCAGTAGCTGCTTCCTCAGTACTACCAGGTAGTCTCTGTAAGAATGAATCAAGTACGTCTAGTTGCGATAACAATCCTGAGTACTTAGTCTTGATATATTCGGTAATAGATTTAGGTTTAAGTCTAAGTCGACTATTTTTATTATCTGCAGGTACGAATCCTCCGAAGAACTCTGAAGCTGACTGGAATATTTGACTCGTTACTTGTTTTAAGTATTCCTTGTCGTCAGCATTTTCTGTGAAATAACTCTTTTCTTCTTTGATGACTCGAGTAACCATAGCAGTTAAATTAGAAAAAGAAAACTTATTTATCTTGAATCCAAGGTATTTACCTACGGTATCCTCAAAGCGATGAGCCTCGTCCAATATGATTCCGTCGTAAGAAGGTAGAATACCTGGAGCTCCATTATTCTTCATAACTATATCGACTGCTAATAAGTCGTGGTTAACTATGATGATATCAGCTTCTTGTATCTTACCTTTAGCTTTATAATAAAAACAACTACTATATAGAGGACAACCTCTACCTTGACAATCGTCAGTATCTGATCTGACTTCTTTCTTGTAGTCGTGAGGTAGTTTGAATTTTAGTTCTTCAAAATCACCATCGAATGTTGTACCTTCCCATTGAGCCATAGTCGAGTCGAAACTTCTCAATTCTCCAGGCTTATTAGTTTCACTGAGGTACTCCTTGAATCTACGTCTGGATATGTAGTTACTCCGACCTTTAAATAGTCTAGCTTTGAATGGCTTACCTAAACCTCTAAACACTTCTTCTAGTAATGGAATATCCTTATCTAGCAATTGATGCTGTAGTGCTTTCGTAGCTGTGGATACTACGAATTTCTTACCACTTAGAATTGCTGGAATGAGATACGCTAAACTTTTACCAGTACCTGTTGCAGCTTGTACTAAAAGAGTTTCTCCATCCTCGATAGCTTTATCTACATATTTAGCCATCTGAATCTGTTGAGGACGTTGTTCATAATTGTCGAAGAACTTAGACATTAGTCCTCCATTTGCTAGTATATCAATCACTGTAGTCATGCATTACCACTCTCCTTCTCTAACTTCTCAATATAGTCGAGTTTCTCCTGCTCAGTAAGTATTCGAACTTTACCGATCATGCCTCGATGTCGAGGAGTCAGCTTATCCACTCTATTATTAATTATATTGGTAAGGGTCTTACGAGAACATACGTACCCTTGATCTTTTAGGTACGACTCTAGAGGTCTAAGTCCTATGAAGATTTGACCTTCATATTCTACAAACCAAGATTTGGACATCCTCATCTTTTTAATTGACTTAGCTGTATGAAATCCGTAAGATCCGTACCTCCTATACTGTGTATTCTTGATCTTATCTAAAACTTCAGGAGTATTAATGGCTTCCTTGCACTTCCTACGTGATTCTTCTGTATGGAATCCTAGAGTAAATCCCTCTTTGTAAATGTTATACAGTTTACCTGCTCCTAATTTATCCACATACTCCTGAATGATGTCTCGCTCTCTAGCTCTAAGTTCTTTAGGATCTTCATATTCAAATTCCTCTAATACCTCGATTTTGAAATTGTCAATACCTAAATTTCTCATAGCTATATAGAGAGGTCTTTTATCACCTCTACGAGCTAATCCCGCATGGCAATAAGCTCCTTTGTACATTCTTGTCTCTACATCTTTCACTGTACTTCCAATATACACCATTGAGTCTACACTGTTGCTTATTTTATAGATGTACCCAACTCGACTCAACACAATCCCTCCGTTCTGATCGAACGTGTCATACGCTTCAACACCATTCACCAGTATAAACGTTTCAACTCGTTAATTAGAGCCTACCTCCAACATATTTAACGTTTCTCAATGTAGATCAACTCGATCACCACCTCAACAATATAAACGTTCGAGGAGGTTGATTCGAGCTTAAAATAAAAATGACCTAGGTATAATTACCTAGGTCATCTGGCTTACTTGGATAGAGAGTCAAGAGTCTCCTGAATGTACTCAGCTGGACGAAATCCTACGAAGGATGCTTCATCCACTTTCTGACCATCCTTGAAAAATAGTAATGCTGGAATACTCATAATTCCGTATTGAGCAGCAATATCTGCAGACTCTTCTACATTTACTTCAGCAACTTGGTACTTATCAGACTCGATGATTTGATCTAATTGAGCTTCAAGTGACTTACAAGTACCGCACCATGGTGCTCCGAATTTTACTGCTAGGACTTTCCCTGACTCAACAACTTCATTAAAATTACTTGGATTTAACTGGACCACTTAATTCTTCCTCCTTGGCAATAGCTTCAGTTACTAGATCTGATAGAACCTTTCGGATATCACCTAGTTTATCCTCTTCATAAGTCTCAATGTTAGCTCCAATATAAGGTTCGGTATTTGATTGACGTAAGATGAACCACCCTTCATGGAAGTTAGCTCTAACTCCATCAATCGTTATAACTTCACCTGCTAGACTTTCAGCGTAGTCTACTACCTTTTGAGCAACTCTCTCCATTACCTTAGGCTTTAAGTTATCTGAAACATTAAACTTAAGACTAAGAGTATAAGTTCGTGGCATCCTTGAGTTTAGGTAGGACTCCAGATTAGCATGAGCACCTAACTTAACTGAATCAAATAGGAATCTTAGGAGGTTATAGACTGCATCATCCACTCCAAAGAACTCATCTCTAATATAGAGATGACCTGACTCTTCTCCAGCCATTGCTATCAATTTGTCACCATTCATTGACTTCTTGATCAAGGAATGACCTGTTTGATGGTACCTAACACGATAGCCTAATGACTTAATATGCTCACGAACTAGCTCGGAGGACTTAACATCAAGGAGAATCGTATTGTCCATTGCACGTGAGGAGCTTGCCTCAGCTATGATAGAAAGTACTTTATCTCCTTTTAGCAAAGTCCCTTCATTAGTCATGACACCTACACGATCACCATCACCATCAATCATGAACAGCATTTTAGTATCTAGGTAATGGGATTTAATATGAACCCAGTTATCCTCTTTACTAGGATCTGGTGGATGAACTGGAAATGACCCGTCAGGTTCCTTAAGGGTAAGCTCTATATTGAGACCCAGTCGGTCGAGTACATCTTGAAGTACTGGTCCTGCAGAGCCGTTAGCACAGTCAATAGCTAACTCCAAAGTATTGATTATATCGATTTCAGACTGTCTATTTTTGAATTCACGTACGATAGCAGGTACGTACAAGTTATTGATGAGCTCAGGGTAGCTACCGATTGATCCTCTATCTACTCCTGAGAAAACTATATCTGAGTAATTAGCAACTTCTGCTAATAGGTCTCCATAGAGAGCTTGACCATTAACAATTATCTTAAATCCATTATATTCAGGAGGATTATGGCTAGCAGTAATCATAACCGAAGCGTCAGGTTTCTCCATTTTATCAAGAGTAGAGATAACTCCTGATGTAGTCATACCTACAGAGACTACGTTAGCTCCTGCCTTACTAATAGCTTCTACCAATTTATCATGCAGAGCTGGACTACTGCGACGTGCATCGTACCCAACTAATACTTCTAGTGTCGGACTTTGTGATACAGAATTAAGGTAGTTAACTAGGCGAATACCTAAGTTATAGGCGTAGTCATCAGTTAACTCCTTACCATAAATACCTCGTATATCATACATTCTAACTATAGACATAAACGATAGCTCCTTAAATGAGTGATTTGAATTTCTGGACAAAATGATCCTTGAAGGATTCGAGTGAATGCTCTATCAAGAAGTTCTTCTCCTGATACATCGATTTACGTAACCTACGCTTAAATTGATTCTCAGGGTAGAACTTTACTCTTGCAGCAGCATTGTCTGTTACATCACTACGGTTCTTATAATTGATTGGGAACATCTTGAGTGACCCCAAGTAAGGCAATTCAATCTCAGGTGGTTCTTCAGGATTAGCTTTGTATTTCAAATACACCTGATGCTGAATGTATAATTCTTGTGCAACTAATACAGTTTCAATAGCCTTAGGGTCAAGTCCTGTCAATGTTGACAAGGACTTGATCATTTCTCGTGTCTCGCTGTTATTTCTTGATAGTCTGGTCAATTGAGTCACACCCTTATTTATTAATACCTAAGCTCTCGAACAAGTTATTAAAGATATCTTTATACTTAGCTTCGACGTTATCTCGAATAGACTTGTAGAATATAGTAAGTCTATCAATTCTTTCTGCATCGGAGATACCTGCTACTATAGAAGGAATCTCTTCGAGTTGATCCCGACTTAAGCTCAATGCTCCTTCAACCCAGTCAGGTGAAGTCTCTGAACATACGATTGGTAGACATCCTCTATTGAATGCTTCCATCGTAGCTATCTCAAGTCGATTATACATCTTGCGTTTAGTACGTAGGAATACGAAATTGTAATGGAACATCTTATCATCAAGCAGTCCATCCAATTCTTCTTTAGTAGGTTTGTAGGCTCCTACATAAGTTAAGTAATCTTGGTAAGTTTTATCTTGGAAGTACTGAGTTTCTAGCATCTCGTCTACTTGTTTAGAGTAGAATGGATTCTGTTTAGCTCCTGCTAAGTAAGGTTGAATTCCTACTTCAGCGAACTTAGGAGCAAGCTCTACGTACTCCACGATACGCTTACGATTAACCCAACGACCTGTATTGATTACTGAGGAAGTTTTATTGCTAGCTTTCTCAAGAATCTTATTTAGAGGTTCGAGTGGAGTCATAAACTGGAACTCAGCTACCACCTTACCACCTTGATTGAAGTCCTCGAAATCCTTAGCCATATCTTCAGAATTGTAAAGAATGTACTTGCATCCAGGATGATCCGTGAACTCTGTATAATACAGATACATATCACGGTCACGTTCTTCATTAACTATGAATCCAAATGGAACTGTTAGCTTATCAAGAACCTTCTTATACTGACCTACTTTCTCTTCTTTGAACTTCTCATACGTTTTACCTGGAGTCATGAACATGAGTAGGTCGTAAGAATTGAGTAGCTCTACGTCAGATTCGTGATCCTTAGTACCTTCAAAGAATCCGAGGAATGAACTAACATCTTCCTCATATGCTTTATTTCTTATTTTCCCTCTCTTAGTAGAATCTGCAACTACTAAGAAGTCTACTTCAGCACCAATTACTTGACGTAAGTTCTGTACCATGTAAAGTGGTCCAGAAACTACTCCTCCAACTTTGTTGGAAGAGTAATCATTATGGAAAGTTAAGAATCCGATTCTCATTATTTGGTCACTCCTTTATCAATAGCTTGTTCGTAAACACCAACTAGGTGCTTAGAAGCTAAGTCGATATCATGCCAGTTGCGATTAGCATAGTCCACTAATTTATCAGACATCTCTTTTAATTGCTCTTGAGAATACTGACCTACGATAGCGTCATAGTCAACTGGCTTAGTTGTAGGAGCGTGAGTTAATACGAGTACGTCCTTAAGCTCATCAGGTACACGCTTGATCATCTTATCCGTAGTGATAGGAATCACTCCGCATGATACCATTTCTTGGTACATCCATTCGTTAGGGAATTCAATATCTTCCCAAGCTACTGGGAATGCTACGAACTTAGCCTTATTAGCAATTTTAGGAACATCAGTAGGTTCGAACTCCTTGATCAAGTCAAGCTTGTCACCTACTTGCTCAATAAGTGTATTGAGTTTCATACGATCCCAGTGCGAACAGTCGTCGTAGTTTGTAGCAACTACCATTTTGTCGAATGACTTAATGTATTCGTATGAATCCATTAGTACGTATCCTCGTTTAGCTCCAGAGAATCTACCTGCATAACTAATGTTATTTGGACGTTCTTCCCAAGGGATTAAGTTACTACGATCCACGTACCCTACGTATGGATGATGTACTATGTAATCCTCACGGTTAGGTAACTTGAATTCAGGTTTATATTTCTTAGCAAATTTACCCATCAGCAAGTCGTAATATCCATAACGGAACTGAATAACTTTAGCTAAGTTAGGGTGAGCTAAGAATGATTTAGTGTTTAGTACCGATGGGTCATGAGACCATCTCATTAATTGTGTAACTGCATGGACAGTTGTTACTAAAGGTACATTTAACTTAGTTAAATCGTCCCATAGTTCAATATGTTCACCTTTCTTACCAACATAAGAATGGAAGATTACAGTGTGGATAACGTCTAATCCATTTAATTCAGCGATGTGCTCATCAAAGTTTTCATGACTAACGTTCAGGACTTTGACGTCTTCTGGAAGTTTATCGTTCCAGTAATCCCCTAGTCCCTTGTAAGAAATGAAAGTCACCTCTGCTCCAGCATGTAGTAGCAATGGGATTAAATAGTTTCTGAAATAAGTAGCTGTTCCACCTTTTGGAACATTCATATTGTTGATAATTCCGACTTTCATAAGTATCCTCCTTCGTTTAACAACCTCAAGACTATAAACGTCTATGACACCTTAATACAGCTTCTAATTAATAATCCTTCTTAGGTAGATTACCTTGTTGCAATCTGTCATAGCAGTCTAAGATAATCTTGATTGAAGGTGTGATCGGATCCACTTCCCTTAATCCTACTGTATCGTGAAGTGCTTCTAATCTATCCCACTCTTCATTAGATACTTGGATAAATTCTTCAGGAGCAGTCATAGCAAACTGAACTGTAGGTAGGAAGTTACATTTCTCGAAATCCACAAGTGGACCTACTGTATGGTGGTAGTTACCATGTTTATACTTAGGATTCCACCTATCTTTTGATGTATTCTTTAAATGGATAACTGGTTTATTTAGATACGCAAACTCATAAGACGTACCTGAGAAGTCCGAGATACATATATCGGATTTAGTGAATGCATATTCGATCTTATCGATACCAGTATTCTTGCTGTCTAGTAGCTCTAGTCCTTCGAGTTCACCATTAGCCATTCTTTCTCGTAGTCTCTCGATTACTCCACGTCCAGGTAAGTTATAGACGTCAAGTTCATGAGGCATCAGGATGACTTTGTACCCTTCAGATAACAACTTCTCAATAATTTGTTCACCAACTACATTCAAGAATCCTCCTGCAGTATTTGATGAAGCTGGAGCTAGGAGAATTGTATTGCCATCAGACTTGGATTCCATTCTATCAAGGTAGTACTTCTTGAACCACGCACCTGCTTGGAAGATACGACCTTCATCACGCATACGCTTGTACGTAGGTGATAGATCGTAGTCCAAGTCCCAGTTAGAGTCAGTTGTCACAATTCCGTAATCAATCATACCGCATTTACGTTCACGCATATTAGTACGTTGACCTGGACTATGTTGCATTAGCTCTAATCTGACAAACTTGTACTTAGCTGAGGATGCTTCAGGCAGTGGACAGTTAGCTATTACCAGATCCTTTTCAGTAAGATCGGAGAACTTCTTCTTAGAATGTTCCAGTCCTTTATAACCGTGAACTTCTCGATGTACAAATATCCACTCTCCACCAGTACCTTCCCAAATAGGATACATCGCATCCACATGGTACTTATGTCGAGCTACGTAATAAATTCCCATATTAGTAATCCTCCTTCGATGTCTTCACAAGTATAGACGTTTGAGAACTTCAATTACAGTGTACTCTGATTTGATTTCTACCAGACTCTTTAGCGTGGTACAGATTGAGGTCTGCTTCACTGATTGCTCTATCGATATCAGTGTAGGACTCTGATACACCTATACTAACAGTAATCCTAATCTCTTTGTCGTTATAAGTGAATCTATGGTTACCGATAGCGTGTAGAATTTGGACGGCAAGGGACTCAGCAATGTCGATAGGGGTATTCTTAAGAATCACCAAGAATTCTTCGCCACCTATTCGAACTACTGAGTCCTCTTCTCTCACTATTCTCTTCAACAATCCAGCCAGTTCAGATAGTATCTGATCTCCAGCAGGATGACCATAGGTATCATTGACCGACTTGAAATGATCTATATCGATTACGAGTACGCTGAGAAGTTGATCCTTATATTTTCTATACTTATTGAGGTATCGTCTGTTATAGGTGTTAGTCAAATGATCCAGTGATACCATTTGATTCAATTTACGATTCTTGCTTAGAAGATAAAGTGTAACTACGATAAGAATGAGCAAACTAAACGTTACTATAAATGTCATGGAGTACTCCTCCTTTATCCCAATTATTGATTGAAGCATTTATTACTTCTTCATAGGCTAGTCCGACTTTTACTGGAGAATAATTGTTGTGCCATAACTCACGACATCGGTCTCTAGGGATAGATGAAGCTGATTCAATTTTGGTCAGGATTTCTTTCACCATTGATTTGCGTGAACCACTGAATGTAAAGTATTCACCACAATCTCGGATGATCTCCCGACTAATCTCGAAATCAGGTACTAGTAGAGGAGTACCTACTGACAGTGATTCGGCATAAATTCTACCGAAGGATTCGCCTGTACTTGCAGATATCATCAAATCAGCATGTTTCATCTTATCGATTACAAATTGATTAGTTTTATTAGTATACAATGTCAAGTTAGGATACTTACGAAATAACGGTAATACCTTTAGTTCGAAGGACTTAGTTGACTCTTCTCTATCTGGAGTATTACGGTATTCGTTATCTGACTCGTAGATACCACTAATAATTACGTCAGTTGGTATACCACTCTCACCTGCAGCTTTAACTGAAACTTTAAGGTTCTTGTACGTAGCATACCGACTAACGATGATGAGACGACGAGGTTTAGTCACTATTCGATCCGACCATCCATAATCCAGTGTAGGATTATAGAGGTACATCATATTTGAACCTAATTCTTTGGACTGAGCCATCCATTGTGTATGCGACTTACTTACTCCTCCAACTATTAATCCTCTGTTAGCCATATGTCTGAATTCATTAAGAGGTGAGTCAAAGTTCTCCATACTATTTGGTTTACTTGAATCCCCTCTTAACATATGAGGATCATGAAAGACTATGATGAATGGTTTCTTAGGTCGGTGATTCTTGTCATTGATCCACTTGAGGTACGAGTCTTTCTCGTACGTAGGAACTCCTGCATGATGAACTATGACATCGTAGTCCTCCAGGAATTTCTCTTTGAATATCTTAGGAGGTATTCTAATTGACCTCCCGAACTGCAAATGCTTTATCCCTGGAGGAGTGAACGACCCTTCTTTGTTAACTAGAATCGTCACTTCATGTCCAAGTTCTTTTAATGCAATAGCACTTTGAGCTACTGAAATTTCAAATCCACCTCTAGGATGCGTAGGAATCATATGATGAGTGGTTGGCATAGTGACCAATATCCTCATAAATTCACTCCTTAGATAATTTAAGTCCTAACTCAATGATATACTCTTTTAGGAGTGGAGCAATATCATTCCGTTCTAGCCCTAGTTCAATACTAGCTTTGATAAATTCAACTTTGTTACCAGCATCGTATCTTTTACCTTCAAACTTGTAAGCATAGACTTCTCGGAAATGTATCAACTCTTTAATAGCATCAGTTAGTTGAATTTCTCCACCTGCTCCAGTAGGGATAGTTTCCAATATAGGAAAGATATCTGGAGTCAAAATGTATCTACCCATTACTGCTAGATTGGATGGAGCTTCCTCCAGTGAAGGTTTTTCCACCATATCGACTACTTGATGAGCTCCGTGCAATGGATCACCATCAGTTGCAAATATACCATAGCTAGATACCATATGATCAGGCACTTCTTCTGCAGCGATTATTGGATTCTCGAACAATTCGAATCTATCCAGCATTTGCTTCAAACAAGGAGTACCATTACAATGCATAATATCATCACCGAGTAATACTGCAAATGGTTCGTTACCGACAAACTCTTTAGCTTGAAGGACTGCATGACCTAATCCTAGAGCTTCTTTCTGACGAGTATAATAGATTTTAGCCATACTTGAAATCTTACGCAACTCCTCGACTAATTCCAGTTTACCTCGTTCTTCTAATGTACGCTCTAATTCAGGACTAGAGTCGAAGTGATTCTCAATGGAACGTTTGTCACGTCCAGTGATTATCAGGATTTCAGTGATACCAGACTCAACAATTTCCCTAACTATATATTCAATAACAGGTCGATCGATCAAGGATAACATTTCTTTAGGCTGAGCTTTTGTAGCTGGAAGGAATCTAGTACCTAATCCAGCTGCTGGAATAATAGCTTTACGTACTTGCATGGTTTATCTCTCCCCTTTTATTAATTATGCGACTGATAAATTGAGTGTTAATCTTGATTTTACCGTATTTATGTGCAATTTTATGATGACATATCCTGCACAATACGCAGAGATTACTGATATCGTTATTACTTCTATCATGATCCAAATGATGAACCTCTAGGATAACGTCTGTCACTCCGCAATTCTCACATACATGACCATAGTGTTTAAGTGCATCAATTCGATACTGAGGAGTATATGGACTTGTAAACAGTGTCTTGAAGTAGAAGTCAATATCATTCTCTCTTCTTCTATTAGCCTCACTCAATTTCTTCTTGGTAGATTCTTTAAGAGACTTACCATACATAGGATGATTTTCTCCGCTGATAGCTTTACTAATCCGCAACCTGGACTCTTTACTTAACTTGATACCCTTCTTGCCAGTACCGTTAGTATTACCTTTAAGAGCTTCAGCTATACTAGCTTTATGTTTATCACTCTTAGGCTTACCTTTTCTAGATCTACTCATTTTGGCACGAGTTTCAGCACTAGCCTTCTTACCTCTTTTTGATTGATTCATTTTCTCACGAGTTTCTTTACTTATAACTCGATCCTTAGCACTGCACGAGTTACTGCAGTACTTCTTTTGGGTAGGTTTTAACTCTTTGTTGCATCTTTTACAGTATCTAGTTGCCATTGTCTTATGATGTATCCCCCTAATGTTTATGTTGACCAGTTCTTGTAATTTCTGGTAATTATAAAGCCTGAAGTGATAGTTCAGTACTCATGAATTACCCTATAAAGTTGGTATTAGTTAATTAATTTCTACCTATAGAGTAAAGATTGATCCCTTGTTCTCTAGCTTCTTTAGGATCGAGTACCCCACGACCATCAGCTACGTTAGGAGTTTTCATCAACTTGACAAAAGCTTTAGCTCCTAATTCCTTAATTTGATCCCACTCTGTTACTATTACTGCACCTTCAGCTCCAGCTAGGACATCAGTGATCGAAGATCTATATTTAATGTGATCTCTGTATCCACTAGCCATTAAGCCATCACGAATTTCAGTTTCAGTTACTGCTGGATCATAGACATGGACATCGGCACCTAATGCCAAAAGACTGTTTATAATAATTAAGGATGGAGCTTCTCGAATATCATTGGTATTCGGTTTGAATGACAAGCCTAGGACTGCTACCTTACGTCCAGCTACTTGACTATTCATTAGTTCTTCGAGCTTAAATGCTATATCATACTTGTTTTCGTTATTGATAGAGAGTACTCCTGATAGCAATGTATACAGGTTATTGCTAACCCCATCTGACATATTACGTAAAGATAATACATCCTTAGGGAAACATGAACCTCCGAATCCTAATCCAGCTTTTAAGAATTGATTACCGATTCGACTATCCATTCCCATCCCACGAGCTACCTCGTCAACATTACCTCCGTAGAATTCACATAGCTTAGCAATACCATTCATAAATGATATTTTAGTAGCTAGGAATGCATTAGATGCATGCTTGATTAACTCAGCAGATTCGAGGTCAGTTACTACGTAATTATCCGTCATACCTTTATGAAGATCGAGAATAACTTGTATTGCTCGTTCACTATCTGACCCCACGACTAGTCGACTCATTGATAAGGTATCTGCGACAGCAGTACCTTCAGCCAAGAATTCTGGATTAGATACCACTTCGATGTTATGTGGACTCTTCTTGACGATTGACATTACTTCTCTACAAGTACCTACTGGTACTGTACTCTTAATCACGAGGATCAAGTCCTTCTTAGCTAGACTGGCTACGTCGTCTACAGCTTTGAATAAGTATGATAGGTCAGAACTACCGTTCTTTCTAGGTGGAGTACCTACTGTAATAATTACGATATCTGAACTATTGATAGCTTTTCCTAAGTCTGTAGTAAAACTTAAATTACCTTTTTCCAGTCCGTCATACAATAATGTTCCAACTTGATCCTCATGAATAAGGCAGATCCCTTGATTAAGGTTGTCGACCTTAAATCGATCTACATCTACTCCTATAACATTATGACCTTTACTAGCATACACTACTGCTGAGGTCAATCCAACAAATCCTGTTCCGATTATAGCTAAATCCATAAGTTCCACTCCTCATGATGTAATTACTCGGTGTCTGAGGATTCTTCAAGAGCGAACTTGAATTGACTAGTATCTAAGTTAGCAAATGGTAGCTGACTTAAGTCTGGACCTTTATCATCCTTGGACTTGCCACGATCAATAAAGAATACTTCTTTAGCTTCGACTTCGACTACATAGACTGTCATATTTTGAGCATTCTTATAATTCCGACTACTCAACTTACCTTGTAGAGCTATCCAATTACCTTTCGATAAGTTGTCTCTACACTTGACAGCATCTTTACCCCATACAACTATAGGAATAAAGTCAGCTTCAGAACTAAACCATCCTTTAGGTACAGCTACCTTGAAAGTACAACGATGACTTTTACTTTTCTCAAAGTACTTATAACTTGGATTCTTAGTCAACCGACCTATAATAATTGTTACATTAAACATAGGTAGTCCCTCCTCTTAGTATTATCAAGGTTAAACAGTTCTCCACAGATATAGACGTTTAGGTTACCTGAATAGAGCTCACTTATACCACTGAAGATTAATTATTTCGTGTTTAATTAGCATATCATGAAGAACTCGACCTAGGCAAGTAGTAGGATGCTTACATGTACACTTGACTATAAGTTCTCCTCCTTTACGATATGCGTCATAACCATCCAGTAGTTTGTCCAATTCATTCTCAACTACAGTACTTTCGAATGCTTGTCTCAAGACATCAAATAGCTTATCATAGGCATTGATAGAATTATAAAACTTGATCCTGGATTTAACTGTCGGATCGATTTCTATCACCGAGGACTTACCTGAGAATTCTAGAATTGGTTGACACTCTGACTTTCTATCTACAGTATGACTGAAATTGATAGTTCCCTTCATGATGTCTCCTCCTGTAAATACAAATAAAGGCATCTACTAATGTAGATGCCGCATTACCTTAGTAGCTCAAGTTATACTTCGCTAGGAATGCATCCTCCGTAATAATTTCGATGCCTTCCTTCTTAGCTTTCTTACCCTTACTCGAAGTTGGATCAGGATTGTTGGTTATCAGATACTTAGTACCTGATTTAACATCACCAGTTCCTATTCCGTTCTCTTTAAGTAATTTCTCGAGTTCAGATCGTTTGCGACCATTGTTCAACTTACCAGTTAATGCTACCTTGAATCGAACTTCCTGAGAAGTCGTAGGTGCTGGATCAACTTCTTTGAACTTGACCAGACTAGCAATTTCTTTGATTAGGTCAATGTTACTAACGATACCACCTATTGCATTCTTGTTAACTCCCTTGATCTTTGTGGAAGAAGTAACCTTACCTTCGAGTATTCCATCAAGACCTACGGAAGCTATCAACTTCTCTGCCGAACTACCAGCTAGTGAAGGAAGTCCTAAGGCAATTAGGAATCTCTTAGGAGTTATTGGGGATTTCAACTTACTAAACATTTCATGAACCTTACCAGTTGTTGATTCACCGAAACCATTAAGTCCGTGCAGAGAATTTACGTCGTAATCTTTAGTGTAGATATCTTGGATTTTATCGATACCTAATTCTTCGAGAACCTTATCTAATACCTTACCTCCGATACCATCTGTAGCTCCTATACGTTCAATCCAATGTATCAGACGAGCTCGAGTCAAGTGGTTACTGGATTCGGATGCAAGCTTCAAATCCGTACCTTCACGTACCAATGGTTCACCATCCTCCGTGTGGGTAGGAAGTGCTTCATCACTAGGTTCGATTACATCTAAAACAACTGGGATAATTTCTCCTGAACGAACTATGGTTACTAGAGCACCTGCTCCGAGTTTATGTTTCTCAACGTATTCAGCATTGTACACAGAAGCTCGACGAATTGTTGCTCCAGATAACTCGGTCGGTTCAAGAATTGCTACTGGAGTATACTTTCCTGTACGAGTTAGTGACCACTTAATGGACTTGATCCTAGCGACTGCTGTATCGTTTTGAACTTTATAAGCTACTTGGTCAGCAATTACTCGACCATTACCATTTTCAGTTACTAGCAGATTGTCCTCCAACACCATACCATCAAGAGGTAAGTCAAGCTCTTTAGACATTCTATCGATCTCTGATTTCATGTATTCAGGTTCACATTTCAATGAAGGATAAACTCCAAATGGGACTACTTTGAATCCAGCATCCTTCAACCAGAACAACATATCATCTTTCTCGTCGAATGCTATATTACCTCCGACTACTTGATAGACGATGTATTCGAATCTGCTAAGTTCCTCGTCACTAACCGACTTACGATTGATAACTCCTGAAGCTGTATTACGTGGACTTGGAGCATCTGGATAGAACTTCTTCCAATTAGTTAGAGGTAAGATGAACTCGCCACGTATCGCTCCAGTAAACTCTCCTATGACTGCTGGAACTTTATCCTTAATTTTGTATGTAACGTCTTGACCAGTCGTTCCGTCACCACGAGTAACTCCTCGAGTAAAAATCCCATTGGTATAATAAGCCACTACAGTTAAGCCATCTAGCTTAGGAGTACCGATCAAGTTCTTTTCACCAAGATTCTTGACTACACCTCTAACAGATTTGACTTTATCGAGTGACCCTACCTTACCGTATGTATGAGTGACTTTAGTTAGGTTGGACTTGGATACATCAAATCCCCAACCTACTTGTGTAAGTACAGGATTACCTGGATCAATTTTACGCAATTCATCAACTAATGCATCGAAAGTTTCATCGGTAACTACTGACTGACCTCCGTAATAGGCTTGAGACAATTCTTTGATTTTGGACTCTAATACTTGAGTGTTACTCAAATTAATACCCCCTAGTTTCAACTTCCTTCAAAGATATAGACGTCTAGGGAAACCTAATCAAGCGGATTAAATTAAAATAAGGAAGTCAATTTAATTGACTCCCCTTGACTCCCTTATTTGACCTATCTCCTTTTATTGTCTTCCATGACCATCTTGTAAATCAATTTACTATGGAGGTTCATATTAGCAACTACTGAGCTATGCATTGTCTTTACATACTGTCGTAGTCCTTTAACTCCCATATCGACTGAATCGGATTCGAGTTGATTGATTACCCCTTCAAGTTCGCTATTGCTCGACTCGATGCCATGGCTGACTCTCATACACGCTTGTACTCTAAGCATGTTAGCTTTCCTAGTTTTTAAAGTCCCATCAGTGTCGTAGGGACAGTCAAGCTGCTTCAGTAGATCGATCGCTAAGCTTTCGATATTACTCATTCGACTTAGCAACTCCTGTACGGACTAACTTTTGATCAACTACTTGATAAGTAGCTTTGTTAGTACGCACGATCTGACCTTTCTCAAAAAGTACCACTGCTTCATAAGAATGAGTAGATCCAGATTTGCTAATACTTTCTGCTTTAGAGACTATCTTACCTTGACTATCTGGTAACAGTCTTTCTATTTCTGTTTGACCGTCACCTTCACGGATTTTAGATTTCACTGTAATCAAGTAATGAGTTGGCTCTTCGATAGAGCGACGGAAGATAGCTAAGAACTCTTGCTGACTTTCAGTAGTTCTGAATTCTCCTTCGAACTCTAGTCCTTTAACTAGAGGAGAGATTGTCTTAGTTAGCTTAGAAGCTTTAATTGTTTCTCCAGACTCAGGTGCTGAATATAACTTGATACCAGGTGAGAATGAGATGAACCCATTACCCCATGACTTAGACTTTTTACTAGTTCCGCTAGAACAATAAGCACGATTTATGATCCCCATCATAGGTGGTTGCTTAGAGTCAAATCCTGTAGAATGATTTCCAATTCCGAATACTTTGATGATCATTTAAATTCCCCCATTAGTTTCTCTAGATGTACGTCTTAGCTTGTTATATTTATCTACTCAGATGCGTACCCTTGATGTATTTTAGATTTAATTTTGCCCTCTTTTTGTATTATCAATTACTGTTCAGTCTCAGGCTTCAAGCTTTTAGGTAGTTTAATGTTTTTGAGATTTTTTCTGAACCATGACATCTTAGCTTTCAGGTGCCTAGAAGTCTTAACATCATACTCCAGTCCGATCTTATGGAATACTTCCTCCCATGGCAACTTCTGAACATCATAATAATAGTAACATAGAATTAGACGAAGTGACTCACTCAACTCTTTCTTAGTAGGAATCTTAATCGTCTGACCTTCATAGAACCAAATCAGGTTCAAGAAACTTGACTGATCAAGTATGAAAGACAACTCTGACAATGTACTGTAGCGACTATCTTCCTTTTGAAGATATAATAGCATCATCGATACGAAATACAAGTCATTAGTTTCTGACATTTGATTCAGCAAGTCATCAGGTGTTACAGCGGATTGATTAGTCATTATATACCACCTCGAAGTAACTAGTAAATTCATGAACCTTGGTGTTATCGCCACCTGAGTACTTTTTGATATACTTATAGCATTCTTGAATAATAACTCTACTCATCATTCTCACGTAACCTGAGCTATGTGATGGAACGTTGTACAAAGTCAAATCCCCTCTGACAATAGTTAGTACAACTGAAAGTAAGATATTTTCATAGTCACAATGCTGTGGAGTATATCTACTAAATTCCTCATATTTCTCTTTGAACACTTGAGGTATCCTATCGATAAGATCCTCATACTCAATATCTGCCATACTATTGAAGTAATGCTTAGAACCGCTATGCAAGTTCTTCAATGTATCGACCTGAGCCCAGTCCTTAGCCTTGAAGAACTGTTTACCCTTTTCCTTCAGATATAATTCTCTATATTTGTAGAGTCGTAACCACACGTATTTAGTCCAACTACTAACCCTGAGCTTTCCTGAGGCTATGCTCATATAAAGATCAGCAGCTAGGTTATGCGATATGGACTCTACTTCTTCACGATTTCCAGCAATGTGTTTCACTACCAGAATCTTCTCAGCTAGATTTCGGATAGCTAAGTACAAATCAGGATCTGGATTGTCAGGATCCTTATTGTATATTGCTTTTACCTTAGCTTCCAATTCGTAAACTCCAGCCATGTACTTCCTACCCCCTTAGAGTAGCCCAGTACCCTGATTTCTAATGGACTCTAGTAAGTAATCCTGAAGTCTTTCCTCGAATATGTAACGAGATGCTACTTCGATAGGTCTTACTAAATGTACTCCAAATTGATGATCTTCCCCTACATTCTCATCAATTGTGATTCCTTCTAGATAATTAAAGTTCTCTCTAAGATAAAGATTGATTAATCTCTCGAGTCGATTTGTATCAAAATCATTAAAATTTAACTCGAAGTAATCCATTTAACTTCTTCCTCCTTAGTAGCTCTCAACTACCCGACTGAATCCTTCGTGAGTTTTCTCAACTAGAATTTGAGAATCATACGGCATGGACAAGTTTTCGCTATGTGTTATGATTAGAAGTGAATCCACCTCTGAAGATACGACTTTAATCATTTCAAGTACACGTGTTATACCTTCCGCATCGAGATTGTCGAATATTTCATCAAGAGCTAAGATATTAAATACCAAGTCAGTTTCATTTCTACATAAATCCCTCAAAGCTAACTGCATACATAAGTCAACTCGTCTACGTTCACCACCAGATAAGTTTTCATAAGGTTTAGTAACGTAGTACAAATCTAAATCATTTCCATCAAGTTTCAGATAGACTTTAGATTTATCGTTGTAGAGCATTTCAGAGTAGTTACCTAGTCGGTGGTTCAAGTAATCGACTACACCCTTCAGTAGATAACTTCTAAAATCTCTGGATGACTGACGACCTAACCAATTAAGAATATCAGCATCTTTCTTATTGACCAGTAGCCTAGCTTCAACTTCATCAATCTGTTTTTGCAATTCTGAGATGTCGAGTTCTAGTTGTGATATTTCCGATTCAATAAAATCAAAAGATGTATCAGACTTAATACCTAACTTCAACCTTTCATTAATAGGTTGCATTTGAGCGTAAATCTGATTTGCATTGATTACCAACTCTTGCTTGCTAGCAGTGATAGATTTGATCTCTTCGTCAACTAGGTTAAGTGCTGATTGAGCACCTTGCTTAGCCTTCTCAGTAGAGAGAATTGTCTGATTAGCTATCTTGATAGCGTTATCACCATCGAACATTGTTTGCTTTTCAGCTTTAATCTTGTTAGTGATATCAGCTTTCATTTGCTCCACTCGATTTTGATCCACTATGTCCTGTTTACAAGCATAACACTGAGCATGGGAAATCAGTTGTAATTCTTGTCCCAAGCTAATCACGTTGTTCCTAGCTGAGTTAACTAAGTTCTCAGTATGTTGGATTTGCATCTTAGCTTGAGCTATTTGACTGTCAAACTGAGACAATTGGTTACGCAAGTGATTACTTTCTGCAACCTTGATACTCAATTTTTCATCCAATTTCTGAACAGCTTCACTTACCTCATTACTGCTAATTTGGAGCTGATCCAATTCAGCATGAAGCTTATCATACTCTTGTTGAGTTAATCCTTGGGATTGGACTTGCTGCTGACGTTCTAGGTATTCTTTCTTAGTCTCAATACTCGAGCGATGGATCTGGATAGACGATCTAGCTGTAGCTAAAACTTTTTCGTCTTCAGTTATAAGCTTTGTCAATGACTTTGACTTACGGTTTATCCGACCTTGAAGCTCGTTAATGAAACCTGTTGAGTTAGATAGCTCCTCAAGACGTTCTTTACGTCTTTTAGCTTTCATACCTGAGAATCGTCCAGGCATTCCTTGAGAGATCAAGAGGATTGAGATTATCATATCCTTATCCAAGAATGGTAGTTCCTGAGCCAATATCTCTTTCGACTTAGTGTAAGTGTTACCAGAGATGTCTTCTCCATTCTTTTCAATCTTCAAATTAGTCCCATGATCTGGATGTTTTCTAGTACGTGTAAGTTTATACTCAACTTTATCTACGTCGAATATTAGCTCACTAAGTACCCATCCTTTCCAAGTATCGTTAATTACGTCTTTAGTACCACGAGCAGTTTCTTCAGTAAGAGTCCAGATGATACCCTCTAGTAAAGAAGACTTGCCTGATCCATTTGACTTGGAACCTTCATCGTAATTATTGATACCGTGGATACGAGTCATACCTCGATCATTAAGTACGACTTCGGCTTCACCAATTGAAAGGAATCCTTCTAGTTTCAAATACTTGAAATTAACATACATTCAATATCACCACCCTATTCATACAGACTGTCGATGACTCTGAAAATATCAGATGCTTCGTGAGATAGTTTCTTCTTAGTTTTCACGAACTCGACTAAAGATTCACGACCAGTAGCTCGATTTGATATCTTATCGACCTCTACAGTTTTGAGGACTGTATGGGTATCGATCTTGCTACTTACCCGACTTGATACTACCTTAGGATCTGAGTTAACTATTCTACGTGCCTCATCACGCAACTCAAATGGAACTTTTACTTGAAGGGCATAATTTCCTGGTTTGAGTCCATTTAGATACGTAGAAAGTCCAGCGATAGTATCGCATTCGAACTTCTTGAATCTAATTGCATGAGGATTCTCGATAACCTCAACTTTCATCGTATCAGTATCAAGTATCCCGATTGAAGGGTAGTGAAGCTGATAGTTATCACCAAAAGATACTCCAGTCATAACTCCGAAGTTTAGAACTTTCTTACTTACCCATTGAGAAGAATGGATATGTCCGTTAAGTACTAAATCAAAACAGTCATCAAGAAATTGAGCATCAACTCCATGACTAGCTCGGAATACTGAAGTTAGTAATGAGCCTAACACTGTAACATGTGAAAACAGTACTTTGCCAGATAACTCACGAATCGTTGACAAGTCAGGATTGTGAGAATAAGGCAGGAATGAGACATCAGGATTGATATCCATTCTTTGTGGTTTGTCTATTATCTTGATATGAGGCAATAGACCAAGCATTGATAGCGAGTGATACTCACTGGATTCGGTCAACTTTTCATGATTTCCTAGCAAGTGATACTCAGGTATTCCTTTATTGAAGGACAAGGCTGTCGACATAGCACTTATCTCTTCAGCTCTTAGGAATGCGTTATCAGTCAAGTCCCCACCATCGACTATCGCATCCACATCTTTACCGAGTCGATCATACATCCAACGATAGGACTCGATCATAGACTCAAGTCTAGGTCCTAACTTTCCACTTGTTGCCTTTAAAATTGAGGATGCCATTGTCCAATGCGGATCAGTGTAATAACCTATTAACATTTAGTAACCTTCTCCCTTCGAACTTATAAACGTTCGTAGCTTCCAAATACAGCCTTTATTTTCTAAATTTGGAAAATATTATTTCCAATAGAGTCGTTCAATTCCGAGATCAATCTGACGATTATGTACTCCGTCAATCAAGTAAGTCTCGATACCTGCATCAGCTAGCAGCTTAGCATTGTGGAGATTGTCCTCGTAAAATATGTCAATGTTATAATTTCTAGCCATCTTCAGTTTGTCCCAGTTATGAAATACTTCTCCGACAGGAAATCCATGAAGCATTAACCACTGAACTGTCTCAAATTTTACCGCAATAGGTCTAGCAGTAATATAGAAGATTTCATGACCAAGCTCAGCATGTTCCTTAGCCTTAGCTAGTCCGTCCTTCATTACTTCCATATTGAGGATCCAGGATGCTTCATTTTCTCTGAAATGGGATGAGAGTACCTCATCCCCAACTTCACTGTATAATGAAAACAATGGATTAGAGTAAATTGGTAAGTCCTTGATCAGTTCAGGGATACTTTCGAACTGAATGTTCTTACCTGTTAATAGGTTAAGTTCGCTAACAAACTTAGGCATACTTTTACTTAGTGTATCATCAATGTCAAATGCAACTCTCTTAGTCAAATCAATTTCCCCCTAAACTACAAATTACAGTAGATCTAATTTAGTTTTTACGTACTGTTCATCACGAGCTTGTATCGTTGGTATCATAGTATACGAAACTCCTGATGACGCAAAGTACTTCTCCAATATCTCTATTGCCCATTCATGCGTACGAGAGAACTCGTCCCAGTACTTATCGAAAGTCGGTGGATCAAATGACGCATCGTTAGTTGTCCGACTTTTACTGGACTCGAACATATCTCGAGCATACTCCTTGTCAGTGTGATATAGATAGACTACCTTGGTATCCATCATACGATACATTCCAAGAAATCTATCAATATCCTGCTCTATGTTGGTACCGTTTTGAGGATACAACTTAGCATAGAGCAGTCCACTTAATAACCCTCTATCGAATACCATATCCCGATTGATTAGAACTGGATTCTGAGAGAGGAAGTCAAGTACCGTAACTCCAAGAAGACTCCTTGAATTACCAGGTATGAATTCTCTTAGATTGAGATCCTCATATGAAGGTCGGAACTTGAAAGCATGTTGTAGATAAGAATCAATGAATTCAGTCTTACCTACCATTTCGTACCCCTCCAAGACGTACAGTCGAGGATGTACTGTCCCATTGATGTCATTCATGATGCATTACTCCTTGTTGTCAATTCATGATGTTATAGAGTGAAATTAGCTTCAACTCTATTGTCGTTGTAAAATACTAATGTCTTTTCTTGTTTCTTCAAGTAAGTTAGAGGAGTCTTAACTTTAAGTCCAACAGAATGATTGAACATATCAGCGTCCTTAACTATCTTGAAGTCACCTTTATCAGTTTGTTCCAAAATGAATTTAGCTTCGTGACGCATTTGTTGACGACCAGATAGTATTTGATGTATTTCCACGAGATGACCTCCCTTTCAAGACTATAGACGTTTGAGACCGCTGTATTCAGCTTCCAATTGTGCTTTAACTATATCTAATTTAGTAACAAATCTAACAAATTCTTTGTATTTAGGACTATAATACTTTGACTTAGGTTCTAGTTTGAAACTACCAAAATCCGTAGGCATTCCTAACACAAATCTACTCATTTCATCCTGAATAGTGAAGCCTGTATCATAGTGAAATTTATTGAGTATAGTGTATATTCTATCCTGAATTCGAGCACGTACTACTTCATCGTTTGGACTGAATGTGAATTCGCTAGTCAACTGTTTCTCAAGATCAAGTTTTTCTATCATTCTAACGATGAATGCTTGAGTAATCATCCCCACGATTTCTCGGTAGTTCTCTTCCTTAGGTACGTATTGAGTGAAGTCAGAACCAAACCATGTTATATAACCTTGAGTCCCTGAGCCGAATGCTGTTACTTCGAATGCTTTGTTAATTAGGTCAGGTATCATTATGTGAGCAGTTTTCCAGTTAGGGTAATTGTAGTTAACAAACATGATGTATTATCTCTCCCTTAGACTAAAATAGAGCTAGGTTTCCCTAGCTCCTTTATTTATCTATTTTTATTTAGAATTAATCCCATCGGTCAATCTTAATTAAACGAGAAGAACCACCTGAGGTCACTTTGACTGTCAAGTTCCACTCTGTATCTTTATTGTAACCAACTCCACATGCAGTTGCTTCTTCAGCACCTTTGATCGGAGTACTTGCCGTATAAAGCTCAAGAGTCTTCCTGATTTCACGTAGGTCGGACTTAAGCATTTCATTAAAGAATCCTCGTCCTTTACCTTCAGACGTATCTTTGACTCCATCAAGTAAGAAGAATACATGAGTCCCAGCATGTGTTACTGGTTTATCTCCCCATAAGTTAGGTGAAGTCGTGATACCATTGACCTTCACGAACTTATTAGTTTCAACAGTCCAGTCCTCCGCACTAGAAGAAACTCCTGCAGATTGGATATTTGGCTGTTGACCTTTTCTATAGTCAAACTCAAATACAGTAACCTGCTGATTATTTCTTAATGCTTTACCGTCATAATGATAAACCTGACCGTTGATCTCTAACTCAACTCTGAATGGAGTACCATTTCGTCCATTCTCTCTTTCTTGGTAGTTGTGGACATAGAATTTATAACGACCCTCAGGAGCATTAGTCCATCTAATATTTTCTACAGGTTTATGACTAGATTTGTCCATTCCGTTCATATCTAAGTCAAGATAACCTCCGAATCGGTCACGTCGACTACCAGTGGAATAGTAAATATGCTCACCAGTAGGACTGATACAGTGAAGGTCTAAGTCAGTTAATCCTTCCCAAATTAAGGATGCACGAATTTCATTGCCTTCATAACGTCCACCATACTCCTCCAGACGTTCTCTGATGCTAGCATCAACTCCTCCATGGTAGTACCAAGAGAAAGGATTGTCCCACTGAAGAATATTCTCAGCAGTTGGAATGTTAGCAGTTACCATAGCCATGATTCGATTAGGATTGTCGACAAGTACTTCGATAGCATCAGCACTTGGTAGTACTGTATTCTTGAACTTCTCGAAGGTCATCAACTTAGCTGGAATATTTTGACCTGTTACTGATGCAGTCGTTGTTGACGTTTGTTTAGGAGTCAGATGGCTGAATACTCCTCCAGTAGATTTCTTCTCGGCTAATTCCTTAGGTTGACCTTTAGGTTGCCATAAGAACTCAGGTATTTCCTCAATAGTAGCATATCGTCTGTCTAATGACTCACCTAGTCCGTGCTTCTCTATAAACTTCTCAGCATTAAAGATAGCAGTAGCAGTTGGAGCTGATTGAGAACGTTGATAGTTATCTGGATCCATAATCTTACGGAAATCAGCCTTTACTGCCTCGTAAGTTGCACCTGATTCGATAACTTCAAGCAATCTACCTAAGCTACCACTTCTGATAGAAGTGAATCCTGTAGGTGCTAGGGCTACCATCATGTAAACTACGTTACGTTTACGCTCAGAAGTACTTGCCTGATTTCTTAATTTAATTACTTTCTGGAACCATCTAGCCTTATCCATTACTTTGTCAGCACGGTATAAAGTATCGGACTCTAGCAATTGAACTGCTGTATCTACAGTAGCTGGCTCAAAAGATAGAATCGCATTGATCAGAGTTTCAAAGTTATGAATCTTCTCAGCATATACCTGATGAGCTGTTTTGATTCTATTTTTATGAACTCTAGTCTTAGGTAACCTAACTGCCAAGTGAGTCCACTCACCAGTCTTAGGTTGACCTAATACTGCATTTTCAGGTATGAATACTCCATTGACTGTAGCACTTTGTACTAACTCCTTCATAGCTCTCACGGAATTAGCGAAGAATGCAGGAGTTTTAGTTTCCTCCCAGATAGCTGAGTGCTTATCACCAACTCCATCGATGAAGACTAATCCACCGAATCTTTGGATAAAGTGTCTACAAGCATGGCAGTTATAGTGTTGCTGAGCTTCAGCTGGTAAATTGTTAAGGTATGCATCCCACATAGCTTGAGGATCCACGTTTGTAGTAAATAGATGCTCGTTCAGACCTATGACCCAATTAAATCTATCAGCAACTACTTGTTCAAAATCAGGGTATTGGTCACCATCGTTGTTGTAAGTATCAGTTAACAATTCTTCATTCTTCACAAAAATCCCTCCTAGGTGTATTAAGCTAATATATTGCTATGTAACAGATACCTGAGAATTACTCAGGTAGTCCGTAAGTTTTTACATTGTGTTCATATTCCTTACGCCATGGGTTATCTGGATTGTCGTTGATTAGACCAGCATCACGTATACGCTCCCATGCCTTGAATACTTCACTGTTAGATCCGTACTTCTGCTTTCTGAAGTCAATTAAATCAGGTTTCTCAAGAAGTAACGGACAAGGAGGATTTACCTCACCAGTTAAGGTACGACCATCTTCAGTTATTTCTACCTTACCTGCACGAATACGAGGTTTCATATCCTCTAACATAGTACTTTCAGCGTTACCGTGAGGGAGTAATTCCATGAACTCCTCAGGAGTCATATCCTTAACGTATGGATCTAGAATTGCACTCCAGCTATCGTTACCTTTATGATCCCATTGACCGAACCATTGAGCACGTACACTTAATACCTTTCTGAAAGACGAGCGATCAGCATAAAGTGCAACTACTGTCTCGTCATCACAACGTTGAAGAGCAACTTCCTTATCACTAACAGACTTATGCTCAATTTTGTTGTATAATCCGTTCTTGATTGTAGAGAAATGCTGACGAATGAATTGAGCCATTAAGTTGTTGCTGATACTGTATACTCCAATGAATTGTTCAAGGTGCTCATGGGTTGTACCTACAGCTTCGATTTCTTGTTGGGACAATGAAATCTTAGGATAGATATCAACCATGTGGCGATTCTCTACGTAGTCCTCATCACGACCAATAGCTTCAAGGAACTTCTTACCGTAGATTTCGTATAAGTCCTTATTGTGAAGCTTAAGTACTTTAATGAAGGCAATTAGAGTACGGTCATCGATACTCATAGTGAATTCTGTATTAGCAGCCATTGGCAACTTCTTCTTAGCAAAGTCCTGAGGAACTCCTGACTCGATTTCTTCGTAAACCTCATTGAACATTGCTTGAATTTCATTTTCATAAATACCTTCATACTCACCAGAGCAGAACATATTTTTATTGTTGATTGGAGTTGTACGATTTGACTTAGCCCATACGACTAATGGACGAATCGTGAACATCAAGTCACGGAATAACAAGCTTGAATTAACATGGAATACGTACTGAGCGAATCCATTAAGTGGTAAGTCCATAGCTTCTACTCCAAGGATATCCTTATCGATATTGCTATGATCTAAGTGAGGACGACTAATCATCCATGCTTCTTTCTTAGCATTGAAATCCCTAATTAACTCTACGCTAGGTTGTTTGTACTCAGTTCTTTTCATTACTTTACTCCTCCAAGAATTAAAATTTGTCCATTGATTCCTGTAGATTTATTACTAAGCAGGAACAAGATAGGATGGACTACTTCTTCGATTGACAGCAGTCTCATATTAGGACGTGTATTGATATAAACATCCCTTGGTACATTATCTAACTCTAACATGGAATCAATCATAGGAGAATCAATTGCTTCAGGAGCAACTGCATTTATCCTACGATGACCTCCATCCTTAAGGTTCATCTTAGCGAATTTCTTACTCATAGATACGACGTAAGAATTCACGGATGCCTTACTTGCAGCATAATAAGGATTGATATCACTTGCTCTCACAGAATGACCTGAAGAGAGATAGACTATGCTTGCATCTTTCATTAAGAACTCCTCTAGATGCTCCATTAATTTGAAAAAGTCAAAAGCATTCTTACTAAATAGGTCAGGATTTTCAGACAACTTAGAATTAGGAGGTTGAGGTCTACCAGTAGCATACAAGACCTGACTTATCCCAGGAATATTCTTTAGTTTCCTGAACTCCTCATAAGTGTAGTCGCAATCTTGATTACCTACAGTTATGTAATCACTATCGCTCATATGGAGTACGTTCTTAGCTATGTAAGAATTTGCCCCATAGATAACTTTGAATCCCAATTACTTCACTCCCTTTTGCAATTCCGAAAGTGTCGGAACCAACTTCACAAGTATAGACGTTTAGAAAACCTGAATCGAGCGACTTACTTATTGTACTTATTATAGATAGCAATACAGTTATTCATTGCATCCAGCATTTTGACTGCAGGTAAATCTAATTCACCATTTTTGTATTGCTTAAAGAAGTCATACTCAGTTTCAAGTTTAGTAACTTCCTCTTGAGTCAATTTATCTTTATTATTAAATATCCAGTGTAGTTCAGGAATTCTCATAAGATAACCTCCATTTTAAATTGCCTAGGGAAGTTCCCTAGGCGGTTATTCATAGCTGGACTATCGAGCTGATCTAGATAACTTTAACTCCTTCAGAGTTATTCTCACCTAAAGCATCAAATCCTTCGTTGACGACTACATCTAGTGCTTCACCTAATTCCCCAAGTCCTTTAACGTGACGAGCAATACTTAACATTAACATTAAGTTTACACCGTAGTCAAAATTAGTAAAGGAGATCATTGGTTTCTTCATACCGTATGCCATACCCATTGTCATACTAACTAGAGGATTACGGTCATCGATGATTGCGATTACACCATCAGACTCCTTAACATATTCCTCGATAGTACTAACTGGATTCGTATTAAACATATCATTCAATTGCTTATCGAACTCATTTTCAGATTCAACCATGAGCTCATCTACTCCAACATAAGCAATACCTTTACTATGTAGAAGTTCCTTTATCCCAGCAATCACTTTAAGGTTCTCTGGAGTTTGAGTTGGACCTACAACGAATAGCGATAACGACTCTTCCTCAACACTAAGTTGAAGTACTGACTCATAGCTTACCTTAAGTGCATCAAGCGAACTTACTGTAACTAACTCGGCGGATAGATCGAATCCAAACAACTCATCAGCGGTTACCTTGTAAACCTTTTCTAAGATATCCTCGGTTTTAATATTAGCACTATCAAGTCCTGTATAGATAATAACAGGAACTTTATTGTTAATAGCGTACCCGATTTCCCAAACCGTACCTGTATCTAAATGACCTTCGAAAGAGTCAACGTTAGCAACGACTACGTTAGCATTAACGATATTATTAACATTGTCAGCAAAAACTTTAGCACGTAATCCATGATCGTGGAATTGACCAGGTTCAAGTTTAGTTCCATCACGACGTGGTGAGTAAACTGAAATACGATCATCCGATTTCAAGAAATTGTATAATGTCTCTTCTACTAAAGATCCGTATTTAGAGAACCACGGACTTGCAAGATAGATGTTAGGCTTTTTCATTTAATATTCCTCCCAAAATTTTGAATTTCAACGACTTCACAGTTATAAACGTTTAGTAAGCCTGAATAGAGCTTAATCCTCATCAAGAAGTACTAGAGTCAAGTAGTTGTATAACTTTTGACCCTGACCATTGTCACCGTAAATTGTCCAGGTAACAACTTCTTCACCTGAGGAATTAACCATCACTGTTTTGTCGTACGCAGCTACTAAGTATTCAGCTTGAAGAGTTTCTTCTTTAACTCCATCAGGTGCTGAATCGTCAGCAATTGGTACAGTATTACGTAGAGCAACTCTCTTACCTATTAAGGTACGAATTTGCTCTTCAGTTAAGTGAGTCTTACAATCAATAGATTCAGACTTGACTATTGAATCATGATGAGAACTGAAATTGTACAACTTAATCCTCCATTCCTAATTGATAAGCCAATATTTCAGAAGAACTGAATGGATCATCAAACCTATACTTTACATCCTCAATATAAATTGGAGTTTGGAACTTACTCCAAGTCCTTATACATCTAGTTAGGTAAAGATGCATCTTATCATCAGTTTTGATCCTATCCTTATAAATACTTACTATCTTATCTATTACTTTATTATCATAAGCAGATACGGAAGGTAAGACTTTACTCGGAGTAACTTGAGTTAAGAATCGAGGATTTTCAGATAAGAAGGTATTCACATGCTTCATGTGTTTGCAGTACTGCTTACGATAGATATGATGAGGGCAAGAACAATCTTCTACGTGATTGGTTCCGACTTCCACTGCTACAAGGTAACTCCCACCAGACTTTTCATTACGTACTTTGAATAAATGAGTACCACTTTCAGTAGTTTTATCATATTGTATATTAAAGTGTTCGGGAATTGAAGTAGCTCCCATAACTATCACTCCTTTGAATTACTAGAGCACCACGGCTCACTTCACAAGTATAGACGTATGAGAGCGTTGAATCCAGCTAACTATTTTATTAAACTTGATATTCTTTTACTTGTAACTTCTCCTCATAGATTCTGAAAGTTGAGAATCCTAGTAGTTTAGCTACACTTCTGGCTTTTTCTTCAGTTATAGCTTCATTAGTCCAAGGAGACGTTACTGGATCCCGTTCTGGAGACTCTAACACTAATTGGTACTTAGACTCCAGAACTTCTCCTTGTTCATTATCTTGTTCCAGTGATATAATTACCCTTTTCATAAGAGTCACCTACATAATATCAGATACAGTTTCATCCAACTTAGATTTGATAGCTTGGATTGACTCTTCAATATTCTTACCTTCACTCAAGTGAATCCAGAATGCTGGAGTATCTACCGCATTAATAAGTTTAGTGTTACCTTTACTATCAACAGGTATCGCAATCTTTTGACTATCCCATAACTTGGAGAAAGATCTATCAGAAGGCGAAGGTACTTCCTCAGGAAATCTATTCACGATTAGATTTACATCGACTTTATCTCTATTGGACTCAATACATTGAGCAGCTAGTAACTGAACCATACCAGGATTGTTCTCTGAATAAAGAGCTATCAGCATGGTAGCTAGATGGGTGAATTTAGTCTTGACTTCGAAAGCTTCTAACTTCTTAGCTACAACTTGGTAGGCAAACGGTAGTTCATTAAATCCTTCATCTGAAGGTAGGTATCTATCCTCGTTATCACCATCCAGCATCGCTGATGCGATTATACCAAGCATTGCTTGTGCTTTCATCTGTTTGTGGTTAGAATTATTAGTGTTCATATTGAGTCCTCCTAGAGTATGATTAGATTAGAGTGTCAGGAATTTTAGCTCCGACTTTATTCATTACGTATAGCCATTTATCCTTAGTTGTGTGACCGTCCCAGTTGGCTTCGATTAAAGGTAGATCACCTACATCAAACTCATCTGGAACATGGAATCCTATACGTCCATCATCAAGTGACACAACACGTTTCCATCCATCCCAGTTATTATCCGTATCGTAGTACCATCCGCAGACTCCTACGTAATTAGGATCATTTTCACCTTGAGTTTGATGTAGCTGATTCATTACCTTTCCTAGTAACAAGGCTAGCATATTTCTTTCCCAATAAGCTAGATTCTTAGTTACCTCCAATGGAGTATCTTCCGTCCAACCTGTGATGAATTTCTCTAGCATGTTAATCCCTCCAAATTAATGTAGTCTTTTGGAGTTTCCTAGAGAAGTTTCAGTTACATCGACCAACTTATTGAATAAGGAACGATTATTTAAATAACCGTGACGGTACTGAACAAATACTTGCTCTGCTTCGCTAGGACTAACTTTCTTAGACAGTCCTACTAACTTATCCAAATTGAAATAGAATTCAACATTCGTCGAGTAACCCACTTGATCCTTCTCAAGAATCTCCGAGAATTGTTCTACTTCACTCATAACTTTACCTCCTTAGTGTTATTAGTCAACGATTGCTGACTTATTCGGTTATCTTTGATAGATCACCTTTTATATTAGCGGAGTCCATAACTGAAAACTTAGAGTTGCTCCGACTATTACGGTATTTCATAAGTGCATTGTAACGACTTAGAGGTAAGTCCTCAATATCTTCAACAATGACCCATTCAGAAGTTTTGTCATTCAAGTATGCGAGAACTCCAGTATCTCTACACTCTCGTACGATACCGTCAATCTCGACCCATCTGCCATTAACCAATGTAGACTTGAATTCCTCTGCTCCTGACTTACCTTTATCCTTGTTCTTCTTACGACGTGCAGCACGAGCTTCTGCCTCCATCTTACGAAAAACAACATCTTCAGTGGAGAATTTCTTAGACTTGAAATTTACATAGTCGATCTCAGTTCTTTGAACATATTCAGGTCTATTACGCTTTGCCATTGATGTGTACCTCCTAGAGAGTTATACCAGTGGGACTGACAACCAGTTCCACCAGTATAAACGTCTAGCGAAGTTGAAATGAGCCAACTAATTAGAAGTCTGAAAATACTGCTTCGAGATAAGCTTGCTCATTTCCTTCATATAAATCGAAAGAACATGCTTCGATTTGATCGAAGGAATGTAGTAGCTTAGCTTCTAGAGGGTACTCTTCACGGTATAGTTCATTTACTTTGTAATTACTCCACTCACCATGGTGAAGTAATAGAGCCTTCTGACACAGAACCAACTCATTGGCAGGTAACAGATCACCGAAGTACATATTGATTGCTTCAACAAATGAAGCTCCTCGAGGAACATGAGTTAGCAATAAGTCACTTCTCTTAGCTACAGGAAAGGATATATACTCCTCACGTTTCTGAATATCGTGGACTAGTGCTAAGAAGATCAATCTAGATCGAATTAGACCTTGGAAATTATAGAGTTTACATACTCTATCAGCTATGCGAGCCACTCCGTATGTATGGATTGCAAGTCCTCCACCTTTATTATGATGAAAGTTAACTGACCCTATGGAGTTCATGAATTGCGAGAAATCAGACTTCTCCCCATCAATACCCATGACGAATTTAGTTAATTTCTTGTATCTTTCATCCTCAATGGACTCTGCTAAATTGATAAGTCCATGTCTAGCCTTACCTACATAGATCTTAGGATAAGATGGCACATAATCCAAAGGATTAACTTGACTCGAATCAGCCAGCACTTCTAAATTATCGATTACTATCTGGAAAGTATTATTCCAGTGATTAGCTCGACCATAAACTTTGACTAAGTCGCCATTGTAAACATTATATCGAGCGTAAAATTGATCTAAAGTAGTACTGAATATTTTACCTTCGACCCTTCCAGTCTGGTCATTGAATCCTACAACTATAAAAGGATTACCCTTACTAGGTCTTTCCTCAGGATCACCTATTAATGCTTTAAATTCAACTTGTGATCCATTATCCAACTTACTTAATTGAGCTATTTGCATATTAACTCTCCTCTCCAATTGACACCAATATAAACGTTTAAAGAAGGCTAGTCAAGCTGACTAGCCTATGTTACGTATCATGAGTTCTCCCTTTCCATCGCATATAGGACAATTTTCCTCAGGAGTAGGTATTCTATGGCGAGGACATCCTCTTACGTACTCGTAAGGCTTACTGATATCTAAGATATCATCACTGCTCTCTACTATCTTGTACTTGTGACTATCAGGGAATATGACTTTCTCATTTTTGATAAATTTATAGAGTTCTGAACGACTATCTGACTTAGTGTACATCATGAACTTCATAGTCCCATCATTCTCTATTCTATAAATCTCATATATTTTCAAAGATAAACACCTCTTTACTTATTATCATTACACATCGGTTGACCTTTGCTAGTCAATCTAGGAGTCCATGCACTCCGAACACCTTTAGATAGGTACTGGCATCCAGTCTCTTTATCCACTAGAATACCTCCGAATTCAGTATCGTATACATCAAACTTAGTAGGATCGACAGTTACTTTAGTCTCAGCTCCAGTTTTATCTAATGCTGTACCTCCACATCCTACGACAACTAAAGCTACCAAACATGATAAAAACATTAATATTCTCTTCATAGATGTTACTCCTTCTCTCGGTTGTAGGCTACTACTCTGAATCTGTCATCCAGGATTTCTTCTATATGTGATTTAACGTAAGACCACTCTAATTTACCATTGCCGCATCCAGGACGAGGTAGATAAACTTCACTCCATCCAAATTCATTAGCCAATTGTACTAATTCATAGGACGACTTCTGAATTAAATCAATATCGGCATTATGCTTCCAATGGTGTTTGACTGGAAATGATACTACTGCTGTTCTAACTCCTAGTGGGAAATAGTATCCGACTAGCTGGGTACGTTTACCTCCAGGTAATTGCATTAATGCACCTAACTTACGATCGATTCCTTTAGCATGGAAGTCCCTAGCTTGCTTAGCTATTCCTGCACCTAGTACTGCAGATCCATCCCTTTTAATAGTAAAATTGGAAGTAATACATAGGACTGAACCTTTAGCTAGACTCCAAGCGTCACCATAGACTTCAATCATTCCTATCACCTGCTGACTCGACCTCTTTCTTGAAGTCTTCAAATTCATTAGCTAATTTTACTAGAGCTTCATTTAATTCGCTGAACATAGAATTGATTGTATCTTTGGTAGGAGCTAGACCTCCATATTTATCTACTATATCGGAACATCGACGTTCATACCGATCTACTAATGTAGGAGTCATGAATCTACGAAGGTATTGATTTAAGTCAAAAATGGACTGGCTCATATATCGATAACCACCTTCTTACCATTGATAGTCTTATCCTTAGCTCTTAATTTCTCTAGAATCGACACCTTATCATCCAGTAATTTCTTAGCCCAATCTTTATCTTTGATATGAGCTAGTTCAAATAGAGCTTTTAGGTGGGTACTACAAGGATTACAACGACCGCATGGTTGATTTATCTCATCAGGCAATTCGCAGTACCAAGTTAGATCATATAAATCGTGTTCATGTAACTCATTCAAAATAGTTGACTTTTTGTCATATCGGAAAGGTATACATAAATTAGGTTCGTGACCTAATAGCCTACCTAAATATTCACAGGCATAGTAGAAGTCGGAATAGCTTTGCCAGAAATCATCACCTTTTATGTAACCGAAATACAGATTATCACTACCTACGTAGATTAACGACTGAGTTACCCACAGGAAGGCTTGAGCTAGTCCTTTTTGTTGAGGATAATACTTCTCACCTTTATCACTAGTAACTACGGTGGTATTTTGGATATGTAATCCTCTCTTCTTAAACTCCATGAGCAATCTAGTTCTACGGTATCTTTCAGTCTTGACCTTATTCGACTGAAGAAATTGGCTCTCAAATGAGATAGTTTTAATAGGCTTCTCTTTAGTACCGTACTTCGACGCTACCTCATATAGAAGTAAAGTTGAATCACATCCCCCTGACCAAATCACATAGTGATTCTTATCTTCTTTAACAGTATCGTATATACCAATCATTGATGCCTCTCCCCTAAGATGAAAGTGTTTATTTGTATAATTCTTGCTCTAAAGAAGATATGATCTTATTCAATTTCTCAAAAACAGTTATCTCTACATTAAAATTCACGTCGGAGAGATCAAATGTTTTATCAACAATAATGTGAGTCCTCTGATCCTCTTTACTAAGCAAATTGAGACTCTCAGTATTTAGGTCGTATGCGACCAATCTAACTGCTGAGTCTTTCTGATCTCCATACATATTAATCGCGACTGAACCAAATCTAGTAACTATCACGTTACCGAATCCACGTGCAAGTGAGTCATAAAAGTAATCCTTCATATTACTTCACTCCTATCTAATACGTCCACATATAGAACATCTATCGACTGAATCCCTTTGAGTACCAAAGAACTCGTAAGAAGAAGATCCATCTTCGTACGTATGAGTACATTGACTTTTTAGTGCGTCCAACTCAGCTTCGTGCTGGATTTGGAGTATTTCAAGTTTATGCTTATGCTCTAATTCGAGCAAATCAATCTTATGTTTCAGAATACTGACTTTTGCCATTCTACTTCCTCCTAAGGAGGGTGAGGACTAGCCTCACCTTATTTGATCGTGATGTGAATTTTCTTATGACCAAACTTACGAGTTGTACCTGTATAACGAGAGAATGCTCTCTTAGGGAAGAACAACTCGTGACGAGAGATATATTGATCCTCAATCTTAGGATTACCTGCATCGTCATATACATCTTCCATTACAACCTTAGGATATGCAACCTTCCAAACATCTGCTAAGTGTTCGATTTCATTAATATAACCTACTAAGTGGAAAGTTGCTTCGGAGAAGTCGTCATTAGATACGATTTCTTCTACTTCGATTTCCTCACCCATTGAAGGTCCAATTGTAAGTCCTGCTTTACAAGGAACTCCAAACTCTTCATATGGGAAGTTGTTCATTAAAGGTATGATTTGTTTAGAGATTTGAATCATTTCCATAGGGTGTAGATCAATTTCAATAGAGTCATGGATGAAACAGAACGGCTTAGAGATAAAGTTGTTCTCTTCGATGAACTCTTGAACTTTATAAAGTACCACTCCCGCAATATCTGATGCAGCACCTTGACCTTTATGTTACGAATGAATTCGCTAATTCATCCTTCTATATGTCACCATATAGAGCAGACTATGTCACCATCCTAGAGGTTCTACCAATAGGATGCTCCCCATTTCCATTTAAAGGGAATTATAAACCTTATCACGGTTTACCCTACCTCAATCACTTAGGCTGTACTCTACTTGCTTCGTGTACCATAGGTACCTTATCTTCAACCCTCCTAGACTCACGTCTATTTACGTAATCTCAACGAATGAGGATGTCTAGCTTTCGATAGTCGTTGAACCTTCTTTTCCTTGTCGGACTATGTGGTATAACTCGTTCATTAATTTACCAGACTTTGAATATGCATTGACCATAGTGTTCGAGAATGGCAACTCTGGATGAGTGTCTCTAAGGTATTCAGCACATTTCTTGATTTGAGTAAACTCTGATACGAGATTCATATCTTTATCATACAGCTTGACTGAAGTAGGTCCTCGATGGTTCTTACTTCTCTTAGCTTTAGTTTCCTCACTACAAGTCCATGTCTTACTACGCTTAGTTTTCATCTTCTCAAGAGCTTCACTTGAATGTGACTTACCGTAGAATGAATTACGCTCTCCTGCTCTAAATCCTTCAGGGAACTTATTACCGTACTTCACATTGAATAGAGGTCCATTTCCATCATATCGAGTTCCAATTTCTCTAGTTAAGTTCTCCTCAACTTCCATAGCTTCTTCATAAGGTAAGTCCTCATGTGGTATCTCAACTTTAACCTCATTACCACTTTCAGCTATTTCTTGGATGAACTTGTACATCGACTCATGCTCAGCATTTCTTCTGAATGTACTCTTACCTAGAGCTAACTCTACATGTTGAGTCGGTCGGTCACCATATACTCCTGAACCGACATAGAATGGAACTCCATCTCGACCATCTTTTAATACATATATGAATCTGTTTTTATGGAACATAGTTACTCCACCTTTCCAAGTCTTTAAAGGATAAGCTTGGATGCAAGTTGTCACTTAGGTGGAACTATCCTATAGGACGGTTCTAGCTAGGACTTTCTTGCAGTTAAGGGAGTTATTCAATGCACCTTACGATGCAAGGCGACTACAATTAATCGGATAGTTCTGAGCATTACGCTTAGCTTTACCTATGTCCTTAGGATCCATTGTCTTAGGAGTAACATTTAAGAAACGATTTGTAAGAAGCTTAACTTTACCAGTTTGCTCCATCTCTTTATGACGTTCTTCAATAAACTTCTTAACATCAGGGAACGCTGAATAGAAGTTGTAGAATAGCTCCTCAGCTGCTTTTATATCACCTTTGAAGTAACTTTGAGCAACTGAGTATTCGGATGATCCGTACAAGATAGCGAACGATGCCATCTTCGAGAATCGACGCTCAACTTCTGTAACATCTTCACGTTTGAATATCTGTTGAGCGTTGAACTTATGAATATCTTCTCCACGCAAGAAGGCATCCAACAATTTCTTATCATTTGCAGCACCAGCCATCGCACGAATCTCCATCTGGGAGAAGTCAGGTGCAGCTATTGTACCTCCAGGGAATCTAGAAGTATACAATTCCTTAATGGATGAACCGAACGGAATCGTATGAATCCCTGCTCTCCAACGACCAGTTTCTGCTGAACATGGAGCAAAGCTAGTCTGAAGTAAAACTACTTGTCCAGGATTAGTCTTTAGTCCTTGAGCTTTATACTTAACTTCACGTGGTACGAACTTCTCACCAGACGCTAGTTTCTCACCATCAACTATCCAAGCATTTTCGTAGCCTAACTTACCAGTAATATAAGAAGATACAAGTTTCATACACTTCTTGTATAAACGGAAGTTGTACAAGAATCTGTACTCTTCATTCCATAAAGATTCGTCCTCAATATCAATACCCATTAATTGGTAAGTTTCGTGTAGACGAATCATGTCCATTTCCTTAGTACCAGGTAAGTCCCAATTCAAACACTCAGCAAACATATTGACCAAATCAGGAGACTCTAACCTAGCAGTTCGAAGAACTTCGATATATTCAGCGAATCCTTCCTTAGCTGTAATCTTATCTACAGTTACTTCTTCCTCTTCATCCAAATCTGCCCACTCAGGATTGTCAATAATCTCATCCTCTTCAAGATCAGCTACTGCTTTCTTGATACCAGACATTCTATCCAGAATTGACTGAACAGCTTTCAGGAACATTCTATCAGAAGCAGGATAATTGTCCACTGAGAAGTTATCTTGAGTGAATAACTCGTTCTTAACTTTTGATAAGAATCTAGCAGCACGAACTTCGTCATTGACCAATATTTTATTCAAGTAAGTCTTATTCGCTGGAGAACCTGGATTGAAGTATTCCTTGAACTCACTAATCTTCGTGAATTCACTGAAGATAGTATCATTCATATCTTTGATCCATGCCTGTTTAGCATTTTCTAGTTCCTCAGGAGTAAGTAGATCCAAGATAGCTGTACTCGTCATTTCAATTACGCTACCGTCAGAGAAAACTACTTCCTTCTTCTTTTTACTACGTTTCTTAGTTCTAATGTCAGATATAAAGATTTCACGTGAACGGGAAATCGCATCAGGCATCTTAGTTACTACGAAAGTAGCAAAACTTCCAGATTTCTTCTCAGCTAGGAAGTCAGCCATTAGTGGAGACTTGTGAAGAGTACGAGTTGCTTCAACTGCTGTACCTTCTAAGAACTTACGTTCCTTCTTAACTAACTCTTCATTCCAGAATGCTCCGTTACGTTCCATAACGTAAGCCATCTTGAAATGCTTCATCCAGTTTGAATAACCTTGAAGTAGATCAAGTCCTAATGTCTCAGACTCCTCTTTCATACGTTTGTAGTAATACTTCTTCAAGTCGACTGTAGCTACAGCATCCAGTGCACCGTATGGAGCTATTATTTTCATTGGAACTAATCCGTATGAAACGAACGAGTAATCGTCCTTTTCTAGTCGATCATTGATCGCCTTAGCTACAAGTCCATCTATTAAATTAAATTCCTCTTCAGTAGTATAGAATCTTTCAATTAATTTGACCATCTTCCAAGCAGCTATCGCTACGTTACGTTGACGATTATCAAATACCTTGAAGTTCTCCATGACTTCTTTCATATCTGACCAAGCTATGTTGTCGTTACTTAAAGTTGATCTGATAAGCTCTAAAGTTCCTGGAATGTCTTTCGTCTTAGCATGCCCTTCTTTTGTCGGTCTATTCAAAGACTCCTCAACTTGAAGAATCATATAATCAGCCAGAGCTTTAACTGACTTCTCTTGAATTAATACCTTGTGTTCTTCACGAAGTGAACCTGCATTCGTTGGAGCCAAGTTATTTTGAAGTTCGTTGAATCTATGGAGATACTTATCCAAGTCTTCAGACCACTTCGTATATCCTAAGTTGAGTCGACATTGATCCTTCAAACCAGCACCAGTTTTACCTCCTAACATCAAACGAGACATAACTAGTGTGTCGTCTATATTGTCATGAAGGTCATATCCAAGCCAGTTCTCATTTAATGTATAAGGTCGCTCATACATTTGGTTGTGTATGATTACTCGTCTCTCTTTCAAGAAGTCTCTGAGTAATGTCTTACATCTTTCTACATCTTCCTCAGGCATTTTGTACTCAAGTGCCTCAAAGATAACGTATATACCTTTAACTTCGTCTGGAGCTATGGAAAATCCGACTACCTTAGCCTTGTTACTAAGTTCGTCAGCACCATTGGTCTCAATATCGTAAGATGTCTCACCATCAGCTGTATACTCGTTCTTTAAAAATGTTTCAAATTCTTGTGCAGTAAGAGCTATCCTTAAGTCCTTATCGCTATTCGCATCAACCTTACCCTCAGATGCAGCTATCGCTTTCCTGAAGTCTCCTAGGAATGTCTTCATTATAGCCGTATTACCAGCATTATTCAGAATGTAACCTGGATGGAAAGTTGTGATAAAATAACACTCATGATCCCCTACAGTAATCTTCTCGACATTACCTCGAATATCACTAACTCGACCCATAGATCCAGTTAGAAGTCCTGCAGGTGTAGCTCCTAATCCTATGATTACTTTAGGCTTAGTTTTTGCCAAATCCGCCAATACGAATCGACTTGACTGTGTCATATAAGAAGCATCAACTTCTCCAAACTTACGAGAAATCGAGAACATTCTTAAATTGATCTCAGTGTCGAGTCCTAAACTACGAGTAATCTTTTGAAGATATGTACCTGCCTGTCCCATAATAGCTCCAGGTGATTCTCCTACAATATAAACTGTAGGATTCAAGGTTCCTATAGGGAATATTTCTTTACTAGTTGATGTATCCGCCATGATGTTCCTCCTCCGTTAAGAACTTCCTCACAAGTATAAACGTCTATGAACCTTGTTAAGAGCATTTACTTACGAACCCTTATAAAGCCTTTGATGGTACTTTTAGAGTCGTAGTCACGTCTACCTAGGTACCTTATATCTGATGCCCCATTCTGAACATCGATGAAGGACTTAAGCTCGAATGGTCTAGCAAGTCGAGGTTCGAATCCAAACATCTCTACAAACTTGCTAGTGTCAAGTAGTACCCAAGTTCCTTGATAACCACAATCCTCCATGTTGACATTAAGACATACCTTATCAGTAAATCTATTACTTGTAACTATACCTAGCTGAAGAAATCCGTCGTAATTCCACTTACCAGTAGGTACTGTACAGTAAGAGTGACCGATTTTAGGAGAGAATGCATTGACCCTTCTCCGCATTCTCTCGTCTTGATCTATCCATATTTTATAGCCTAGCATGTTACTATATTTAGCTCCTGGTATGGCATCGAATATTTCATCAATGTTTTCATTGGTGATCTTGACCACTAGACTGTACCTCCTCGTATTGATCCATATTTCCAGATATACGTACCAACTGATCCCTCAACCTCAATACTGCTTTGTCCTTCATCTTGACCTCTAACATTACATCTATGAGTCCTTCATACTCTAATGAAAGATACATCTCCATGAAATCTGATGGTTTGACAAAGAGATCATGTTTGTGACGTCTACTGTCTGGTACATCTGAAGATATGTGAACTTTAGGAGGACGTTTCCATCCTAGTTGAACGAATGTGTCGATACACATATTCAAAGCATATTGGGGATCCCACTGACCACGATTCCAATGGTGGTGAGTCCAATCGTACAGAATAGGTATCTTAAGATCGTAGTAAAGTTCATACAGTTCGTCAGGAGTATAAGTGTTCTGATCATTCTCAACTGTCAAGTACATCTGAGCTTCATCCGATAGCTTACGGTAGTTCTCCTTAAACCTAGCTAACGCTGACTCCTTATCCCCATAATGACCTCCACCATGTATATTGATTATAGGTTGGTACTTAAGATTCATCATGGTCAAGACTTTAGCATGATAGTCGATTTCAGCGATAGAATTATGAGTAACACTATCCCTCTTAGAAGATAGTACCACGAACTGACCTGGATGGAATGATAGTCTTTGATCAAGTTCATTAGCCAACTGACCGAGTCTCTTGAATTCTTCCTTATAAGTCTCATAAGGATTCCAGATATTACGTGCCCATTCTAGGCTAGCTAGGGGTACAAACTCAGAAGGTATCCTATACAGATGGATACCGTTCTGAGCATTCCAGATAAGTATTGACTCTAAGTTCTTTATGTTTGCTTCCATTTTGGATCTAAGGATATTGATTTTCTTCTCTTCAGAAGAAGTCCTCTTGAGTCTAGCTATTGTAGTCTTACGATTTGGAGAAACTCCGAGACTAGTATTCACACATGCATAACCTAAGCTGATCATCTCTGAGTCCCATTCCTTTCTACTAGAATTTCTCGATTTTAGCTCCTTCAATTGAAGTAGACCTATCAGCTGAAGTTGATCCTGGACTTTTAGGTACTACTGGAGCATTACGTTGTTCTTGAATTAATGAGTTAATAGCTGAATTAGTTGCTACAGCTAATTTTACCATTTGCTGTTCATTCTTAGTTAGTTTACGTTTTAATAAAACTTGTACTCGTTTAAGTACAGCATCTTCTGTAATCCGAATAGGTGGTTGAGCCATAATAATCCTCCTTAATCTCTACGAGCAGAATCTCCAGCTCGATCTAATAGATCTCCACGTACCTTATCCATATCCCAAAGTAGTTGATCCAGATAATCGATGATCTGTTTGAGTCTTTCTAACTTAGACTCATTCTCAGCTAAATCAGGAAATGAGCTACGTATCTCTGAATTGATTGCTTGTGAGTTAGGACGACCTAATCTAGTTAACCTCACGTATTCTTTATCATGTTTACTTTGATGGAATCGCTTCTCTTTAGAACGATGATCTTTTAACAGAAGGATCAGGGTATTTAGTCGACCACGTAACGTATCCAGTGCTGATAATCTCTCCTGACAAGCTGTACGACCTGTAGGATAGGCTTTACTGACTGCTATGTTTACGTCTCTGACGATTTGTAATTCATAGTCCTCGAATCCACTGAGAGTCTTAATAACTTCAATGACCTTGTTGACTTGACCAAGTACGTCGTACTGTTGTAGATTTATTTCTGGCATTGTAGTTCTCCTCTTTCTTAAGAAATAGCACTCATCGATAGCATATTCAATTTTCCAACGATTGCATCAGTTTCTATGTTATTAATTTGGTGATCCCCTAGTAGAGCTAGAGTACCGAAGTAGTCAGTTCTACCTACTGAAGAGACAATCTCCTGAGCTACCTGAATCTTGATGTCATCAGGAAATTCTACTCGACCTAAGTCAACTAACTCCATATTACGCATGAAGTCTGCTTGACGTTGTAGGAATCCTTTAATAGGATTAACAGGTAGCTTACCGTAAACATCACGAAGATGCTTAGGATTCTCAGCCATCTCTTTCAGAATCTCCATATAATTCTTAGGATTATGATAGATTACCTTAGCGATAACCTTAGCTCGAGTATCACCAACTCCGAACTTACGTTCTAGTCCAGCAGTAACTGCAGGTATGTTATCTGAACCGTCACCTACGATTGCCTTAACCATAACCATTTCGAAGATATCTTCATATCCATTTTTATCGAAGTACTCCTGCATAGTACGGCATTTCGTATTACCACCTAGTGAAGTATACCATAGTTCATTTTCATGACCTCGACCTGCTATAATCTCATCATTGAGAGCTCGACGGATAGATATCTTATCGCCTAATAATTGCATTAAGTCTCTATCGTCTGTAACAACGATGGACTCTTCAGCCATCATAGTGACTAATTTCATTAAATCGTCACCTTCCCAACCATGGAATCGCAAAGAAGGTACTCCCAATTTATCAAGAATCTTGATAATCTCTCCACGTTGTCTACGGTATTCTTCTAGGTACTCATCAGGCTCTTCAGACTTACCTTCAATATCCAGTCTGCCATTAGCTTCGATTAATCTATCCAGATGTCTCTTATAATTAGGATAGGCATCGAGTCTTCGCTGAGCCAATCCTGCATCCCAACATACTATAGGATAGAAATCAAACTTTTTCATTTCATGACCGAGTAATCGAAAGAACATAAAAATTCCTCCGGTACGAGGTCCCTCACCGTTATGGGATCTTAGCTCGAAAATATGATCACTACTTTTGAGCGATCTATGAAGCATATAGGATCCATCTATTACTAAAGCTTTCTTCAAATGCATATTTGTCTCTCCTCTCGGTGTAATAGGTATAAACTTCCCCTTCAAATGTATAAACGTTCAAGACCATTTAATACAGCTGACATAGTTTACTGTATCATTATGTCTAACCCGACTGATAAGACTGAAGTACTTAACTGGACAGAATTCGTCTAGTCTATCCGCATCAATAGGTATGACTATAACACCATTACGTCGAGCAGCATCCTCCATTTTATGATTAACTGCAGAACTTCTCCATCCCTTGATATCAATGTAATGACCTCCATGGTAGAAGTCAGCAGTATAACGATGAGAACCTCCACTCTGATCCTTGTAGGGAAGTTTCTTAATATCTTTTGAGGACTTCCACTCGATACCAACTGAGTCGAGATAGATAGCGTACTGAAGTTCTCTTAAGGATTGGAATTTGTGAGTATCTCCTTTACGGTCAATGTAGTAGCACTTACGACCATGCAGTCCTTGCTGATGAGCTCCGTAATTTCCATTAGCTATAGCATCAATCTGACTAGAAGCGTACTCCTCATCAGCCCACTTCTCTAGCATAATCTCTGATATCTTTTGACGTACTTCTGGAGAACTTTTATCAAAGAATCCGCCTTCACGGAGTGCTTCTAGTCGAGCTTCTTTATTCTCCAACCAGGACTTATTACGACCTGCATGGAGATTAGAAATCATCAACTCACGGTATTCAGGGTCATCCCATCGATCACTCAGTGCTTGAGCCATCAATTCTCGATACTCTGGATTGTTCCAATTATCTCTATTAAATTGTCTTAATCGTTCGGAGTAGTATTCACGATAAACTGGATCTCTCCATCTCTCTTTCATCTGAATACTTACTCTTTCACTGATCTTTCTACGAGTATCTTCACTGACTTCTCGATTAGTCATCATGTTGATCATCATCGCTCTGTACTCATCATCCTCTTCCCATCTCTTAGCTAGTATCTTAGACCTACGGTTGAACATAGCTTCAGTCTCTACTAAGATACCTGGATACTCTTTACGGATATCTTTTAATTTAACTCCATGCTTCTTAGGAGCATGAGCTGATACAGACTTGCACTTTTGATTGCATATAGGACATACGACATACTTCTTACCGTACTGAGGATCAAGCTTAGCTTCATCCAGACTTATAAATTTATTCTTTATCTTCTTCTCATTCTTCTTAGCAGTGGTTGTTTTACGAGTACTAGCTTGTTTCGTACGAGAACTTGATGTTATTGTCAGTAGTCCTGGATACTTACCCTTAGCTTCATCCCCTGACAATCCATGTACTGCTCTGATATGATTCGCTATTCTCTTACCTCTTAGTCCACATACAGGACATACCACATAGCTTTTACCGTACTCAGGATCACGACTTAATTCTTCGATGTTCCACTCTATGATGTCCACCTCCCAAAGATTACAGAGGTTAAGCCGTACCTTATACATTATCAAAGAGATAGCCTACGTGTAACAACCTCGCACGTTGACTACCTCTTCGACTCATTTATCCTCCTTATTACCAATAGGTTCTTCCTTATTGCATTGAAGACACCTAACTGCTGTTGGACGACCATTCATGTGTTTAATCGGTAACCAGTCATGTTCACCACTAGCAGTCATAGGGCACTTACTCGTCATTGATGTTTCTCCTCTCCGATGTCTGACTAAGATGTAAGGTACAAGGTTAGACTATAAACTTCCCCTTCAGAACTATAGACGTTCTAGGAGGCTCAATTCAGCCAATTAAAATAGGGAGTCATATAGACTCCCTTAATTCTCAAGTAATCTTGTTATACGTTTATCAAGAAGTTTAAGGCTCGTACCAAAATGACACAATTCACCAGCAGGGTTGAATACATAATGTGCTGGGATGTATTCATTCTCGAACTTTTCAGTGATCGTATGGTGGTCGTCATGAATCCAAGGTTGGTCAATACCGTATCCTTGTACGACTTTCTCTACCTCAACCATATCTTGATCCTTCTGAGAACGTGGCATATGTACTGAGATAACGTTGATCTTGTCACCATACTCCTTAAGAGTCTTAACTAGTTCAGGCATTGCTTGCTTACAGACCATACAGCTGATTGACCAGAAATAGAATACTGTAGGCTTACCTAGCAATTCCTCTCTTGTGTGTATTCGATTGAACCATGTAGCTGTTCCATCTAATTCAGGCATTTGTTGATTTAGTTTCATGATGTTCCCCTCTCTTGTTGTCTACCAAATTTAATGCTACTTGAAAGTCCTCAATAACTAATTTATTAGTATCTTCAGACTTTCTCCTTAGAAGGTAAGCTGGATGATAGGTAGGTACAACTAGAGCTGTCATGTCTTTAATCTTTACTCCATATATCATTCCTCTAACCCTACTGATCTTAGTAAAGTTACCTCTTATAAAGAATCTAGCAGCAGTCGCTCCTAGAGCTATAATCACTTTAGGTTTAGTCTTAATTAAATCGTTAACTAAGATTCCGCTACAATGATCAGCTTCTTCTTGACTAGGAGGTCTGATAACTCCTTTATCATTTAAAGGTATGCATGGAAGGACTGAACTAATCCTTGTATTAGTTTCATCAAGACCTACCTCAGACATTAATTTCTCTAGCAGTTTACCTGATCTACCTACAAATGGCTTTCCTACCTTATTCTCTGTAAATCCTGGAGCTTCTCCTACTACATAGAATATAGGATTCTCTGTACCTCTAGGGTATACTATAGTTTTACCTTTGCATAATTCAGAACAATTCATCACGATCACCTCGTATTAGAATATGTTCTCCAACTCCCTCAGAAGTATAAACGTTAGCGAAACTCTAAATGAGCATTAATAGCAAAAAAAAAGAAGGTAGATATCTACCTTCTTTGGACTTACAATACATTCAGTCTGAATAGTCTTTCGATTATATCAGATAAGTCATCCAACGTGTAGGAGAATCCTGCAGCTGACTTATGACCACCCGATTGACTACTATATAACTTAGCTTTATTACGAGCTATCTCCGATACGTCTACTTCTCCATTTCCTCGAAGTGAACATCCAAGAGATTTAGGATTGATCATACATACGTATTTGACTCCGAAAGTTTCTAGTAGGTAGTGACCTAGCTCGGATTGATTCCTCTCAGCAAATACGGCAATATAGGTATCACCTAAATTATCCGTGAGAACTGTTACCTTATCTCTATAAGACTCAACGTAGTCCTGCACTCGCTCCCTAGCTAGTTCCAATATCAGTTTTTCGCCTTCATTAAATTCAACTTTGATGTTACTTGAGAATCTATCTAAGAATCTATTCCATCCTAATTCGTATAATAACTGATGGAGTTGTTTAGATTTAGGAGACTCATGAATCCACATATCATAATCGTTAACGTGATATACAAAGTCCTGAGTGCTATTGATTTGCTCAGGAGTCAATTCAGGATCATTCATAACTAACCAGTCGAAGAATAAGTAAGTACCACAGAAATCCGTATTGATTTCGACTCGATAATCATTTAATTCCTGAAGCTCGGAGGACTTGTGGTGATCGAATATGTAGAAATCTAATCCCGACTCCACCAATTTATTGTACATTTCGAATGTTGGACTATGGTCACATATGAATATTGTGGAGTCCTTATAATTTTCTTTATTGTCGATAAGATATTGAACCTTCTCTGTTACGTCTTTATTATCCACCCGAAATACCTCTTTAACTCTATCTCCGTAAAGGTATTTAGCTACTACAGGAGAACCTGCTCCATCTAAATCTACATGAGTAAATATTGCCAAATTATTTGTCATTACCATGATCTTCTATCACCTCGTTAATCCAATTTTTAGCTAAAACTCTTTTATCATCAGTACATACTAGAACTCGATGAGTTGCAACACTAAGTATAGTATTAACTGATTCAACATCAAAAGTCTTATTAGCTTCGTATTTGCCTAGCATATTAACATTCTTGACTACCTTATATTCGTTAGGATTTTCAATGGACTGTTTGAATACCAAATCAGCTTGATGGATTGCCATACTAGTTGATTTGTGGTACCAATGAGTTCCTACCTTCAAAGTTTTACTAGAATCCATGATGACTTCTCCTTTATAATAGGGACTCGGAAGTAGCTCCAAGTCCCTGCCATTGATTTACCAAGAACCGTACCGAATTGATCCTTGATTGTGGAGTTTAGTGATTCTTTCCTCAAGAATCGGCTGAGCCTTCTCCCATACCTCATCAGATACGTCTGAGTAATCCCATGTCCAGTTTCCGAAGAGGGTACTAACTGGCTTCCTCAATTCTAATCCCGTATCTTTGATAACTCCTTCGATATAAGTATCAGGTCTTGGAGTTAGTGGTGCACAGTCCAATTCAATAGTTTTCTCAGCCATTAATATCACTCCTCAATATAATTAGCTCAACTTAAACGAGCTCACCTATATAAACGTCCCAGACACTGGAAAAGAGCCTAATGGTTATTAGACTCCAATTTGTTCTGATATATCCAGGTTAGCATTTTAGTAGGTTCAGAGATAATTACCTCGATCCGTGACTCCCCTATGACCATAATATTAAGTCCCATATACTGGGTAGGGAATACGACTCCTCCTGATATGTAAGTCAAGTGATTGATCAATTTCTTGTACTCAACCTCACCTAAGATAACGGTATCTGGACGGTAACCTTTGACTTCCATACCATGCATGAGGTCTTGTATTTGTTCAGCTACGTATCTGCCTTCACTTTCTGTATAATGGAATACTTCTCTATGAAAAGGTACACTACCGCTAACATTTTCCGAATTTAAGATATTATTTATATCATTTGGCAGTAGATGGCTTATATGTATAATCATCCAGCATCCCCCTTATAAGTAAAGCTGGACTAGAAACTAGTCCAGCAACCTTATTACTCCTCAGAATCGTCCATTGGAGTATCATCATAACTTTCAGCGTACTCCATCTTTTCAGAATCAACATGATCTAATTCTTCGTCACCTGATTTCTGAGCTTCTTCTGCAATAGCTTCACGTTCAGCTTCTAGTTCAGCCATTTCCTTATCGAGTTTCTCATGTACCAATTCCTCGATAACCTCTAAATCCTGATCACCGCTCATGTAGTTGACTACCTTAGCTTGGTATTCAGTCAACTGAGCAATTTGATCATCAGTAAGCTCAAGATGGCTATCTACTCCAAATTGCTCATTAAGCTCTTTGGTAACTCCATGAGTTATAATAGTCTCTTGAAGGTGAAGGTACAAGTTCTTACGATAATCACGAGAGATATCGTGGTAGTACTTGTAATGCTTAGCGATTTCATCGACCATTAGCATCTGAAGGAATCGAGTCCAGTTAGGATCAGCTTTAACTGCATCGACTAACTCGTCCCATCTCCACTTCTTACTTGACTTGTCAATAATTGGCTCGTACTCAAGGTAATGAGAACCTTCTTGGAAGAATTCAGGATTTAACTGGATCCATCCTCTGTTATCTTCCAGGATTTTAGTATAATCCCGAATGTAGTTCATGAACGAACGGAGTCTGTCAATAGTTCCTCCAGTCGTGTTATCGATAGTCATTGAGATATCTTTAAACTTAGGAGATATCTTAGACTTACCAATATCAATCTTGGATGACTGCTTGATCTCACGTCCATCACTATCATAAGACGACTTAGAAGCTTGGAACTGTAACTGTAGATGGATGTCGTGTTTCAACCCCATTCCCAGTACGTTATGTGTCAGCGTTTAATCTAACACCTAGTAGTTCATTTCCTACTAGCTCAGACTATCTCTTCATCCACGTGGGATGTTCGGCACTCGTGGACGGATTATCGTTAGCTTACTCACCGTCTAGTCGTTACACCTTCTAGAGACTTCTTCAGCTATCTCTAGCTTGGCACGGTATTGGCATCTCAGCGTTCACCGTTAGCATAGCTCAGCTACACACCCTAAATAGGTTCACCGAATTTGTTGTATCTATATTGCTATAGATAGGTGGCTAAATGGGAGCTCAAAACCACCACTAACTAACTTAGGCTTGAAACCACTGAAATCTGTAAATACTTGATTCAGTAGAACTAGGATAGTTGGTTGTTCCTCTATGTAGACTAAGATGTCTGATAGGAACTGCTTGATAAGACGTGGCTTTTGAGACATACCACCTGCATTCAGACGACCTTCCTCATGCTGAGCTTTAGAAGGAGCGACTGCGATTGTGTCCCACATGATAAATAGCGGTAGATCCTTAGCCTTTTCATTAGCAGCTTTCTTCTTAAGGATTTTGGTTACTTGATCAAATCCATCCTCTAATGTTAGAGCGGGAAGTCTAAGAACCTTATCAGTCTGGACTCCCATATATCTCATACGTAAATCATCAACAGACATTTCTGTATCTACGATAATTGGAACTCCATGAGGGAATGCTTTCTGGAACTCGGCTAGAGTTTCATACCAAAATGTACTTTTACCAGCACGTGGTGGACCAAATCCTTCTGCGATTACTCCAAATGGTATACCTCCACCGAAAATAGCGTTAAGGTGTGGTAACGGAGTAGGAACCTTAGGTCTTGAATGCAACATTTCTACTTCACTTACACGTTTAAACTTACTACCTGCCGACAGATCATCGAGAAGTCCGACTAAATCGAACTCCTCATTGACTGTAGCGGTAGCCTTATTTTTATCTTTCTTAGCCATACGACTACCCTCTCCCTTGATGTTTATCTCGATGTATATTCTAGAATTAGTTAGTCACACCAGTACATTCAACTTCGAATGGGCAAATCAGACATTGATTTGCATCAACAGATCCATGCTTACCGAAACATCCTGGTTTACCATCTGCTCTAGGAGCACTTGGATCCACTGGATTCGAATCGGTAGATGGAGCCTGTCCTCCTACTGAATCACTACTGGGAGTCGATTGACTGAAATCGGGTTGTTGAGTCTGAGTTTGATTCATACCCTGATTAGCTTGCTGATCCGTTGGATTACCCATTTGCTGATTAGGATTCATACCTTGTTGATTATCTACACTGGGAGTAGAGAATTGTTGGTTTTGTGTGAATCCAGGTTGCTGAACATTAGCTTGCTGATTGAATTGACCTTGGTTCTGATTAAACTGACCTTGGTTAAATTGACCTTGGTTCGGATTAAACTGACCTTGGTTCTGATTGAATTGACCCTGATTTGGATCAAACTGACCTTGTTGGTTAAATTGACCACCTTGACCCATATTAGGTTGCTGGAATTGATTAGGATTCTGAGCAAACTGATTTGGATTAGGTTGTTGGAATTGTGGATTCATTCCAGGTTGTTGGAATTGATTAGGCATGCCTTGAGCTTGTCCTTGTGCCCACTGAGGTAAATTACCTCCTTGATCACCAGTTCCTCCAACAAACTGACCTAGGTTACCTACTCCTTGGTTATTTCCTCCACCTAATACCGCAGGTGATAGATAAGCTTCATTCAACTTACGATCAACTTCCTTAACTGAATTCATGATATCTTCAGTCAACTCACTAGGAACGATTTCATCATTCAAGTTAGGAAGTTCATTCAGAACCTTCATGTATTCTTCATCAGTTGGAGCAGTTTGATACTCACCGAAAGCATCAAGTTCTACTCTGTACTCAACTCGATTATTCTTACCACGAGTACGAGTTATTTTGATGATTTTACCATGATTTGTAGCTAAGATCGATGCAGCATTAGCTCCAGCTTCAGCAATGATGGATTGTAGATCACGATAAACTGACCAAGGATACATTGCTATAATAGTTTCACCTTGAGTCGGAATGTTTTCAGGTTTCTCATTAGGTGGACGATTGTAGTTATCGTCAATGTACTGAGCGTAAGATAATCCTCGCTCCTTACGTTTGAACTCCCAAAGATCATTACCTTTAACATTCTTAATGTTAGTTAGTGTCTTACAAATCGGACATTCCTTACCGAATAATTCAAGGCACGGTACTTTAACTCCTTGAACGTGATGGCGACCAATCTTACGAAGTGCTATACCTGACTTCGGATTGAACAATAGCTTCATTCTTACGGTACCATCTGCTGGGTAAATTAACTTTCTGCGATTACCGTTATTCTTCTGTTGTTGATCTTTCTGCTCCTTGACTTGTTGAGCACTGTTAAGTACGTTAGATAAATCGAACATATTAGACATGTGTGCTGTACCTCCTGATGTAATTTGGAGCCATGATCCTCTAGTTGCATTTTCAATCATTAAAGTTCAGCTCTAGAATTCTTGATGTGACTACTATGATGTAAGCTAGAACCTTGTCACAAAATTTGAGAGCACGGACTTCACCAACTTAGCAAGCAACATCGGAATCAACCCGACTCAAAGGTATAAACGTTTGGACAAGCTTAAATGAGCCAACCTCAAGAATTACTTCTTGAGGTTAACTAGATACTCGATTGCAATTTGCGACCAGTTTTCAAGTCGATTGAAGTCACTGGATGAATGTAGTTCATTAATATCTACCCACTCACCTTGTAACTGATCAGTTTCTTTGACTTCTACAGTCGCATCTGAATCAACTTCGATTCCGTACAAAATACCGATATGTACCTTATTAACATCATCGGATTCATCATTGATTAATCCGTAAGGTACGATTTGTACTTCTGCAGCTTTTAGATCTACTTCTTCATTGAGTTCACGGTTGAGATTCTCAGATAGTTCTTGCTCAAAAGTAGGTAATCCTATTTGATTCATATGACCACCAACTCCAAGTGACAACTTATCCTGAAGTCGACTTTCTCCTCCACCAGCTAATCGACGATATAGGAATACTTGATTAGCTCGACGGATTACTGCATAAGGAATAGGTTGCTTATAATCGAAGTTGATCTCAGCATTATTCTCCTTAGGAGTTGAATCGTCGGGATGACCTCTACGTATTGTAGTATAATATTTAGAGATATTACCGACAATTTTACTTACCTTAGCTTGATCAGTAATTACTCCCTCGAAAGTTAGTTTTTCGTCCTCGAATACCTCGAGTCTTGGTGCAACGATAATTACTTCATCCCATTTTGGATTCATTGATGTTTCCTCCTAGATGTTATTTAAATATATTCATCAAATCAAAGTATAACTTTGACTTGTAGCGATGAGCAGATTTAAGATATTCTTGAAATCCTTCATACCCTAGATCAGCTGGATCAGTTTCCTCAGGCATCTGAACTAGATTTATAGGTATGTCAGTAATCGATACTAATTGAGAACATAACTTAACAGCTTGCTCTTGAGCATCTGGATCTAGTGCTATATTTAAAGCACTAGGTTTATTATCAAGTATCGATTTCATTTGTTGAGATGTTACGTACTTACCGTATGTACAGACTCCGTTACGTCCAGTGAAGATAGCTGAAATAGTACCTTCTGCAATAGTTATCGGCTCACCTTTAGGTATTCTATGTAAGTTGAACACTATAAGACGACGAGCACTATCTGGAGGATTAGAGTAACGTAGCTCTTGACCTAAATAGCCCCGACCTACGTACATATCAGTAAATACATTATTAATGACTCGATTTGGTATTACTACCCTACCAAAATGACGAGGATTGAATAAGTCGCCCTCACGCATATCATAATAGACAATATCTTCAGGACTTATTCCTCGAACTCTTGTCATATAATCGTAAGGTAAAGTACCAGGTTTCAACTTCTGATGAGGAATGAAGAATGTGTTATCACCTTCATCCTCTTCTTCAGTTTTCTGACCTCTGGATTGTCTTTCCCATTCAAATAACTCTTTATAAACATCAGAGTTACCTTCTCCTAAGATTGAACGAGTAAACTTATCCATCCCTAAGCTACCTTTAGCTTCACACTTGAAGCACCAATACTTCATTGTCTTAGCATTCACATAGAGTTTCTTGTCTTTATCAGCCTTACCTCTACGCTCTTCACAGAAAGGACAATCGTAAAGTAATTCAAGACCAGCACGAGCAGTAGACTTAGTCTCACCAAATACAGAGATTATTATTCTCTTATTGGCTTCAATCTTACCAGACATTGTTCAGCAATCCGTAACGCTCAGCAATATCCTTACGATCTGTCCAGAGACGATTTACTTCGGACTCTGCATCTTGAAGAATCGTAATAAGATATTGGGTTGCTTCTTCATTGTATGGAGACTTTTCATTTAAGTAATCTACTAACTCAGCTAGATATTGACGTACTTCATATGCAACTTTAAGGAAGTAGTTGTTACCCAACATTTCGATTTCGATCATTGTCTTCTTAGCAACTGATAACATATCAGCCAATTTAACGATGATACCTGCTTTACCTTGCTTGGATTCATCCCAAACAGTGTAAACTCTATCGCTAGCAAAGCATTTGGTTGATAAGTGCTTCATAGCAGTATCTGCTACAGCTCTCAGTTCATTAAGAATTGTTGTGTTGTAATACTTCGTACTCCGAGGAACATCACCTGTTAGTACTTCGTCGATGTCGTGAACTATAGTTTTCTCTAAGAACTCCCCAACGTTAATATCCTCACCGTATTGTGAGTTAAGACGTAGGATTAAAGAATATCCCATAATTGATACGTCTGTAACGTGGATTGCAACGCTTTCTGGATCTGCTTGACGAGTACCTGAATAGCGACTCACCTGATCCATACGCATTTGCGGACTAGTAATTTGATTAACGAATTCTCCCATGATTAATTCCTCCTGATGTGTATGTCTAAGAAGTTAACTTTGTGTTATAAAATGTAAGAAGTCAACTTTCAACCGAACTCACAAGTATAGACGTCCCAAAAGCTCCAATCGAGCCAACTTTATTGAGAGTATCTAGTACCTCAAATTAATAAAGGAGGACTTTTAGTCCTCCTATCTTATACGTACTGAGCTTTAGCCTTTATGTAATCAGGTTCAGATATAGATCTCAAGTAACATCGTTCCCATTGAGTCTCTACTCTTACTAACTTACCTGCTTGACCACGACGTACTTTAGGCATGAATATCGTACCGATATTCGCATCAGCTGAAGGTTTACCGAATGTCAACATTAAGTCGATAACGTGCTGTTTCTGAGAAGATTCTGCAGCACCTTCCTTCGGAATAATCTCCTTGTTCCAATAAGATACCTTAGGTTGAGATGCAACTAATCCTACTGAACGATTAGTCCTCATTAATAAGGACAACTTGTTGTACATAATACCTCCAGACTCATACATCATACTCGACTCACGGATTAAGTTATCCGCATAGTCAACAATAATCATATCGAAGTGTGTATTGAATCTATCCTGAGCTTTGTACACATTCTCAATCATTTGATCGATTGTTAACTCGTGAGCAGCATAAGACAGTAATGAGATACGACCGAATGCTCCATTTGAAGCCATATTAGCTTGCATTACTACCTGCTTCTGATCCTCGACTGACATTAAAGCTATCTCATCCTGAGGGATTCCTGACAAACATGAAGTATAACGTACGAATCCGTCATACTCTGTCATATCTCCTAGGTAGATATTCAGTACATTATAACCTTGTCTTGCAGCATTTGCTCCTTCATTAGTAAGGTAACTTGTTTTACCTACACCTGGAGCAGCTACTACCATTACTAGGTCACCTGGTTTGAATCCTTTAAATTGGAGTGCCTGATTAACTGGCTCTAGGCATGACCGAATGATCATAGGTTTATCTTCATCACCAATTGCTGAAGCTCTGATTTCTGAAAGTTGATCCAGATTGCCTAATGTAAAAACAGTACTCTTCGTAAAGTTAACAGTTAAGGATTCAAGTAAGGCATCAGCTGCTTTCTCGATACCGAAGTCCTTGCCATCCTTAAGTAGAGGCATTATATTTTTTAATGCATTCTCAACTTTATTACGTTTAACAAATGTCGTGAGCCTATCCATTACGAAGTTATCATCCATTTGTTGAGCATTGAATAAACTTACTGCTTTCTCTTGGATCTCATTCAATGTACCGAATGTTTCATTATACAACTCTTGAATCGTTACTATCAGTGAACGTAAATCAGGAAGGCTTGAGTACCTATCATGATATATTTTTAGAGCTTTGTAAATAAGTCTGAAGTTGGCTCCTGTAAAATACTGTTCTGTAATTTGTGATTTAACTGAAGATAATAGATACGAGTCCTTAATCAGTGATGCTAGTACGACCTCTTGTAGTTCTGCACTCGTTTGTAAAGCCATTGATGTATCCTCCTCGATGCGACTATAATTCTATGCCTTCCAATTCTAAGAATATCTTCTTTAAGTATGGGAATGAAACTCCAGTATAGATTAATTCATCAGGTACTTGGATGAGCTCCCTGTACAAGTATAGACGTTCCTGAGCGTGCCGATTCAGCACATTGTCATCATGATCTGAGAAGTCTATTAAGTATGCGTACTTACCAGTTTTAGTTTTACGAATACCCCTACCTACCTCTTGAATCATCTTACGTAGTTTCTTACCACCATCTAGGATGATGATACAGTCTAAGTTAGGTACGTCTGCTCCTTCAAGCAAGTGGCTTGTGGCTATAAGGATTTTGAACTCACCTGACTTAAACTTCTCCATACTATCTTCTGACTCTGTTACATTAACAGATTTATTACTTACTGGATCCCACTTTAAGTAAACTCCTCCTCCAAATGAGCACCTACAGTCAAATCCCATATTAGTCATTACTTCCATCAACCTCTTAGCATGAGTTTTGGTCGATACAAATATGAGTGACTTTCGACCTAGAGATGCCATGAATCCAGCCGTACGTGAAGCTAATCCACTACGTGTTGGAGACTCTAATCTGTACTTGACTTTTTGATGCCACTTAGTTTCATCTTCACAAGGTTCATTAGCAGGATTATGAAGCTGAAATACAACTGGAGTAGCTAGGATTCCTTTCCTAATATAATAGGAAGGTGGTATACTTAATAGAAGTCGACCTGATCCCCCTACCGCTAATGCCTCACCTATTGTGTACTGTTTGAGATCTAGGCATCCTACCTTATCAGGACTGACTATGGATGCAGATAGAGCTATCGAGTACTCAACCCTAGTCAGGCTCTTCATCAATGCGAACCAAGTATCAGCTCTAAGGTGATGACCTTCGTCATACAGTATTACTTGGATACCATTTAATAAATCAGGATTTTTCTCAACGTCATTACCTAGAGATACAGGATGCGTCAGGATTACTTCTGAGTTATTGATATCCCTATGGGAAGTATAAGCTGAAGCTGGAATGTTATACTTCTTCAATCTCTTAACCGTATCCTTAACTAAATGAAGCGTAGGCTCGATTATGAGAGTCTTAGGATAGAATCCGTAGATAGAGTATAACAGTTTCATTAATCCAGCCATAATCTCAGTTTTTCCAGCACCAGTAGCTAATTGAAGAATACCTCGTTTGATTAAATAAGCTTTCCTAATAGCTGTAATTTGATCCGACCTTAAGTCGAATCCAGATTCAGGTTGGAGAATCTTAGCTATCAGTTCGTCGCTAATGTCATTTAAGTCAGTCTTGTCTAAGGTGACTATTTCCTTAGAAACGATATCAACGTATTGTGGATTAACTAGTTCGACTAGACCTCTAGGGAGTATAATGTCCCCATTCTTGTTGATTTCGTAAAGTCTGAATATCTCCTTTCTCGTGACCCATTGACCATAGACTTTCTTACGAATGTCCTTAGGTAACGAGTAATAGGAGCTAGCGACTGAAAACGAGTAGTCATCATCTTTGCTGACTTTTGCATAGTTGTTATAAACCTCAATCCGAATCTTACGTATTGTTTCCAGTCTGACTCACCTACCTAATGTAGATTAAAAAAGATAGGGTAGTCCGAAATGGACTACCCTACGAGTGACTAACTGTAAATCACAGGTATGCATATTTCCAATGGTTCGGACGGTTGATATACTTGGTAATCCAACCTTTCTTAACCACGAAGCATGTACCGACTGAAATTTCTTTCATCGTTCCGTACTGTACTTCATCAGTTGAAGGAAGTCCGTACTTTTCAGGATCAGGGTACTTGTTCTTCTTAAGATCCCAAGCTTCACGAACTAGGTCAGTAGGCAACAGATACCCTTCCACCGCCATGTACAATCCTTCAAGCATAACTGTGTCAGCTTTGAAGTATTTCAACTCCCAAGGAGCTATGTATCGATTAACTTTTAACAACCGAGTTACTGGCTTGACCTCCGTTGTAGTGACCGTTTTGTTATCAAGAGCGATCATTCGAGCAAGAACTTCTATCAAAGCAGGAACCACGTAGTACGACTTGTCCTTCTTTGCAGCTTTCTTACTTTCTTTAGAAGCATTGGCAAGATCCATTTGTGCTTGAGCAGCAGCCATTACCTCCGAAATACGCTTTTCAACATCACGTTCCTCATTAAAAGTTTGAATTTTCATAGCAGTTTCAGACATATCAAATTACCTCCAAGTTTTAATTAAGAATTTGGTAACCAACCAAGAAGGAACCAACCTTCACAACTATAGACGTGTAAGCACCTTGATTAGAGCGGACTTATTTTTAAATTAACAAAATAAAAATGGGAGACTAAATGTCTCCCACTATATCAGTCAGCCTGTATCATTGCGTTGTTAGCTTGATCTAATTGCTTCTTGTGGATCTTGTTGGAGGATACATAAGCCATTAGGTCAGGCAATTTAGCTAACCTAACTTTAGTGCCTTCTACATGATCATTTATCTGAGTCAACATTTCAAATATATCACTGAAAGTGGTCAGAGTAAATGTAGTAGTCTGAGCTACAGGGTACATTCTCTTAATCTGAGAATATTGGAGGTTAGCTTCATCCAGTTTCTCTAGGAATCGAGATAGATGAGTATTCTGCACTGCAAACTTTAATGCACTAAGTTCTGTCGGTACATCCTTACCTTTGATATTTAGTCCAGCAATCTTAAGGTACTTAAAAGCTTCAGATACCGATAGATTAATATCTAGGTCGTCTAAGATATATTTGACTAGTCCCGTAGCGTCCGCTGAGTCGATTAGTCTTTCGATACCTCCGATTTTCTCAAATAAATCAGAATCGAGACTACCTTTGACTACAGTGTTAGGTACAGGCAATAGTTTACTGAACCTACCGTATTCATCAAAATTGATCTGGACTTCCCATACTTTGAGATCACGCTTAGGAATAGATAGGTCTATAATAATTCCATCAACAACATTGTTCTCAACTTTAGTCTTATTATAGGCTACAGCTTCGAATCTCTTGTCGTTGTAATTGTACATTACAGAATAAGTATTCTTATCGAGCTCACTTAGAGAGTTTAGGAACTGAGAAGTAGCTATATCGCTTTCCTCCGCTACAATTGTGATAACCTCTTTATCAACTACCACAAATTGGGCATTCTCCCAATTTGTTAGAGTCGTAGGGTCTTTCATTTTCTTATCCCGAAGATGTCTCCATACTTCTGGATCCAACTTAAATAATTCTTTCGATGCTGCAGGTTTTAGGAATTTTACCAGTTTATGTACTGGTTTAATCGATTCTTTCCTAATAGTGTAGTACTTCTCGTTGACTAAGTCCTTAATTGATTCAGGCTCAGTCCATTGTAGTAGTTTTCCAGCTACGAATCGTAACTGGGAATTGATGTCATTGGATGATAAGAAGTCCTGCATTCTAGATGCCCCCTCATTGTTGTCTATCGCTGTAGAGACTTACTGCTAGTATATGTACGTAGCAAGCTAAGCTCAAGTTGTATGCATCATCACTAGACTTACAGAATTCTTCTATTGTGCGAGAGATTATATTACTCATACGTATATAGTTTACTTCTGTTAGCTTATTGACCTGATTTTCCATATGTTGCCAGATCAATTCCTTAGTATCCTCAGAAAGTAGTCCTGCAATTGTATCAGGCTCTTTCTCTTTTGCTAGTTCATCCAGTCTATCGGAGACGTTGTGGATAGCATGCGTTAATCTATTTAGAGAATCGAAGAGTTGGTGTTCCCTCATCATAGGATTGAAAGGTTCGATTGCTGATGAAAGTTGTCCTTTACCCTTCTCAGGGACTAGCCCTTCAAACGGATCAATCTTACTAGAAGACTGATTGAGACTTTTTACTGGACCAAATGGATTACGATCGTCTCTCACTTGTTCATATCCAACTTTCTTCTAAATTCCTCATTAGTTTCTAATTTCTTACCTAGTTCAGTTTTCAGCTTAGCATTAAGATCAACTTTGAATTTGATTGTATAGCCACGCTTGTCAGGAGTAGGAGCTACTTTACGATAACTTGGGACTAGGAATCCAACTCCTGGTACTTCAACTGGATCACCCTTCTCAAGTCTATCTAATTGCTTCCTGCTATGAACATCAATTATGTTCTTGACTAACATCTCCCCAATTTGAAAACCCTGCTTCTGAAGTTCTGATGTTACCTCCTGGATAACGATGTCTGATGAGCCGTTCATTCATTATCTTCCTTTCTACCCATAGTGGTATTGGTCTCATGATGAATTCAATCTGCCATGTGCCTTCATTATTAAAATACTTTCTAACTTTACACTGACCAGTGTAAGAATCCTCAAGTTTCATATGCTCTAAGAATCCATCTTCGGTAGCTTTGATCGCATTAGTGGCATCCCTACGTTTGAGTTTACCATTCTTGTAACCAAACTTATCCTTAGGCATAGATATGTGTATTTCGATATCGAATCCTAGAATCCCCTTCTTATGAAGGATATGATCTGACCTCGTCTTAAAGTATTCGACTATTTCTGGAGTGACTAATTTGGATAGCTCTTTAGATATCCACTTTTTATAACTAGACAATTTATTTGTCGCTCTGAGAGTAGCTCGTCGACGTCCTTTCGGTATACCGTATTTATCCTTACCTCTACCTTTAGGAATCGGTTGGTACATGTCGTTGGTAGAGACGTACTCCCTACCAACTAGTACCACATACAATTCCTTATCGGGAGTTAGATCTGGAATCGGTAATCCGCTCCATTAGGTACAGCATACCTTGACTTGAGATTGGACTTAACATTGACTTCGACCTCTTTACCATCCACAGTAATAAGCTTGACTTTGTCACTTTGACATCCGACAACTTTGACTACTTTGTCCTTTTCGCCTATCTTGACGAAATTACGAGAGTAGCCTATTTTGTCCAACTCTACAGCGAGTAGTCGGTGCTTCTTCTTGCCTTCGGACTCGATGATATACAGAAGATACTTATCGGTATCTGGAACTAATCCGATTAGAGGATTAGTAATATCAGCGAATTGTAATTCAGTTTCTGTCCATGTGTCGACTGTACGAGGGTACGTCATACCTGTATGATCTACGAAGTATAACTTAGAGTCCCACTTGACTCCCTCGTCCTTACTAATTTGTACCCGACCGTTCTCATTAATGAAAGCTCTAGGATCATCTAATCTTTCAGAACCGTAATAAGTCACAGGTCTGTCAGTATAATGTTCCTCTAGGATTTCTAGAAGCTCTTCATATAATGGGATGATATACAAGTCAGGATTATTTCTGAAGTTATCGTACTTGCCGATTTTATTCTCAAGTTCAGTAAGCTCATCCGAGTGATCTTTAGTCAAGTAGGAAATTGACTTAGTTAGTACCTCTTTAGCTACACCTTCTGAGAATCCAAATCCAACTATAAGCTCGATAACATCATCACGAGACATTGTAGGTAAGTCTTTAACTTTACCTGACTTTTTCAATTGAACGATAGCATCAAGTACACTGTAAAGTCTCTTAGCTTTCTTGTACTGATGTTCGAACTTTCTAGATACGCACTTACGCAAGTAGTTAAGGGATTTATCCGCAACGTACTCGAGTCCACAGTATACAGCATTCTCATCTTCAGAGAATACGAAGTTATAAGTCTTGGAACGAGATACCGCACTAGTAAGTTTCTTCTTTACAGCTTTAGGATCAACTTTATTAGATACGACTTTGTATACGTAATTCCTAGTTTTAGAGGAATCGTCCATGAAGTCTACTTTATCCTCATCAATCCATTTCTGCATTTTCTTATTTACACCTTTTAGCTTAACATCTGGAGGTAAGTTCTTAATTGAGAACTTCATCTCACCTTCTTGGTGGACAACTCCTTGGAACTTTAGCTTACCTCTACCAGTCAGGATAACTGCCTCAACTTCTTCACGAGGTTGATCCAAAATAAGCTCTCCTAGGTCTGGACGAGGAATAACTAGAGGTTCACCTTTCAGCTTAGCTAGATAGTACTTTGTTAGCTCGAGAGCATTCAGTGGGAATAATGAAGCAGAAAGTCCTACCCCAATTCCTGAGCTACCTTCTACAAGTGATAGAGGTAAAAGTACTGGAATGTAAGCTGGCTCTTTATGACCAGTTTCTCCGTCAACGTAATCCGCATATTCGATAAGCTGAGTAAATAGCTTTCGACCTAAACTAGATAGCTTACATTCGGTGTACCTCATTGCAGCAGGAGCTATTCCAACTCCACCGAAATTACCTTTTGTAGCTATAATTCTAAGATTGTTTAGTGGACTACCCATCCCAACGAGAGTACTATAGATACTGCTATCGCCATGAGGGTGATATTTGATCGCATCACCAACAACGTTAGCTGACTTAGTCAACTTATCAGGTTGTTGTGACAGAACGTATATTAGCCTACGTTGAACAGCTTTCATCCCATCGAATACTGATGAAAGTGCTCGAGTTTCAATTACGTATTTGGCATAGTGTGTATATAAATCAGACGCTACTTGACTAGCTTCGCTAGACCTTAGCTTAAGAACACTAGACACTGTACCATCTCCTTTCTCACGAACTCCAAAAGTATAAACGTTTACTGAACGTCAATCGAGCTGACTTCGAACGAATTGCCTTCTACTACTTTGAATTCTAAGTCTGGATGTGATAAACCTGACCACTCTAAGTAGGCAAATACTACAGCAGGGAATATTTCAGCAATTGTCATTAGTTGTGTTGAGTTAGCAGTTCTAACTAGCTCAAATATTGATACTTCGTGCTTAGTGAACTGATACCCTTCTCGTTGCATGTAAATATCAAAATCGCTTACTACGGCTTGAGCTAGAATACGAGGTAAAGTTATCAAACGCTTAACAGTACCTAGCTCTGGAGAATGTTGGCTAACTTGAGCAACTTTACCTGAATCATAGATAGTACTTTCTAATGATGACATAGTTATCCTCCTTTATAGAGGACTGGATTAAGACCAGTCCTCTTCACCTTCACTTTCATCTTCAATCTCAAGAGTATATCCATCACGGTACGATTTGATTACACCTTCTCCTTGAAGAAGAACGAATCTACGTTTTGCACTACTTAGAACTTCGTTGAAGTCCTCAATATCTTCAGGAAATTCTATTGGGATCAACTTGCGAGTAGGTTCAGACATACAAGCTACTTCCAATTCGTCCTCGTCCATTTCTCCCAAACCTTTGAATCGAGCAAACTTACGACTAGAGATAACTTCTGGAGGAAGATCATTTCTATCGTAAACTGGATGGAATTGTCCGCTCTTATCATCAGGCTCAACAATTTTGTTATCCTTACCCTTAGTTCGGTATCCATATAGAGGAGGAACTGCCAAGTAGATTCGACCTTGTCTAACCATATCTGGTGTAATGTTAACGAAGACTGAAAGTACTAATGCAGCTATGTTGGCACCATCTGGATCGGCATCACACATTACGATTACTTTTTCGTAACGAGAACGATTGGCATCCGAATCAGCTCCAACTCCACTACCTACTGAATTGACGATGTTACGTACCTCTTCAGATTTAAGTGCAGTTTTGATAGACTTCTTAGTTACATTCAGAATCTTACCTGTAAGTGGAAGAATCGCTTGAGTGTATTTATCACGAGCTAAGATAGCTGTACCTCCCGCTGATTCACCTTCAACTATGTACAACTCGGTACCTTCTCGGTCAGTCGAGTGACATTCACGAAGTGCAGCAACTACAGACTTACGCCTGATAGCTTTACCATCAAGAGAATCGCTGACTTTAACTAGATCACGGATTTCCTTCTGAGCCATCATTTTATTTTGAGCCATACGGTAATCCTCAAATCTTTTGAGGAGTCCTTTACGTAAATCTTCGTTTGACTTTAAGAACTCTGAGAATTCGTCCTTAAGTTTATCAAAAAGTGGTTCAATCTGCTTACTTTTAACTACGAGTCTCTCTTTAGTTTGAGACGAGAATTTTGGATCTTCAATGAAGACAGCTACCATACCACGAAGTCCGATTAGTACGTCGTTAGATTTAATAATCGTTCCTTCTCGATATGGAGTCCAAGCTTCTTTAATAACCCTTGACAATTCTCTGACGTGTGTTCCGCCACCTGAGTTATATAATAGGTTGGTATAACCTCGATATGCTTCACGAGTATCAGAAGTGTATCTGATAACGGACTTTACCATTTGCCCATCCTCAAGAGTAATCTCTAAAGGTATATCAGTCAAAGTGGTTACTCCTTGACCGTTAGGTGGGACTAATTCAAGAAGTCCTTTATCACCTAAATCTTGAAGTTTCCCATCGATGTACAACTCTACAGTAAATCCTAAAGAATTGGCTACTTTACATCGAGTTATAATCCAATCCGTTGGGATTTCGATTGAATCGAATATCTCAGCATCACCTTTAAATCGAATAGTAGTCCCATGAAGGTTTTTATCGACTTTATCTTTAGATATAGAAGTTTTAACTCCTTGTGCGGACTCAAATATAACTACCTGTCCATCACGACGAGTTTCAATCTGAAGGAATTCTGATAATGCGTTGATACATGTTAATCCTACACCATGAAGACCTGAACGGATTTTGTAAGCTTCGTTATCGAATTTACCACCTGAATTAGTTTTAGTCGCTAGGATTTCAACTGCCTCAGCTTTACGTAACACGTTACCTTGATCGTCTTTCACTTCTACCTCACCGTGAGGAATCCCTCGACCAAAATCCTGTATTTCATACGTACACTTCTTGGTATCTACCCTAACTTCTACCTTTTCAGAATAACCTGATTGAGTTTCATCCAACGCATTATCAATAGCTTCAGCAAATAAATGCTTAGGATGATCGGTTTCTCCGATATACATTCCAGGTCTTGTACGAATATGGTCAATATCTGTTAAAACTTTCAATGAACTCGAATCATAACTCTGAGTTGCTTGACCCATTCATTTCACTCCTCTCTTATTCTTCCAACTCTTCTAAAAACTGAATTCTTGATGTACCTATTCTACGATAGCCACATGAACACTCAATTCCTTTAAGTCCTACAAGATATGAAGCATTTTTGATTATCATAGCTTCTGAGCAAATCTTACAGTGGAGCTGATAGCACTCCACTCCAGACTGGTTATAGATTTCTATAACTCGGAATTGTTCAGGTAGAACTGCTAGCAGTTGCCAGTTATCAATAAGGATAGGACAATCTTTTACAGTATCGTAAGATTCTGAATAATTCAAAGTAATACCTGAATGGTATGTGTGATTTCCTACTCGGTGACTATTAGAGATACTTACAACTTTCAATTCGTTGTCCAAAATAGCCACTCCAACTTTCGGATTTTCCATGATGACTGACCTCCCTTGCAGTTCCGATTCACAAGTATAGACGTTTAGTAAGCCTTGATCGAGCGAAGTCGGTTCCTACCTTAGATTATTAATAATGACAAAAAAAAAGAATGGCTCACTTAGGAGCCATTCAGTTTTAATCATCATCACCGAAATACGTACGGACTATCTTACGAACGTTTCTCTTAAGCTTTCTATAACTTCCACTTCCTGAACCACTTAGACCCAATTCCTTAGCCATTCTATGTTCAGAACTTTCCATCCCGATTAAACGTTCCTTATCGATAGAAGGTTCAAGTTCGACTGCTTCGCCTAATTCGAAGACACCTTCTATGTAACCCTTCATTACGATAAATTTCCTTTCTCTTGAACCAACTTCAAACTCTTCAACCATATCCTTAATTTCCAAGAACTTCTCAGGTTGACGAAAAGGATGAACTGCCATCATCGGATTTTTACGAGTACAAATTTCCATTGCCCACTTGGATACGTTTTCATCTGAAACCATATCAGCTTTACTATCCCATCTTCGTCTTTCACGTCGATAGACATCCACAGCTTTATTATATGAAGTCCGAGCTGTCAATCTTGCATTCATTACTTGACCGCCACTTTTATCAACTTCCTCAAGAATCTTTAACCAAAGTTCCTGTTCCAAGTCACACGCTTCGATACCGAGTTGGGGATTACCGTACTTCCTAGCAACACCTCGAACTATTTCAGTAGCTTTCTCCCCAAATAGATCCGCCATTTGATTAACACCTACAGGAACGTTCTCTTCTTGAGATTCCTTGTCATAAAGTTTCGACTTCATATTCGATTTTTCAAAATCCATTTCTCAACCTCCAAGTTTTATTAGCAACCAACCAAGTCGCTTAGTCTAAGGTCGAATTCGACCCCACAAGACCATTATCCCCCTAATTCGGTTAAAAAGCCACAGTTATTTTCGTTATTCCAAAAATTTTTACTTTAGGGCAGAACCTCCCTAACCGCAAGTATAAACGTTCGCCAAAGGTAAATCCAGCCAACTATGGAAATTAATTTTTGAAAGAAATTCCTACCTTATTGAATAAGTAATTGGTATTAAGTACTTAATAACTAATGATAGAACTTAATAACGCCCTAGAAGGCTCGTAGCGATTCACCGCCAACCGCCCTTCGCCTAAACTTTTAGAACCTCTTATAAGCCGTTTTCGACGTTCTAGAAGGTAAATTTGACCGTAACCCCGCCCCGTTTACGGTTCCGCTTAAAGTTAGCTTAATCCCGTGTCGATAAACGTTTACAGTTTTGCAAGCGGTTTATCCGCTAATAATTCTTTGGAGGTTTGTACCTATGGAAATTAAAGAAGTTCTTGAAGGTGGAATTGTTGAATTAGCTAGACCGTTGAAAGTTGGAGATCATACTTTCGCAAAAGGTGTTAAGTTTAAATCTGAACCTTATCAAAATGATTATTTGCTATCGCCAGTTTCAACTAAGACAGTTCGTAAGTTTAAGGAACTCAAAATTGAATTCATTCAAGTTAATCCTTTCGACAAAAGCTCTGAATTCTATCATCCTTTACAGATTCCTAAAACTGCTTAATTCCGTACCCAATGGCTACCTCGAATTTGAGGTAGCCATCTTTTCTTGTGTCCGTAGCTTTATTCAACTTTCCTAAACGTTTATACTCCTGACGGTCGGGGACTGTCTACGACTGATAATACAACTTTTGGGAGGTACTTTTATGACATCTTATGTTGAGCTAGAAATTGGAAGTAATGTTGAATTGGTTAAAGAGTTAAAACTGAATGATAAACTTTCTCTCCATGCAGGTACACAGTTAATGGTTATGGACAAAGGTGGAGCATTAGGTAACGGTATGCTACTTCTTTATCCAACTGACGGTGATGCCTTCGCTAAATTGAAAGAAGCTAACAATGACTCAGAAACCGTAGCATTCCTAGGTAATCCCGATAATGAAAACTCAGAATACTATCTTAAGCTATCACTCGTAAACTAATCCCAGCCGTTAGTAGGTACCTATATAGGTACCTACTTTTTTTTATTCTAATTGGCTGAACTAACGTTTGCTAGACGTCTATAGTCGTGAGGGATTTTCTCCTTCAATGACAGTTTAATTATTCTAAGGAACGGAGTTGTTGTTCTAATGATGCATGAAGACTCTTACGTACGTCCATACGTAATTGAAAATGGTAGGATGGTTTATCCTATCTATCAACTACCTATCTCAGATGACCAAATTCTTAGTATCCTAAAGGCTGAATACTTTGAGAAACATGGTGCCGTAGTTTCTCATTCGTTTAAGTCAAATCCAGATACTGAATTTGGTGGTTCGACTATTGTGTCAGCTTTATTCGAAGATGGATTCGAGATAATTGAGGAGTGCTGGAGTGACTCTTACATTCGTGATTATTTCAATCAATTCGATTAGTCTGCTGAGCTCATCTCAATGCTGATTGTAGGACTGAGAAGTTTCTAGGTAGTTATTCTCAGTCCTACATTTTTTAATGCTTATAATTTATCTGAAATGGAGTGTTAGATATGCAACAATCATTTGATCAACAATTAAGTACTTCTATTAGAATTCTTCAGTCAAAAGGTATTACTGTAACTCCAGATAGTGGAAGTTATAAAGTTATTATGAATGAGGGTACTAAAATTCTGAATGAGTCACAAGTTATTCAGTTAGCTCAATCCTACAGTACTCTCTACTCTTAATTAATCAGCTTGATTAGAGCTTAGTAGACGTTTATATCTTCGAGTTGGATTTGATTGTGATTCCATAGTGAGACATTAATTAATAATTAATACTATTATTATTAATGGCTCGCTAGCAAACTGTATACACAGGATAGGATATTTTATCCTACTGAAAATGTATTATCGTATTGCTAGAAAGAATTGCATACGAAATCCAAACCGAAAGAGGAGAATGATGTGAATAGAAAGCTACTAGCCCTAGGACTAACTGGAGGCATTTTACTAGGTGGAGGACTAGGTGTATCACTAGTTGAGCTTGAGAAGAGAAATGATGAAATTGAATCTTACCATAAGCAAATTAAAAGTCTAGAATCAAAGAAGACTGAGCTCAACACTCAACTTGAAGAAAAGAAGTCAGTCATCAAGAAACTAAGTGGTGATCTGAAAACTTCTAACAAACAACTGAAATCTTCTAAAGAAGAGATTGATTCCTTGAAGAAGAATATTGAATCTCGTAGACAGGAGTTAATCAAATTAAAGAAGCAGGTGAAAGCTAATTCACCTGACGATTCAGTTACTGTATCCAGAGGTAAGACTGAGATACGTCCTGCATCATTAGGTCAACCTATTAAGTCGACCAAAGTAGTGACAGCATATACTGCTGGACCTGAATCTACAGGAAAGTCTCCTGGTGATCCTGATTACGGTAAGACGTCTTCAGGTATCGATGTATTCGAAGGAGTTATCGCACTTGGTAAGGATTACCCAATGGGTACAATAGTTAGAATACCAGGTATTGGATGGACTATTACACTTGACCGAGGTGGAGCTATCCATAATGGGAAGATCGACGTATACATGCCCACTGTATCCAAGGCATTGGATTGGGGTAGACCTACTTTAGAAGTAGAAATCTATCCTATGCCTAAAAATGCTAGCTTAGAAAGTAGAGTCGAGCTAGTTAAGAAACTACGCAGATTGGAAGGCATGTCAACAGCAGGAGTATAATTCACATACCTCAGATCCAACTCAGACATACTAAGAGAGGTGCATTTTATGAAATCCTTTAGTGACTTATTAAATTTTGCTCGCGAGAATGGACTAGGCTCTCGTACCAAAGTGCGAGTAGCTTATCGCGAGTCAGCATATTTCGATATGCAATACCTAATTTTAGCAGTTACAGGTAACGGACTTTATGCTACAGATAATGCGGAAGGTCGTTCAGTCCAATGTACTACAGACACTATAGGTCATATTTCTCAACTGAGAGAATTGCATGAGCGTAATCAAGCTAAAAGAGTAATATCTATCGTTCCTGAACTATTTGCAGGAAATATCGAACCTTCACTTTGGTTAGGTAACACATTTCTAACTGGTGGTAGTGAGGTTATTAATTTTATTATTGAAGATGACACCATTGTACTCGACACAAAATTCATTATGATAGGTTCATAATTTTAGGAGGACTTAACTTGAAGAAAACACCTAGAATGACTAAAAGAGAACGTAGAGCATTACAAATGGAGGCTATCAAGAAGGCATTGCCTGAGGATAGTAAAGTGCTGAACCAGTTAATTATGATCGTTGAGCAAAACAACATGGATGTAAATAACGTATACAATATGATTAACATGCTTTCATTACATACGTCTGCTGTTAGTGAACTTCTAATTGAGAAGGGAATTATTACTCAGGAGGAAATTGACGAGAAAGTTAAGAAGTTGATTGAGAAAGCTTCTGACGTCGTTGCTAAGGAAACTGCTGAGGAAATTACTGGAGTTGCTAATAAGACTTCAGATAAATAACATTAAAAGAGGTAGGTCATTGAACCTACCTCTTTTTATCATTATTTCTTAATGTACTTCTCAGCTTGTTTCAAATACTCAGTGTTCATTACGAATACACAAGACTCGATGATTACACTAAGGATTTTATCATTAAGGACTGAGAAATCATAACCTTCGAGTTTCTCCACTTTAGATAGTTGACTTAATATGACTTTCAACTCTTTCATGGCTAACTCTTTCTTTTCTGTACCTGATAATTCTTTTGATGTCTGCTCTATAGCTATAACTACTTCCTGAGCATAAGTACGAATTAAGTTAATGACACCAGTAGGCACTCCTAGTAACTGAAGTAAATCTCCCGCTCCTACGATTGCATTACCGATTCCAATCAACTGTTTACGTCTATTGCTAGGAATCTTGATTAAAGCTATAATTGCACCTACCACTACTATTGCTATGCCAATTGCTATTAAGATTTCACGTATCATACTACCAGTCCCTTCATTTAATATCCATTGGATGATGTTTGGTCTTCAGTAACTTCGGTATCAACTACTTCAGTACTGACTTTAGCTTTTGATTTACGAGATCGAGGACGATTCTTTAGTACCTCAGCGATATTGTTAGTGAATTCTCCGCCGAGTATGACGAGTATTGGATAAGTCATGATTTGAAAGATATCGATATATTGATTGCTTATCTTAATCCCTTGAATCATGCAATAACTCATTAGTCCTACCATACAAAGGTAGGAGAGGGAGAACATAATGTATATGAACTCCCTGATGGAAACCCATCGTTGTCATTCCAGAATCCTCTCACATGACGACCTCCATTCAATTGTAGCTACGACTTAGAACATTACATTCCAAGTCTTAAGACCAACGATACCATCTGCTGTCAATCCATGACGTTTCTGATAAGCTTTAACTGCAGCTTCAGTGTCCCGACCATAGATTCCATCAGGGTTTACTTTTACTGCACGTTGGATACGTTCTACATCTTTGCCTTTGCTACCATATTTGATAACATGACCTGGATATGGAACTATAGCACTACCACTGCTAGCTGGAGTACTAGGTTTCTTAGCATCAATAGCTTTCTTGATAGCAGCTAATGTTGCAGAACCAGCAATCCCATCTACAGCTAATTTCTTATCCTTTTGGAATTTCTTAACTGCAGTTACAGTGTCATTGCCATAGATACCATCAACACCTGACTTACCAATGTTGTAGCCTAAAGTCTTGAGATTACTTTGTAGTGTCTTTACGGCTGAACCCTTACTGCCATATTTAAGAGTACTACTAGAAGTAGAAGTACTAGAGCCACCAGTACTAGGTTTCGCACTATTAGCAGGACGCTTACCATTTTGTAGGTCTTTAATGGACAATCCAAATGTCATCTCAAAGTGAGAATAGTCTTTGAATCCACTCCAATCTCCTCCCCAATCGAAACCTAGTTTCTTAGCTTCAGTGACAACTTCTTTCCAGTCAGCGACTCCGTCACCATCGAAGTCTTTGTTCATATCCCAAGAGGCTTGCTTACCATCAGGAGAAATCAGACAGAAGTCAATAGCTAGTCCGTAGTTATGGTAGGATTGACCACCTTTTGCATTAGTAACGATACTACCTGGTTTAGTTCTACCTTGTGCGTAGATCTCATTCTGCTCAGCAATAGAACGATAACCCTGAGTAATTCGCATTTTATACTTAGTTAGCTTCTTGTCCATGATGCTAATAAGTTGCTCGGTTTTCTCTTTAACTACTGGGTGTAAATTCTTGATGTCTGCTGCCATTAATATCTTCCTCCTTGTGATTTGTTAGCTCTTGAATAGGTGTATATTGCCAATTTAATTGATTTTGATAATCACCCCCTTAAAAATATCCACTAGCTATCTGAAGATTTACTTAGTTTGATCTGTATTGACTGTGACTGAAACTTGATGGGAACCTTGTGTATCTCCTTCTTTATGCTTTATCTTTAACTCTAACTCTAATTCAGATACACGGAGTTCGTACTCTTCTAACTTGTCCCTGAGTCGACCATTCTCTGCAACCAACTCTTGGTACTTCTCAAGTATAGTTAGGTACTTATCCCTCCAATCACGTACTTCACCTTCGAGAGATGTGCTTCTTTTACGTTCTTCATTTAACTCTTCTCTGAGCAATCTCATTTCATCGCGCATTTGATTCATGAAATCTTTCTGCTGCTTAGATAGTTGGTCTTGACGCTTAGCCATAGATTCTTGCTCTTTAAGTGTAAGAGTTGTACGAGCATCAACTTCCTTGATTTTCAGCTGACTCCTAGACCTAGACTTTGCAGTCCAGTATCCTGCGAGTGCAGTGACTATCATTCCCAACGCACTTAGTACTTCTGGTAATCGTAAGCTCTCTAGGAACTTCATCGCTGACCACCTACCTTAACATAGAGTACACCTGTCATTATTCCTATGATAATATAAGTACCTCCAGCAGTATTCATAATAGGAGTTAAACAGAACATCACACCAACGAATATCCAAAATCCTGTAGCTAGTAATGCAGAGATAGTTCGTAGGTAAAACTTGCGACCTACCATACCGATGTATTGGAAAATGCCAATTCCTAGTGCTAACAATCCCCAAGCGTACTCAGGAGCTATGTCAAGCATCGGCTTATAGGATGGGAGCGTGAATGTAGCATCTGGGTGTAATAACGATAATCCCCATACAATGGCGATTAACGACGTGAATGTCTCTGCGATGAAGTGCTTACTCACATAATCTTTAATCCTATTCAGTAAGTTACTCATGATGTTCCCTCCTTTACTTAGAATTTGGAGGAGTAAGGGACTCCTCCAATCTTGCAATTATTTAAGTAATCTATTCTGATAGCATAATGGACTTTATCAACTTCATCACTAGACCCATTCTGGTCACAAAGATGCCTATTCAGGCATCTTGATGTACCTCTTCATTTCTGAAGATACGATACGAGCTTCTTCTATTAAGTTACCCGCAGTATCTTCAGTCCCGAATAGGTTTATTCTAACCCAGAATCTTAGCATGTAGTAACCTATATCCAGAGGATTAGTATCCCATGAGAAGAACAATTGCTTTTGATTACCACTGATACTTTTGAATCTTACAGTATGGGATTTAATCAACTCACCAGCCATAGTCCTAACTTCACAAGTTGCTCCATCAGGGAGGATTTCGAAGTCCGAATTGGACTCCGAAGTCAACTCGATCATTACTGGAACGATCTCTCCCTTGAGATGGACTTTACAACCTTCTCCGCATCCTTCAGCCATAACTGACACCTCCTAGTCTTCTTCGAGTTCTGTACACTGAATTGTGAATGGGCATTCAATCATCTCGATGACGATTGGTTTTGCTTCTTGGAATTCAAAGATATCTAGAGGACAAGCCTTAAACATAAGCTTATCAGCGAACTCAAACTTCTCAGGAGTCTCTCTAAACTTAAATTCAAGTTCTCGGAAGTTAAACTTGTACTCTGTCACCTCTACTTGAATTTCTATAGGCTTGATCTCAAATTCAATCTCCTCTATATCCCATTCGAAGTTAGGTCCACATTTCCATGTGAATGGATCAACGATCCAGTCATTGTCTATGTGATAAGGTACTCGTCTAAATCCGAGCTTATCCTGACCTTCTCCGTCATCACACAAGAATTGCTCTATGGTGATACAGTCGATTGCTACACCAACATCTGGAGTAGGAGGATGTCCGATAATCGACTCAGGTTCATCCGTAGGATCACCTGGAGCTTTCGGATAATCCGGATCACCTGGATATACTGGATCTCCATATCCTGGATCACTTGGTTCATAAGGGTAACCTGGATCTCCTGGATTTAGAATAGGAGGGTACTCTGGATCTCCTGGATATATTGGTTCACCATAATCTGGATCACCTGGTAGTGAAGGATAACCTGGATCCCCTGGATACAGTGGACGTCCTGGATAACAAACGTCACCTGGATATACTGTACCTCCGTCAGCACAATCTGCAGGATAACCTGGATCTCCTGGATTATAAGGTGGTCCTGGATAATTAGGATCATCAGGATATACTGGCTTACCGTAATCAGGATGGTCTGGGTCATAAGGATAACCTGGATCACCTGGGAAGTACGGTGGATGAGGTATATGACCTGGACGATATCTACCACAGCACCAGAAGTTAGGTGGACCTGGATCTTGAGGATCAGTTCCCCAGTCACATACACAGAATTCCATCATAGGTACCCAATCGCGAGTATGACCAAATTCACAGAGAACTAGCTCTAGAATTAAGCAATCATCTGACACGATAGAGTCACTTACAGGTAATTCTTTGTAAGGTACGATATCAATTCCTATACCACTATCACACTGACTTAAGTCAATTATGACAGATTCATCTTTATCCTTGACTGTACCAGTATCACAAAATAGTGATTCAAGTGTGATACAATCTGAGAGTACTGCACTTTCCTCGATAGGCATTTCTTTGTATGGTACTAAGTCAATTCCAGTACTTTCATCAGTGAAGTTCAAGTCAATTTGAACAACTACATCCTTGACTTTACCGATATCACATAGAGTGAGATCTAAGCGAGCAGTCTCAATTGACTGTAGTTCTTCACTAACGAGGATTTCTTTGTATGGAACTATATCGATACCTTCAGCAGTATCACAAAGCTCGATAACTACTTCAGCAGCATCTTCTAGAGAGCCATCTTCGAAACCAAACTCGTCACTTACTAGAACGTTATTGACTAAGCACTCATCCGATTCAGCATTATCATTTACAGGAACTTCTTTATTAGGAAGTATGTCACGTCCTTCAGCAGTATCGCAATGACTAACTAGATCTAATACAACATTAAACTCAGAGACTACCTCTTCACAGAACTCTAGTTCGAGTAGACTACTTTCATCTACACTAGAGCTATCGATAACAGGTAATTCTTTGTCAGTTATTCTATCAAATCCAAGTGCAGTATCACAATAGAACATCTCAAGAGCAATTCCGTCAAGGAATTTATCCGAATCACAGAGTTCTATACTGAACGATAGTTCATCAAGAGCTGTAGCTTCATCGTCAACTGGGAGTTCTTTATAGACTACTGAGTCTTGACCTTCACTTTCATCATAATGAGTTCCTAGGTCGATATAGATGAGATCTTCCTCGATTACTGGAGATTCACATCCAGGAATTTCTAATTGTAAGCAGTCAGTTCCTTTACCATCCAGATCCCAAGTATTGAATTCCTTACCAGACAAGAAGTCAATAGCTTCAGTAATTTCGCATAGACTTAAGTCTAATTGAACTACCTTAGAGATTGAGTCGGATAATTCACAAACCACAACTTCAACGTTATTATAACAGTCGTTTCCATAACCATAGTCTGAAGTAGCTGGTCCGTTAGATAGTTGCCTATCGTAAGCTGTACCACTATCTTCACTCGGATATAGATGAACGCTAGCTACATGTTCTTCAGAACTTGATGTATCATCTGAGGAAACATGAACTTTCAAGCACTCGACGACTTTGATGTACTCCTGAATGACGAATTCCCTATCAGTTATCCTATCGACAAATACAGCATTATCACATAGGATTAAACCGAAAGTCATACCATCTTCAGAAGTCACTTCATCTGAGAATCCTTGATCGATAACCAATGTCTCTATTGAATCAGCAGAGTCACGTACGATTATATGTTTATTAAGGATAGCCTTTTCATCATCGAGAGTACCATTATCAGTCAATACGAATGCGAGTGACGATTCATCTTCACCATAACCGCAATCAGCAGCTAGAACAAAGTTCTTGTTGATTGACTTAGGGTAAGGCTTATGATTAACCGTATTCTGATAAAGACCTTTGATTCTCTCATAATCCGGATGACCCAGCATTGACCAGTTATAGTCATGTAAGCTTTGCTTACAACTATTTACATATAAATATACTTGAGAGTTATCCCCACAGTACTTACCTAACGGGAAGATGTCTCTATCGTAAGGATCTATGAAATAGTCACCTGGGTATTTAGGATTCAATGCACTTCCATCAGGAATTAATGAATTCTCTGGATAGAATGTACCGTTCAGCGAGATAACAGATAAAGTCGCTGTACATCGATGTCCACTAGCAGGTACCGCAGTAACTTTAGCTGAGAATCCTCCTGATGGGGAATTCCATCCATCAAATGGTATTGTGATTCTAGTTGGAGTACCGCCTCTATTTGAAGCAGAAGCTTCAGCCATTCTGTAGGCTACACCGTCAACGTAGATAGTAGCTCTACCTGATGAAGAAGCAAAGTTAGATCCATCACTACTCACACCAGCACGTAACTCAAAAGTTATCGTACCTTTGAACAATCCGATATATCTTGAAGGACGAACAGTCTGGTTAGTACCAGCAGTCCAGTCATTATAATCAGAGATACCGACAATTGTCGCTGATTCTCCGTTAATAATCTCTGGATTAAGTACCTTATCCGTAGGATGAGTTGACTCACCTGGATAGCTCAGATCTCTGTCTTCTGTATTCTTATGACCATACACAAAGATTGCTTCACAACTATCAGCAGAATCTCCAACTAGTAGAGTCTTATCCATGATAGGAATTTCAACAGAAGTACCCTCGTCGGATTGATTTAACTCTATCATGATAATATTATTATCAGATACTGCACAATCTGATGCGATAACGTACCATCGGTCTAGTTTATTACTTCTTGCTTCAATTGCTAAGTTGTGATATAGAACTTCAATATCTCTGTAGTCAGGGTCATCAAACATTGACCATTCATACTTATCTAAGTTCTTACCGCAAGTTGACACATACAGTTTGATTCTGGATGGATCATCGTCACAGTTTATAGAATTAGATAGTATAGAAGTTCCGTAAGGGTCTATGAAAGGATTAGCTGGGTAATCAGGATTAAGAACAAAGTCTGCTCCATTATCCCCAATTCCTCTAGGAAACTCTCCAGTATAAGTGAACTCGAAGAAGACATCTCTTGACCATTGGCAGTGTCTTTCATCACAGAAAGTACCCTCGTACTCGAGCCTGTAACCACCTGACTTTGATTTCAATCCGTCATAATAGAAGTTTAGGTCTTGAGAACCACCAGTAGGAATACTCGCACTAACAACTAGTTCATCATCGATGAAGACCTTGAATCGACCATAACCACCAATACCTTGAGAAGTTTCTTGCAGTCTAACATTAATATTTACGTCACCTTGCCACAAACCTAGTGCTTTATCATACTTACTGAGTATGTAGCTTACCCGAGGTTTGGATGTCCATACAGTGGTCTTAGTTTCGTTAGGCTTAGTTGGACTAATACCGTCGATGATTGGACCTAGAGACACATCGCTAGGATGGTTACGTTGACCTGGATAAGATAGATCCCGGACTTCAGTATTTTCAGTTCCCTTTATGAATACGGACTCACAATCAGTTCCGCTATCACTTAAGAACAAGTACTTATCGATTTTAGCAATTTCAATATCGATTGTACCACTATCACATACTAAAGGTCTAATCACTGGTATCTCTATAACAGTCGCATTGTCCTCAATATCGATAAGATGAATATCGACCACGTGACTATCGGAGTCCCCATTATCAATCAACACAGTCTCTCTATGAGTTATGAAGTCATAACCTGCTCCGTCATCACAGCCATTGATTCCGACTGTTAGAATATCTTCAGATGTGTAGTTTTCCTCTACGTTAAGCAAGATATCTACTATGATATCAACTACGTCACTGTTATCCTCAAGTACGAATTCCCTTGAAGTAACGTTATCATAGCCATTACCTTCATCTTCGGCTGGAAGCATTAATTCCTTAGTATCGAAATACTGAGCAGTGTCTGTTAAGTCTAAGCTGATCCAACACTCACTATTTCCGTATCCTTCATCAACAGAGATGACCATCTTCTCTTTAGTAGAATCGTGACCTTTACCTTCGTCACAAAGTACAGGAGTCATAAATGCAGAGTCAGTTCCTGCAGAGGCATCTCCTTCAGTGACTATCAGGATTATAGAAGTTTCGATTGCTATAGCACTATCAGTGGCAACAACCATCTTCTCGTCTAGTCGATCACTACCTTTAGCATTATCACATGCTACAACGTTAACGTTACTTAAAGAGTCTTTTGATTGACCAGAATCACATAAGTTGATAACGTGTACTGAATTAACTGTATCTTGAGCTTCACTAGAGTCAGAGACTAGAACTTCTTTCTCTGTAGAAATATCTTCTCCGTTACCTTCATCGACAACTGGAAGTTCGATGTGAATTACTCTACTATCTTCTGAGAAAGTATCACTCACAGGAATTTCTATGAATTCTAATTCATCAGAGTCAAGTAATTCTCGGACAACTACTCCTCGCTCTACGATAACGTCTAATCCTGAAGATCCATCACAAACTGGATTTTCAATGTAAGTTCCAGACTCGAAACCATTAGTTGTATCACAAGTAGGAATAGCAACTATGGAAGTTTCGATTCCGAATACGGGATCTGAAGATAACACTCCACGCTCGCCTATGATATCATTACCTTGACCTAGATCACTTACGAGAACCTCAACTAAGTAGCAATCTACTCCTGAGCCTTCATCTGAAGGATTAGTTAGATGAATCGTAACAACGTTCTCTTCCGATTCGGAGCTATCTGATACGAGAACTCCTCTCTCAATAATCAGATCAATTCCCGAACCTTGATCACAAGTTACTACATCAATATCCACTACTTGTTCTACAGCAGTAGAGCCTTCATCAATATTGAATAAGACATTATGACCTTCTAAGCCAATTCCGATATCAGATACTAACAGTTCGATATCGAGCACATTCTCTGTAACTGAATTAATCTCACATACGACTACCTCTACAGTTTGATAACAATCATTACCAGAACTGTCGTCATCTAGGATGTCTTTGAGATGGATTAGAACTACTTGCTCATCTGAAGAACCTTCGTCCTTGACCATTACTTCCTTAGTGAGTAACTCTTGAGCTACAGCTTCGTCACAATAACTTAAGTCAATTTGAGTCAAGTACTCAACTTCATAGTCATCACAAACAACTATGTTTACGTTAGATACTTGGTCTTCTGAGTAACCTGAATCTTGAGTAATGAATTCACGTACTGCAACTCTATCGATTCCATTACCACTATCGCAGTGGATCAGTAAGTCGATATCAGCTACGTGATCATTAACTAAGATTTCGTACTCAACTTCTAGCATTAACTCGACTAAGCTATCTTGACCATAACCTAAGTCTGGTGATATGAATTCTCTGACTGGAGTCCAGTCACTTCCTTCTCCATCATCACAAGTACTTAAGTAGATCACAGGATTTTCAGTAACCACTACTTCTTGGCAAAGTTCGATGTAAATACCGACAACTCTATGTTCAGTCACACCAGAGTCAGGACTTACAAACTCACGTACTGGAACTGAGTCGGTACCTTTACCTTCATCACAATGGTCAGCTAGTTGAATTCCATCTACAATCGTATGAACTGAGTATGCATTATCACAAATTTCGAATTGTAGGTCGATACAATCTTCACCAGTGGATTGGTCAGCTAGGAGTATATCCCATAAGAACAGTTCATTAGGCACTGAAGAATCGCACAATTCTAACACTACATTCGAGCATTCGTTATGTGATACACTATCCTCACGATTTATCAGTATTTCATAGCAGTCTTCACCAGCAGCACTATCATAGTAGACAATACCACGGAATAGAACAAAGTCGACTCCTTCAGAACTATCGCATCCTAGGATACCTAACTCTACTATAGATGAAGTAGATTTGTAAGAATCGCATACAGGTACGGTAATTTCTGAAATTGATTCAACTGAAGTTTCTGCATCAAATGATACGAACTCCTTAGTGACTAAGCTGTCACTTGCATTACCACTGTCAGTCCTATCGATATGGATTACTGAATGTGATATTGCAGAGGAGCTATCTTCAGTCGATGATCCGACTTGTATATCTTCTAGGAATTCAGCATCATCGTAGTAAATCCTTCCAGCTATATAGGACTTTTCTTCGACTGAAGATTCGTCGATAACTGTTCGGTAAGTTTTCAGCTCAATGACTACATCGTCACCAAAACCTTCATCAGTAGTTAATAAGGAGATTTCGTCAACTAAGCCAGTCATTTTGTTGGTATAAGGGATTCGGATATGTGAATCTAGGTCAGATGTTCCTCTATATCTTATGTCAAGCTTAGAAATTAAATCACGATTGTCCTTAGCTCTAACTGTAATAGTACCTTCTATGTCAGATTCATCTTTCATTAGAACAGTGATACTACCAGGTAAGTTAGCTGCAGGTTGTAAGTCGATAGTACCAGGGACGTCTGAGTCACCGACTGGAATAAAGTCAGCCTCACCTGTCATTTTATTAGTTATCGTAATTGATAACTGTGCTGGTAAATCGCTGAACACTACTGGTCTAAGGATTGAGACTAAGTCAGACTCTCCTACACCTATAAGGTCAACTTCTCCGTATAGAGGAGACTCAAATCTTACTGCAATTCGTGACTTGATGTAATCCTTCTCGGTAACAATAAACATTGAGGAAGGTAAGCTGTCACCATTAACATTGACTACGTAGAGTCTTGAATCCATATCGTGATCTGCATCACGTCTAACACTGATCTTAGATCCCAAGTTACCTGAGATTACTCGTATTATACCATCGACATCCATGTACTTGTATACATCAACTGTAGAAGGTAAGTCCGATCTTCTAGGAATTATTAAAGTACCTTCAATCCCGTCAGAGATTACTCGGATTATACTGTCAATTGATGAATGTTTATAGACATCAACGCTTGAATCTAAATCAGATCTCTCAAGTATAATTAATGTACTGTTTAGGTACTCCTTCTCAACTTTAACGATATCCAATTTGGATTTCATATCATAAGAGTAAGGAACTGATATTGAACCTGACAGACTAGGAACAGTTACAGTTAACTCCGAAGAAATGCTATCCGTATAGAATACCTCAAGTTGTCCAGACATATCATCACGATTACTGATTAAGATACTACCAGGTATCGTCGAACGACTAACAGCTATACTGGACTCTATATCTGCATCTTCGTTATAAGGAACTCCGATGACTGATGGAAGTGAAGGCTTACTCAATGCGATGATTGAACCTAAATCCGATCCAGCATCTCCTACCCAAATAGTACCAGGTAACGTATTCTCACCAGGATGGTACGTTACTTTGACGTTGATCTTAGATAACAATACCTTAAAGTCACCATAAGTTACTATAAGTGTACTGTCTAGATCTTCATCCTTAGTATTACGAACGGATATGCTACTATCCATATCGTTATCAGAAGCTATCTTGACTAAGATACTACCTTCTAACTCAGGACGACTAATAGCAATCTCAGAGTCGATTACGTAATCTTTATAACCATTGACCACAATACTAGAGCTGAGGTCTTCGTGATAAGGAACGTAAATCGATGAAGGTCTATCCTTAGCATTTACTGTAATCCAAGTCAACAAGTCTGAATTATCGAGAATTCGTGGAGTTATTGAACCTCCAATTTCAGACCTATCAGGTACAACAATAGTTGATCCTAAGTTGATTTGACTTACTACGAGTGATGAAGGGAGCTCTTCAACTGTACTTATCATTACTGTGATACTTGATTCAATATCACTATCTCCACGACCTATGATATTAACAGAACCATCAATATCTGGTCGACTTACAGCTATCCTAGTACTTAAGTTAGACTCGAAGTCAGATGGAGATAAAACGTTGATTTTACCGTAGGTATCCTTATATCCATCGTAAGTATTTACAGTTACCGTGGAAGGTATTTGACTAAGTCCACCGTATTTTACATCAATTTTAGCATCTAGATGAGCTCTATTGTAGCTCCATACTTCTGGATTGTAATGGACTACTTCTAATCGAGGAATCCGTCCACTCTCACGAGACATTAGATTTAAGTAACCATCTTGACTCTCATTGAAAGCTTTAAGTAAGAAGTTAACGAACTGGTCGCCTACGTCATAATGACCGTCACGTACGTACTCGGTAACATCAAACTTGATTACCTCTCTTAAAGTATCTACTGTACATTTAGGATTATTAGAATTTACGTACTGATCGGAGTTAGGATGGTTATTCCAAGTTACCCCTAATTCAGTCCAATCGTTCCCGATTGCATAAGCTCTAATGTCCTTGTCTCTAAGAGTTGAATAATTAATTACTAATTCAACCTTATCAATAGTGTCTCCAGATGGAATTTGACTGATATCAAATCCGATCAATGATCTTAGTATCTCGTTGTTGGACTTACCAACAGGTATTGATTTATCCAATCCGTAGTTAAGTGTTGGCATCCCACTTCTGACGAATGAATCCTTAACTGCATAGATAGTCGTATACTCTCTAGGAGCATCAGTTATATCTAGAATCGCAGTCATCTTGTTTGAGGCACCTACTCGTAACTTAGACCTCAAGTCACGATTGACTCGATACATTACAAATACGCTCGTATCAATATCGTCGTATCCTATTAACCTTGGAGTTAAATTAGAATCAATATCTGAAGTTGATCCATAAACTACTCTAAGTGAGGAATTGACATCTGAGTAACCTCTTACGTTAATGAATGACTTAATATCACTTGAGAATAAGACATATACTGAGGAGTCTAAGAATTCCTTAGCATCTCTTCGTACATCAATCTTAGATTTTAATGCATCGTACTTCCATATATCTACTTTAGATGGGATTGATGCCGATTCTAATTGTCTTACTTCAATTGACGACTTAATGTCGGATTCTTCACTACGTCTAGTTACGATTTTGGATGGTAATAATCTAAATTGCCAAACGTCAATTTGTGACTTGATCCAAGACTCATCCGTTTGTCTTACTGTAATCGAGCCTTCGATCTCAGTTTCATCATTAGCAGGGACTCCGATTGTACCTCTAAGATATCCTGAAAGTACTCGGATACTCGAAGGTATCATTGATGCTCCCCAAACCTCTAATGAACCTTTAATATCAGATCGATGTAATACGTAAGAAGTTGAGATTAAGTCATCTTTATCAAGTTTATTGACAGTAATCGTACCTGAAGTATCGTAAGCTATTTTAGGATGGATAGATCCTCTAAGATCAGGATGCGAGATCACTAATTGAGAATTTAGTATCTCTTCGTCGTAACGATTAACTACGATCGAACCTTTTAGGTTATCCCCACTCATTACCTCTAAGCTTCCTGAGAACTGAGGTCTTGAAATAGCTAGGGTCGATATTTGATCCGCTCTAGTACTTCTTCTAACTCGGATAACACCTCGTCTATCGTAGTACGGTACTACGTATATAGAACTTGGATTATCTGGTCTATTTACTGAGATACTAGAGTTTAGTTCATGTTTCTCTTCACCTCTGATTGAGATACTTGAATTCAAGTCCTCGTGAGGGAGTACATAGAAACTCAAACTAATTTGTGGAACACTTACTCCAAAATAACCTGACTCTAAGTCATCATAAGCTTCACGACGTACTGAAATGCTACCTTCTAGGTCTACGTAAGGGATAACGTAAATACTACCAGGTCTACTCGGATTACTTACTGTCATCCAAGATATTATTTCGGATACATCTAGAACTCTTACAGACAAGCTTGATGATACGTCATACCTCTCAGCTACGTATATCTCCGATGGCATTGACTTTTTACTTGGAATAATGCTACCACCAATATCAAAGTACAATGACTCTTGAACAGTCAAGCTGGACTTGATATCTGAATCATCACGTGCGATAACGTCCATGCTACCAGACATGTCAGATCTAGTGACAGTAATGCTGGATAAGAAATCACCTGGACGTTGGACTAGTATAGATGAAGGTATTTCCGACCATACTATACCTTTGACGTTGATCTTAGAGCGTTGATCCTTATGTCCTATAGAGTAGATAAACACGTTGGAATCTAAGTCAGCTTTACTTGAATTACGAAGAACTTCATCGTAATACTTGTATTCTATCGTAGGTCCGTTACCACTCTCTTTAGAGAAGAATGATGTTGTGTTATTTTCCAACTCATCAGTAGCATTCAAGTAGAACGATAAATATGTAATTCCTTGTTCTTTAGCATTACGTATATAGTCAGTGATATCAAAAGTGATATAACCTTCTGTACTATCCGTAACGTATTTCTTAGAAACTAAGCCACCGATTCGAGGTTGGTTACTCCAAGTAACACCTAATTCAGTCCAGTCACCGATTGCTTCATACAGTGATAAACTAGATTTAGGATTACGTCCTATAGTGAATCTTAACTTTAAGTGTACCTCGTCAATACTGTACCCTTCTCTTAAGTTAGTGATATCAGAGATATCGAATCCAACTAAAGTTCTGAACTTTTCTGCTTTATTAGCAGAATAACCCATAGTCAGAGTAGGATCTTGACCGAAGTTAAACTTATCTAGACTCTGACGTACGTAAGAGTCCTTATTAACTGAGACTGTTCCATTAATTCTTTCAGGTGGTCGAATCTCAATTATTGACGTCATCTTATTACGAGGAGAAATCCTGATAGATGACGGTAAGCTGTCGTACTGATTAATTCTGATAGAACCTTGAATATTAGATTCATTGACTCCGATGATATCCGATATACCTGTCATTTTATTCAGAATAGGTATACTTAAGCTGGATTGAATATCACTATTCCCAGCAGCTATAATTCGGATTGACGATTTGAATACTTTACCGTACTCGTTATCATGTACATAAGGACTATTTACTCTGATAGATACTTGAGCATCGTCGTTACCTCTGTACCTTGGATCAATGATCGATTTAAGATCACTATCTCCTACACCTATGATATCCGTTACTAAATTGAGTTCAGTTCTATACTTTACAGTCATGTTAGACCATAGTATACTATGACCTCTTACAATACTAATTTTGGAAGGAATATCTTCCCGTCCATTGTTAGTAATAACGTGACCTCCAAGTATAGCCTCAGGTCTTACTATCACTTTACCTGTAATATGATCCCAATCACTATGAGTAACTGTGATTGAACTCGGTAGGCTCTCATCAGCATTCTGAGGTATATAGGACTGACCATAAAGTACGGATGGTATTCTAACACCTAATCTAGTGAATAAGTCGTTATAATTTAGACTACTAATTTCTATAGAACCTGATATATCTTCATCCCAAACTCCTCGGAGTTCAAGAACACGAGAATTAAGCTCATTAGATATACGCACCCCAATACTCGAGACTAGACTCTCGTTACCTCTAGTAAATACATTGATGCTAGCAGGTATCGCTTGTCTTTGGAATGGCGAACCATGACGATCCACAGAAATACCTAATAATTCATTTGTTAATCTAACACCTAAACTAGACTTTAACCACCCATTGTTGTTATTGTTGTCGTAAGGTGGAGGAATATTAATTAAAGAAGGGAGTAAATTCTTTTCCCATACTTGTACGGAAGATATGATATTATCCCGATGAAGAATAGCTACTTTAGCTTCTATGTCGTCGTGATTAGTAACACGGATGGAACCATGAATATCACTAGGTATAGCGATGTCAGCCTGACCAGGGATTTCATCGATAGCTGGACCTACCCACATTATAGAGTTGACATCAAAGTCAAAGTCCCAAGCATAACGACCACCATAAACTCCCAAGTCAGCAGGACTACCGTCTTTATCCTCGTAAATTCCAGTATCTATCCAACTACCAGGAGCTGAAATAATCCGATAATCTTGATCAAAGTTACAATTTTCAAGGCATGCTTTCTTAGCCAAACCTTCTTTGTACCACGACTTATTAGTCACACAGTTAGATAGCTCATAATTATTAGGATAATTGTAGGATCCGATAAAATTATCAGGAACATCGAATAGACAGTTTTCCAGATAAAGTTTACCGCCTCCACTACCATCATAGTTCATTGCTGCTCTTTTGTTAGTCTTAAATACACAGTTATAAACAAAGCCTTTAGTCTGTTCAGACCATTTAGAGTCAATATGAGATGTGTTAAATAAAGAAGTCTCATTGCTGTTATTCTGGTTATCCCTAAAAATAACATCAAATATAATATGATAGATCTTAGTCCCAGGATTACGAGTAGATAGAGCATGTTGATCCCTTGCACTGTGCTCATTACCATCCATTAAAAATATAGTTCTACCTGGATCTCCTGCGAATATTAATTGTTTATTCTGATCATACAATCCAGCTCCCCAAGTACTTATGGAGTTAGGTCGGTAGGTACCTTCTTTAGCATAGATCAAATCACCTGAAGAAGCTTTAGTTACAGCTGACTGGACTGTTGCTAAGGGTTCGTTTTCTGTACCTGGATTTGAATCATTACCCTGAGTGCTGACATACCATACTTTTCCAACATTGGAATGAACTACTCCATTTAGCTCAATAGTCCCCAACTTACGCACCTCCTTTCCATTGTATTGGAATGAATGCCTGAATTCCATGGCATTGGAATTACAAAAGTCCTGACCAATACGATCAGGACTTCTAGTACTTTATTAAACTGGGTCAGCTGTCACGTAAATATCGAACATACCTCCTGAACGAGCTTGACGAGTAGTAGCTACTCTGACGTAGAAACTAATCTTCTCTCCATGAGGTAAATCTCCATCATACATCAAGTCCTGACTAGGCACAAATGGTGCATCTAACTGAGACATCTCAGCTTTAGCATCCACTCCATCCAGTTCTCTTTGATCGAGATTAAGTCTAACGTTAGTAACTGGATAACCTAGTGTGTTCTTTACCCATACACGTTCAGCACTTGTAGTCTGCCCTGCTATAATAGTACCGAAGTCGAGATACTTGAGTATCTCCCCGAAATCCGTAGAGTAAAAGGACTCGGTAGCGTCACAGAAGATAAGCCCTGACTCAACACCTATGAAGGTAATTTCACGAGCAGTAAATCCTCCTACATCGTCTTGTACTTCGATACGTACTACGTTAGTCGTACCTTTATTGACAGCGTCATTAGGTATGCGGTAGTTTATAGTATAGGGAGCTACGGTATAATTAGTAAATCCATTCTCAGGAAAGATTTGTTTCCCATTAACTAAAATTCGGTATTGAATTGGATCTCGATCCAAGTCGTTAAGTTCTGCATCTAGGAATAGACCTCGAACTTCTCCTTTAACGGTAGGAGAATTATTGGACTTGATAACTGTACCACTCCAAGTAGCTCGAGTTCCTAAGTCATCCTCGAATTCTACGACTACGTTATTAGAACCTGAAACTAAATCCGAGTTACTAATTACGTAGGATACTATACTTGGGGAATCCTCGAATAACGTGAAACCAACTGAAGGATGCTTTTGATTACCGTTGAGTAAGACTCTATATCTAACTTTATCTCCTTCGGAATCAGTTATAGTACCTGATAGATTGACATTCTGTTTGTGTACTGAAAGACTTGACAATCTAATGTTTGCAGTCGGAGACTTATTGCTTTTAGTAATTTCTGCAAACATCAAACTTGTGCTTCCGAATTCATCCCTGAAGAAGACTACTACTTTATTAATTCCTATATCCAGTTCTGAGTGTGCTATGTTCTTAGTCATAGTAAACATCGTACTCAATAGAGGAGTCCATCCTGATTGAGGGAAATACTGTTTACCATTAATCGCTATTTGGTATTGAACCTTTTGAGATAGGACGTGATCAACGTTGACTTGGAGAATAGTATCTTCCTTATGAATAGGAGTATTGTATGACAGATTGGTTAGAATGATGTAATTAGGACTAGCTCCGTTCGCAAATCGAACATCCTTACCTAACTCGACCCAATAGTTAGTATAGCTATTATTGATTCCTAACTCACCATTATCTGAGCTTCCGCAACCTACTAATGTACCATCTGCACACAGTACCATGGTGTAATTCATACCACAATATACCTGCAGTCCATCTTCTCTTACAAGAATAGGCTCCCAGCGATCATTACGATCGTCAATGGAAACTTGATTATAAGCATTAGAACCAGCAGTATAGACTTTATTATCTTTAGTAACCCAAACCATGTGATTGTATCCACAGGCTACTGATCTAACATCGTCCATTACAAATCCAACACCGAACTTGCTATTAGATCTCCACCCTTCACTACGTCCGAGCTGACCGTAATAATTACGTCCTTTGGAATACAATTTACCGTCAGTTTTTATATAAGCAGAAAAATACTGACCTGCAGCAACGTGAATAACATCACTGTCTATTTTAGTAAACGTATAGACGTTAGTAGCAAGACTAGGATCGATAGATCCATAACTATTATTACCTGAAGCGTATAGGTCTCCTTTGGTATCGATAATGAAAGTGTTATCGGAGCCTACCGCTACATACTTAGCTCCAGAGAATGCTACGTAATTTCTATCCCCATAGTTACCAGCAGGACGTCCTGCTTCACCACCATCACATCGTCCCAGAACTATTACGTCACCGTTAGTTTTGAGAATTGCTGCATGGTAATAACCAGCAGCTACCTGTTCTACATTCTCCATTATGAGTACAGGATTCCTAGAATCAACACCAGAGCCTATTACGTTTGATAATTGATAGTAATTATTATCCCCTAAGCCATATAATTTGCCATCCTTAGTCAGAAGATAAGTCATACCATAACCTGTATCAATTTGTTTTATTTCCCCAATATTTAATTCTGTGTATTCAAGTGTAGCATAGTTATTACCTGAAGGCATTGAACCTCCAAGCATATATGCATAGCCATAACCACTCCTGAATACTCTATTATCCTTATCAACGTGAAAGTGACTATGAGTTGAACTACCCATTGACTACCACCTCTTAATTAGTTGGATGAGCACTAACGTAAATATCGAATTGACCTCCGCCAATTGCCTTACGAGTAGTGTGTATTCTAACGTAGAATGGTATAATATCACCATGTTTCATACGTCCGTCGTATTTTAATTCTTGACTAGGATCAAAAGGTGATTCGGTCTTACTAATTTGAACTACCTCGTCCACAGGATCTAAATCCCTTTGAACAACCATTAACTTAACGTCTTTTAAGGCGAATCCAGAGTTATTGCGAAGAAGTACTTTAAATACGTTTGAGTCATTTCCTGCTACAGTCGTACCTGTATCTAACAACTTAAGTATTTCTCCTATATGATTGGAGTAATAACCTCCAGACTCATCAGTGAATAACAAACCAGGATAATCCAATACTAAGTTATCTTCCCAGTAATTCTCCTCCCCTAGTTCATCTCTAACTTCTATTCTTATTAGATGAGGTACACCTGCCTGTATGGTAGGATCAGTTATCTGATAGCTCATATTAATTGGGACTGGTAAATATTTAGACCAATCCTGACCTTGTTCTGGATACACTTGATCCCCATCAACTAGGACTCGGTATTGAACCAGATCTTTATCCTTATCATCCATAGTTGAATACACAGTGAATCCTCGAACTTCAGGATTAAGCACTTCAGGTAGATTGTTATCTTTATAGAGAGTGAGTGATTCGGTTAGAGTTCCTCCTAAATCATCCTCAACATCGAGTCTCAGTATGTTTTCTCCAATTTTTAAATCAACTGCTCTTACAGAGTAACTGAACGAATGTGGCGATAATGCAAAAGGTGACCATCCAGTCTCAGGTAATATCTGCTTATCATTCAAGAACAGTCTATACCTGACGGTATCCTTCTCAGGGTCTTCGATTATTGCGGATAAAATTGCGTTCTCTTTATGAACTCGACTGGATGATAGATAAAGGTTGGCATTAGGGTCTTTATTATTACGAGTTACTTTAGCCTCACCATTAGCAAAGTAGAATCGAGAATCCGTATTACTATCCTTCATCTCTATACTTACTACAGACGTTGCATTAATCGGAAATTTATCTGCTGGTATTGTATGATTAATACTTTTAGGAGGTATAAAATCCTCAGTCCAGCCTGAGTCTGGATACACCTGAGTATTATCTACCAGTAATCGATAATTAAAAGGAAGTTCAGTCTCATTAGCTAAAACTACTGAAGCTGCCACTTCAATAGACTCTTTGTGTATTTCCGAGGGACTGACTTTAAATGCTTCCAAATTCACACCTACGTATTCAAGTACTAAATTCCAAATCGTAGCTTCGTCATTACCTTTATTAGTACTGCCATCCTTACGATAAGACCATCGAAATGTATGACGTCCCTTAGAGACATCTAATTCAACACTGCGAGTTCCTGACTCCCCTGATACAGCAACCATACGAACACCGTCGTAATCAAACCAGATATAGTCGTAGTTCCCCTCACTGGATACTGTATAATTGAAGGATATCTTACCATCAGAAGGAAAATCATAGGTAAATTCTGCATAAGAGACTGTACCATGTTTACCTTGGTTCTGACTTCGGAGTCTCGAACCAGAGACTCCCCACATATTCAATGTCCACGGTAATATTAATTGCTGATTATTTATAAATCTCTCAGCGACTTTCATAGATTACCACCACCTTATTCTTCAGATACTGTCGAGGATTCATCAGAAATAGACTCATCAGGAGTTGATAACTCTCTATTAGGAACTGAATCTTCACTGTAAGATGTATCCTGAATAGATAGAGTTTGATCACTAAGAGTGTCATTACCTTCTTCACTATCTGAACTTCCTACCTCACGATTTGGTACAACCTCCGAGATATTACCTTCATCTAGAGATAATGGTCCAACTTCGTATAAATCACTAGATGTAGCTCTATCAGAATCACGATTTGAGACTGTGAGTGTATCCTGAATAGCTACAACTTCTCCGATAGACTGATTAAATTGAATAGTATGATCATCGATAGATCCTCCATCAATAGAACCAACCCACGTAGCGATTACTGGATCTGCTTTAGCAATAACTCGGAAATGACCTCCACCTGCTGCACCATCTAATGCATTAATCCGGATAAACACTGTGACGTAATCTCCGTGATGGACAACTTTCTCATCATAAAGTAAATGTTGATCTGCACGGAAGTCTTTACCTCCAGTCTTGCTCAACTCAATAATTTCAGTAACTGGATCAAGATCATCATAAATAGGATCAAGAGTGATGTTACCTACAGGATAACCTAAAGTGTTACATACTCTAACCTCATAGATATCGGATGTTTCTCTAGCTAGAACCGTACCAATGTCCAAGTATTTCAACAATTGACCAATATCATCAGTGTAATAATTACCTTCAGGATCACTGAAAAGTAGTCCTGAGTACGTCATGTACACGTTATGATTGGCAGTAGCTACGTCCTCACTCTGATCACGGACTTGGATTGTAACTTTATTGATCTGATTGATATTGATTTTATCACGAGGAATAACAAATTCAGTCTCCAATGGAGTAGGGAAGTACATAGAGTAACCCTGTTCAGGAATCACCTGAGTATCATTGACTAGTATTCTAAAAGATAACAAGTCACCATCTTTATCATTGGAGTTGATTATAACATTACGCCCTTTGATCTCAGTTGATAGATCAGGCAAATTATTATTCTTGACTAGAGAGATAGACTCACTAGACTCAACGATATTTCCTTTGAAATTGGATCGTATTTCAACAGTGATAGTATTAGGTCCAGTTACGAATGTACCAGGACGATAATTACGAACAATTTTCATAGGAGCCAGATACCCATCGGATGACCAGTCTTCCGCTACTATATTATTGATTAGTATACGGTAACTAAGAGTATCACCTATTTCATCAGATACGTTAGCCATGAAGTTAACATATTCAGAATGAATTTCGTCCTTGTCAATAGACAATGATATGACTGCAGGCTTATTCCTACTTAACACAGGAAAGTAATAAATTACTATTCCTTGATTGTCTCTAAACCAGATCTCTACCCAGTTTATACCAAGAACTTCCTTGAAGTAACTATTAGGTATTATTAATATGTTGTTAGTCAATATGTCGTTATCCCCTGAATAACCTGGAGTCGCGGGATAAGCCTGAACATTATTAACTAATATTTTAAATTTATAGGAATATACACTTGGAGGAGTCGGATCAGATCCTACCCTAGGATAAGTGTTAAATATTAAGTCATAATCACCATTATGCACCTCAGCATCAGCCTTAGTCAAGTTAATACCGTAAGGAAAACTATTTGCAAGATCGCTCGTTAGGACACACCGATAGTTATATATTGAAGAAGCAGTCCAGAACGTTCTATAAGCCACTTTATCCAAGTGATTATAGAATACATTACCAGTAGCTAGAGTACTACTAGATCCTATACTATTCAGGTCTGTATAAGTGATCTGATCAGAGTACTGATAGATCGATCCTTCCTTTTTATTCCGATCTTCATAATCAGTTAACAGATAAACTTGTAGCAGGTAATCGATCGAAGCAGCTCCTCCTGGCAGGTAAAGCATAGAACCATCTGGAGATAAAAATAATCCGGATCCAGTATAAGCATTAGACTGGAAATATCCTTTTAATTGACCTATCCTTATCAATCCCTTAGATGGATCATAAATATCGAACTTATAAAGAGTAAGATCAGCAGTATCTAAGAAATAAATAGTATGATCCCCATCCCATCCAGCTCGACTATAAGGAGCAATAGCTTTAGGAATATTTTCGGTATAAGTATCGATAGTTTTAATGTTTCTAGAATCATCGTCGATGCTATCTTGCAATTTAAATATAAAGATCCTGGCATAAGATTTTGACCAACCTATTAGGTAGTCTAAACCATCCCTAGGATCAGTGTATATAGTATATGCTGCAGAAACTGAGCTATTTTGCTGATTGATCTCATTTATTTCACTACCAGACCACCTTCTACCACTTTCTACTAAAGATCCTATAGTTCCATTAGCATTCTTACGATAGTACGTAATTCCTGTAAAGAAGTTAGTATTAACTACATAGATTCCATTACGACTGACCATTATGTCAGTAACTTTTGGGAAGTCAATGGTAGTATCTCCTATATAGGTAAAGCTCAGATTACCAAATTGTAATTTTTTATTGAAGATCCTCTTTGCAGCAGTGGATACAGCCATACTTTACCCTCCTCTCTGTTAGATAATTATGTTAACTTCTCCACCGACACCCTTACTCAATGGAGCTTTAATCTCCTGATGTACTCTATTGTTCTTCTTAACTACTAGAGTACCTTCTAGTTCGCTATCGGATACTAACCTTAAATTCATATATGCAGCTTTACCGTATGGGACTACACATAATGCCTTAAGATTAAACTTAATCCCTTGAACATCTAATTCAGTTTTGTATCCGAATGTATATTGATTGATTTGAGTGCGTACTTTACCTCCAGCTGGATTGAGTAGAGCTTCTGCGTCTTTATAAGTTATAATATCCCTTGATTGACCGTACAGTCCAGTAAGCGGATAGACCTTATCCCCTACTCGATACTCTAACTCGATAGCCTGACCTGCAAGATTGAATACTCCATCAACCTCAAAATATAACTTTAATCCATGACCGATTAATCCGAACCTTAGTAATTTATCTCTCTGAATGTCATAAAAACTATTTTCCTCCTTAGTTTCAAGACCAAATTCAGAAAGGTGAGTACCATCAAGATACTCACCCAACCAAATAAAGTCTTGTGCTACAGGAGACATTCCATTTATCTTACTGAACACAGACTCCATTATGATTCCTCCCTCATTGTATTGAGTGAAATATTTGTATTAAACGTACTGATAAGATACACGAGTCAAGAAGTTAACTAAACCTGCTGTAGCAGTTGGAGGTACGTTAGCACGTAGAGTCAATTTAGAGAAGTTATCTTCGTCAGTCAATTGACCAGTGTTTGCAGTACCTTTAATTGTCTTAGCAGGAGCATCAGCCTTTTGAGCTCTGATATCATGAGTTACTGTACCACCGATTGCTGAGAATCCAGTTTCTCCTAAGGAGTCAACTTTTACCTCGATCCAAGTGTTAGTAACCAATTCACCAGTGTTACCACCAGCATTATCCTTAGTGGTAATTGAACAGTTAGTCATATCAGAAACAGCTGTAGCATTACCACGGTTGTTCCAGATAAGTACTGTGAAAGTGTTAGAAATGGATCCAGCATCTACCGTACCGATATCCCATTGAGTTACCTGTGAAGTATTATCTGCTGTGTACCAAGAAACTATTGGTGCTGGCATTTAATACACCTCCATATGAATTTAGAATTTATTTAGACATAAGGTTAAGGTAGTAGTCTCTCAACTACTACCTCCATAGAGTCAGATTAAGTTAAGCTGATCTCTACAGTGATAACCCAAGTTGATCCAGCATATTTCTCCCCCATTGGCTCAACTTTACGGTTCAAGTTGATTACTGCTGAATCATCAGCTGTACCGTCACCGTTAGCTACTGTCCATTCATGCCATTGGAAGTTAGCTTCAGTTCCTCCGAATGTAGCTTTGAATACTACTTTATCGTTAGAACCGTATTGAGGGTAACCAGCATCCATAGCTTTATATAGCTTACTGATTCCTAACAATCCAGTTTGACCTTTATCTACTGGAGTTTGATCATTACCTACTCCAATATGAGCAGCAGTAGCATCGAATGGAGTACCAGAGCCTCCACATACTAAAGTCCAAAGTAAGTTAATACCTTCACTTAGTAATGCATTACCTTTGATATCTTGTACCTCTGTGACAACTCCTGCAGCAAAGTCTGCCTGAGTAGCGTACTTCTCGATTTTGGTATTAACAGTCCACTTAGCAGCTTTATCCATAATGTTTTCCATTAAGAAAGACCTCCAATTTCATTTTTAGATTATTTATTGCCATTGCTACTAGGTTTAGTAGCTGTAGGTGAAGCCTGATTAGCGGATTCGACGCTTTGACTCTGATGGACATCAACCAACTTCATCTTAGAGTCGAACTTCTCAATCTTAGTGCCTGAGTAAGCTACAATCTTTTCTTTACTCATCAGTACACCTCCTCGGACTTATCTAATTAGCTCTTTTTGATAGATGCTACCTCTAGAGATGAACCTTCCTCTTCAGCAGTATTACCCAACGAAAGAACTCTCATAGTATCAAGCCTGTTAGTAATGATTGAGTCTCTTGCAATCAAGTGCTTATCAGAGATAATAGCAATTTCTAAATCCGAAGAAGATGTATCCTCACGAGACTGGAATACTTCTATAGAAGTAACATCTTCAGCACTTGTACCTGAATCCTCACTTACTGGACCATAATGAGCTATCTCATCTCCGTAACCTACATCGAAGATAAGTTCTGCATCAACATTGAAGTCAACTGTCAAAGTACCAAGAACTGGTATTGCTAACGGATCTAAGTCGATTCCTTCTTTGAATCCGTACCATTCGAGGTATCTTATCCTCTCATCCTCTTTGAATATCTCAGCAAACATTGCTCTAGTATCAATTTTAGTTCCTATCTCTATATTACCTACAGTGAAGTACCTCTCAATTCCTCGTCGGATCGATTGATAGATATCACTTTCTTGATAGGTACCTTTGTACTGACCAATATTAGCTAAGATGTAAGGATTGTACTTAACACGTACTGGATCGACTACTTCGACTTCAATATTGTCAAATGTCATTGACTTTAATCTACGTCTCATAGAACTCTTGACTTGAGCACTTAAGTTGCCATCAGGTCCAGTAGCCACTACTTTAACAAAGAATGGTCTATTAATACCCAATGACGGATGATAAGTATCCCAGTCATAAGCTCTAACAGCAGCTACTCCAGGGAACATCATCGACTGGAATTCAAAGTCATCCAGAGTAATAATCCTGTCCTTAGCTAGATCCTGACTATCAGTTGAGTCAACTGGAGTTACGTCTAATAAGTGAAGAGCAAAGTTCTCAGTGATATCTTCTTCAGCAGCATTTAAGATAGGGTCTTTAAACTTTACCTCTATACACTTAACTGTATTAGTGGTAAAATGCTCAGGTATCTTAATTGCTTCAATAACAATTTCACTTACTTCTGAAGGAACTTGATCTTGCCATCCATCCTGAAGGTAGACATAACTGCCTGCAGGATCATCGTCTTGTAAGTGGACACTGAATACGCATCCTTTGGGTTCATAGAATACGTTCTTCACACGAGACCATGGGTGGTCGTCAACAGTGAATGTAACAGTATCAAAATCTATGTCATCCTCAGTAATGAGGTATTTGTTATCCCTTATCTCTTCAGGCTTAAGTTTAATCTTAATAAGCTCACCATGGATCATATCCATAATTACACGAGAGCTGTATTGACGTAAATAGTACTCCTTAGTTGTTAGGAAATTGTACTTCTTACCATCAGCATCGAGCTCTATAGAAGTATTCTTAGGGAAGTAGATAAAGTCATCAGGTCCACATTTTAGCCAGTCTACACGTAGCGATAGTATTGTGGTGTATTTAGCAGCAGGTTTATACCCTAGCATCTCATAGATGAATTCAGGACGATTACTAGGTAGGTATAAATTCTCGAGATAGTACTTAGTATAGTAGTCAACTACATGGGACTGAGTAGCTAACAACTTGATAATTGTGATACCAATATCTGCTTGATCAAATTTAGTCCAGTCGGAGTTGTACTCCGTAGCTTTAGCTATCAACTGTTCCAGTGATCTATCGTAACTACGATTATCGAGAGTCATTTAATTTCACCTACCTTACCTATGATTTCTCTAAAGTCATCGAATCTGAAGATGCAACTGAATCTTTACCAGACTTACCGACTTTATCTACTTTGAGTGTCAATCTCTCGTATACTCTAGCTGAATCTTTACGTAGACCTTTAACGATGTTAACTTTCTCAGAACTAAGAGTACCAGAGTCTGTATAAGCTCTCCACGACTTAACATTAACGGTATCCTCAGCGACACCACTATCGTACTTATACTTGACTGGACCATCCTTATTAGCTAGGTGAACCTCATATCCAGCAGGTCTTACTGTCCTTAGCATACTATGTACGAATTCAAAGTCAGTGATTCCATCGTACTCGATAATAATACTGCCCTCTCGTATCTCCTCTACAGTTAAGTCTAGATATTCAGCTACTCTGTTAAGTGCTATATCCTCTTCCGTAGTTTCAAGTATGCGTATTAACTGTTTTATTGAATCAAGTGACCCTCGATTCCTCCGTATTTTATTATAGTACTTCAGGAGCAATCTTAACCTACCCTCATCAAAAGCTAGAGGATAGTCAATTGCCAGAGTATCCGCAATCTTAGTTAACAATTCACTATCAGCTAGGTCAGCATTATACGCATAATCCAGTGCACTTATTAGCTCACGGTCTCGATATAGAGCATAAGCTAAGAGTTTAAGTATGATCTGATATTTAGGATCTCTAGAAAGTACATCAGGGACTGCACGCTTAGCCAATTCAAAATAGTATTCTTCATTTCTAATTTCATTAGCCACCGCTCATCACCTCGTCACTACTTTCTGGAAGTTTATTATAATATAGGAAAGATCAAACATTTGGTTCCAATCACACTCGATATCGATAATTGGCTCAGGTATCATAATGTGACTTATAACTGGACTTAATGCTGCTAGACGTGTAGCTAATTGAGACCTGATTAGAGTTGATCCAGGAGGTTGATTCTTCTTAGCGTACTCCTTACTGAGGTAAGATCTAATCTCATCTTCAATATAATCTGTACGGATTTCATTTCGATTGAGATATACCTCTAACCTTAGTGTAAATGGTCGTACTTTAATACGATTTATATTGAACTTAGTGAATAAAGGTACTCGCTTTTCGACGTACTTATAGAGATTAGACTCAACTTCTTGTACGTTAGGATAATTCTCATCAGGCTCGTAATAGACCTCCATCTGACCATTCACTGAACGAGCTGTTACGTGATAAAGATTGGATACATATTTAGGTATATTGGCATAATCAGTATCATTTACTAGAGTCTCTGTAGCGTTAGATTGCTCGCCGAGGAACTTACGGATATCTTCTAATCCAGCAGGTTCTGCTCCTCCACCACTACTTATGACCGATACCTTAATGCTACTGTTATCAATTACTTTACCAGTAACATCTCTCTGTTTCTTCATAAAAGTTACATTAGAACTTTTACTTAAGTTACCTTGACTAGCTTCCGATAAAGTATAATGCACTTCAATCGTGCCTGTACCTACAGTTAATCTAGCCTTAGGTGATATTTTTAACATTATTCTACCATCAGAAGATCTATGTACACTGTAACTTGGATCTTCTAATGTACTAAGGAATGCATCAGAGTCTTTCTCCCACCAGTCGTCCTCAAACTTGATTTCTATTGAGTTAAGAGCTATAGTAGGCTCAGTCAAGTAGAACCTATTCTTATCATCAAAATTAGCCATACTTAACTTGAGAGACTGAGGTACTCCTTCAATACATAGAATCCTGTTATATGGACCTCTAGCCAATTCATAATCTTTGATTGTATTCAAGTAAATTGATCTACCTGAATTCTCATCATAGACCTCAAGCTGAGTACCTTTAGCTAATGGAACATTCATATTACTATCAAGATCCACCAATAATTCAGTTAGTGAAGCTGTACGACCACTAACGTCCATCCCCATCAGATTACACATATCGATTAGATTTCTAATCGACTTACTATATCGAGAGATATTGTTGATATACTTTCTATCTAACATATAGTGAGTATGGTCATAGAGGTAGGACATTGCATTGACCCATAGGATACCCGCATCAGTAATAGTGAAGTCAGTCCACTCCTGAGTGATCTTAGGTATCTTATTGACCGACCACTCCATGATGGACGACCAGTCACGGCAGAGAAGTACTTTACTATCGAGAATTGAGGATTTGGAACATGCTATACTACTCAATATAATCACCTCTAGTCTGACGTGTTAATCTGTAATCGAATTGACCTGCTATGTTTGCATTAGTCAAAATGTATTCAACTGTAATGTACACATAGTGGTCATCCGTATTAACTACGATACGACTAACAGCGATTCGAGGCTCAAGATTCTCAATAGCTTCTCTGAGGTACAACTCGACTAATTCTTCAAGAATATCATCAGATGGCTCGAATAAGAGATGACTTAGGTTAGAACCTAGAATTGGTAACATCGGAGCTTCGCTGAATAGAGTACCGAATATGATGAACAGACTCTGGTTAATACGATCAAATCCTTGATTGTAATTGACCTTACCTGTAATCGTTGAAAATAGACTAGTCAGATCCAGTCCCTTTCCTATATTACGCAATTGCAACTCATCGAGTTCTCTCATGTACCTCACCTCACTTATTTACTAGTTTACAAATACATTTCTAGAGCCGAACTTGACACGACTACCGCATTCGATTTCGTCTCCTACTCGACACAAGGGTAAGCCGTTAACGAACACGTTAGCACTGCCTGATGCGGATACACTATCGTGAGAGTCACCTAAGTCTGGATATTCCTTCATACTTGGATATATTGTATCACCATCATATGGTGGACCTTTTGATGCCTCTTTCTGCCACTCAGCTAGTGGACCTTTTTGATAGTCAGCTAACTCCTTTTGATACCTCTCCATTGCTTTCTTATAAGCTTCCAGTTCTGCTGGAGTAGCATCTTCTGGAGGTGGAGTAGGTTCAGGTGGAGCAGGAGGAGGTGGTCCAGGATCAGGAGGTAGATCAGGCGGATAACCTGGATCTCCTACGTTTAATGGTGGTCCAGGATATTCTGGATCGTCATCTGTTATAACTCTACCATTACCTTCAGGTGGATAGTCAGTATCACCTGGATTGTATGGATCAGGTGTATCCCCTTCATTTAAGAGGATTACTGAATAGTGCATCTTCCATTTATCCCCTAATCTATTAGCACCTCTCCCATTGATAAGGACATTAGGACTTACCTCTACACATCCACGAGGTTGGAAGTCATCATGTCCAGTACATTTATCTTTCCAACGTACTGCTCCTCTTTTACCATCTATAAGGACTATGTCATTAGGATCGTAACTCATATTATCACCTACTTAGCTTGATTGTCAGGATTATCAGGTTTATCAGGATTGAAGTGGATTACACCTTCACCTGAATTGATAAGTACATCGTTCTTATCCATCTTCATATTACTTCCGTTACCGTCACTTATAACTCCTTCAGGGGTAACTCCGATAGAAGACTTATTCCCAGCACTATCTTCACTCCACATTTCCACCTTACCATTGACTAACTTGATTACTGACTTAGTTCCACTGTTATCGATGATTTGTAGAGTTATTTTATCTGACAGCATTTCAACCCAAGAAGTTACATTGGGGTGGATTACCTTAATATCGAGTTTCTCAGGAGTCATATGGATATTCGAATTCTTATCAGGTATTTCAGTTTTAATGGTCAAATCCTCTGCAGTTGACTTAATCCATGAAGTCTTTTCAGGATGCTGAGTCCTCATTTCCGCATAATCTGTAGTCATCTCCACGAAAGAGTGCTTCTCAGGTTCCTCCACTTTCATAATTGCTTTCTCAGGCTTAAGATTAACGAATGAGTCCTTGTCAGGTATCTGAGTCTTGAGTAGCATTTCGTCAGCTACGATATCAATCCATGTATCTTTTTCGTCATCATGTTTAGTATGAATATGCATGTTCTCATCTTTGAACTTCATCCATGTCTTAACCTTACCTGATACTTTCTTACCCGATTGCATATGTACGTAAGCTTCAGGTGACTCGTCTAGTTGTTCATCCTTCTCAGCAGTACTTAAACCCCTACGAGGAGTATTTGTAGGGACTGGAGATGAAAACTTCATGAATTGTCCTGCTCTATCAAGAATAGTAAAAGATTCCTCACCAGTCGTATCATCATACATTACGGTATGACCTTTAGGTGACTTGAAAATAACTCCCCTATCTGGAGCGTCATCTGTTTTACCGTCAAAGACGTCGTCTGGTCTTTGATTACGTCCAGGTTCAGTCTGCCACTCACGTCCATCCCCATCGTATGCCATCATGGTTTGTGGATTAGTGAATCCTTTTCCGAAGACACTACCTATGTAGACAGGACGCTGAGGATTATCGTCCTCATACATTATCCACACCCACGTACCGACTGGAGGTATTACGAACGTGCCGAAATCCTCACCTGCGATACCTGGTATACATGGAGATACCCACGGTAGATCTTCATACTTTAAATAAGTAGCTCTCATTTGATCATTGACTCCATGTATAGAAGGGATCCTAACTTTGACTCGACCTAATTGTTTAGGATCTTTATTAAACTCAACTCGACCTCTACGTAACATTAAAATTCCTCCTCTACACTAAAGTCTTAGTAATATCGTATGTCATTCCAGGCATCTTGACACATTGGAGAGTAGTCTTGTAGCTACCTTGTATATTATCTACAACTTCCATAACTTGATAGATACCTCCTGTATGATGCACCCTACCGTCAGGTCTTACTGGTATTATATTAATGTATTCTAAAGGATTAACCTTAGGGTCACCAACAATCTCTAGGGTAGCATCATACCCTCCGATATTCTGACCAAACCAGTTATTCTGAAGTATGGAACTCATCATATCTGGTGTAGTTGATCCGAACGGTATGTTACGAGGCAATAATTTGTCAGCTCCAGCTATGTTACTAGCCTGATTCTGATATACTATCATATCGTTAGTCTCTCTGTCTACAAAGCCTATTTGGGTATTGAGTGCTGCTAATTGAGCACCTTCATAGTTAGGAGAAAAACTGATTACATTGCCGAAGTTACCAGCATTAATCATAAAGTTAAATTCTTTACGAGTAACTGTAGGATTCTGAGGGTCAGTTTTTACGAACCAACAGATCATTCCATCAGCAGCAGTAGTTGTATGGAAGAATCTGACTGGGAATTCTCCTTTGTTAGCCTCAGGTACTAATGTCTGTCTGATGAACTCAATTGACGTCTGATTCTGTTGATGGAATTCTCTCTCCTCATCAAATGGTTCAGTATCATCCAATTTCTTAATAGTCCACCCTTCGTCAGCACAGACCTGAGCTATGATCTCTGATACACTATTACCTCGATACGTTTTAGTCTGAGGTAATCCAAATGACTCGTTGACTATACCTCTCAATGTAAGAGTAAGTCCTAGGTTAGGTAGGAATTGAGCATTGTAACTTATAAGTATTCCTTTGTACCAAGATGACTTCTCACCAGGAGCCATTCCCCATCCGTACTGAAGAGATACTGGATTGAGGTTAGGATTCTGAATAGCATCGATTAACTTAGCTTCTAAGTCCAAGTCCTGTAAATCAGTCATTACTAACTGATATTCACCCATAGATTCGCTTCTACGGGTGAATTGGAATGACTGAAGAAAGTTAGGGTGAGTTAGGTTATATATCTTGGCTCCAATCTTTACTACCATATAAGGACTCCTAGCCGTTAGTCCATCAAAGAAAGATACTCCTCCACTCACGATAACGCACCTCCATGTCCATATAAAGAAGATTGTGCTGGAATATTAAGTACTGTACCTATAGGTACATTATCAGGATCTTCAATGTCATTAGCCATTGCAGCGACCCACCATAACTTAGAATTGCGATAGACTACATGGGATACATAGTCTAACCTATCAGCAGTCTGAGTCTCAACCTTATAATAAGTATCGTCCTCAGTGGCTGGGAAATTATGAGGAGGTATAGGTAAGTCATGATAGTATCTCGCTTGATCATCAATATAGACCTTTAATTTCCTATACCTCGAATCATCCTGATAGAAGTTCAGGTTCTCTACTAATTTGGATGTAGCTCCAGTTGAGTAAGCTGACAATCTTATCATTAGAACGACCTCCCTAAATCAGCACCTGATGCGATTTGATCTGCTGACCAAGATAAGCTTACATATTCAACGAAGTTTATAGTGACAGTAGCACTAATCATTCGTCCATCTCTAACAGGTTTTCTCCAGTTGATATCTACACTTTCAGGATAACCTTTAATTCTAAACATTGATCCTATTTTAAGGTAGCACCTTGGAGGAATTACTACTCCATTTTCATAACGTGGATAAGTCAAGGCTTTCAACTTAGCAACAAATTCAGTAATATCCTTCGTTCCTACGTATTCGCCTAAGTAATCCTCATGGATATCAAACTGTATGTTAGCAGTACGAGAGTTAGAACCTCCGTAGGACGCTAACGCACTACTTCGGCTCTGAATCTGTACTTGTTCAAAGTTAGTGGAGTGACTCTCATTGAACTCTTCAGGTATGATACCATGAAACTTAATTGTTTGAGGAGGAGCGAATGCTAAATTGGCAAGAATAATTAAATTAGTATTCTGCATTAACGATTACCTCCTATATGAAATTCCTGATGTCACGAGCACCTGCAGATAGAACTCCAGGTTCAGCTGGTGAATGAGGTTTCTTATTCTCGTTCTTCTTGTGATTAGTAGCACTTTCTTCGAGTTTAATCAATCTATCGAGCTTAGCAGATACTATCTGAGTCAACGTATCTAGAGATGTAACTATCTCACTGCTTTCGACCTTATCCGATGTAGTCGAAGCATTACTAATAGCGGAGGATTGTGCTTGAGTTGCTTTAGCCTCAGCATCGAATATTGGGCTAGCTGGATTAGTTCCAATTTGACTACCTGCATAGTTCCATAGACCTAAAGCTCTCTCACGCTTGTCATTAGATAAAGGTATGATTACCTCAGGACCATCTTCACCGACTAATCCAAAGTGAGGTTTATCGATAACTCCTCCAGTGGCATAAGCTTTATAGGACAGTGTAGGGTCAATTGCACTAGTAGCACTATTGACTTGAGTAGAAGCATACAAGTCGCTACCGTAACCTAGTGCATTAGCTTCAACTTGAGCTGAACCTAAATCAGATGTAACTCCGTTCTCCCATATTTGCTGAGTTTCAGCATTAACTGAGTTAACTCCTGCCATTGTAGGATTGTTATAGAAGTTAGCCTTAGCTTGTTGTTCAGGAGTAAGCTCTGGTTTAGTTGGATCTGAAGGTTTGGCTTCTTTGTCCTCCTCCTTCTTACCACCACGGAACCAGTCGACTACCTTACCGAATAGTGCCTTACCTCCTAAAGAACCTACGATACCTCCCACTGCAGCACCTAGTATCGGAATAGGAATTGCAGCCTGACCAATTGCAGCACCAGCTAATGCTCCTCCAATTCCACCAGTAGCTTCAGCAGTAGCTTTGACTTTATCGTCGGATTTATAGATATTATAAGCTTCCATACCGACCATAAGTGGCATAGCTGCCTTACTAGCTATCTTTCCAAATGTTGATCCAGCCTTAGCTAATCCTCCTTTAAGTCCAGCACTTGCTCCAGCACTAGCTGCACTACTTGCAGCACTACTAGCAGCAGTAGCCATAGCTTCAGTAGCAGCAGTAGTTCCTGCACCTGCCATTGCCATCTTAGGAGATACCTTACCAACTAATCCTTTAGTCTTATCGACCATAGTGGTAGAGAATGATTTAGTCTTATCGATACCAGATTGCATAACACCTTTCATCTTATCAAGGAATTTAGTATTATTAGCTCCAGCATCCATTTTAGCTACGGCTCTTCTATCCTTAGCAGCACCTAATGCTGATTGAGCAGAACTGAAGACTCCTAATCCTTTACCACGTGCACCTTTGAAGTCGCCGACTAGATTAGTAGCTCCACCTTTCATCTTAGCGAAGAATCCTTGTTTAGGAGCACCAGTAGTACCAGGTTTAGCACTTCCATCTGGAGTAGGAGTAGGGACTTTACGACCATCAGCTACGTCTGCAACTGTACTAGCTACGTCAAGTGCTCCACCTAATCCAATACCTCCAGCACCACTACCTCCACGAGCTCCTAATCCTCGTCCTCCGATACCATCCATACAGCAACAGCATTTACCCATGCCACCTGAAATAGCATCTCCGAGTTTACCGAGAACCCCTCGTCTACCAGCACTTCCTCTTCCTCCGAATTGATCAGATAATCCACCCATCATGCCTTTAATTTTACCAAATGCTTTAAAGGCTACGACTAGTCCAGCAATACCCAAACCAATCGGTAGAAGTAATTGAGGTAAAGTCTTCTCATTAAGACTAGCCATCCAATTATTAATACTTTCAAGTGGATGGAGTAGACGGAACTCAGTCCCTGCAGCATTTTGGAGCTGATCACCTGTAGATACGTATACATTATCCTTGAGACTCTGATTTAAGCTATCATTAGCAGCATCAGTACTAGCAGCTATTCCATCACCTAATCCACTAGCTTTATCTAGTGCAGCAGATACCTCATCACCTTTGTTACCGCTAACAATAGACATGACTTCCTTAGGATCTAGTCCTGCTAGACTAGCTTCTTGCAAGAACTGCTCATTAACATTGAAAGATCCATCAGCATTCTTGTATCTACTGAATCTCTGTTGAATTGCATTAGTGTACATTTCCATAGCTTTGTCAGTCTGACCTGTCTGTAATAATTGACGGTACTGCATAGTATCTATGCCTAACATAGCCATCTTAGTGTACTCTTTAGTATCAACTTCGCTTAGTGGAGTAAATGCCATATCCATCGCTTCATTGATCATCTTACCTGCATCAAGCATAGAGTCTTTCAATGCTGCAGTAGCTTTCATCATATTATTAGTGTTACGTACGTAATCAGCTGAGTTACCGCTAATAGCTCTGAAGAATGAATTGTATTCATCAGTTACTTCAAGAATCTCTTCAGGTTTAACCCACATATTCTTACTGTATTGGTTAGTGAGAGCTGATATCTGTTTCATTCGTTCAGCACCATCATCGTAACCTTTAATGACTCGACTAAACATATCGTACTGGGACATATCTACATCAGGCATAATCTTAGCACTTATTGCTTGAACTTCAGTCATACCTTTGATTACACTAGGCAGTTTAGCTCCAGTACCTACTGCCTTGTTCATTGCTTCTTCCCATTCCTCAACTGATATCTTATAACCTAAGAATGGATTATCGCTAACTTGTTTGGCAATATCACGAGACATACCGAGAATATCCTGATACATACCAAATGCTTCTTCTCTAGTCTTACCGAGAGGAGCCATGAATATGGAGCTAGCTTCACCAGTGAGAGTGTCTAATTCGTTGAATGCAGTAATAATAGAACCACCTATTGCAGTAGCTATCATAACTGGAACTGAACCTTTAATCGCTCGGAGGATTCCTGCAATGCCGAGCATCTCTCCTATAGTACCTGGAGGTTCATAATCGTCCCTATCATTATACCGATCATAATCTGGACCATCACCTAAGTCACCACCATTATTCTGACGAGGGCTAGGACCAGTATTATCACGAAGGTGATCAGCATGAGGTCTAGGGATGTCACTGACATTATTCCCACTAAGGCTCGCTTGTATATCACGGGATGTATCACGTAGTTGGTGAGTTAGGTCACGGTTCAGATCCCCTACACCATTATTCAATTCTTCTAGTAAGTGTCGAGTATCGTCAAATTCATTATGAACAGAACGATTAGCGATTGCGGAGGATACAAGATCTTGATTCCTGATCCCATCCATTACTTCGTTAATAGCACTTAGTTGTGCATTGGCTACGTCCGAAGATCGAGTCAATGACTCTAAGTGTCTAGCAGTATCAGGAGGAGTGGTCTCAGCAGTAGCTACATTTCTAGAACCTAGTTCTATAGCTTCAGCTATTCTATTAGTGTTAGTGTTGGACTCAGTCAACAGCTTACGAACATCTCTAATACTACCTAGGAGAACTCTTTCTGATCTGGTGATTGTATTCCCAGTAATAGAGTCCCTTACAGTAGTAATCGAAGAATAGACTTGATCCAGAGAACTGTTAGTTAATCCTACTCCGTCTCTAACGTCACCTAATAGATTAAGCTGTTTACGTTCTAGATTAAACAGCTGATCGATTTGTGAATCAATCATGAGTCCACCTCCTAAACTACTATTTACCTTCTCTAGCTTTCTCTATAGCTTCCTTCTCTTGAGTCTTTCTCAGAAGAAGTCGACTATACATTTCTTTTCGTTCGAATATAGCCATAGATTCGGTAGCTTCCCACGTCATCCCTGGGATATAGTACGACAAGTCAAATTGCTCGTCGAGGATACTATTCCATAGAGCGAGTCGAGTCTCGATGCCTTTCTTAGTCGTCGAATCGGGCGTGAAAAAATTCCGAATTGATGGGTAACTCGAACTGCACATCCTCTCCACATGCAGAGTTAGGGCATTCCTCGAAAATCGTAGTATCGATTCCGATTTTAACCTTACTCATACGATTCTTGATGTAAGCAGTATCGCGAGTATGTAATTCCTCTACGAAATTCTGCAATTGGATGGATGTCATTTCAGCGTCATCATCAACTGAATAGATGTTAGCTATTAGTCGGTAAACATAAGCCATATCGCCTTTAGCATCAGGGAATTTCTTATGGAACTTACGAGCTTTAGCATCAGCATCATTTAAGTCTGACATACGTGGTAATCTAAGTGCAACTTTCTTATTAGATACTGGCAATGTAAATTCATCGAATGGTTCAGTAAAGTCTTCATCTAAGTAATGAACATCTAGCTTATCCAGATCGATCTTGTACTCAGATAACTTACCGCAACTCGGACATTTATGTTTCACGTAATAGTCAGGACCGTAGCTGAGCACCCGTAATTTGATCAGGATGAAGTGCTTATCTGGAGAGATAAGAGAATTTACATCTAATTTAGCAGGTTCCACAATACAGCTATTTAATACTTGATCAAGTGCATTACTTGTAGATCCTAGAAGTAATTTCTCCTCAGCTGTTGTCATGTTACGTAGAGTAATGATAGGATTGATATCATTGATCTTTCCTAGGGATGGTAATTTATGTTCTTCAGTATATTGTGCCATTGTTAATAGCCCTCCTATTGTATTAGTTAGGTACAACTATAAAAACAAGGAGTACCCACTAGGAGTACTCCTCAATCATTAGTTACGGTAAGCCTTATCGTAAGATAGGGTCATTTGGATTTTCTTAACCTCATTACCCTCATAGTTTAAGTTCTCACCGTAGTTAACTCCTGTAGGGAATAGACCTAATAGAGTCCAAGAACGTTCCATAGTACCATCTGGAGCAAACTCTGTGATGGTAGCTTTCTTCTTGTAGTTCTGAGCAAATCCAATTGTATCATCCTCAGGATTATACACTTGTTTATGCCAGTCAACTACAATTTTCTCGATGTCTGCACCGATGTAGTCAACAACTTCAAGAGTCTCAGAACCTTGGAACTGAGTAGTTCCTGCAAACTTAACCTTAGAGTTACCGTGAGGTACCTCAATAGGGTCGTTTGTGATGTTAGGTTTAGAGAAAGTTGATACTGCCATAGTCAGCTCTTTAGCAGCACCAGCACCTCCAGGTAACCCATAAATGGTTACCTCGAAGTTATTAACACGTTGAGGCTCGTAGCGTTTATTCGCACTCAGGTGCATATGGCTAATGGATTCATGTAATGGCATGAGCTAATCACCTCTTCAGTTAATTTTAGTTACCGAATGAAGCACCAGTAGACTTAAGCACGAAGTCGATAGGAATAAATTCCGCAGACTTAGTAGGCTTAAGGAGAACCTGACCAGGCATCTCATTGCGATCGATATGGGCAGGAGTTACTGTACTTTCGTCCATAACGACTAAGTAGTCATATAGACCACGAGCACTCTTGATTGTCTCAAGATATGGATCGATCATACCTTTCCATTGTTCCCATGTAAATTGATCGTTTTGTTCGAATAGCATGTAAGCTGTTGATGCAGCTACTGCTTTACGAACTTGTAACATAAGTCGACGTACGTTAACACGATCAGTCGCTGAATCCTGACGTTGTAATGTACGGTTACCCCAGATTACAAATCCATTTTTCTTATAGTTGATGATTGGATTGACAGCATTGTCATTACCATATAGCAGATCCATTTCGCCATCTGACATATCGTACTCAAGTTCAAGTACAGTAGTCAATTTACCACGATTTAGACCTGCAGTAGCAAACCATGCCTCAGCCACGGAATCATTGTATGCAAATGCACCAGCAACAACTCCACTTGGAGGAATCCACTCATCTACTCCAGTGTATGGATTAGCAACCTTAACCCAAGGATAATAAATAGCTCCATAAGAACTATCTAATCCGCCTTTAGGCATATCCTGACCAGTCAACTCACCGTTGTGGTATTGGACAACCTCAGTCGGAGTTAATCCCTGAGGAGGATCGATTAAAGCAAAGCAATCGAATCTGTTCTCACAGATTTTTAACATTTCTGTTACGATACTAGCTTCATATCGTCCAGGAACTGCTAAGATATTGATATCTAGTAAGTTAGGGTTAGCGAATGCTTGAAGTCCTCGGTTACCTATACCGATAATCTTATTAGATGGAATAGGAAGTCCGTCATGACCACCAGTGAATGCTACCTTAGTTACCTCATCAATCTTAGTAGCTTCTCCTAATTCAACTATGAAAGTGAACTCACTATCATTAGCATTCTCGATGAATTTAGGAGAGTCAGAGTCAAGTGAAGCTTTAACAGACTTGTGTACTACTTTACCGTTAAAGATAGTCATAGTAAAATCAAGACCGTTAACTTCAGTGATACTAGCTGAGAACTTATTACCATACGTACCGTATTCATTGAATTCGATAGTTAGGATATCAGCTACAGCTGCATCGGATTCATCCTTACCAGAGAATTTGGCATTAGCCTTAGCCACTAGATCCTCATCAGCTTCACGAATGTACCATAATTGGTTACCTTTCTGAAGGAATTGGATAGCAGCCATCGGACCATGATCAGCGATGGTTGGCTCACCAAATATACGTGGTAAGTCGTTAGGATTAGTTAGTAATGTAGGTGTACCAATAGGTCCACGACTACCTCCTCCAACAACCCCGACTACACTAGTTGATGCTTGACCAACATAGGATGAGAAATCAAGTTCTCGTGTCTTAACCGCAGGAGCTAAGAATACCATCAACTTTCACCTCCGAGATTAGTCCTTCTTAGTAGGTTCAGGTTTGACCTTACTAGAAGGTGTTACTGCTTTCGGTTGACTAGGCTTTGGAGATGCGACTTTACTTACTCGCACTACTCCTAACCTCTCAAGGTTCTTAACTTGACCAGTGAGCTCAGCCATTTGAACTGATTCTCTTTGATTCAAGTGTTTAGGTTCACCGTCAACTACTAATGAAACAAACCTTGACATGCAAGTAACTTTATGCATATTTCTCACTCCTTTATTCGGATGTAGATTCACCCTCATTAGATATATCAACATCAACCAACAATACTGTCTTCTTCTCGTATACATTGAAGATTCTAGCACTATCGATGATGAGAGTGAGTGTAGATCTATATAATCGACCTTTATCACCGAACTCAGAGAGTTCTGTGTTATCGACTATATCCTCACTTACCTGGATAGTAAAGTCTTGAGCTTCAGCACTCATCGGTACTTTTATTGTAAGCTCAGGTTTACGGAATAACCAGAATACTATTTGCTCTGTTAATTCGTTAAGTACTCGTTTCTCCTTAGACCAGAACTCAACTGTATACTCTAACCTCATCGGAATAGATCTAGCATTGTATACGTCAGCCTTAGCATCAGTATGATAATTTAATCTCCTACCTCTATTGAGGTCAGGAAAGCTAGATATCTGAGTGGCTATACTAGTTTGAGATCTATAGATTGAAATAGCTGGAAGTTTAGGTATTGAACCTGAACCATTCAGCTCTTCTAATGCTATAAAGAATTGATCTGGTTGAGCGAATACTGAGTTAGGGAATACTCCTCTGAACTTTTCGAGCATAGCATCATCGTACAGATTGAGACTCATTAGGCAATACTCCTTCCTCACGTAAGAATTTTATCCAATAACGTCTTATGTTCTTACTTAAGTAAGATACTATAGGACGGAATAAAGGTCTAGGTGGCATTCTAGTAGTCCCATACTCTAGATATTGAGCCACTTGATAAACCCTCAATGAAGTACCTGGATATGTTCTCGACTTGGGAATACCAACGACCCAACGGTCTCTATACCTATAAGCCTTAATATTGTCCTTTAGTACGCTAGTAGCTTCCCATACTTTCGTACTAAGATCATGACGTTGCTTGTATTTTAAGTACCCAATCTTCAGTGGTGCCCATTTAGACTTGAACCTCTGATTATCTATAGCTTTGACTATTTCCTCAGCCATAATCTTAGCCATGTACTTAGAAAACTGAGGTAAGTATTGTTCTAAACTACCTTGAGCAATACGCTTACCAGGTTCCCATTCTAAGTCGATGGTACTTACATAGAGTGTCATTGTCATATAAAGTCACCTACTTATCTAGATCTTCGAACTTGATTAGATCAAAGTTGTCATCTTGCTTAGAGTCAGATTTGACCTCTTCAACAATCTTATCACTAGTTTCAGCTCGATAAGGTACTAGCTTACAGACCCAGTATACCTGATTAGGACCAAATCCCTTAGGCTCTTGTATCTCAAAGATACTAGTTTGATGCTTACCTCCAATTTTGTAAGGCAATTCAACTACAGTACCCTCTAACGGATTCAGGTTGAAGTTATTGACATCTTTACTGGAGATGTAAGCTATTACAGGAAGTACCTCCGCATCTTCATTGTACCAGTGGAGGTCTTTAAGAGTCTTAACTCTAGGATTGTCCTCGAATATAATATCTATTTCCTTAGGTAAACTATGTTCGTATTCAGGGTCACTATAAAAGTCACGACCAGTAAGTTGTGATAATTTTACTTTGACTGGATTACCTAGCAGATGAGCTGCTTCATTGAAGAATCCAGCAAGTAAGTCGAATTCTTGATTATCTGGAGTAAATAGACCCATTGTGTCACCTACTTAATAAGGATGGATTATTCTTGAGAGTCCTATTCAGTTGAGTGACCAACTTAGGTACCCATCTTGAATAGTTAGCTACGACATACCCTATATGCTTACAACCTACTCCGTTATTGTCAGGATTGGTAATTTTAGCAGGAAGTATGTTAGCATCACCTGGAGGGATAACTAATGCTCCTTTTTGATTGGCAGTATATTCGAATCTATAATGAAAGTCAGGGCATGTGCAATGTACTTTCATGTCGTACATCTGGAATGCATACCTCAATGACTGAACTATAGTATTACGTCTTTCAGATGGTACTGAACGCTGAACTGAGTAGACTAAATCCCTTAGATAGTCGTCTATCTCTATACTCACAAGGTACTCATCAGTCTCTCCAACAACTGGTACTTTAACATTTAATAATCCAGATCTAACGAGTAGATCTGGATCTAGTTTTAAGCCTGTACCTAATTGTATTTTAAGACGAGAATTGAACCTCGTAGGAGTCTGGTCTCTAATGACAGAGACCAGTTGAGATCTACTTAACTCGAAGAGGTTCATAAGGATCACTCCTGCCTTATCTTACGATCAATTTAAGTACTGCAGCTTGATTTTCATTTACTAACTGAACATCTGGGATTTCTACATCTGCATTGAACTGCTCAGAGAAATAGCTTTCCATTTCAGTTAAGTTAACTTCGAATGAATCAGTATTGTCTAGAGTTAACTCTAGAGCTACAGACTCGTTAGTCATATCAAGGTCAGTGTCAAGTACAGCAAGTCCATAAGACTCGATTGTATCCTTAACTTCACCTAACATATCCATAGACTCTTTGAATCTACGACGACGTACGATCATTGACTTACGACGAGCCTTATTAGCAGAAGATGTGTGAGCTTTACGACGAGCTTTACGTAATGCTGCCTTTTGCTTAGCATTTAATCTCTTCTTACGGATAGGAACATTGATACGTTTTACTTTACCGCCACGAACAACTAGTTTCATTCTTTCATCTAGTTCATCGTCTTCTTCGTCGTCAGTATCAATTTCTTCTAAGAACTCATCAACTAAGTCCTCAGCATCGTCCTCATCCATATCTCCGACTTTAGCTACAGCAGTTACTAAAGCTTCGTAGATATCTTCATCAGAGTCGATTTTGCTTAATGCATCAGATGCAGCTTCGAAATCTTCATCAGCTACAGCTTCAGCTACAGCATTAATAAGCTTAGGATCTACTGCTTCAGTGAAGTATTTCTTGCTTTCGTTAACAGTAGGAACTGATTCAGTAACTACTTCTTCGATAGCTTCGTCATTGATTAACTTCTCAAATGCAGTTTCGCTAGCTTTTAATAGACCGATAATCTTGTCATCAGAGTTACGTACTTCAACTTCAAGATTACCTTCTTTAGCTTCCTTAACGAATAAGAATTTATCGGAACCGATTTCTTCTTTTTCATTAACTGGAATGTCTACTGCTACTTTGAATAGCTTACCAACTAATTCACCTTCGACTAAAGTGAACTGTAATCCTTCATTTAATGAAGGAGCGGATTTCTTGATTAACTTATCAACGATTGTCATTTCATTACGCATGTGAGAGTGACCTCCTAAAAGTATTTTATTAATCAGTTGGGAAGAAAGTATCAGCTTGTTCGTCTAGATATCTCCTTATCTCTGCCTTATCAGCAGCAGCTTCACCAAGTAAAGTGTCGCCATCGACTTCAACTGGAGATGATGTGACTCTCATCTTACCTCGGATACGACCTAGTGTCTCTTTAGCATTAGCTAGAGCTAATCTAAGAATCAACGTGATCCAGAAGTTGTTAGAGATAGACTCAACATCTGAATAGATAGGTACATATTCGATGGTAATTGAGTTGGAGTACGGTGGTGCCATATCTACATAGAGATAAGGACTGACCCATTTGTGAGACAACCGATCTTTCAGAGATAAAGCCATTCTTTCAGCATTGAGTCTAGTCGCTACGTCCTCTAAGGACATACCACCATAAAAATATAAATCAACACTAAGAGTAGTGACGTCTGCTAATCCTATTGGAGATTTGTATATATCCGATATGTAGTCCACATTGTATTGTGACATATCTATCCGATTCATGTATGGTAATGTAACGTACTGACTGTCAGTGATATAAGGCTCTATTTCTATAAAAGCATCGTTAACTGCATCCTCAAGTTGCTCCTGAGTTAACTCAACGTTAACTGTAGGATAACCTAACTTACGTCGGATTTTATCACAGTATTCCGACAGTTCCATGAGCAGTCACCACCTTATAAAACATTAAGAACTGCTTCTTCATTCTCTAGAAGAGCTTTAGTAGCACTAGCTCTAGTTACTCGACCTTTCAATTCAAGTCCAGCACTCTTAGCTAGTTCTTTCAATTCAGGTAGTTCCATACCAGCTATCTTATCCTTTAATGAATCACCCTCAGTTGGAGTTTCCTCACTTGGAGTATCTTCTTCAGGAGTTTGCTCTGGATCAGGAGTACCTTCATCGGATTGACTATCTGGAGTTTGATCGGACTCAGTATTACCTTCACCCTTATCAGGATCAGTAGTTTCGTCATCTTTTTCACCAGAATCGTCATCTATGTTATCTTGCTTATCCTCATTCTCTACTAACTCAACTACAGACTCAACTTGAGGAGCGATTCCCCATAGTTCATCTTCAACTTCCTTAAAAGTTCTCAATTTACTAACATCTGACTTAACTTCAAAGTTAAGTACAGGTGCAAGTGAGTTGTAGTAAGTAAGTGCTTCTTTCGTTAGGTCAAGAGGATGAGTCAGTTCAAGTGAATTTTTAGCTTCAATGCTAAGTTTATGATACCGTCTGAATGCCTCGACTGAGATATCGAACGGATTTTGGTTAATCAATTTAATCACTTGTCCACCTCCACAATATATTATAGTAGGTAGGAAGCGAGGGCAACTTTCTTCCTACCTACTAATTTATGAATCAATCAATCCCAATCGGTTAGATTAAGATTGGATGATTTGACCTTTAGCGTAAAGCTTAGAGTTAACCATTTTCTTACCATAGGATGTAGCAAAGCCTCTCCGCCCGACGAAATCATCTAACATTACCAAGCTTGTAGTCATTACTGGTTGGTAAGGAGAATATACATAACCTGCATCGAATAAACCTTGTCCTTTGTAACCAACTAAGAATGTGTCAGCTGCATAGTAAGGGTTTTTGTATACAGGAATTGTTCCATTTAGGTAACCTGCTAAGTGAGGACCTACTGGATTTAAAGTACCTGCTGGCTTGAAGTTAGATAGAGACTCAACAACGTTAGCTGTACCAGTACCAACTACGATGAATGTAGCAGATGCACGCTTAGTAGCAGCAAAGATAGCATTAGATGCTTCGATGATCTTGTTGTAGAATCCTTCATAGTGATCTTTCAAGCTTACTCCAGTTGGAGCTTTAGTATCGAAAGTTAATGGAGCTTGAGTAGCACCAGCTTGAACAACTAGGTCATTCATGATTTCTCCATCAATTTCGTGCTTGATTTCAGCAGCAATTTGAGATACTAGAGCAGTATTGATATCTACTCCGTAGTCACGTTGCATGTCAACACGTATGTTGCGAATGTACCGTTTCCGTACACTCTCTTATACTTTCATATAAGGTCAGACTATATCACAACTCTTAGTGTTACTCTTAATAAACTCTGATAAACTCTTAAACTTATCCTTAAGATCATCTTCTGTAACATACCTTATCAAGTAACCTGCACTTCTTACTGCTTTAAGTTTCTCCTGATTGACGAGAGCCTTAGTATAAGTCTTAGGTTTAACTTCTAAGAATATACCCTTATCTACTAAGTAGAAGTCTGGAGTGTATTGAGGATTACGCTTACCTTCAAACTCATATGGAAATCTAAGAGTTTCGTAATCGAACTTAACTCCTTCTGCCTCAAGAAACTCAGCAGTTCTAACTTCCCAAGAACTCCTCATCCAAATAACATCTCCCGAACTGGACTCGAACTTGTGAACTTTCTTACCTCGAGTTCTCAACTGCTTGTCTCTGTACGACTCATCGTCCCACAAATCCTCAGCTATCTGAACCATTTTATCTCGATGATCAGTCCATAACTTCTTCGCAGCCTTACTCATCTGATTACTAATGTACTCACGATGTTCAGGATCAGCCTCTCTTTTTCTCTTTCGAGACTCAGCTAATCTTCGACTATCTTCTTTAGTGAATGTCTTCTTTTTAGTCTCAGATATCGACTTAGCTCGTTTTCTAGAAGCTTCCTTATCACTATGAAGTGTATTAGCTGCTACCCTACGCTGTTCTCTTACTTTTGAACTTACTGTAGGATGTCCAGGATAACGTTCCTTAAATTCTTTGGAGCTTATCTTGTGAGCCATTCTCACATGATTTAGTAAGAAGTGATATTCTTTAGAGCAAATCGGACACGATATTTTACTCAAATAATCACCATCTAATTTTTATTTCAGAGTTTACTACTAAGAGTTCCTCGCACTTCGAGATCACTTGATCCCTACTCTACTCGGTTCACTACATTAAGTATAGTGCCTTTCGATAGTCGTTGGACCTTCTCCTATTCGGAGCTTGGATGCTGATTATCCAATCCAGTCAGTTTTCAAACATTCACGCTTAGGCTTATTTCATCCTTACGTTGTAGTCTGACTGGCTCTCAGGATGTCCCAGCAATTCACGAGGTTTATTTCTCGCTGCACTTAACATGTAAGTTCATGCAGCATCGAATGCGTAAAGAGCACGTAATTTACGAGATTTAGCGATGATCGGTAAAGTCTCGATTTTGATATCAATTTGAGGTACACTTACTGGAGCGTAGTCAAGTTGATATTGGTAAGATGCAACTGGCTCATCATTAGCAGTACCAGTACCGAAGTCTAATGAATAAGAACCTGTAGCGTAGTCAACTGTACCAGTAACTCCGTTACCTTTTAACTTACCATTACCGTCATCTGTAACAGTATCTCCACCAACAGAGATTGCTACTGTACCAGGACGTACTGGGAAGTAAGCTAAGTTACCTTCGTATTTAGCTTGACCACCTTCACCTAGAACTTCTTGGTCAATGTCTTCAGAAGAATACATTGGAGAAGTTTCACCAAGTCCGAATGCAGAAGTGAATTCAGTACCAGCTTTTACAGAACCTTTGTTAGATCCATATAAGTACTTGAGGTAACGAACTTCACCAATACGGTTAGACATTGGTTGAACTGATACGATGTCTGTTGCAATTAGGTTAGGAACTACAGCAGTTACTAACTCAAGAGCGAACTTCTTGAATGGTCCGATATCAGATGGTTGAGTAGTTTCAAACATTTGATTCGCACGATTAAGAGCAGTTTGAGTATTTTCAAGAGTTGATGCTAATACCATCTTACGGTCTACAGATAATTCTTGACCGAATGCTTCGTTTACTGCAGAGATGTTTTCTGTCCACTTCTCCATAAGTTGAGAAGCTTCAGGATACACAGAGAATAAATTTTCCATGGTTTCAGTTCCTCCATATCATTGTTAAAATTATTGGTTGCGAACTCCTTGTACGAGTGTCACTAAGCTATTACGCTTAGCGGACTGCACTGTACTTTCCGTTAGTGCCTTAGCTTCAGCTACCCCCGAAGTCGTTCTGTTAGTATAAGCCATTTTCTGTTGATTGACTCGGCTGATTGCAAGTTCTTTTAAGGTCTTCTCAACAATTTCTGGATTAAAAGATTCTGGAAGTGAATTCATAGCTAATTGAGGATTAACTCCTAATTGTTTAGCTCTTACATTCACGTAAGCTTCTACGAATCCTTGTAATCCTCGAACTTGACTTGAGAAGGATTTAGCTTGACTCTCAGCTTCGTTCAACTTATCTTCAAGCTCAGCTATGATTTCAGCATTAGAGTCAGCTTCATTTAGAGCACTATCAACTTGAGATGACGCTAAGTTATATGACTCACTTAGTTCTTCAACTTGTTGATTGGACTCTCGTAATTGCTCCTCTAAGCTGCTTAATTTACCGCTTAATTGTTCATTTTCTGTAACTAATGCTTCATTAGACTCCGTTAGGTCTTGAACTTGACCTTCATACTCAGAGACTAATTCTTTATGTTCCCCTAATTGCTTATCAAGCTCCACTGCCTGACGACGAGCTGTTTCTAATTCATTATCCTTGACTTCAAGTTGTTCAGTTAAGTCTTGTACTTCATCGGTTAAGTCCTTAACTGTTTTAACTGATTCAGCCAATTGATCTTGAATTTTCTTCATTTCATCTTCAGATACAGTATTACTACCCATTTGTTCTTGCAGATTAGCTAGTTTACTAAATACAAGATTAAAGTTAGTATCCAGATTCTCTAAGATCGACTCATTAGGTAAGGTAATAGTGTTGCTTACCTCTTGAACTTTCTTATTCTCATAGGATCTAACAGTTTGTTCTAGTTGACTAACTTGTAATCGCAAAGATCCGATAGTTTGGTAAGCTTCCTCTAAGTCATCTTCGATAGATGATACGCTAGTGTCGTGAAGAGCAGCATTAACTTGCTCACATAGAGGTTGCAATTCTGGTATATTGATAGACTCAAGTACACTATGAACTGCTGACAATTCAGAGTGATCCTTCTTATTTAGAAGTCCTTGAACTTGCTCACCGATAGCTTTAAGCATACCTTTAGCAGATTCAACTACTCCAGAAGTCTTATCCTTAAGTCTAGAAGCAACGTTAGCAGGTAGTGGTACGATGTCAAATGTGACGAAGTTATAAGTATCAGGATCGACTATAGTCTCACCTTTCTCCTGGATAACTCGTCCTGCACCACGTGAAGAAATTCCTAAAATAGATCCATAATCGATTAATGTCTTTAGAATACGCCCTGAAGGAGTATCTAAGATGTCTAATCTCCCATAGACAATACCATCAGATTCATCTAACCAGATATCAGTGATATTGTGAGACACTTTCGGTAACGATACTTCAAGACGTTCTTCCTTTAGGGTAGGATGGTCAGCTTCACCAAAGAACGTATTGGTATCAAGCATCTCTTTAACATGGGATGAGTTTATAATCTTTTTCCATAATTTAGGAACGTACTTACGACCATTACGTGTAGGGATCTTAGTATCAGCGAATGGACCTTCTAGAGTAGCTAGAGCTGTACCTCTCTTAACTGCTTCAGACCCTTCGACAAGTCGTAGGTTATTCTCCGCAGGACTAGTTTGTTCTGCTAGGATCAGATTATCCTCCATTTAGACTTCACCTCCCACCAATGATTGCAATGTCGCCACGCAACAAATGCATCAGAGGGTAAGCCTGAACATATTAATTTAAGGGAGCAGTAAGTACATCGGTTAAGGGGTTATAGACGAAGAAGTTGTTTAAAGGCATTAAAAAATGACCTAGTTTATTAGCTAGGTCATTTTAATCATATATTATAGTTCATCGAATCCGTTATCGTCATCTACCTTAGCGTACTGACGGGATTTACCTTCGAAGAAGTCCTGCTTAGATTCGTTAGGGTCTTCATAAGCTTTAATCCATTTAAGAGGATTACTACGATAACCTTCGAATGGACGCTCACCACCTAGAGCACTAGATCTGAAGTTAGCGTAAAACTTAATGTAAGCATCCAGATCCATCATATTAATTCCATCGATTTTATCACCGATGATATAATTACCCCATTCAATTTCTAATGCAGCAGCTTCCTCAAATACGTCAGTAATGAACTGTTTCAATTGTGGAGTATCATACTGAGGATACTGAGCTAAGATTGCCTTGAATATTTTAATGAATACATTTACGTGAATTTGTTCATCACGATTGATGTAATTGATCATTCTCGATGTAGAGAGCATCTTCTGATTACGTGCTAAGTTATAGAAGAATGCAAATCCAGAGTAGAAGTCCAGTCCCTCTAAAACTACGTCAAGTACGATTGACTTGAGTAAAGTTTCAGGATTAGGATTCTCTTTGAAGTCCTCATAAACATCAAAGATGAATTTATTACGTTTGATGATTACTGGATCATGCTTCCAGAAGTCAAAGATAGCATCCTGCTCATCTTTATCTACCAAGCTTGATAGTACATAAGAGTAGGATTGATTGTGGACGATTTCTTGGAATTCGATAACACCCATAAGGGATGAGATACTTGAATCCGTAATATAGTCCTTAACGCTAGAGCAGTACTCCGTTTGAATAGAGTCCAATGATGCAAGAAGTCCGATGATACGTTTGAATGCAAACTTCTCATCCTCACTCATTATAGTGACCCACTGCTTCTTATCATCTGTCATCTGGATTTCAAATGGAGTCCAGAAGTTAGCTAGCGAATTCTTGTAATCACGATATACCCAAGGGAATTGAACATCGTCCCAGTTGAGTACTCCTGAACTTTGACCATTAATGATACCTGTTGATTTATTAGGTGCTGTAATATCAAATAATTTACGTTTTCTCAATTCGATTCCTGACATGTCTAAGTTGCCCTCCTAGATGTGTTCTTTGGTGTATTATTAATAAGGAAGGGAGAAGTTCCCTCCCTCATTATCTCTAAGGTTAATTAGCTAGCACAAGATTCGCACTCTTCAATTTCAACTGCTGTAGAACGAGTGTAGTAAGTTGTCTTAAGACCTGATCTCCATGCATCGAAATGTAGGTCAAGTAAATCCTTAGCTTTAATTTGACGATTAACGTACAAGTTGAACGAGATAGATTGATCAACGTGACGTTGTCTAGCAGCATTTTGTTTAATGCTCCAGTGTTGGTCAATGTTATAAGCTGATTTATAATGCCATGTAGTTCTAGCAGATAATTCTGGTGCAGTAACTGGAATCTTGTAGTTCTTCTTCTCTTCAGAGTAGAACTTCTTGAATACTGGATCGATAGATGCAGTAGATCCAGCGATAACTGCAGTAGAAGAGTTAGGTGCAACCGCCATGATGTATCCATTACGGATTCCATCTTTCATTACAGCTAGAGCTAACTCATACCATCTTTCTTGACCTTCGATTGGAAGGATTTCTCCTTTATCATTACGATCTACGTATCCACGTAATACGAAGTATTCTCCAGTGTTCCAGTCAGATCCAGGGAAGTATGGATAAGCACCTTTCTCAAGAGCTAATTCATGAGAAGCTTTAATTGCATAGTATGCAACATCTTCGTACAATTCATCACAACGCTCAACTGCACGTTCAGTCTCCCACATAATTCCTTCTTGAGCTAATAAATGATGCCATCCGAAAGTTCCTAATCCGATAGCTCTGTAGTTTTGGTTAGTAACTTGAGCTTGAAGTACTGAAATGGTATTCAGGTCAATAACGTTGTCCAATCCTCTGACTGCACTCGTAATAGTTTCTTCTAGAGAATTCTCACGTTCAACTCGACCTAGGTTCAATGAAGCTAAGTTACATACTACGAAATCACCAGGGATTTTAGTAGTAACGATACGCTTTTGACCATCTTCTCTAGTTACGATTTCTTCAGTTTCGATAATAGTCGGCTTCATGTTCTGCATTATTTCAGTACATAAGTTAGAGCAATATATCATACCTTTATGTTTATTAGGGTTAGCTCTATTGACAGTATCACGATAGAACATATAAGGAGCTCCAGTTTCTAACTGGGACTTCATGATACGTTTGAATATATCGATAGCTGAAACTACTTCGTACATGGACTTAGGAAGTACTCCGGACTTAGCTGCTTCTACACATTCGAAATACTTAGTGCGGAATGAACCTTCTCCTAGTTTCTCGTCGTAGAAGTCTTCTAAGCTATATCCCATATGCTTACGAACTTTATGAGGATCAAATAGGTACCACTCGCCACGTTCCTCAGCAATTTCCATGAATATATCTGGAATACATACTCCTGTATACAGGTCATGCGTACGTAATCTTTCATCCCCATTATTTAATTTAGCATCTAGGAATGCGAAGATATCCTTGTGCCATACATCTAAATATACAGCAATAGAACCTTGACGTTGTCCTAATTGATCAACTGATACTGCTGTATTGTTCAATTGTTTCATCCAAGGTAGTACTCCTGAAGCTACTCCCTCGAAGTTCTTGATGTCAGAACCTAGGTTACGTATCTTACCTAAGTATACACCGATTCCTCCTCCATCTTTCGATAGACGAGCTACGTCATGATTACTACCAAAGATTCCATCAAGACTGTCATCTACAGTATCGATGAAACATGAAGATAGTTGACCGTAACTCTTACCAGCATTAGACATCGTAGGAGTCGCACTAGTCTGACGTAGTAAACTATGTTGCTTGTAAGCATTCTTAATGAAGTCCATACGTTTATCCGCAGGTTCATTAATATTAAGCAACATTGCAATAATCATAAATCGCTCCTGAGGAAGTTCATATACTCGGTGATCATGAGACTTAGCAGTGTATCGGTCAGTTAGTGTACGTAATCCGATATAAGTAAATAACTTATCTCTTTCTTGATTGATTAATGACCCTAACTCATTGATCTCAGCACGAGTGTAATCTTTAAGAAGTCGTTTATTGTAAATACCCTTGTTGATAAGGTCACGAAGTAAACTATAGAATGGACCATAATTGCCCACTTTTTCAATATCGTAACCTCTATTCTTAGATGCTTGTTTATACAAGCTTTGAAGATAGATACGTGATGCTACAAATGTCCAGTCAGGTGCATCTTGATCCAAATGATCGAGAGCAGTTAATACCATCAAATTAGTGATTTGATCGGCAGGATAAGTCTCTCTGGAAGTGATAGTAGCTAGTACTTTCTCCGTAAAACTGTCGATATCCAAGTGCGGATAATCTTCAGTAACTTGTTTAATAAAATTAAGTAGTCTAGGTTCGTCAAAAGGAAGTGACTTTACTCCATTTTCTTTAGTAATGAGTGTGTTCATTTAATTTTCAATCCTCCGCAATGTCTAGATTTGATAGTGTCAAATTCTTAGTACTTTGATGAGTAAAGTACCTTAGTGTTGTTAAAGACTTGGAAGGAACTGCTGTAGTCTAGCTGTCCAGTAAATTCCTAATTGTCTCATATGTAGAATCAGGTAAACTACCTGTATTAAAGTAGTATTGTACGATGTTCATCAATTTATCGATCTGAAGGTTATTCACTACGACTTGACGTGAAGTGTTACCTAACTCAATATCTATTATAGCATGAGTGATCAAGGAATTGACTGCTTTTACAACAACTTCATTAGGTAATTTAGTCCCACTCTCGAGTGACCTTAAAGTCCTCATAAATTTCTTATCCTTTAAACGTGACAAGAAACATTGAGAAAATCCAGATGAAGTCTCTTCATCTAGAAATTTGATGACTTCTTCAGGTACCCCTTTACTAGATAAAGTAGATTTAATGTACTCCTTGGCTTTAGTGTACCTCGGAGTTTCTGGAGCTTCTGCAAAAGTTATACGGTATAAAGACTCCAGTGCTTCTTGACGAGTGTAAGTGCTACTCATAAAGTACCTCCTTTAGCGTTACCATAGCATTACTATATTCCCACCTTTCCTCAAGAACGACTTCACAAGTATAGACGTTTAGGAAAGGTGGATACAGCCTACTCGATTAATACTCTCCTTCTCCACTAGCCATTTGCTCTTCTTGTTGCTTCACAAATTCTTTATATTTATCATGAGGAAGAAGTGTATCTTGTAATTCCTCGTACTTAAGTACTTCTTTGAGGATTGTGGATACCAATTTATAGTTGTCGAACATTCCTTTAGTAGTCTCAGTGTCAAGCAATCTCATCATAGAGTCAGCCAATGCAATTCGGTTGCTCATATCCACCATACGGTCAGCTTCTTCAGAGGATGAAGGCTCAGTCATATGAACTTCGAACTGATTAACCTGACCATCACGACCCTGATCAATAAGGTACAAGTTCAATAACTTCTTGATACCATCCCTTACAGCATTCTGAACACGTTTAACTGTTCTAGCGTACCTCACATCCAACTTAGTTAGAGGCGACTGACCCATTCCTCCTGGTAGGAATTCTTCGAATCCCAAGAAAGCTTTAGGTACTTTCAATCCAGCGAACATCTTGTTACGGAAGTAATCGATATCAGTTATACTTCTAACATCAACATCTCCTCCGATGTTTTGATAGCTGACTGAACCTTTACCATTACGAGTCGGTATGATCAAAGGATCATCAATAGGTCCAGGTGATTTCTTACTAGCAAACTCACCACTTTGAACATCTACTTGTTCTTGAGAGTCCAATAGTTTCTTGAGTTTATTAACCATTTCTCTAGCTTTCTTAGGAGGTGCAGTACCTACCTCAACTGAGAACATACGAATCATTGCTGAACGACTTAGTCGTGCTACTATTAGTGAGTCTTCTAATAGCCTTAAAATACGGTAGCTTGATCGTAGCGGTTCTAGAATGGAAACTCCACGAGCAACTTTGTATTTTTGTTGAACTTCAGTGGTAGTTGTTCCATCTTCTTCGACTTTAGGTATCTTCACATCAATCTCGTCAAACCTATTAGCTTTACGAATCATGAAGTGTACGTAGGAGTCAGGATCTTGTAATGTTAATTTCTGTACTTTCTTGGCACCATCTACCTCATTTTGAACTGTAGCGAAGTATTCGGTTTTACCCATATATTGTAAATCTAGCAAATTACCTGGATCTGAGACTTCTTCTACGTATTTTAGAAGTCTACCTTGTTCATCGAAAAATAATTTAAGGAATAGTTCCCCATAATGAGCTACATTATGTGCCCAGTCCCAAACACGTGACTCTATCTCTAACTCGTCCATTAACACATCTAAATCGGACTGAAGGTCTTTGTCTTTAGCTGTTATCCATACCAATCTGCCAGTACGTATTTCGGACTGAACAGCATCATCTGCATATAATTCTAAGGCTGAAGCGATGAATACATCGTTAGCCATATTCTCATATTCTTTGAATACAGCTGACTTAGTACTCGAGACATCTCTAAGTTTTTGGACTGTATCCCAAGTGTTCACGTCAGCTTTCTGTAGCAAGTCTTCCATGCTAGTATAATCATTACGACTATTCGAGATATCCTCGACTTTCCTCATCCCTAGTTTTTCAAATAACCACATAGATGTATAACCTCCTTGGATGTCTTACCAGTCAAGTACTCGACCATTGGATCCATGACTGCTCATCTTACTTAGAGCATCATCGTCATAAACATCTACGATATCATCATCTTCGATGACCCAAGAATCGTTACCCAATTGTTCGAACTCAGTAGAACCACTACCGATTAACATAGCATCTTCACCAGAGTTCATCATATGAACGGCAATTGGGTGATGAGCTGCTGCAGCAACTGACCCTGCTAAAGCATCGGCAATATCCTTACTACCGTTAATAGGGTGGTCGATTTTACCCTTGATTTTATCTTCTTCTAAGTTAACTAGTTCGTCCTCAAGTATTGATTGAGGTAAAATATCTATACGTTCCTCGTTGATCGAATTTCGTAGCATATCGTATGGCTCACGTTTACGGTCAACTGAAATAACTTTAGTCTCAAATCCATTCAACTTCAATTGTTGTAACATATCCGCTGATTGGAAGGAGTCGGCAGTAACCATTTGAACATTGGCTCCTAGTGTATCTCTTAGCCAATATATGAATTGACGTATCTTATGGAATGGAATCTGGCTACCTGCAACTGCTTTAATAGCAACTCCAAAGACCATTTTATACACCAAATCATTAACTCTCTGAATTTCTCCTCGAACTAATCGTTCAACTGATCCTGCTCCTTTGATAGTTGTCATTGCAATACCTGTGGAGTCTCCTGATAAGGATGGGTCTATATGGATAAAGCAAGGACTACTTAAATCCTCTTCATGGATCTTAGATAAATCCATGTAGTCAGCAATTTCTTCAGGTCCATTGAATTCTAGGACAATCTGATCCATACGAAACGGATTCTCACGATGTTTAGATATTACCTTCATCAACTTATCATAGTGGATATATTTAGAGGTACTAGCCATCGCTATACCTGCAATATCCATGAGAGCAGCACTAATATCTAATTCGAATGCTTGTTTATGCTCAACTGGAACTTCGATTACTCGATATCCTTGTTCAATGTAGTCATCTTTGTTTTCATGTTCGGCTATGATCTTAGAAGGCAACACTTTATTACCTACTGCCAGTAGGAAGAAGTTACCTGAATAGTTACTTTTAGGTTTAACTTTCCATAAAGGTTGATCCACTACGTGAACGTTAGGATTAGTCCGAACTTGCTGTATATATTGTTCTAAGAAGTCATGGTCTGACTTCTTTGATGATACAAGAAATAGGATACCAGGCAACTCACCCATTTTCATGTATCGGGATTCCATACGTCGCTTGATAGTACGATAAAGTTGCATGATCTTAGACTGTTCCATCTTAGCGTTACCGCCAGCTACGAACTCAACCTCGTCCAGTAGACCACAATTGTGAACGACTACTCCGTTAGAAGTAGTCGTTCCATTGGGTTGTATGACAAAGTTGTTATAAGGTCCAGCATTAACTACATCATATACTTTATGTTCCCCATCAAGCTTCTTGACGTAAGTGACTTTCATAATATCACCTATCCTTCAAGATTTTGATGAGAGTCTATTACCAGTGAACTCCTAAAGACTTACCAATAGCGTTACTGTTATTGTCTGCTTTACTCAAATGAGCAGCTAGAATCTTAAGGGCATTATTATGAAGTGGATCTTCGTGAGGTACCCCTTTAACTTTAAAAGTAGGGTTTTTATACATAACCCCACCAGCACCGATACCAGTAGACCTAGCATTTGCTTCGAACTCAACTTTAGCTCCAGGGTATTTCTTCTGCATCTTAGTAGTCAGGTCTTTAGCTGCCATTTTAACATCAGCTATAGCTTTAGCGTATCTCTCAGAACCTAAGCCTGAATGACCCAATCCAAAATTCTCCTCAGGGACAGTGTAACGTTTAATAGTCTTTTTACCACTATAAACTTTATCATCAGTAGCTGGAGTTGATAACGCTTTCTTAGCTTCTTTATCAATACCATCTCTGAAGTGTTTACGACGACTATCACCCATGGATTTCTTCTCGTCATCACTCATATCCTTGTAATCCTTCTTAGAAGAACCACCTTTACTAACTTTACCACCTTTCATCTTATCTTGGACATGTTTAGGGACATTACCACCTTTGATATTACCCTTATCATCCAATAACAAGTGACGACCTTTCAATGGGCTACTCCCTTTTGTTACTGTAACCCATTTATCTTCTTGCATAATAACTTCTTCATTCTCACGTAAAAACGTAATAGGCACTATACTCTACCTCCAAAATGTTTGATAGGAACTCCTCAGAGTAACCAAAGTATAAGCCTATTATTGGCATTTCAGTTGAGTGATATAACATCATCACCTGGGATTAGTGATTTAGCTTCTTTGTATTCTGTAGTACCTGAACTAACTCGTACCATAACTTTATGATCGCCTGTACAACGCATAAAGGACTCATCCTCGAATCCTATTTCGTATACATCATTACGAACTCCCGTAGCAGCTACTAGAGCAGGATCACTCCACTCAAACTTCTCAGTCGCAGGATTGAATGAAAGTACGCAGACTTCCTGACCCTCTACTTGACTTAGAGTTTTCACTCCTTCAGGAGTATATATTTTACTTTCACCAGTCAAACAGAAGATATCACGTCCTAAACCGTGAGAAGGACTTGAACCTACTACGAATTCAATACCCTTATTGGGTTTATAGACTTTGTTCTTTAGTCCACGAACTGTACCGTTACGTAAGAACCAAGGAGAATCCTTTAGAAATCCTTGGAGCTTACGATAGGCAACACCATATGACTGCAATTAGTTGGACTATATCATTACCTGCTATAGCTAGCAGGATGCCTCGTGCTTCCCACGTATTATATACGCAGTACTCTACTCGGTTCTACACTCACGCATTAGTGAGCTTACCCTTTCGATAGTCTCTGAACCTTCCTACTAAGTCTTTCATATCATCTTCTGTAATAAAGTGGAACTCGTATAATTTCTCACAAGCTAACTTCTTCTTTTGAACTATAGGATCATTTGTAAATCGATTAGGCTTGACCTCAAGAACTGTATTGAACTCTGGTAGGTAGAAGTCTGTAACATATGTGTGACCCTCGTAAGGAATAGATACAGTTTCGTATTGATAAACTATCCCTAATTCATCTAGAACTTTAGCGACCTTGACCTCCCAACTACTTCTCATGAACATATCCTTGTAAGGAAATTGACCATGGTTCATATTCGGATTGACAAATCCGTCGTCAGGAGTACTGTCTCTATTTCTCCATCTTCTTAAGTTATTCTGACTTACGAGCTCTCTACGTTCAGGATTACGTTCGTAGCTCTTCTTCTGACCTTCAGATACTCGCTGACGGTACTCCTCACTAGCGAACTTTTCCTCCATCATTGCTCGCCACTCAGCATCACTCCACTGCTCCTTTTTGATATTACTAACTTTCTCAAGATATTCAGGAGTATTGTGGGACTCTCTAGTAGCCTGAAGTAGATTAGCTCTCTTGTCCTCATCTTGCCATGCCTCTTTCATAGCTTGAGATATTTTACCTCGGACTTCCTTACTTGACATAGACTTGAGATGGTTTTCTTTATTTTTAGGATCTTTCCACATGTGCTTACGTGACTCAGGAAGTTTGTCAGAATTCTTCCATCCTCTCTTAGCACCTTCAGTTCTAGACTTTCTAACGTCATCAGTTATCATTTTCAAATGACCATAACGTTCACTTATTTCTTTCTTAGTTAGTTTGTGAGTTATCATAAGATGTCGTCTCAACATCTTCACTTCTTTATCACATATTGGACACTGTAACATTCGACGACCTCCTTGAAGTAGAAGCCTTCAACATCACTTTAGTCCAACTGTATGAAACTTAGTAGGCTCGGCTGCTGATTACTCAATCTTAAGGATTATTACTGCATTAGCGAGTACCTTAACATTAGCGAGCGTCCCAGCAATTCTCGAGGTTTATACTGGACCAGTCAGTCGGTTAATCCAGTGTTATATTAAAGAAAGCAATGCCTATTATTGATGACTTAGTCAGTCCGTAGTACTCTTGGGGATTCTTTAGGCATAACAACTTATGTAAAGAATACCCTAATCCGATAACTGCAATTGTTGACTTACCTAGTCCGATACCTCCAGTGACACAATTGTGTACGAATGCTCCGCACTGCAATCCGAAGTTGTGCTCGGAGTCAACTTGCATATCATAGACTACCTCTTCTCCAACATATTCGATGGATACAACCCTGTGGTTGTAATTTTCGACTTGAGTTATTAGCTCACTTTCAGATTCAAAGAATCCCTCACTAAATAACTTCTTCCAATTCTTCATGTTGTGAGGTTTAGCTGAATTGTACGTGCTTTCACTAATCTCAGTGTCTTCATCATATAGCTTACGACATATCCGTATTACGGCTGATCGGACTCCATCCTTGGACCACCTCTTACGTGATGCTTCTTGAGATTTCTTACGATGCTTCTCGACTGCCCAGTCTTCCCCGTTCTTGAGGGCATCCTGGAATATCTTAAGATTAGACTTAGCTAAGTTCTTGCCTTCCTCGGAATTCATAAACTCCTGATTATTACCGGATACAGCAGCTACTCTTCTTTCATAATTGTTCTTCCAGTCCTCACTAATAGTACGTCTTAATCTTTCTCGATGTTTAGGATCTTTGAACTTACGTCTCTTACCCTCAGTCATTTTAGCTTGGAATTCTGGATCTCTCAGTCTCTGGCTGATCACTTTAGAGTGGTACTCGATATGAGCTTGATGCTCAGTAGCTACCAAATTACGAGGATCATTGTTCCTCTTATTAAAGTCACGATGATGCATCGTACGTTTCTTCTTGCGATTGTAGGCGAACCCTCCGTACTTCCACTTCTTAACCATGACGTGAGTAGGTTCAGTCCTTGAGGATCCATCCTTTTTAGGATGACTAATTTGCTCGTACCCTTTGCCATCATAAGTCCAGTTGAATGGCATTAAGCTATCTCCTTCTGACAATTGACCTACAGTCTTCCAGGACTTATCCCGCATAAGGATTTTATGGTTATCCGTAGCCTTGAATGACTCTCCGTTATCTAATGTAATCCGATATACTGGTTTAATACCCGTAGGCATGATTGAGTGAGCAGTTCCGACTGTAACTTTATTTAGTCTCATATCATAAGAATAAACATAGAACTTATCGGTACCACTAATCTGCTCAAGAAGCATCTGTTCCATAGTAAGAGTACGTCCGTCAAGTAGTTTGACCTCCGTATCTCCTGATAGACAAACCTCGAAATATTTATTACCTGGAGCAAATATCTTTCTTAGTTCCTTTCTCCAGAAAGGATAGATAAGTTTACCTTGATCAGTACCATTACCGAAGTATTCTGGATCTTCTATAAATGTATCTATGTCGACTGGGACTTCGTCATAGTCAGCATAGAATAAGCTATTTAGCGTCTCAGAATCACCATCGGTAGCCATCTCCTGGAGAATTTGAATTAGTACTCTTCGTTCCTCTTCAGTCATACTTTTAGGGTCAATACCCATATCAGCAGCCAGTTTAGCTAACTGAGAATCCTCTGACTGGAGAATTTGTATCAAGTCTTCCATATACTTACCTCCTAATGCAATTCTGAGGACGGTCTTAGTTCTTTTATCTTAGACTCCATCTTATCCAGTAACTTTCTAACGTTATCGATCGTGCTAAGCTCAACTTCCATAGTATCCTTTATAAATATTATAGGGACACCTAACCTATTACCTAAAGTTTGAGCTAATTTATGACGGAATTCTAATGTAATCGACGGATCGTCATCTCTCAAAACCAATATATCCCCTAATTCGGAAGATATTTGGAGTGCCTTAAATTCGGAGAATGATTTCATAATTTCTGGATCTATAGGTTTCAATAGAGGTCACCTCCATAAAATGAGGTGTTATCAGAGGACTCAAGCCTACCTAGGTGTATTAGTTGAGGATTAACCTTTCAGAATATGTTGGATAATTGCTAACTCATAATGCTGAAGTAATTGGTCATTGTTAGGTGAAGCACCTGACAGTCTGATCATTGTTTTCACGACTGCTCTTACTCCATCTGAGAATGATTTAGCTTTACCAAAATCTCTTAGAGTTTCAGTACGATTGTACTTAGGGAACTCTCCTGCAGCTAACTTCTTAAGTACTTCTTCAAGGTCAGCTTTAAGTTGAGGTTCTTTATGAGACTTTCTTCTTTTAGCTTCATCTAAGTTATCTACCATAAGGTTACCTACTTTCATATTATATAAATAGGGAGTAGGAAATCCTACTCCCTGAGTACAAACGGAGGTAATCTAAATTCGATTAGAATGAAGGTAAGTTATCCAGATTGTTACTTGCATCCCCATCAGGGTAACTACGTAACGTTTTCTGCTTACCATCAGATCCACGAGTAGTACCAGTGTTAACTCCTTCGATGTAGCCTTCTTCTGCAAGTGCAATAGCTTCTTCTACATCTACAGAAGATCCATCTTGGAACTGAACAGCTGAAATGTTCCTTCCATTCCTACGCACAGCTACAATCTGTTTAGAATGAAACTCTGGAGAGGATTCATTCACTGGATTGAGTTGCCTAATCGTACGCCCACGAAACGATTCATTCTGACCAGCAGAATCTCCTGATGTAGCTTCTACTACACCTTCAGTACCGAATTCTACATCTTTGTTAGAGGACTGCTTAAGATTACGGTTAACCTTATCTTGATCGCTAGTTCCTCTACCATTAGGGTTCTTTTGCATACGTATGCATCTCCTTTTCGTATTATCACTTGTGGAGGTGATAAACTAATTGAAACACAACAATGCCAAGTACTGGGACTCCGTTTGTACTTTGGGACTACTTCGTAGCCCAGTCTAACTCACGATAGTAAAGGGTTGTTTGGTTTGGGATTAGAAAAAGGAATAGCAATGAGCAATAATGGAAAAAACCTATCGTGAGTTAGACTGGACCACGAGTAACCTAACGTTACTCATGACCCAGTGGTTGGTTGATTTCAACTTGGAGCATGGTATTACTTATAATTCATACCATGCTCATCATGTACCTTCTAGATACGCAATGAGCAAGGTACGAACCTGAAGATTAATAGAACTTCAGGTTGATGTCTCGCTCAAGATTAGCTAATCCTATCTTAATTTGACGTCGGTCATCAATGTCAATATCGGAGGAATTGCTAGCCAATTCAATAAACTCGTTACCCATTTTGCTCAAAGATTTGAAGAAGTTCTTCATTGACATGGATTGAATATTGTCGAATGTTTGAACCAATGGATCGTTATCCGTATCGATGATAGCGACTACACTAAATCCTAACTCCTCAGCAAATAGAGGGAAGTAATCAGGAATTGTCTCGACGAACTCCCTAAAAGTAGCGGATTTAGTAACACCAGTAACGATGGTTAGTGAATTAGTTTCTTTATTTTTAACAATTGCAGTTGAACTCATCAACAGCACCTCCGAAAGTATAATCAACAATAAGACTTGCTTCACAACAAGCCGACCTCACCATTATAAACGTCCGAGCGGATTGAATCCAGCCAACTAACGAGGAAATGATTTCTCAGCTTGATCGTAATGGCGGATTTCATTGTTCTTTAAGAATTTTATCCTTCCACCATCTTTTACCACTAAGTGGTCAGTTTTAATCATCTCTACGACTATGCCTAGGCTAATAGGAAGAGTCTCTTTAGAATTATCACACATATACAATTCTCCTCTCAAGGAACTTCGGGGCAACCCCTTCACCATTAGCATTCCCCTAAACACCCTGATTCAGTCCTAGCTGAGAAAAATTGATATAAGAATAATTGACAGTCCAATAAACATATACTCGACCGAAGGAGTACCTGAGCGGTAAGTTATAGGAAACTTAAGAGTTCCTGCAATTTTCGAAGGTATTCCAGACTTAGTACACATGTCTCCCAATAAATGACCCAGCCATCCGATAATAACTCCTCCTATGAAGTTAGGGTACGAACTAGCATAAAAGAATGCTAAAATCAGAGAACCTACAAGCCATACCTCTGGATAATGTGTGAACTTCCTATGAGTTTTGTAAGCAATTTTAGCTCTATCCTTAGGAGGAATATGTTTTCCCCATAATCTCCTTCCAAGAATTGAGTTAGGGTGATCTATATCTGGTAGTAGAGCTCCTAATGCTGTACCTGCAGCTAATTCAAAATTAGGTTCCACTCCGAGTATAGTAGCAACTCCAAACGATAGAGCTATTGAAGTTGCTACATGAGTTTTACCATTCATATGTATACCTCCTCAGTATTATCAAATCGGAGACTACTCTACAATAGCCTCGATGTCTATGTTGCGTGTGTAACTTATCAATTTATCCTCTCCACTAACTTTCATCTTCTTGATAGCTAGACGAGGTACTAGTACGATATCTCCTTCTTTAACGTCATTCGGTACAAACTTGTTACCAATATAAGTACCTTTACCTGACGCAATAACTCTAGCTTGGAAGAAGTCACGTTGACCTTTCTGTGGAGGAGGTAGAATAATTGAACCTAACTTCTCCTCTTCCTTAAGGATTTCGATAATTACATTTTGACCAGTTGGTTGTATTTTATGATTCATAAGTTCCTCCTATTGTAACAATACTGAGTAAACTTCTTCGTCTAGTTTCTCAGCTTTATCAACGTTATAAGTTTTCACGTACTCAGGATATGCAGTTACCTTAGCTCCCCAGAACATGGTTTTATAGATTGACTCAATATCGATTTCGATTAGAGTCATTGGGACTGAGACTCCGTCCATTTTATCAACCAATATCTTAGCATGACCGTAAATAGCGTATACAGTTTCATTAGCCATAATAGCGACTGATATAAAATCGTCCTCTCGAACATTCTTAACAAGTGCTGAGCGGAAGCCAGTTGCTAATCTAAGACTAGAATTGTCGAGAGCTTTAATCCAAGATACCGAGGTAGTTTGTGGATACTGCGACTCTGAATTCTTTGTGGTTACCAACACTACTTGATTCCCATCAAATGCTTGCATTAATTTCTCATCCATGACTGACTGAGGTTGTGCTTTAGGCATTACTACATCTCCTGTCGTTATAGAACTGTAAATTCATTATATGATACAACGTCACGACTTTTCTTTCGAGCAGCATGTGATATGTTGTTATCAGACCATTTTACTAATTTGTTGTACTCAGTTTCATTGAAACTAGTTCTTGGTAACTTACGATGACCGATGTATCGAGTATCCTCTGATGCCTTGATTTTACGTAACTTACCTGCTGCAATATCTTCAGGAGTAGCTACACTTCCAAAGATAGAAATCATTGCTACGGCAAAATCCCCTAATCGAAGTTTACCTCGGATAACCAAATCGTGATACTTCGGATCTATATATTGCTTAACTGCCTCAGTAAATTCCTTGTAAATTTGACTACGTTTACGAGAATCGGATTCCTTAACGTAATTACTGAGAAGTTCATTTATCATTTTATCACGGCTCTCACTACCTGAAGAAACTTTATCAGACAGATAATTGACCATTAAGTTGACATTGAATTTCTTACCTTCGTGATTGGTACACTCTGTGGTATAATCAATAGCACCTTTATGGTATTTGTTCACTCCATACTTACGGTAATCCTCAGAGATATCTTCGTAAAGTTGAGTCATGTTCTTGCCTAAGATCATTTCAACTTCTTTAGGATATCTTTCAGATACACGTTGTCTGAAGTGATCAGTTGTCAATAGCGGAGTACCCTTAAACATACCGATGAATTCACGTCGAGTTCCTTTAAATATGTTGAGCCATTCAAATACTGCTGTTATATTGTCCAATATTATACCCTACCCTTCTTAGCTATTAACTCAAGATGACTTTCGAGTTCATCAATGTCCGTATCGGATAAGAAGTCATCTATGCTGTCAATAACATGATCCAATAACATTGCGTTACTAACGTACAAATCATCTGGATCTATAGCTGATTCTATGAGATGGAGATTCTTGATGTATTGGCTAACCGCACTTTCATCTCTTACTAACCACTTTCCAAGTCTCATTCAACTACCTCCTCGAGCAACTCCGACAATATAAACGTCCAGCAAAGCTGACTCAAGCTTACTTTAAGAAATTAAATGTTTCAGGATAATTAATGAATCCTTCATAGATACTACCTGTGATAAAAGTATCTGGAACATCCAAATCCCTAATATCGTACTCTGTAGTTACGGTACTGTTAGCATACGAGTCATTTACTCTGAACGTAAGTTTAGATTCTTCTCGACTAAACTCATAAACTGGACCATCCATCGACTGCATTGTACGTACGTCATAGTAGACTTCATTTTTAACTAGAGATGAGATTACTAGATCTTTATCGCCTCTATTGAATATCGTATAACCGTAACCTGGAGGTATGTATACGATATCTCCTGGATCGGCAGAAATAAACTTACAATCAATCTCTGCCTGATAAGGTTGCGTTTGTAGCAAGAAGATCGACTCACCTTCTATAACTTGGAATACCTGAGTATACGGATATTTAGCATCCTTGAGAGGAAGGTAGATACCGTTAGTTCTCGATATTCTAGATTTGGAACTTGACGGATGAAGCACTAACACTTCATGTCTCATTCCATGTGCTCGGAATATGTTTTCATCACATTTATCCATGACATTCGTATATCTGGTGAATGATGAAACGCTATCAACCACGTGGCGACTAGGCTCTAAGTATGTCATGTTTTGAACTATATCTGGACTTATCAGTTTGGATAAACTAAGTTTGATGTCAGTCATTGTTGATCCTCCTAAATTTCTCTAAATGCTTGAGCAACTTTAGAGCAATTTATCTTTAGTAGCTCTTTACGAATAAGATCAATAGTCCTGTCAAGATCCTCAGGTCTATTAGCAAAGTCGAGGTCGTCCACATTCACTAATATTTTTGGTGATTGAGTATAATTCTTATACCAATTCTCGTATTCATCACGCAATCTGTACCAGTACGAAATGCTAGCATTAAGTTCAGCAGAACGACCACGATTCATAATTCTATGGACACTAGTTTCTTTAGAAACCTGCAAGTAGATTATAACATCAGGACTCTTAACTAGAGGTGCAAATGTCGTAATCGTATCCACATAATTTTTGTAATCGACTTCATTAACAGTACCTTCTTGGTGAAGGACTTTCATGAATACTAAACTAGCTAACATTGTTCTGTCCATGATAACATTTCCTAGTTCCATAGCTTTCATGACTTCTTTGAAGTGCTGACGGAACATCTGGATATGCATTGAGAATGCATACTTCTCAGGTTCCCTATAGAATAAATCGAAGTAAGGATTTTCAAATTGTTCACTGACCAGATTGAATCCGAACTTCTCCGCTAGTGCTTTCGTTAAAGTTGATTTACCAGCACCTACGGTACCTTCAACTCCTATATTTACTTTAGTCCCCTCAGAATCTAATTCCAGTTTCATGTTGACCCTCCCTATACACAAACAGAGACTTACCCTCTGATAAGTTACTCAGACAGAGGGTAAGCCTTAATTGTAACTTTACTTATTCAATTCCATGAACTTCTCTACGCTCACTGGGAATAGAGGTTTGATCTGCTCGAGAACTGCTTTAGCATAGAGCTGAATCTCGTACTGAGCATCATCCTCTAATCTCTGAGCTAAGAAATGGATTGCTCCTTGAAGTGAGAAAGTCCATACCCAGACTGTGTACATCGAATAAGCTGGCAGAAATAACCTTGCCTGTTCAGCACATACTCCTTTATCGAGTGCCCACTGATAGTCATGCATAGCTCTAGCTACGTTTGACTCAAGTAGGCTAGTTAATCGAGAACCCATCTCTGAATCGATAGGAGCTCCGCTACCTTGTTTACTATTTTCAGGAGCACTTCTCCATTCATCTGATTGAGGAATGTAGAATTCAGGCTCCATTGTTACGTATCGACGACTAGCTTCGTTTCTAGCATACATTAAATCCTGGAATCCGTTATCATCACCAGCAGGTACGTATCCTAATACTTTGCTAGCAAAGTCGAAGAAGTAATCTTGCAACTCTTCAGGAACACATACTCCAACTAGTTCAGCAGTATCTGGACCATGATCGTGACCTACTCGATATTTGAACCACTGACGAGCTACCATAAGTGGTGCCTTGATTTCGAGCTGAGCAGTAGCTTGACGGAAAGGAGAAGTATGGGAATGTTTCAATAGGAACTTTATTAATCTGATATCTCCCTCTGTCAGAACTGTTGACTCCTTCAGATAACTAGCTCTAGCAGCATTAACTACTGAAAGGTCATTTCCCATCGTACCATCAGGTTTAAGTCTAACGTAGCCTAAATCTAGAACTGGTATTGCATTGTCTGGTAATTTGGTCATTTAATAATCCCCTACTCTTCTCTATTTCTTTTGAGATAATCTTCTAATTCCTTGTTACACTTAGCTAGTGCAGTCTGCTCGATATCAGGTCTGAGTCCTTGAATTTGATACTGACCTAACTCTTTTATTATTCGTTTAAATCCACTCAAGACATCCTCAATATCTTGACTGTTAGGTACTGTAATTTGAGCATCCGTAGTAGGCTTGAATTTAGCCAATGCTACTACTGAACCTGGATCGTGAGTTCCTCCCCAAATAACGAACCAGTGACGACGATTCATCATTGCTATGAATTCGTCAATCATTTCGAGGTTTTTGAATCCATATACATATCTTACAGCAGTACTACCAGTTTTGATATTAGTAAGCTGGACGATTGCTGAAGTAAATTGATTATCATGCCAAGCTGATCTAGTAAGAGTTTTCCACTCCTCTTTAGTTCTCAGCTTACCTTTCATTAATTCTTCCCATCTGAAGAACTTGGTACTAGTGTTCCCAATAATCTTGAAATAAACATAAATTCCATCGTGCTCCTGATGAAGTACAGTACCTTCTGTTCCAGCACTAACTTCCTGATTGATTCCTTCAAACAGATACACTGCAGTATCTGCTGCAAACTTGGTGCGTAGTTTCTCGATGTCTTTGAAGTCCATCAGAATCCTCCTAATGTTGTAAGTAATCTAAGATGTGTATTGACCCTGAAATTGTGAGCATGATTGCTAAAAGTATTATGATAAAGAAATATGTCTTGCCTACCTGACCTCTGTATATCATGAAAAGTTTCAGCGAATATAATGCAATAGCAACTCCGAGGAGTGCCATTATAATATAGGTAGGTTTGAAGTCAAATCCTCCCTGCATCGAGAGGATTAAACTCCATGGAACGAGTGCAAGTAATACAACTACAATGTAAGTCCATGTCTTGAGTGAGAACATCAAATCTCTCCTAACTGTCTAACCTCAAACCTCCATGAAAGGTAGAACTCTTTCATGGCAAAGTTGTTAATACCAGGGATGCAATCGCTATGTCCGCATCTAACACATCGTGCATCAGGTAACTCGGAGTACGAAGGATTATTTTCTAAATTACTAAAGTATCTTGAGTACAATTTAGCTTGACTATCTGCTGATGCACCTATAGCCATATCAGTGCATACCATACCTTTAGATAGACAATCGTTATCGTAATTCTGAAGTATTTCTGTAGCAACCCAAGTTTCTACTGCTCTAGCTAAATACCTCATAACTGAAAATCCTTGATATTCAATTACATCAGCTAGATACCTATCCTTGGATACATACCTACGTACTACTAATTTAAATTCTTTTAGATCATCCGATTGATAAGTGACAATTGAATGAGATTCCATGACGTACTCCTCCTTGAGCCAACTTCAAAAGTATAAACGTTTAGCAGACTTCTAGACAGCACCAGATCGAAATTAGTTCTAAATTTCTTCCCTGAGCATTAATTAGTTAGTTCGCTGGGGATCAAATAAGTTAGCTAGCGAGGCATTATAATAAGTACTTATTATAAGTACTTATTATAAGTACTTATTATAAGTACTTATTATAAGTACTTATTATAAGTACTTATTATTTATAAGTACTTATTATAAGTACTTATTATTTATAAGTACTTATTATTTATAAGTACTTATTATAAGTACTTATTATTTATAAGTACTTATTATAAGTACTTATTATTTATAAGTACTTATTATAAGTACTTATTATTATAATGTTTCGATACGTAACTTTCTGAAATGATACTTTGATAATAAATTAATAACCTACTAGCTAATAAGAAACTAGTAGGTTATAATTAATCATGTTGCTAAGAAATAATTCTCTAAGAAATAATCTGGTAAGAAATAATTGCTACTAAAGAATTATTCTGAAATGGTATTATGAATTACTACTCAGAATTTATAACCACTCTCTGATAATAAATTAAGGAACTTAAGATATTCATCTTCAGTAATTGGTTTACCATTGAATAATAAATTACTGATGTGACCTCGTGATTTATACTTCTCATAAACTAAGGTATTAGTACTCTCAGGAAAGTAATTAGAGAATCCTCCATCACTACCAGTATCTTTCATAAGAAATGTTACGAAACATACGTCATTGCAATGATAAAGACTTTCCATTAAATCAACAGAATATTCACCATCACCATCAGGATTAAATATATCAGGAATTACTCGATGATGGTATTTGTGGAATGGAGTAACGTCTAAATGGTGAACGTATTTCTCTAGAGGAATAGCATCTCCACCATTCCAGTTATCAGGATTGAATACTCCATCTTTAAATAGTGGTCTAGGGTCACTACCAAAGTTTTCAGGTCTAGGTAAATTTCTTAACTCTTCTAACGTATCTTTAGTGAACATAAAATCACTCCTCAAATATAAATAGGTTCCTTAGAATTTCCAAGGAACCTTACACCATTATAAACGGCTAGCAAAGTCCAATCAAGCGGAGAACTTTACTAGCCTTTTTGAAATTACAATTGATCGTAGCCTGTTTTCTTAAGTCCTTCTTCAATAGCTTCTTTTATTTGAGCCATTGCACTCTCTACATATTGATCAATGTTACCTTTGTATTTCTTACTAAGAAGACCTTTCTTGCTCCAGTTTTCTCCATGAGCACGGATTCTATCAGCAATAAGTTTCTCTGCCTGATTCGCTCCACCACTAACTACTGCTAGAGCTAAGAATCTGAAAGCTACATCCTTTTGTTCCTTTTTAGGAATTTTCTTACCTTCGTAAGCTATATGTGTTTGGACAAGGACTTGAGCTACGTCGTCCCTACGAATTACTCCTAAAGAAATACTTTCATTTAAGTTTTCGCTTCTTGAAAATTCTAACATTTTAAATTCCTTCTAGGATTTGTTTGATTTTATCTTTGATGCCCATTAGCTCTTGCCCATAACTCCCAAGACAAGTTACTTCCTACTGGAACAGGTTCATCTTGGCAATTACATACCTTACCTTGATCCTGAGGATGGATGTAATACTCGTTCGGAGTATAAACTACTCGGAACATTACTCCTTCATTTCCACATCTAGGATTTGGGCATCGATGATACACAGTACGTTTATTTTCTCTAGCCATTGCAGATTACCTCCTTACTTTACGACAGAAAGTTTAGCAAGATTATTTTCAGATATTACCTGAAGTAGTTCTTTGCATTCCTTAATAATTGACTCCCGACCTTTCTTCACGTATTGCTTAATAGCCTCAGCATCATGTGAGTCCACGTCTGCGAATTTATCAGTGAATACGTTGTAAGTTCGAGCTTCTTCAACCAATTGAGGATTTGCATCCAGGTACTTCATCCATAAGAATTTATTCCATTGAACTAATAGTCGAGGATTCAGTCTTACTCCCTGAATCTCAAGATGAGTAGCGTAACGTCCCCTAGCATCAGTCCAGTGTTTAGGTTTTTCATGAAGAAATCTTTTAGACAACTGAACGTGACTTACAATACAATCATTTTTACCGAAAATACTGACCTTAGCATAAAGTGAGGAGAATCTCTTGTCTCCAGCACTTGAGCATTCTAATTGTCGTCTATTCCGCATAATCCCACACCTTCAAATTGAAATTTTCTTTAGGATTTATTTGGTAAATTATCCGACGACGCATCCTAGCGTAGTTGAAGCAATTCTGAGTGCCACCTTTAGAACCATCATATCCAGCGATAAGGTATTTACCTTTATCGACCATGAAATCGTTTCGTCGCTGAAGCTTACGTATATCATAACGACCATGTTCAGAATTCTTTACTCCATAGTGAGGTTCTTCGTCAACATAGAAAACTTTAGTAGCAGTCTCTATCATTTTGTAATACGTCTCTACAGCAGATTTATCTCTCCAAATATTAGGCTGATCCCTATAAGGAATAGCTAACATATTTTCGATATGGGGATGAATTCTACGGACTTTCTCAATTGCCCAAAATGCAAGTTGATCCCATCCGAGTGCACCACCAGTATAAAATCTATAGACGTTCTTAACTTCCACAAGCCATTGGACTAGTCGGAAAATTTCCATACGTGCACGCACGTTAATTGGATTGTTCATATCATACCCGCCTAGCTTATTAGGTCGATGACCAGTGAAACTAGCGGTATGCTTGGCTAATAAGAAATCTTGAGTTTGTTGATTCATGGTGTCCTCCTCCTTAGCGTCTCACCAATATAAACGTTTAGGAGGATTCCTAGGAGCATTTCGTGTCGAATGCTCTTTTCGCGTTACCGTAATAATAAGTTTATCGCCTCGTGTCTCGCCGACGTTTTGTCATTCTTGTCTCTTGGTTTTACAATTATACTAATTGATTTAGGTGTACTATATCAATTAAGTTAATGTAGTTAAAAGACGCTTAAAGCGAATGATTTTTGAGCGAATTTGACACTAATTTGGCTCGTTTGCTCTCGAACAAGCACTAATCCTTGGGCAAATTCGCTTGCTAATTGGCGAGTAGAATCTCGCATCTCAACCTATGGACAGTTGCCCATAGTTCGTTATCTCAGTCCTCCGTTGAGAACGATTTCCACGCAATCATGTTGCTCATGGAGTTCACCAGTGCTAATCGATCTAACGCTTAAGCCACTATATTGGATCACCTTAGTGCAATCAACGCATTGAACCATAACGTTATGAGGGTAGTCTACCTCAAGCAGTTTCATGTTCTCGTGTTTGCATTGGCATTCACAGTTGACTCCCGAGCATCCAACTTTTCCTTCTTTACATTGCTTGTTTTCCATAAGTCTGATTACCTCCTCGCACATTACGTGCAAATACTTTGTGAATCCGATATTCCTTATTACCTAGTATCTCAAGGCAATTCAGTTGTCCTTGCTCGGATGCACCTCCATCGATGCCAATCTTATCACCATCGAACCAAGGATCATCACTATCGTGTAATCGACGACATTTAGTATGTCCGAAGACAGTAATCTTTTCTTCATTAGTTGGATTGTTATAAAAACGTTCTCTAATCCATACGAAGTCATCCGTCTTCGTGTTCTTTCTCCAGTCGTCGGATGATGAATCGAATCCAGCATGAACGTATACATGCTCATCGTCTTCAAAGTAATAAGGCAATGACTTTAAGAAATTGACATGATGCTTATAACGCTTAAGTATATAACGTCTACCCTCATCTAATTCAAACCGAGTGTACTTACGTCTAGCGTTACCTGAAGTGTAAACATAACTCCTAAAGGTTGAAGATGTACTGGAATGGAATCGGGATCGATCGCCTTGCAACCAACGTAAGAACGACAACTCGTGATTACCAAGTGACGCTTTTGCACCACCAGCGACTAACTTCATCACAAGCTCGATTACCTCACGTGACTTTGGACCTTTATCCACGAAGTCACCGAGTAACATTAGTTGGCAAGTTTGGGGATTATACTTTACTTTATCTAATAACCTAACGAACATATCGTACTCTCCGTGTATGTCCGATATTACTAATAATCGCTTATTCAT